TTAATAATAGGGGATTATACACTATTTTGGAGTAAAAGTCAACGGCATTTTAGCGCTTTTGTTCTTAGTACTTTTACCCATATTATTAATGCTATCAAGAGACCTTAAAATAATAACTTTATATTATATTCATTGTTGAGAATAATTCTTATTATCTGATAGGGTATTCTTTATAATAGAGATGATGAAGATTAAAGAAAACTATTCAATGTACATTAAAAGAGAATATTAATGAGTATTAGTTCCTATTAATAGATCTATATGGGTATTTCCCCTATGAAAAATATTGGAGAATCAGTTGACTTTTCTTTGAAAAAATTAGATAATCAATTATTATTAGGAAAAATTAAAAGTTAGATAAGAGTTAAAAATAAAAAATTTTAGAATTCTTTTTTAAAGTTCTTCTAATCTGTTAGATCTTCACTAACGTTCAGATCTAACACATCTAGGTCACTACGTTCCCTAGATGTAAAAAATAAAGAAAATAATTTCAACAAATAAATGATGAATTAAATGAAGGATGTAGAAGATGGCCACTACCAAATGTGATATAGAATTACCCAATGAAATACATGCTTTTCTTCAAAAGTATGTTCATACCGGTAAAAAGATCGATCCTCGTGGCTTTCCTAATAACATTAAACAATGGTTTGACCAGAATAATGTGTTACCAAAATATATTGTCACAATTTTGGAACATTATAACAATAATACTCCATACATTTACTTTCCTCGTTGTGCTCAATGTAATAGTATTATTAAACAACAGTCAGTCATTCAATCAATACGAGATCGCAAAACTAAAGCAACATTTTGTAGTGTGAAATGTTGTATGAATAATCCTGACAGAAAACAAAATGCTCAAAATACGTGTCTCAAAAAATACGGATCTAAAACTCCTTTAGGAAGTCAAGTAATCCGTGAAAAAATCAAGCAAACCAATATTGAACGATATGGGGTTTTGTATCCTGCTCAAAACCCAGAAATTCACGACAAACAAACACAAACCATGAGAGAACGTTATGGTTGTTCATATGTTTTGCAAACGGAAAATGGGCGTGCACATTTGAAAAATGTACTAAAAGAACGTTATGGCGTTGAGCATTATTCACAATCTAAAGAATGGATCAAAAAGGTTGATGACACGAGTATGAAGAATTGGGGTGTGGATTGCCCTTTAAAATCTGAAATTATTAGAAAAGAAATAGAGAAAACTGTTCAAACCAAATATGGACATTGTGTTTTTGATAATGATGAAATTAATACACAATTTCGACAAACAAAGCGTGCCCAAAATTTTGAAACAAATCGAAATCGTTTAGCTAAGAAATTGATTGAAATTGAAGACACAAAAGAACAATATACTCTTTGGCCAAATGCTATTCATTATCGTTGTTTAAAATGTGGTACAAAGTGGGAATCTTGTGTTACAAATGCTCAGTCTGTATATTGTCCAATGTGCCATAAAGACAAACAAAGTCTGAAAGAACATATGTTAGTTCAGTTGGTCAAAACAAAATATAAAGGGAGTGTGAATCAAAATAAACGTGGGATAATAGGCAAAAAAGAGTTGGATATATTTCTGCCTGAAGATAACATTGCTTTTGAGTTTAATGGTATCTATTGGCATAGCACAAAGAGACCCTCAATTGATCAATGGTATCATTATAATAAATCTTGGGATTGTCTAATCAAAAATATTACGTTATACCACATATTTGAATATATGTGGGATTTGAAATATTCAGCTGTATTGTCATTAATTGATAGGTTGGTAATGCATATTGATGTTGGTAAATGTCAATTTCGTTGTAACGTAGATTTAAAGAATGTTGTTGATTTTATTAACATTAATAGTTTAGTTGATAGTGATTTGATTGATGCATCAGATATATGTGCTATCATATACAATCAAACAATCGTAGCCGTCTCTTATAATAAAAATAATTTTTGGCATGTTATAGAAGGCCCTATAAGTGTCAAAAATTTGTACTCAAAATTATCACAAATTTATAATACAAACTTGTTGGTTGATTTTGCAACAACTGATGTGGTCAGCATCTTAAGACAAGGTTTTACAATAATTTCAAAAACTGAACCTCAATATAAAATAATTAATAATCATAAAATATATGATAGTGGTTCAATCATTTTAAGAAAATGAATAATCCATACTTTGATAATCACAATCCTGTGGAGCAAGATCTGATTGAGGATCTTATTGATGAAACAATCAATATCCACAGTGAAACGTTTTATTACGTTCCAAGAACTATTAGCTCAATCGCTGATATAAACATTTTTAATGAAGATCGTAACAGCATCTTTAAACATGCTTATCCTTTTAGTGGATATCTTGAAAATGCAAGCAGTGGTTTTGAGGGGAACGGTTATCTGATGCAAAAGTTTGGTGGAATTGCTGACCTCAGTGCAACAATTACAATCAGCCGTCGTGAGTGGGAAAAAAATATTGGCGCCCATGGAACAACAATCATTCCCGATAGTCCATGTACTGGTGATTTAATTTATTGGCCTACCACAGATCAACTTTTCGAGATTAAAGTTTTACAAACAGTCTCAACATCAAGAAATTGATGTGAAAACAAGTGATTGAAATGCTGGAAAGCCGTAAAGCCTAATCAACCACAAAGTAGAGATGAAATAAGCTCAAGCTTGAAGGTCACGAAAGTAGAAAAAATTGATTGGGATCAAGTATGGTTAAATCCTAAACTTGGAAATAATTGGTAATCAGCAGCGAAGCCCTGAACAGGGGAACGTTCAACGACTAAGATGAGAGATTTTTTAGAATCTCGAAGCCCTAAAATCGTAGGGACAGTGGTCACCAACCTAAAGGGTTGAAGATATAGTCTGCACTCTAATGAAAGTTAGAGGAGAGTCATAATAGACTCCATAATAGAGTTACGTATTATTATGAACTTTGTGGTAAATTTGTAGATGAAAAGAGTGGTCAGTATGCTCAACTCGGTCGTTACTACACTTTCAAATTAACAATCGAATTGATGCAATATAGTAGTCAACATATTGACACAGGGATCCCTGAAATTGATATGTTTGAAAGTCTCAAGACGTTTGACGTTGACCCTGATACCAATCTGTGGGGCGGTCTCGTTGAGGTACAGATTGAAAATCCTGGTAAAGGATATACTCATCCTCCTGAAATTATTATTGACAGTTTAACAGGTAGCGGTGCTGTTGCATTGGTAACATTAAACGAAGAAGGTGGAATCGAAGCAATTGCTGTTGAAGATCATGGGCAAGGTTATCATAGTACCGATGTTGCTCATGTAATTGGTAATTGTGAACAACGAGCAGTTGTTACCCCAATTTTCCGAACCATTATTGAAAATGCTGGCGATGGATGGGGAGCTAACGAGGCGTTTATTAAAGAACACCAAGAAAATAGCCCAGACAATTGGGATCCCCAAAATCCATTTGGTACTATTGAATGCGAAGATATTAACAGTTATCGGCGCCGGTGAAATACGCGTTTAAACACCTCTAAAATCGTGTATAAACGGTTCGTGTTAATTGGTTGACTAATCATAAAGGGTCAAGCCATAAAGCCTATTATAAACGATTTTAAGCGGGTTAAACACAATATAACAAACAGAACAATGAGCTCATTTTATCATTCAACAATAAAACAAACGATTTCGGCGTTTGGATCATTCTTCTCAAATATTCACATCATTCGAAGAAGGGGTGATTCAAAGAATGGTCCTGCGGTACAAGATCTTAGGGTACCAATTGCGTTCAGCAATCGTGCAAAGTGGATTCAGCAAATAATGGAAGGGACTCGTGAGAAGCAAGTCAAGATCACGCTTCCAAGAATTGCATTCGATATCACTGGGATGTCATATGACGCAACACGCAAAAAGAGTCGCAATCAAAATATCACATGCGTAGATGAAGACGGAAACGCTCAGGTTGTAAAGACCCCTGTTCCATGGAATGTTGAAATTGGAATGTATGTTGTTAGCGACAACATTGAAGATTGTTTACAGATCGTTGAACAAATTCTTCCACAATTTAATCCTGATTTAACACTGAACGTTAGAACGGTTCTTGATCTTATTCAACCGATTCCAATTAGTCTGACTAGTTGCAGTTTCACAGATTCATATGAAGGCAGCTATACAGAATCGCGCTTGGTGATATACACGCTGACATTTATTGCTAAATTGGATCTGTATGGAGAGGTATTCGAGGCTCCATCAATCACTGATCCAGGAATCGAGTTTAATCCAGAAGATGATGGTACTGATGATGGAGTGTGGATGCAATGGAGTGGCAACCTCAATAATGGAATCAAAACAATCAAAGAATTGAAGAGCCCAGAGGTGTTTATCACTGAAACAGACGCATCATTACATCATTAAGTGCTGATAATCGACCATGGTCGATTATCCCCAAGACGTTAGATATAAAGGTAGCCCATGTACTTAGTACATGGGCTATGTTTTTCTATGTATGATGCAACGTTATCTTCTTATGAGTTTGTCTTCATTACCAACTACGTTTGTGGATGCCATCTATCCGGTTGGAGCTATTTTCCAAACCACTAGTGATATAAACCCAAATGATTATTTTGGTGTCGGTGTTTGGGAGAAAATTGAAAATGCGTTTCTGTATGGTAGTGGCACCAAGACGGTGAAATCGATGGGCGGTGAAGAGACCCACACATTGACATTGAGTGAAATGCCATCGCACTCACATAGTGGAAGCACAAATAGTACTGGTGGCCACACACATACTCGAGGAACAATGAATATTACTGGTAACTTTGGTTGTGTGGACGCCCCAAAATGTGATGGTGCATTTGCTTTAGCATCGGGCACTTACTCTCAAAATTCTAATGGCGGGAATAATAATGATCACGTCAACTTCAATGCCTCACGAAGCTGGACTGGAGCGACGTCCAGCAATGGTTCACACACCCATACTGTAATAGTCAATTATTCTGGTGGTGGTGCAGCTCATAACAATATGCCACCATATTATGTGGTGCACATTTGGCATCGTGTTTCTTAAGTATTGGTTATTGTATTACTGATTGTTTGTAATGCGTAAACGTTGGGAATATTTGAAGCACAATGTGTTTCAGTTTTTGTTAGCCGTTGATCAACTATTGAACACGCTATTGTTTTTATTTGCAAATACTCGAAATTGGGCTGATGAAAGTTTAAGCAGCCGTAGTTGGCGCCATTATGTCAAAGGTGATCGTAAATGGCCTTGTATTTTAATTGATCATATTTTCTTTTGGCAGGAAAATCATTGCAAGACCGCTTATGAGAGTGAGTTGTTACAAAAACAGCTTCCCCCTGCATGTCGACAGGATAATGATTAAATTTGGTTAAAAAGATAGCCCCAATATTGGGGCTATTATTTTTTAATCCATAACACCGGAATACTCTTCAAACGTTCCAAAACATCGTGAATCTAGAATAGTTTTGTCATTAGTGATCCAATCAAGATAAATTTGCTGAATTTCCTTGTAATCGAATTCACGTGTTGATGTGACAATACGACCACCGAAGTGGACAAATAGTCGTGCAGTTGTTTTATCGTGTTCAAGTGAAACGTATTCAGCATCAGCAACAATTAGTTCGACATCATCACAGTACGGATCAATAACCTTAACAATCACACGCATCATAAGCTCCTTTTCACGAAGATGTGATTATTGTGAACTACCACGATGCTAAAGCATCTGTGGCTTCGTTTCGATATAATTCCAATTATACAACAAAGCTAACATTGTAGGCAATTGGGATCTCAACGTTATTTTTATAGATACGGACGTTCCAGTCGCATCTTTGATTTTATTTAGTACCCTTTTTCGTTCGTCTACCACAGATGCTTAAGCATCTGTGGTAGTTCACTATGCAAAACAAAAAAAAGGGAGAGAACTAGTTCTCTCCCTTTTCCCTTATTCAATAATCAATCGATTATTCACCACTGATACTGAATGTTGTCTGACCGCTCTTGGAGCAAGTAAAGTTCAATTGGATCCAGTCGCACGTGCGATTTGGTACAACAAAAATGTCAATGACCATCTTATTTGCATTGATCACGTCAGGACCGTTATTCTGTTCGTTACAGATAACCTTGTAATTCTCAACACCACCTAGCCCACTAACGGTACGAAGAATTGGTTCAACCAAATTAATCGCATATTCACGTGTGCTTGGGTTGTTAAGTTCAAACATGAGGTAGCGAGCAACTTCAGCAACGTTCTTTTCGAGGTAGATGAAAAGACGACGTACGTTAAGACGGTCGAATGCACTGGGCTTATTCAGCAGTGACTTGCTACCATAGAGAACTGTACCTTCACCAACAAATGTTACCACAGGGTTGATCTGAGCTGGATACAACTGGTCGCGATGGGCCTTTTCTGGGCTGTAGCTAAGCTTGATCACGTTCTTGATCTGACCGCGATTAAACCCTGCTGCACTAGTCCATTGGTTGGTCGTCGTGTCACATTGTGCATATAAACCAGCACAGTCACCATTCAATGGAACCCAACGATTACAATCATTGTATTTGTCGTATTGATACTTCCAACCACTATCGAGATGACCATAGCTAGAGTTGACTCCAAAGCTAGCTTCGTTACGATATGCTAGTGTGCGTTGAAGAACCTTCATTTCAGAAGATGTAATTCCTTCTGCACGATCGTTGCTAGAAAGAGTGCCAAGAATTGGACCACGATCGCCTGTTGATGGTGAGCAGAAAGCAACACAATCCATTCGAGCTTCACAAATGTTTTGAATCACGTACTTGCTAACGGTAGCATCAGCCGGACCGCAAATACAAAGGCCAACGTCGTATTTTTCTTTATTAGCAACAAGATCCCACGCCTTCATTTCATCAGCATCAGTGTACTCAAAATCGTTGGTACCGCCACTCATCTGCTTGAAGTATGGAGCCTTGAGGCTCTTAAATGTAACATCTTCACAATCAACACCCCATGCACCTTCATCGGTGTCGATTGGTGTTAGTTTTGGTTCACCATTACCTTCTTCAACAGAAAGTTGGTAGGTCACTTGAAGTGCTTGGTCGTATACTTTATAATCAAGTTTAACCCAGTCAAGGAGTTGTGCAACTTCAACGAATTTGATTACTGTTTTACGGACACCTTCATCACTGATAACAGTTTCACGAATGGCTTTTTTGATGACCTTTTCTTTTGTATTGATGATTTGGTCACCAACTTTAACACCATCTTCAAGAAGTTGAGTTTCTTGTTCTTCACTAGTAACTGTTTGAAGAATAGTCTGATTGTATGCTGGAGTTAGAAGATCCTTGCCTGGATAATCCATACAATAAACATAGTTGGATTGATCTTTCAGTACACGCTTATAGTTACTCGCAACGCCATCAAGACTACGAGCATTTGCGCTCTTGCTCAAATACTCATATTTTTCAAGAATCGTCCCCTTTGTGCCTGTGATTTGACCACCAGCGTCAATAACGAGAAGGTGAATTTCATCATTATGACCGTCACGTATGCGAGCCCAACGGCTAGTGCCTGGAGCAGCTGCATATTCAAGACGCCAATCGTGAACATCACCGTTAGCATCAGTCCAAACCCAGTCTTTGAACGTATCGGCGTCAGCGTATGTGACCATGATGCTATTGCCAATGGAACCAGGATACCGAGCAGCAAACTCACCGAAATTGCCATTACCACTTTCGTAGTTGGCTGCGTAATCAACGTCATTATTAATTACAAGACCAACTCGATGTTTGACTGGATCTCCATCTTCATCAACAACATCGACCATCATACCTTTACTGTTTTCAAATTGTTCGACTTCCCAACCGGTTTTGCCTGCAGCGTTTGCGTTAAACTGATTTTCAGTTTCCATACGAATCGCATAGCAGCTGTCAGAGTATGCTAGGAAGTTAGCAATTGACATCCAGTTTTTATAGTTATTGTCGTTTGGCTGTCCAAAAATATTGACTAGATCATCTTCACTATTGACGAGCTGTGGATCAAGTACAGGACCAAAGTTGCTAGCCAATACTGCAACACCAGTACTGATCCCATAAGCTCGGTTACTAGTGGAATCGTCTCGTTCTTGGATTACGACATCTGGCGATAAAAAAGTAGCCATTTGTTTATATTCCTTTATAAAGCGCTTTTAAGAATAGTTTCTCAAAACGAGAATAATACAATTACTTAGTATTTGTGGAAGTGTGACAGTAAGTAATATCGTGTAACAAAAACCCAAACACTGTGTAACAATGGCAGCTTTTCGTCCCGGATTTCATCAAAGTTTAGTCACAAAGATGGTTGAAGATGTTTTTTATCAGCGTAATCATCTATTCATTTGGATTGGTAAAGTTGATCAATGGCGTGAATATGTTGACGATAAAGTTGTCGTTGATCAATGTGATTGCGATTGTCCTGTATGTGAAAACAAAAATGGGACGTTGATCACTGTTGAATATGGTGATGGTAAAAATCCACATCGAGATCCCGATTCAGCATATGCAAATGAAATTACTATGCGTGATAATATTGCATATGTTCATAAAATCAGTGCCAATGATATTAGTGTTGTTACTCCAAACCATGTTTGGAAATATGATACTGTTTACACTGCTTGGGACGATACAAAAGATATGACCAGACTTGATCCGGATCATCCTTTTTATTGTGTTAACAAAAAGTATCAAGTGTTTAAGTGTTTGAATACGGGTCGAAAAATCAATAAAGATGGAACATATACTGAAGTTCCGTCTAAAGTTGAGCCGGAAGGGGTTAGTTATGACACACTTCGAACCACTGACGGTTATGTTTGGAAATACTTGTTTACGGTACCATTGACTAAGCGATCTAAGTTCTACAATAGCAAATGGCTACCCGTTCAAAAGGCAATTGAAACAACATTTTACAATCGAGGAGCCATTGAACAAATTATTGTTCAAGATGGTGGCAGCGGTTATAGCTCTGATCCACGAACACAGGTTGTTATCGACGCACCTAAAGATGTTAATGGTGTACAAGCAACATGTGTGCCAATTGTCAATCCAGACACTGGATCGATCGAAGCCGTTTTTATTACCGAACCGGGTAGTGGCTATTTGCCCAAAGAACCTCCAGCAATTACTGTACTCGATTATAGTGGTCGAGGTCAAGCAAAATATCCACACGAGGGCGGTCACACGAAAGCGGTGTTAAAAGCTCATATCACAGACGATGGGAAACTTGGTGACGTTAGTATTGAAGATCCTGGAATCAATTATCCTGCAGACACAGCTACACAAATAGTTGTCACCGGCGATGGAGAAGGTTGTACTGCGTATCCAAAAATTGTTAATGGTAAAATTGAAGGGGTTGTAATCACCAATCCTGGTATTGGTTATACTTTTGCCGATGTTAAAGCAGTGTGTAATAAAAATCCGTATGATGTTCAGCCGGCTCAATTTACCACTAAAATTGGGGGCGAGATTCAAATTAATGAACAAAGTGTAGTTGAACAGTTAGCAATTCCTGGAGCGATTTACAATATTGAAATGACGAAGGCTGGTGCCGATTATACAGGTGCTACTGAAGTTATTATTGAAGGTGATGGTGAGGGGTGTGTTGCTCATGCTGAGATTAAAGGCGGATCAGTTGTTCGTGTGATTATTGATAATCCTGGGAAAAATTACACTCGCGCTAAGATTTCATTCAAAGACGTTAATCGTCGTGAGCCTAATCCTAATCCAACAGCTGAAGCATATGCAATATTGCCACCATCAAAAGGTCATGGATTTAATGCTGTTGAAGAGTTATATGGACAGACTGTTGCAAATTATGTCGTGGTTCGTAGCGATAATTTACTAGCACAATATCAACAAGAATTCCGACAATTTGGGATCATCGAGAATTTAAGAACTGTTTGCTCCCAAGTAATCGTTCCAAACGAAGAGTTGGTGTTGACGTTTAATTTAACGGTCGATCCACCAAGCACAATCAGTGGTAATTTGAAAAATGACAGTATTGTGTATATTGGACTCACCCCTTATCGTGTGTTATACATGGAAAACACACAGTTTATGTTACAACAGATGAGCTCAATTTATCGTGATGTTAATCCAGGGGATGTGATGCAATTTACCGATCCTATTACTGGGAAGAGATACTCATATCCTATCATCTCTGTAGAAAACAAACCAGAAGCTGACAAATATAGCGGAACTATGTTATACAGCAGCAACAATACACCATTTTACATGACTGATAATAAAACATTGGCGATTCGAACGTATATCAAGTTGTAATTACTATACTTGAAAAACGTACAAAGGGCACATTTAATGTGCCCTTTGTTTTTAGCTCACCATGCGCCCCAAAAACGAAATAACTTCTGCTCTAAGTTGATAATAATCTTGTCGGTGTGAATGACGATTATACTCAACTTTTCGAGCTAGACGTTTTATTGTTCTATATTGCTGACTTTGATAATCAAATAATGGCTCTATCATTTGACTCGTTTTGATTAAAATTTCAGCCAAACGAGTATGATTATGAGCCTGGGCAATCTCATTCATCGCCTGCCTTATTATATTGCTTAATCTAACAATCATAAGACGTCTATGAGTGAAACATCAACGAGTATTTAGTGAATTAGATCGACTGACGAACAAATTCACGCAGACATTCAATGAGCTTGGTGACTTGCTGTTCATTCATATACACACGATACTTTTCAGCACCTTCAAGCAAGTCAACACCACAAGCTTCATCTTTGAGAAAGATCGACAAGATTCCGCGATTGTGATTGATCAATAGAACAATATGATCACCACGATACTGAACACAAAGATCAGTAGCAGCGGAGGGATTGACAAGGTATAGATGTGCACCAAACCAGAAGTGGAAGAAAGGACTGTATAGCTGCCCATCGGTAGAACCACTGATTTCATAAGCGAACTCAGGGTTGATTCCGTCGTTGATGATGACCTTATCCATTTGTTGCTCCTTATTGATTACTGTATGAGTAGTATCCGTGCAAATTTAATAGAAGTCAACGGTTATGAGTGTTTATCTTCATACAAAACAAAATGATATCCTGCTTGTGTGCATGTGCCTCTATTAGTATGTCTTGATATACAGTTACACGTCGTATTGAAGTGTTTGGCTGCTTGTGTCATTGTCGCAAAAATTTCTCCAGTTTCAACACATTTCACTTTACATCCAATTTGAGATTTAATTCGCTTTCTATTTTCTTTAGCTGTGATTTTATGCAGTTCGTATTGGTTGAGTTGTTCTTCAATGCTAGTTTGTTCGACAACATCTTTGTACTGCCAGTGATATCCTCCACAGCGGCACCTCTTTGATATTGCCCCAGCAATATTCAAATTTCGTTGAAGTGATAGCTGAGCATCTTTAATGCTTTCAAACACTTCACCTGTATTGAGATTAACGACGGCTCTTTTACACCAATCACCACGGTCGCGTTGAGAGTCTAAACATTTTTGCAATTCACAGTCAATGTTAGTTTGGTCAACTACATGCTTGAATTGATAAAAATTGCCAGCTATCTTTGTTCGTTTGTTGATGTGATCTGTTATGGTGCCGGTAGTGACATTACACGTTTTGGCTAAAGAAGCAATTGATGGTACAACTTCACCTGTATTCAAATTCACCAATGGTTTTCTCAAACCGACTAATCGTTGTTTATTAGCTTCTTGTTTGTCAAGACATATTTGAAGTTGATGCTCCAAACTGGTCGCATCAACGATGTCTTTATATTGCCAATAATAGGGGCCCCCTCGATAATGATTGTTAATAGGATCGCTAATTGATTTCACACCAACATAAGCAGCAGCTGCAGTAGCGCTTCCAAACACCTCACCTGTATTCAAGTTCACCACTGGACGTACAGATATATCATACCACATTTGTTTAGCTTGAGCTGCTAAATTCACATGAACAGCATAATTGAAGACGTCTTTTGGTTTCATATTAATCATGCTATAAAAAGCCCTACACATTCTAGTGTCTCTTGTGAGAGCCAACATGTGATGTAAAATTAAATGTGCTTTAACAGAAACGCAAATAATATTGTTTTCATCATATATTAAATCAGGGTTCCAACTCCTTGGTACGATGTGGTGTGCTTCAGTAATTATTTCATCAATTTGTTGATTTATAAGAAGGGAGTTAATCAGCGTAATATATTTGTTCAAATATCGAATATATTTGGAATCGATATTTTCACTAGCGTAATTAATGAGTTGTTGCTTGATATAATCTTTCATTTTCATCATAAAAAAAAAGGCCTCTAGAGGCCTTTTTTGCGTGCACCATTTAAATTAATTAACCATTATTTGTCGGCGTTTCATCTTCAAGCACTTGGTCGTGTGTGCTAGTTACAGCCATAATGGTGATTGTATATGTCACTATTAGTGTATCGTTACGTGTTTTGTACACCGGTTGGAACACACAACGATTTAACATACATCCTTCTGAAGCTGCATTAAAGAGTCCAACTTCTTCTACACGGCAATTGGGTACGTCCGGTTGAGCAGGAAGGAATGTTGTCTTGTATTGAATATCATTACCAGTACGCGTAACTTTATCAAAAACGTTACGATAAAGTTCATTAATCAGTTTTGTGTCAGAAGACGTTACACCACGACTTTCTGAACCAATTGCACAGTGAGTTGGAATCGAAATGTAATTTGAATCATTATCTGGACCAGCAATCAAACTTGCAATTTGTTCTAGCCCTGTATCAACAACTCGATTGTGCTGCTCTACTCGTTGCTTAAGATTACCATCTTTATCAATAACCTCAAGAACGAACTTTCCATTTACTTGAAGAGTGCTTTCCATTATATTATAGCCTATATGCTTCTAAGCAATTACTTATTAGAGTTGCTTTCGACTTTCTGTTTAATATTACCATTGGTGTGAACTACCACGATGCTATAGCATCTGTGGCTTCGTATCGATCTGGTTCCAATTATCCAACAAAGCTAACATTGTAGGCAATTGGAATCTCAACGTTATTTTTATAGATATGGGCGTTCCAACCACATCTTTAATCTTTATTTTAAAGGCTTAATAATCTCAAACCTTCGGTAAGGATATTTTGAGCTGCGTTGATGTCTCGATCATGTACACAACCACAATCAGGGCAAACCCATTCTCGAATGTTTAAAGGCATCTTTGAAGCTTTGTAACCACAAGCGCTACAGGTCTTTGATGAGGGGAAGAAACGATCAATCTTTACCAACGATCCTCCGTACCATTTCATTTTATATTCAAGCATATTTGTAAACTGATACCAGCCTTCATCAAGCAAACTTTTTGCTAGTTTATGGTTACGACTCATTTTGCTAATTGCCAAATCTTCGATACTAATCACTTGGTTTTCATTGACTAGAAGTGAAGACAGCTTTTGATTTGCATCTTTGCGACAATTTGAAATGTAATCATACAAACGAGCAATCTTTTGCTTTAGCTTCTTGTAGTTATTGGAACCCCTGACTTTCTTCGATAATGCTCGTTGCATTTTCTTTAGCTTGGATTCCATTGAACGTAAGAACTTTCGAGCACGGACTTTATTACCGTTGCTATCAGTAAAGAAATCGATTACGCCGAAATCCAAACCAACAACGCCATCTCTTTCAATCTTTTGAGGAGCTACTGTTTGGCAAAGGAAGCTAATATACCATTTTCCAGTGGACTCTCTTGTAATTGTATAGCTTTTAACAACCCCTTCAATCTTTCGATGTTGCTTGAATTTAATCAGCTTCTTTAGATTGGGGATCCAAACCCTGTTGTTATCAAAACGACAATTCCTTATAATAGAGGGGCTACAACGAACCGTAAATGATTGTTTGGATTCGTGTTTTGATTTGAATTTAGGAAACCCACTAAGCTTAGCAAAAAATCGATCGTACGAAGTTAACAAATTGTCTACTGATGCTTGGAGGGTATGAATTGGAACTTGTTTCAAATAATCATGCTCACCGTCTGCTTTCAATTTGGTTATCATTGAAAACACCGATTTACGATTAACAAACTCTTTGTTACCAGCTTCGTATTGTTTAACCGACTCATCTAGTATTACATTAAACACTTTGCGACAACAACCAAACCATTGATTGAAGATCGATTGAACTTCTCGATTGGGATAAAAGCGATACCGATACGCTTTATAAATATCTTCAGACATGATACAAATGCTACTTGTATTGTGTTGATTAAAGGAAGGAAATTTGCGGTTTCCTTCCTTTCTTGTTATCTATATTTAGTATCTTTTTTATTCCGCTCGTTTGCCACGATGCTAAAGCATCTGCGGTTTGTAATCACACGTGTTTTGGTATCAATAATAACAATTGACACCTTTTCTGAGATATTAGTTTTTTCGTTCATTGTACAACAGTTGTATTAAGCGAATCCCTTAAGGGATTCGCTTTTGTTAAGAATTAATTATCATGCCGGTTTGAAAGATGGTGATACAATGGCTGTCACAGTAACATCATCTGGAGGCATTCTAAAGAAGTATGATGATCCTTGGCTGGAATTGTTCAATTGTATGATGTTTTGATTCGTTGTTTTCTGAATCGCTACCACACTTTGAATAACCATCTGTACCGTCCCACCATTCTGAGGGTTTGCTACAGGATTGGATACCAAATCGATATTAACCACATCACCAACATTAACTGTAGTTGATTTTACAGCTCCGTTAGGAGTGGATCCATTAAAGGTTTTGCCATCAACAGTTGTTGTAATATAACACTGATCATATGATTGTTGACTTCCATTTGTTGGTGACAATACACCTTGTTTTTGAGGAACATTCAACGTTGTGCTATAATGAGCTCGTTCCCAAACAGCATTGAATGTGACATTTGCTGCTGGCATAACAAATTCTTTGTTGTTGGTAATGTCTACTTCTCCGCTTCCTGAATTATATGTCAATCTAACAAGATTGTACCCGCTGTCTGCTTTAGAACCGATGACTACTGTTTTACCTTTATTAACACGATTAACTCCATTCTGAAGCGCTTGACCATCAATTGTCAATAAGATTGTACCACCAGATGATTTTACATTATTCAAATCGTAGATATACTTGTCCCAAGTTGCACTAACTGTAGTATCGACAGCAGGCATCGCAAATGTTTTTTCTTTGGTAATATCAAATGTACCTCGGCTATTTGAATAAATCAATTTAACCAAGCGATATCGATCGTTAGCTGATGCGATCACATTAACGGTGGTCCCTGCGAGAACACTACCTTGGCTTGACAATGTAATTGCGCCACCTACGCTTTGTTGGATCGTTAGTGATGAAGATACTGGCGTATAAATCACATCTGTAATATAAACATCAAGTTGACCCATTTTAAACGTATGTGGCAATTCAGTTACAACCGTTTTGTCACCGCCATCACCAAAATTGTTTTCGTCACCATACACCAGTGATTTGAATATCATTCCCTCCACGGGTGGCACATTAATAGTGACATCTTCACCCATATTAATCCAAGTACCAATTTTAGGAGTTGTAATTACGTTATTCTCATATTCGATGTCATTATTGACATAACCGCCAGTTGGCTTGAAATCAGCAATGACATTGATAGGATACAACCCCACATTAAACGTGAACACTTGCTGAGTTAGTGAATCACTAGCTAATAAATGCTTAATCTTAGAACCGTCTGGTTTCAGTTCTTCATAACACAATTGATCTAATTCAGAGCGTAATCCAGGATCGGCAATTATTTTGCATTCACTACCAATATTGACAAATCCTTCAGGCTGTACTTGAAGCGTTCCCTTTGCATGCATTCCTATAAGTCTACACGTTTTGGATACTACATTTGTCTTGATATCGCTATCAACGTCAATTATGATATCATAATTGACCATTGAAAATTTTGGATTTTCTTTGTTGATATAGATGGGAGAACCATCTTCGCTATTGTATGTTGCTCCGTTGAACGTGTATACGGCAGTTGATCCTACTCTAAGCTCAATTTCTGTACCTTGACGAATAAAATCATTCTCACCAATTTTTTTATTATTTGCCCACACAGAAACATCGAGACTTGTTGGACAATTAAGCTTGACGGTTCCACCGTTACTAACAAACGAAGCACCAATAGTCACAACTTCATCAGGCATGATGAATTTTTTCGTTTCTGTAATATATGTTGTTCCAAGATACTTGGTTTGATAATACAAACTACCCAAAGCATATCGATCATCTGGTTTTGTCTCAATAGTTATTTGTTCACCTTTAAAAGCAACAACCTTGCTTGGTGTGATATCGCCATGCTCTGTAAATTGAACAACAACTGGCCAACGAAGTGTACTTCCTTCAATATTAGCAACCACGTCACTATCAGGCATTTCAAACGTCGCTTGATAATGATTTTCACCAATTATTTTCATAGTAACATCGATTGGTTGACGTTTGTCCCCGCTAGTGACTGTAACCTTATCAAAACGATAACGTGTTGTATTTGTCACCACAAACTCCAATATTACCTTTTCACCTTTGTTATAAAATTTGTCTAAAGATCGTTTGATAATATTAATGCCGTCACAGTAAAACAGTTTGACGAAACCGCCTTTAGTCACTTCTGGAAACGGATTGACTGGCACATCAGGAACATAATGTTGATCATAGTTGATGTGTAACGAATGAATAAATCCACTATCAACATATGATGTTTTCTTGAACGTTTTAGTGTCAACTGTGCGTTCAACCCACTTATAATCCTCATCTGGATTATCATAATTGAGCTCTATTGAGTACATGATGTTGTTTTCGCCATCACCATCATACAACGCAGCACGTTCTTTTAAATTTTTATAAACTGTCTTTTCTAAAAACTCTTCAACGTTAACAAATTCATGGAGATTTTTGATAAACAGCTTGGTCAATTTTTCAGTTGCGTTTGCCACTTCAACTAGCGACACGTGTTGCCATGGGCTATGAACGTCAATATCGAAACCCACCTGAGCATCCAAATCTGCATCAACAATATATGCTGTAAACATTTTGGTGCCTGCTGGGTGTAATAGATTCGCTATATCTTTAAATTCGTTTCCATCGACATTTGCAATAATATCGTAAGAAAACTGTTGATAGTAATCACTGTCTTGAATTCGAATATCATTACAGCTTAACCAACCACTAAAATCGTCAAAAAAACCAGCATTGCGACCTACAGTACTGTAGGTCAACTCAATCTGAGCATCCATCTCAGGTGTCGATTGACCATCACAACCACTTAAAGGTGAAATCGTGATTGTTTTGCCAGCACCATATGGAATATGATCACCATATTGAAGAATCTCAACAGTTTTAATAGCACCATTATCGGCGGTCGTTAATACACGACCAATTAGTGGTTTGCCAATGCTATATTCAATTGGGATCCCTTTGTTGTTGATCAACGAAACGTTACGTTCATCCTTTTGGTTGGGGTCAGTATATGTGTACCAAATTTGTTCTTTTGACGCTGTAAAAATTTGACCAGCCTGCCAATATTTGCCGGGTTGCTTAACCGACACAGAGTCAATCCCATAAACAACATTACCAACATAACTAACGTATTCTTGTCCAAGATCATTTTTTTCAATGACACGAACCTCTTGATTGATTGAAGCATTTGGGTCCTCTTCAAGATAGAAGCGAATGTACATGTTGACCTTACGATCACCAAATGTACCATAACAACGATCTTCCCCTGGATTAAAGATAATTGCACCAGAAACAGGATCGCGATCATATGGTTTGTATTTGTCGGTACCATACCATTCATCACGGTTCCAGTATGGACCGTGATCATCGAAGGCTGTAATTTCATCAAAATTAATAATTTTGCCGTTAGTCCAATACCCCTCATCAAACTGAGTGCGTGTAAGCGTGTCAAATGTGAAAGGTTCAGCATTTTCATCAATCAGAGGGCCATGATCGTAATTTTCACTTTGTTTTGCAAAAACTTCAATTCTGCCGACTGCAAAATCTTTATATTTTTGATTTCCATAATCATCTTCTTCATCATACATGAGACGAATATGATCGATTTGTAACGGAACATAGTGCCAATAATTTGGATCGGTAGCTACTGTAATACAAAATTTTTGATTCCATCGACCATCACTAAGACGTAAGACATTGTCCCATGGATATTTGATTTCAACATCAATATTTTTTGTAGCTTTAATCAAATACTTCAAAGCACGTTCACTACCTTTTGCTTTGTACAAAGAGCGAACATTGCGAAGAATTGTGGCAATATTTGGGGTGTGGGTGCCAAAAATTTGATCGCTATCCAACATTTTACTGAAGTGATCAATAAAAGCACTAGGAAGTGTTTCTACCTGACTAATCGTCGCACGGTCTAAATTGTTGTATTGGTCGTCAGTATATTTGTCTTCACTGTTTGCACGAATGTGGATATTATCATCTAGAGCAAATTTTGCATCCGAAGTAAGATAACGAATAATCAGACGGTCTTGATCAACACCAACAACTTCAGCTTTAGCAGATCCGTTACTAATAGTGTGATGCAAATACTTTATTGGATCAACTGTGCTATCTTTAATGGTGATTGAATTTGTAACACTATCAATGTTTTGAAGATCAGATAAAGATACAAAACCACGTGTTTGTAACCAACGATAATAATACTCAATAAATTTGCAAAATACAGGATGAGCCTGCTGAATGTGTGCTGGAATTTGTCTAGCTAATAGATGATAAACTGAAGGCATTGAACACCCTTAAGTAATTGTAAATCGTGCATTTTGTGCATTAATCATACTTAATTTGGGAGCAGCATGGATTTTGATTTGAACGAATTATTGCCCGATGTTAAAGAGCAGGAACGAGTTCGAAAGCGGGATATTAAAAAAGAAAAGCCATTGACTGATATGATCAGAAACGATCAACCAGAACAGTGGCTTTGGAATGGACAACCCATTGAACAAATTCCAGATCAGTATGAAGCTTTTGTATATCTTTTTACAAACAAAATCACAGGCAAACAATACATTGGGTTTAAAACTGTTGTAAGCTCAAAAATTCGCACGGTCAAAGGTAAGCGTAAAAGAATTAAAGTTGAAAGTGATTGGAAAACATATTACAGTAGCAGTCAAGATGTTTTACGAGATGTTGCAAAATATGGGAAAGGTAATTTTATTCGTGAGATTATTATGATGACATCGACCAAGTCTGTAGGCAAATATTACGAGGCGTGGTACCAATTTAATCGCAATGTTTTAACATCAGACCATCAACGATATTATAATGGAATTGTTAATTTGCGTGTCAATCATAACACTCTTAGTAAATGGGCTTTAGTTCAGAAAGCGACCAAAATTATTGGTGATGACGTCTATTTGTCATTAGTTAAATGACGTTTCACTCACTTGGTCTCTCAGTGTAGCTAGTGCATCTCGGTTTAACTGTTTGATTGATTCAAGGGTTAAATTGTTAAATTCTTCGTGTGTAATCATTAACTTAAGTGGATTGTGAAACAGATGATTACACACTTGATTCAATTCGTGATAGAAGTCTAAAGCTGCCTGCTTGGTTTCGATTTTGTCGTTCCACAATTCAAATTGCTCAATCACATCTGATACATCAACTGTTCGGCCGATAGAATTTCTGCCTTTCTGATAAACATTATCAATATACCAAACATATCCAGAAATTAAGGCACAATACCATCCAATAATCGCAATACACACAAATACCAAATTAATACTCATTTTTCAAAACAACCTATTTTAAGTATTGAAAATATTAGTTATTCTTTGTTTCGACTAATGGCTTCAAGTACAAGACGATACGTCGATTTGGATTTTGGCTTTCATGCAAATCCAGTGACTGATGATGTTAGTAAAAAAGTAGATGATAATGCAATCAAACAATCATTGAAAAATTTAATTTTAATGAGAAGATACGATTGTCCTTTTCATCCTGAAGTTTGCAGTCAGGTTCAAGATTCATTGTTTGAAATAATTACTCCTCTAACTGCTAGTACTATTCGTCGTGCAATTACGTATACAATTGAAAACTTTGAGCCTCGTGTAATTGTTAATGATGTTGTTGTTGAAGATGATTCAATTCGCAATCGTGTTAACATTACTATTGATTACACGATCAAAGCTACAGGGGAAACCTCAAGCTACTTCTTTGCTGTTAATCGAAACCGATAAAACATATTATCCACATTATGGCCAATGCTGTCAACTTTACCACCGGGAGTATTGATTTTGAGTCCATTGCTTCGGCATTGCGCTCATATATGCAATATCAGACTGAATTCACTGACTATCAGTTTACAGGTAGTGCACTATCCACACTAATCAATCTCCTGGCATACAACACTCATTACAATAGTGTTTATGATAACTTTGCATTAAATGAAGCTTTTTTAGATACTGCATTTAAACGTGAAAGTGTTATTTCACATGCAAACCTTCTAAATTATCTCCCAAGAAGTGCTCAAGCTTCAACGGCGATTGTCAAGCTCACTGTAACCGATAATAATTTTAACTCATCCGTTACAGATATTGCACTTCCGAAATTCAGTTTGTTCCACTCGAGAGTGGATGGAACAAATTATACTTTCTACACTGATGGTAATTATGTTTTACATCGTGAAGAAGGATCAACAACTTTCACCTGTGATAATGTTTCGATCAAGCAAGGAACATATATCACAATGCAAAGAACATACAGTGGTGATGCTGTTCAAAAATTTGTCCTCGATAATAAAAACGTAGATCTTAGTACATTAACTGTTCAAGTCCAACACGATCAGCAATTGATAACATTTAATAAAGCTGAAAATATTGTCGATATTACCAGTGATAGTAAAGTGTACTTTATTGGTACAGATGGTCGAGGTTATTACCAAATTGAGTTTGGTAGCGGAATGTTGGGATATAGTCTCAGTGCAGGTGATATTGTGTACATCACGTATTTGTCTTGTGGCGATGAACCTGCAAAATGTAATGGGGCTAGTGTTTTTCGATATAGTCGTAACTTGATGAGTGTTGGATTTTCGTCTAACGCGGTAATGACTGTTACTACAACTAGTCGTGCTACAGGTGGGGCCGAACCAGAAAGCACTGAAAGCATTCGACTGTTGGCACCGAAAGTGTTTGCAACACAAGATCGATGCATTACTGTTAATGATTATCGATCAATTATTATGGCCAATTTTGCAAATATTAAAGCACTTAATGTTTGGGGTGGCCAAGACATGGATCCACCTCAATATGGAAAGGTGTTTTTGTGTGTGATTCCAAAAGAAGGTTTGACGTTAACACAAAATGAGCGTAACAATATTCATTCAATATTGAAAAATAAAAAGGAAATGACAAAGTTGGTTGAATTTGTTGAGCCTGATTATTTGTACATTATTGTTAATAGTACCGTACATTTTAATGGTAGATTAACAACTCAAACAGCTTCTGATATTGAAACAATTGTACGCAACACGATTACAAATTACGGGGATCAAACATTAACAAACTTTGGGAGCATCCTTCGTTATAGTAAATTGGTCGATGCTATTGATAATGCCGATTCGTCAATTAGCAATAACTCGACAAAAATTCGTTTGGCAATTAAAGTTGAGCCTGCATTAGAGGTTAATTACTCATACACAATCGATGTTAGTAATAAGATTCACAAATCAAACTATTACAGCGAATGTGTAAAAAGTACTGGATTTGTTTGCACTGATAAACCACACAATATATGTTACATTGATGATAACCCTGAAAATGGGAAGTTGAGATTATTCTACTACGACAATGAAGATCATAAAGTGTTTGTGCGTTATTGCGGTACCGTAGATTATCAGACGGGGCGTATTAAGATTGATGATTTAAACATTTTGTCAATCGATAAGGGTGACTGGACATTTACAATCAATCCAGAAAGTAATGATGTAATCAGCAATCTAAATCAGTTTGCTTTAGTTGATACTCAATCGTTGGTTGTTAATGTTGTGGATGATAGTATCATGGATCGATACGAACAAACATCAATCAAATGATGAAAGAAAAGGGAGCTTATAAGCTCCCTTTTGTGTTTCACTTGTATAGACGGATATTGAATCCCTGTGTGAACATCAACTACGATCTTTTTATACGAATTCAAGCAAGAAAACTGCAGATGCTTCAGCATCGTGGTAATTCACTATCAGTTGTGTAATTAAGTATTTGTAATTGTATTTCTGCAGATACTGTTTTCATTATGCCTGCTGCTGTAGTTATTGGTACGATGACGGTGGGAACCGATGGCCCTCCGGGTGCCACCATCGCTGGTTCCCCTAACGTTATGATTGAAGGACGAGCTGCATGTACAATTGGTCATCCAATCACACCTCATATTTTATATGGAGCAAAGGTCCCTCATGGCCGTGTCATTGCGGCTGGTGCACCCAATGTAATGATTAATGGTAAAGCAGCTGCCTTTACGGGGTGTCCTGCTAGTTGTGGTGATGTTTTGGGCCCAGGAACTGTCACGGTTCGAATTGGATAGTGGTTATTACTTTGTCCACAACTTGAACTTAATTCTTCCTGACAAACCACACACAACATTATCGTTAATGATTTGAAGCAATTCATCTGTTGTATAACCAACCTGAATTGCTTCATTGATATCTTTAAAGGGCAATCCTTCTGGCCACAAACAAACCTTAAATCCCCCATTGATCATTTTTTCAATCTGACGACACACTTCTTTGTTACGTCGTTCATTATCTGGAATAATTGTGAGGTTTGTTTTAATCTGTTCAATCAAAGGATCTTGATAACAAGCACCATTGACAGAGATGCAGTTTGGAATAAACAAACTATCCAAAGCTGCTTCACAAACGTATATTGGCTTACTATAATCGACGCGTTCCAAACCATAGATCGTTGGTTTGGTTTCATCTAATCTGATTGTATAATAACGAATCTTACTATGAGGATCGAGCGATCTTCCCTGAAACGCCGTAACTTTTCCGTGGCGATCAAAGAAAGGAATTACCAAACGTTCTTCTTTATCGATCAAATAATCATGGCCATTCTTGAACTTTCCAGGAATGAATCGATTGGTGAATTGTTTGAAATCGTCAGTGTAATATAGAAGTGACCATTTGTCACGTCCAATCATACGACTAGTAACATATTGTTTGCAAGGATGTGAATCATCTAGACGATCTACTCGTGTTGCATAATCTAATACACTATCAACAATAAGATCGCTGGTCACCATCGTCTTTTTTGCGCGTAAGCTGTCGATAATCACCTTCTGTTTTAGATCTTGTTCAACGATTTTTTGTTGTTGATTGCTTTTCAATGATTCGAACACATACTGCTTATACAATGATTGATCGACCGTTTTCAAGTAATGCGCAAATGTCATCGATACGCCGCAGTTGTGGCATTTGTAACATAACTTGTCGTTCAACTTGTAAAAGTACCCACGAGCCTTGGTAGTATCTTTCTTACTATCGCCACAAATTTCACAACTGGCATGATATACATCGTCAGAGACTTTTTTGAAGTTCCTCAGTTTGATTGAAAGTAGCATCAAATATTTGGTGTCAAGATACAGACTCATGTTTAGCTCCAAAAAGACGTTTGGTAATATTATAGTGGATTGCTCATCTTTATAGCAACCGATAAGTATTGTTCAATACTAGACATTATTGGTTGAGCTCAAAAATTTATGTCAGTCACATACCGATATTCATATGTGTACAACGGTAACACATACGGCGATAGCTGGAGTGTTCGTCGTGCAATCGAAAACAACGAAAACAAACGATTTGGCCCTGAACCGTCTGATCCAGATCATGAAGCACAAAAACAGGCTCGTGTGACGTTCTGGGCTGAACATGGGGTTGAGTATAAGGAACAGGAAGTTGTTATTCCGGATCCAGATCCTCAAGAGCTGCTTGAATCAGCACGTGAACGTAAGCTTCGTTCACTCGAATCATGGTTTAACTCTTATCGTGCCAGCAACAAAACGTTTATCATTAGTTCTCTTGGATTTAAAGCCAATAGCAACGTCACAGCTTTTAACAACGTAGATGGTTTGATTGGTCTTGCTTCTGTAAAGGAATTTGCTCCAGAAGGGACAATTGCCTTTATGGACTTTGAGGATAAGCCTCATATGCTTAGACGCGACGATCTTGTTCGCTTAAAGAATGAAATTAGTGCAGCTGCTAGCATGGCTTATCAAGCTAAATGGGAATATCGTGAAAAGATTCTCGCAGCTAAATCTGAACTTGAACTTAATGAAATTGTTTTTGAAATTCAACCATTTGACTTTGGATCCAAAGCAATGATTTAAAAATAATTAAAGGCGCCCATTGGGCGCCTTTAATTTATGGACGTTTGCTACTATGTTGAAGCATATGTGGTTTGCGCTCACGGTTATTTTGTATCAAATTATTCATTCTAATGAACTACCACGATGGTAAACCATCAGTGGCTTCGTGCTTCTTTGACAACCCTTGGATCACGAGTCGAATCGCTTCTTCTAATGATCTAGAGGGGTTCATCTCCACACGCTTTTCAATATCGATTAAGGAAACCTTAATCCTCTTTGGATCCCTACATTCCATAGGTACCATCTACAGCTTTGTTTATACTTTATTTTTCAAGCAATTCATCCACGATGCTGAAGCATCTGTGGTTTTCTTGCTTGAACTCATATAAAACATTCACATTAAATTATGCAACTGGAGAAAATCTTTTAGTTTTCTTGTTGTGATTGGAGGGCGAACAAATTGTCGTCGATACTCAATAGTTGGTGTTGCTGATTGATGATCGAAGATTTCATTATACGATACTCCAAACTGTTGCAATCGTTCACGAACTAACTTGCAAGCTGCACAGTTTCGTTTGCTGTACAGCTTGATTAAAGAAGTTGGCCAATCCATGCAATCAAATCGATATCAAACCACGGTAGGATCGTGTGGATCGTCACATATCCAGCAAGCGCTGCTGCTGTGAACCAAACAATAAACTTGATAAACATGTTGACGATCTGTAGGACCATCACACCAACACCAACCACAAATGCAGCAAGAATGAATAGGATAATATACATCATCTTAATCAAGAACACAGTACCAGCTGAATATCTGCTGGTAAGATCATCATTAAGATCTCGCCACTGTTCCTGAACCGACTTAATAGCTTTGGCAAGCTGTTCTTTGTCCATTTTTATATCAACGCTCATCAATAATCAAATCCATAAAAAATATAAAACTTTGCTCGATCGATATTAATAGGATCTTCGTGTCGCGCGATCATATTTCGACGATTGAATTCGTTGCAACGAATATATCGATTGTTGATCTTGTTTAGAAAATCCTGAAGCATTCGATACTGAGGATGCGAATCGCAGAATTGTTCTAGTTGTTCGAGTGGTATCGCTCGAACGGTATCTTCATATGAGTGTTCGAACACCCAACTCCACACAACAGGATCAACAGGAATAGCAATCTTATTGCCTTGTCGATCAATCATCACGGTCTGACCATCAACCATATTGACTTCATATGCTTCGATAACATCGGTCGGCTCGTTTGTCTCTGGATACATTTCCTGTTCAAGCTTTTCGGTTGTATAGCGACCATACTCTGAGTATGAGTTCTTTCGAAATTCCTTCCAATAATCCAGTTCTCGATCGATATGCTGTTTAGTGTTGTGGGCACCAATCAGCGGACGAAACAGGTTGTAGTTTCGAAATTTAGCCGCTGGATCGAGCACCTGATATTCAGGATGTTCGCCAACACAACAAATCATCTGATAATCTTCTGCACAATGAACCTCACCTTCATTGTCAATATATTGACACGCACAGTGAACATCCCAACCCACAATATCCTCCAAATTAATTACACAACGCTATATTAAGAGTGAACTACCACGATGCTAAAGCATCTGTGGCTTGCACTCACAAATTACCCTAAGTTAAGAGTCAAAACAGAAACAGACGATAACGTGTGCATCATCAACGTCCCATACCCAACTACTGTTGAGCATTGCTGTTGTGTTGATGATCATCTTTTTCACAGCAGCCTTAAGATATTGTAACTCGTTTCGTTGATCAGAATCAAGTGTTTTGTTGTTCTGATCCAAATATCGTGTTATTTGGCGTTTAAACTGCTTTAAATCGTGTAGAGATGTCCATCCATGTGTGTGCCAGCAGGCATCATTCTCGTCATCAAAATAACGGATTGCAATGGTGTTAAACGGTGTTGGGTTCTGTGAAGAGACTTCATCGTCACTAATGTGATTGGGGTCGATCGATGAAGGATCTACCAATGCTTTGTTAAAGCGCCCTGAGTGAGGATTAATACCCAACTGTGTGTAATCATTGCCACGACAACATCCTGCGGTCAGTAAACCAAACATTTCATAGTAGCGATCATCATAAGGCTGGACTGTTCTCCAATAATCGTATGTGCTATATGTGTAGCTGACAATGGGTTGATAAAGTCCAGCATCACTAGACGGAACCATTACAAAACTGTGAATATCACATCCCATAACTATCTCCTTAATGGCATTTCTCTACGCTGTTAATATACGCTCAATTGATAGAAAAGAAAACGGAGATGGACACATTTCCCCATCAACCTTGCTTAAGCGCAATATCAAGAATTTGCTCTAAAAAAGGAATTGACACTACCCAGCCGGCTGGAACAAAAAGAGTTTCATTGATCGTGTCAAGAGCATCATCGTCCATTTCAAAATCAACGACGTCAATAACCGCTTGATAATCGCTTCGGGCTGCAATCACTGTAATTGTTGTATTTTTAATTGTAATTGTGGCCACATGATGACCCAATGTGTTTTCAAGATAACAATAGGTGCCTTCGATATCGTCAAACTCAAAATCGGTACTATTGTGAATCTGCATAAAATTATTGTTGTTGTTTTCGTTGGAGTATGTACAAAACAAAAAGCCCCTCTTTTGAAGGGGCTTTGCTATTAACGGATGATCGTACGAATATGCCAGCACTGGATATTGTAGCCGCCAGCGCTAATGCTTCGAACATTACAAGAGCCTTTATCGCCCTTAACTGTGCCGTTAATCGCGTATCCTTCGTTTTTGTTAGCCTGTGTGACCCGAAGACCAGAAGTGCTTTCGATTTTGCCAACCTTGTCCTGAATTCGTGTCATAAGATTGATCACCATCTTATCCATGTTGTCGACGACATCCTTCTTGATTTGCTTTTCGTCAGTGGAGGTGAAGTAGTTGTATTCTTTTATCAGACCCTGCTTACGACAAGCGTTGTAACCAAGGCTGCGAATATAGTGGTAACGATCGAGCATATATTCTGTGTTCAGCTTGATCATCTTTTCGCGGAAGTCAGCGATTGGCTTCGGAAGGTTGTTGATAGTAACTTTCTTCACCTCAGTCTTTTCGGCTTTCTTAGCTGCAGCTGAATCCTGTTTAGCGTCAAGTCGCTTAGCATCATCGAGTTTGTTCTCGTTATTTTTGATCTGGCGAATCAGATAGCAATAGTCAACGTCACGATAATATTCCCACCGCTTGCACTTCTTTTTGGTGATCTTGTAGCATTCATACTTGTCATCAATGTATTCAGCATGATAGTGATCACGACCATCATCACCATACGTCTTTTCATACTTCTTGTCGTAACTGCCATTTTCGAACTTTTCCTTGCGGGTGTTAAGACGTTCAATCGTAGCAAGAATCTTGTCCTGACGGGCAGTAGTAGCCATTTGTGCAGCTCCTTGTTTGTTCCTAAGTTATCATTATTTTCCCACAACCCTTTGAAAAGGTCAACAGTGAGACAAAACAAAAAAAAAAGGGGATCTATTCTTAAGAATAGATCCCCTTTTATAACGATTCAAGCAGGAACCCCACAGATGCTAAGCATCTGTGGCAGTTCACTCAATCAACCGAATGATTAGTACGTGCCGCAGTCGATGATGAAGCCCTTGAGCTCAGGAGCTTTATTACCTTCACCATAAGCTTCACCAACGATATCACCATTCTGTACTGCAAGTGCGGTTTGACCAGCTTCTGCAGCTTTGACTGTCTTGTTGGTAAGAACTTCATTGCCAGCAAGTGTTGCAAGTGTACCGGTAGTTGGAACAAACACATCAGATGTGCTTGCGGTCTTAAGCTTGATAGCACCAACCTGCATCACCTTTTCGTCGGTATTGGCATGACCAGTACCGCCCTTAGCGATTGGAAGAACACCAGATGTGATATCATCGATGGTGAAACTCTTCCAAGAGGCTGCGGTATCATTAGCACCGGCAACCAGTACCTTACCGGAGTTGTCGTTGCCAGAAGCTACTTCAAGCTTGCTGCCAATGACCTTAACCGTGTTACCCTGGGCAACGCTGATTGTGGCTCCATTAACAGAGATGCCATCACCGGCAATCAGCTGAGTCGGGGCAAAGATCTGAACAAATTCGAGTTCAGTCGTACCGAATGTCAGTGTGCCAATATTAGAAAGACGCCACACCTGACCCTTATTATCGCCCTCGGCAATGAGGAAAGAAGCACCATTGAAGGAAATTGCAGGATCGCCATCAAAATCATGTGCGCGGGTTAATGTCACCTGATCAGCAATTGACGTGACAGTGTAAGCACCATTCTGCGTAGCATCAGTCTGAGCAACGAGCAAGACACGATCATTTTGTTTGACAGTAACACCACCGAACGTCTTAACGCTGGTTGTAAATGTAGCACCAACACCAGGTTTGCCTGGCTGACTACCATCTTGGTACGTGCCTTCAACGTTTTCAGTAGCACCGGCACGACAAGCATCATGGAAAACGAAACCTAAAGCAACATTATCAGCATACTTCTTCGTGACAAGAGTGTTGGCATCAAACATGCTTTCATCAACTGTTCCAGCATATTTCAGCACACCGCTCATTGTGTCGCCAGTCTTGTGAACTGCGTCAACAATGCCAAACTCGTCAACCTTAGTTGGATTTTCACCAGCGGTTACACGACCCTGTGCATCAGTAGTCACCTTGAAGAAAGTGCCTGCTTTGCCGCCGTCAGTAAGACCAACCTTCAGTGTGCCACCAACAGGATCGAGTGTTACATCAACACCCTTTTCACCGGAAACGGTGATACCCTTGAAAGCACCTTCAGTACTACGATGAACGAGACCCTGCTCATCAAAAGCGGAGAATGTATCGAGCTGTTTATGATAGGCCTGGAGTGACTTGCCAATTTCATTGGTTACCTTTTCAACGAACTGACCGTCGACATATTCCTTTGTCGTTACCGTTTCGGTATTGATCTTAGGAGCAGTCGTGAATGTCTTTGTGCCGTTGATTGTTTCATCACCTTCCTTGTGAACGACGGTACTGTCCACCGCTTGCCCTTCAAGGAATGGTAACCAACAACCATTGTAATCTGGAAGTTCTTGAGAACCACCAGCCTCAGCCTTAACACACTTATAGAAAGCCTTATCAGTTTCAACATAAACGATCAAACCAGCGTAAGCAGCATTTTGCTTAATCAGCTCGTTAAGATCTTCTTGTGTTTGAGCAACAACGCGTACATCGAGAGGTTTCTTAGCCTGAAGGCCAAAACCGGATGCAACGCCAATACCTTTAGAAAAATCAATTGCCATTTTGTTGTATCCTTCTCTCAATTAAAAACGGAAATCAAAAGCGAAGTCAGTAATCGTAGCAGGTTCATTGATGTATACATTGTAGTTCTGAGCAGTGCCGTCAAGACCAGTAACCTGAACAGTGCTCTTTGTGAACGTTGATGTTGCATCAAAGTTGTTTGCGTCAAAAATCTGACGAATGTTACCATGAGAGGCTGGATAAGCAAATACGCAACGTTGGTTGTTAGCAGTGAATGTCCACTTCTTATTACCCTTAGCTTCAATGTGTTTGGTCATGCCCTTAACCATTTCGCCAGTAACTTCACCAGCAGCTGGGGCAACACCGTGATAGAATGGATACACATAAGTCCAGCTGATGCTACCACCGTTGTAGCTCTTCTTACCTTCATCGTCCCAAACGCGACCAGTGATCGTTGTTGTAGAAACACCAGTACTACCAATTTCAATTGGAGAATCAAGCGTTACCTTGACGGACGTGCCAGCAGAAACCTGAGCGGTACCCTTAACTACACCACCAACAAGCACCTCGGCTTTGGTTACCTGGGTAGAACCAGCATTCCAAGCAACAGTAGCATCGGTAATGTTCTTAACAGTACCAGCTTCAAATACACCACCTGATGGGTTGGCTGCGGTCAAGCGCACATTGGTTGTTGCCTGGTAACTGTAAAGCATATCACCAATGATTTCAAGCAGTGTCTTGTTAGAAAGATCGGCACCAACTGGAATACCACCAGCACTCTTCGTTGTCTTGCCTTTCTTGTTAACGATCTGTTTGAACATTGTATCCATCTTAGCAAGCTCATTGCTACCTTCAGCCGATTTAATTTCAGTCTGAGCAGCGGTACCGATAGGAAGAGCAGAAAATGTCTTAGCGCCAGCAATTGTCTGATCACCAGCAGTACGTACCACCGTTTCGTCTACTGCAACCTTGGCTGTTCCGAGAGTAGCAACATCTAGCTTCAAACCATCTTCAATTGTCAACTTACCACTAATAAGATCAACATTGCCTGCTACATCGCCAGTAGCATCCTCAACATTCATCTTAGTGCTGATAGTCTTTTCTTCGATGTTGGTAATCTGACCATACTGGTTAATGGTAAACGAAGGAACCTTCGTTTCACTGCCGTATGTACCGGCTTGAGCACCTGTTGGCTTAAGTGCGATTGTGTACGTGCCATTCTGGTTGGTAATATTAGCAATACCGTCACCAGCAACGAGTGTAATTACGCCGTCTTTAACAAACTGATCAATAAACTGATCAAGCTTGATAATCTCACCACTCTTATTCTTGACATAAGGGTCGTGAATTACAACTTTCTGATTATCATCATCTGGAAGACCAATGACGAGCTTTGTTTCGCCAGTGTCAGTATTCTTGACACCGTGAATTGTATCTACACCACCGTCTTTATCGACAACGATAGCCTTACCTGCAGTAAGCTTACCAGCTTCTACATCGAGAAGGGATGTGTACTTTGTGCCACCAATAACATAATTAGTAGTAGCAAAACCTTGGCTATTAGCAGAAGGACCACCAATATAAAGAACACCAGCGGTTGTGCCAGTAGCACCAGTTTCAGCAGAGCTGTAGGCAAACTCGCCTGGACGAAGTTGACCAGGAGCAGCATTACCCAGACTGCGTTTAATTTGAATAACAGATTGAGCCATTTAAATTAGCCTTTTATTAACGCGTTAATAAAGTAATATGTATGTTTTAGTATTCACCGCCATCAACAATTTGGCGGTCAAGATAATTGGTAGATTGCCATTTCTTACTGATATGGTCATATACAAGAACGTATCCGTCATATAATCCATAAGTGGTAAGATCAACATCTTCGATATCAGCTATTGATGTTCGACCAATTGCTTCTGCAACACGATCGATAATCTCTTCAATATCAATCTCAGTTAATGGCAAGCTAACAGTCACCTTGTTATTGCACATTTGCAACGTTTTACGAGGATTTCTTAGCATTGCTTACATTTGTTGAAGTTCGAGTGACGTCACTATATGATATTTAAGAAACTATCATGACCTAAAAATAAGTGAACTACCACGACACTAAAGCACATGTGGTTTTCTTGCTCGAATTTCGTATAAAAGAAAGGAGAGATTAATTAATTAATCTCTCCTTTATGAAATTTGTTCTAATATTACCAACAGTTTGTTGTGATGTTCTCATTGACAACTATTTTGCCACTGAGAACACGAAGCTTTTTATTAACTTCGGCAGGATGATTTTTATAACTCATTTCAATATCATACTGCCAGTTTCCAGTCGGCATTCTCTCAGTTCCGTGGGCAGGAATATACAGATTTAATGCACCTTTAATTCGAGGATCTGGTTCTGCAACAACATCAACCTTGATTTTTGGATTATAAATCAACTGAGCTTGACAATCAAATTTCCAATTGTTGATACACACCGGACAGTTATTGATACCAGTAATTACTACAGTAGCATTAAAATCTGCCCCCTTGTCGAGATACAAATTACACTGAGCACTCATTTGATACCTCCATACGGTGTAATGTTCTTACCAACAACAACAATTTCGTGCATCACACCGTCATTAGTTTCTATTGGATTAATATTTACGTCAAATATTGTAGGAATTCCATTAACATCAATTTTCAGATTAATGCATTGAATCTGTCGATGTTTCCAACTTTCTTTTTCTACTTCGCTCAGTTTGGTTAAAATCGGTTTGAGGTGTGGATAAATTGCTATTATTTCATCGTTGGATTTTCCAATACAAACTTCAGGATCGATACCAAAAACCTTGCATGTATATTTGTTAACATGGGTCCATTGACGATTAATTGTTTTAATAATCACAACATCATCAATAACATTTGTAATTGCAACAAACCGTTTTTCACACATTTCAACATGACGTTTAAGCATTGTAGAGATTTCAGACGCTACAGATGCGAGATCGTTGCTGCTTTTTTTAAGTGCAGTGAAGCTATTATCAATTTCTTCCAATTTTCGAGAATATTGATTTTGATAATAACGATTTTCTTCACGATCATTCGATAACGTCTGTTTGATCGCTTTCAAGCTTTTAATAAACATATTTGTTCAGTTGTTATTTCGTCGTTAAAACATTGTTTTTTGCATGGTCGCTAACACTGTCTTGATTTCATTCAATGCTTGAATCAATTCAAGGTTACCTTTATGATATCGATCAATAATTTCCATAATACTATCACTATATTGATCGCGGTTATCAAGAAGTAATTTTTGATAACGCTCAATGCCCTTTGCTAGCTTTTGGCGTTCCCATGCAAGATAAACGACGGCTGCAAATAAAAGACTAATAATAGCAGATGGTCCGCCTGCAACAATCACCTGCCATAATGTTTGTATCAATTCCATGATTTGTTCAGTGAAATACTAACCAAAAGATGAAACTGACTTCATCTTTCATTGCGCATGTGTATCTATAATATATTTACAAAAAATCCAACTTAAGGCTCTGGAGCTAGTTTCGCATATTTGCCATTTTTAGAGGCCTCAGCAATTAATGCACAATGACGATCTAAATTGGTTTCAATAGTAATTGAGTATGTTTGACTCCAATCATACCAATCTCCCCACACAATTGTTGTTGTTCCAGTATTAGAGTCGGTTATTTCATGTGCATGTCGTTGAACGCCAACAAGATCAAAACAGACATTCATTGAGTGCTCAGGATTGTCCACTTGATACAACACATCGTATTCTTCAGGCAGAAGAGGAATATTATTAACACTATGTTTTGTGATCTGATAGTCAGGTGGAGGAAACATTGAATAATAACATTTGCGATTGACACTATACATGAACAAACTGGAGTACGACCATTGATTAGTGTCATTGCAAACTATTTTCAAGTCTGAAAAACGAACCCCATTGCTGGTTCGATACGTTGCGGATTGCACTTTATATTCGTCTAATTTCGTGTTTACGACGTTGATAGACTGTGTTGTGGGTGTGAACTCTATATGAGTGATCGACGCATTCTGGGGGTTAAAATCGGCCATTAAACAAATGATAAAGAAAACGCCACTACTGATAGTTAGTGGCGTTTTGTTGTTTTAAAATTGGAACTTACTGAAATCGTTCTTCGGTTGAATCTTCTTTTCCTGATAGAAGTTTGGTGCTGTTTCTTGCTGTCTCATTGGCACCACTACACGCTTGGGTTTGTAATCATTTGGATCAACCTTATATGGATCAGCATCCATATCATAGATCCTCATGTGATCTCGATTAATCCCCAATTCAATAACAGGAAGGTTGTTCAAGTCTGTATAGCGATTTTTAAGCTGTTTAACCATGATTTGATTGGCTTGATCAAGAGCTTCAGTACGAATCAAAGCAAATAACATATCGAGAGTAAACACAAGACCAATACTGTCACTAACTTGATCCATCTCAATATCACTGCTATTCATCCCGCTACGATTGGTTTGAGTTGCTGTAAGAATAGCAACATTCTGTTCAACAGCAAGTCCTCGAAGTTCTTCACTAACAGCCTTGACCATCCCATACGAATTGACCATCCCAGCTTTGTAACGACAACTCGTCATAAGGTTGATGTAGTCAACCATGATAATATCAGGAATGAACCCCTGTTTAAGTTTCAATTCGTTGAGTAGATTCTTAAAGTGAAGAACGCTAGCAGAACTGGTTGGGAACTCTTTAATAATCATTCGGCCATGCTTGGCATCTTTAATGTCGTCAATCTTTTGCGTGTATTGTTTAATATCCATCTTCGATAGAGAGGGAATCGTCACACTAAGCATATTTGCATCAACACGTTCTGCAATTCGCACTTCACTCATTTCGAGTGTGATATAAAGAACGTTATACCCTGCTCTAACTGCATTACAAGCACTACTAACAAGTAGCAAACTCTTACCACAACCTGAGCTGGCCAACACACAGTTCAGACTCTTTCGACTAAATCCTCCTAACGTGATCTTATCAAGCACTGGTACTCCAGTTGTAATCTTATCTTCTTTGAGATGATAAGCATCAAATCGAGTTTGAATATCGTGGTAGTAATCATGGCCCAGATGGCTATCAAAACTAACACTTAGTGCATCCTGAACCATCTTCAAGATTTCATTGGTGTTTTGGTTACCCTTTTCAAGGATCGATGCACCATTGATGATTGCATTAGTAAGGCTACGCTCTTGATAAAACTTTTCAGTGTTCTTTGTCAACCATTCACGATCACTATCATCTCGCTTATAAGACGCTACCAAATCTTTGATATTGCCAACCTGTTTGTCTGTCAACCCTCGACGATTGGACACCTCGATGATCAATTCATCTTTAGTTGGAATCGCACCATACTCAGTAAAGAACTTTACAATTTCATCGACAACAATTTTGTAATCCTGATCAAAGTAGTCAGTTTTAGTGTACGGGAGGATCTTGAATGCATATTCCTCATCATACAGAATATTTGCAATGATTTTATCTTCAAACTGCATTGATGGTTCCTTAAGTGCTTGTTTTAGGTTGTATTATTATACTGCAAAGAAAAAGGCAGGAGCAACATGCTTCCTGCCTTTGCTTATCTAAAGATGGTTTCTAGATTACTTGCGATCGCCAAAGACGTCGCTGAACACCTTGAACATTTCATCAAGTTCATCGCCAAACCGATGGCCAAGAAGGTCCTTAGTTTTCTTACCAGTTGCCTTTTCAAATTCAGCCTTTTCAACTGGCTTATCATTCAACCAATACTTTTCAGTGTACTTCCAAGGAGATTCCTTCCAAGAATATTCCTTCCAAGGAAATTCCTTCCAAGGACGATCCTTGTCAAGATCATACTTCTTCATCAGCTCCTTGTAACGCTGTTCGATAGAATCTTGTTTTTCTTCTGAAGCGGTTGCATCATCTTGACAATTAATTGCAATATGCTGAACCTTTTCTTCTTCTGGTACCGGCTGATTGATGAGAACAACAAGAGCACCATCAACGAATTCAGCTTCCGCGGTTACCTTGTCAGACGAAACAACCTTAGCAGACGCAATAACGATTGGTTCAAAAGACTTCGGCTTTTCAATTTCAATCAGCTCAGCAAACTTTGACTTACGAATAACATTAACTGCTGGACGATAACCCTGATCGGAAGTTACTTCTACAAGGTAACCCTGGAAATCAGTAGCCGGCTTCATACGAACAGAGAGCGACTTACGATCATATCCAAGAAGATCAAACACAACGATTGCATTATGTTCATCAAAAGCATTAACGAAGTGCTTCTTGGAGTTGGCAACGATCTCAAAAGACATTGATTATATTTCCCTTTATTTGTTCAAACTAACTTATTTCATTCAGCAGCAGGTTCAGCCTTCTTAGCCTTAGTGCGGCGAGTTGGCTTCTTCTTTGGCTGCTCAACCTCAGTATTAGTATTATCAGGGCTCAACTCGGATTTTTCAACAGCGGCTTGAATATTTTCTTCACGAAGACGTTGGATTTCAGCCTGACCCTGGGCATAAATCGACTGAACGATATCTGCAACAAGGTAATATGGCGCCTGACCAAGGCCAAAAATCAATGTATTAAACTGACGAATCATCAGAGAAGCTGTGAACTCCTTTTCTTGACTATCCTTGTCAATTTTTTTGATCTGTTCGTTGAGATCTGTGAGAATTTGTCGACCTTCAGAATATGGAGTATGAGCTAGCCAATCAAGAACAACGTTCCAGCTGATATTAGCTAGCTTCACATTAATTTTGCAATCATCGTTTAGTTCAATTTTATTCATAGTAATTCACCATTTTGTTAACACTAGTGTTTAGAATGATAGTGACCAATGCTATATTTTGGCACCAAATTCCACTGATTAAGTTGTGATCGTGGAACAACTAATAAAGGAATATTATATTTGGAAACGTCTGTATTGTCAACAACAGTGCAAAGGTTCCATTGCACTAACAGCTTAACAATCATTCGCACACGATCAATATCTAGCTGTGTAATTGTTGACTGATTTCCATCCAATGCAAACATATCTTTAAAGTGAACAATGTAATATTTTTGTCTCTTATAAAGAATGTGCGCAGTTTGATACAAATTATGCTTTTTATAAGAAGGAATTCCAATTCGAGTCAGCACTTCCGCAATTTTACTGAAACAAGAAGGATCCTTTAATTCAATTTCGATAATATGTGATCGAATATTGTCAAATCGATCATTTTGTTTTTGCTCTTCCACCATGGCTCATCTTCTGACGAATAGCATCAATTTGCTGTTCGTTCAATATTTGAGTCACTTCGATTGCTTTGGTTACATTAATTTGATAATACTGACAAAGCATCTCAATTGTATCATTATTAATAGGTTTGGCCCATTTGCTAAAACGCTTTTTTTTACCAACCCCATATCGATAAAAATCGAAATGACTACTATTTGATACATTACTTAGTGTGGTGTTAGCAGCATTTGCAAACATAATCGTGTCAGGAAAATAACTCATCGCACGATTGATAATAAATTTAGGATATTCACTATCACTGTGTGTTGTTCGCTCCCCAGAATAATCTGGGGCAAACATATCTTCCTTTGAGTAGTTAATTGCGTTGACAAAATCAAATGGAGATAACTTCTTTACCTTTTCGGGCTGAAATTCGAGCTCAGGATCAATTATAGATTCTTGACCAATCGAACCATCCTCTCCAAAAACAAAACTGAGATTTTGTTTACTCTCTGCCATCATCCCTCCTTTGAATTAGAGAAACTGACAATTTGCCATCAATTCTGTCAAATACGCTGCAATGTTAATTTCCTGGTCTGCGGCAAATGCAGCTTTATATTGATATTCGGCACTAGTAAGAACCAATTGAGGAATACTATCAGGCTTCATGAATTTGTGTGCATTATTATAAAAATATGTGAAAATCTTTTCACCAGCAGTATCTTTATTCATCGCCACCCACTGACGCATCTCACGGAAATTTTGAGCCTTTAATGCGTTGACGAGATCTTCAAAGTTGTCTGTAATTGCTTCATTAATGATATCCAGCGTAATTGCACCATTAGCACTATAACGTTGTAGCTCATTCAACGCTCGACGAATATCAGGATAGTGTCGATTAACAACAAGCGCAGCTGCTTTTGGTTCAAATTGAACATTTTCATTTTTTAGAATTGCAAATACTCGACGCAATGTTTGCTTAACAAGGTCTTCACGCTCAGCAGGATCGACATCAAAATTAATAAGTGTACAACGACTATGAAGAGGTTCAATTAAGCGGTTAGGATAATTGCATGTAAGAATGAAACGAGTATTTTTGGAGAACGATTCCATGAAGCTGCGAAGAGCAGGCTGGGCAGCAGGACTTAGATAGTCAGCTTCATCAAGAATCACACAATGCTTTGAACCAGAAAGACTGATGCTGCTTGCAAAATTTTGAATCTTATTACGAAGAATGTCGATCCCATTTTCCAATGACGCATTGATAAACATCACGTCATATCCGAGCTGATTACAAATTGCTCGAGCACTCATTGTTTTTCCGTGACCAGCAGGGGACGCCAAAATTAGATTTGGGATATCACCCTTTTCCAAGAACCCCTTAAAGATGGCCTTGGTTTTAGCACTAAGAATGCACTCATCAATATTATTTGGACGATACTTCTGGGTCCAAAGAGCTTCACCTTGATTAATAGTCAACGTCATTTCACAAACCTCATCACACATAATTAACGTTCCTTCATTTTAGCATTGACCTTTAAAAAAGTCAACAGATACAAAAAAGGCAGGACGCTTGTTCCTGCCTTTGTAATTAGATCCCCATCTTCAATTAATTAACATCGAGCGTAATAAGATACTTGACTTCACGTTCAGTATGATTGAGCTCAATAATCTTATTCATGATTAGCTCGCATCGATAATCGCCATTGATGATCATCAGTTTATCTTGCTTAAGATGAACATTGAAGTCTTCACCAGTGAAATTATCTTCCAAAACCACAGTAAAATCATTCTTTGTTGCATTCGTAAGGTTGCACACCTTAGCAACGATTTTACCGTCCTTTCCTTCAAAGACAATGTCTGGACATTTCAGAACCGCAGCTGCCTTTTGAATTCGCTTGAAGTTAATGTTAGAGATATTAAACACAACAGACGGAGATGGAAGCTGTTTAAGTTCAGGAATCTGTGTGAGAATATCAGTATCAGCGCTCCAATACTTCGTGTGAATTGTTGGATCATCTTCGTCAACAATATCAACATACTGATCATTAAATGTTAGATCTGGGTTCTTAAACATTGCTAGAGTTGCAAGAAACTCTTTCAGATCATAGATCCCAAACGTACGATCAAACACTTCTTCTACCTGAGCATTTGCAAAAATCGTACGACACGCATGCATCGTCTTTAGCATATTCCCCGGCGTGATGATCAAATTACCATTAATCGATGCATAGTTTTCAAGAAGGGTAATGGTATTAGAGCTGAGCTTCATTATTCATTCCTCATGTATTGTTCAATGTTAATTTTGTGCTTGATGCATTAGGCCTTTATTCTAGCTGAAATGTTGTCAAATGTCAACAATCTTAGGAAGAAGTTTCTTAATCTGTTCATTAAGCTCAGCCTCAGTGCCGTTATTGTCAATGATATGATGAACAAAAAAGTCATCAATTTCAGGTTGTTCTGCTAAGGGATCAAATACACCACCTTCGCGTTCAACTTTAATAATTGTTGCACTGTTGGCTCGGCACCACTTCAATTCTTCTTTATATCGAAGATCTGTAATCACAAAAACGACATCATTCCACTGCTCAGGATGATAACCCTTAAATTCGAGCATGTGATCTTCAACATCCTCAACAAACACCTTATTATTATACTGACGAAGACGTGCTTGAATAACCTTCATCACCTCTTTCCCCGTACGATCACGACCGTTGGGAAGATGAAGAAAACCACGAATAAATTGATTATATTCTCGATCGTCTCGAAGAGCAAATGCCGCTTGAATAATCTTCTTAACAGCGTCTCCAAATTGCAGCTTACGAGCTGGAACATTTTGCTTGATCAACGCATCAACAATTAAATTGGAAACAAGATCTTTACCGGTGCCTTTTTGGCCACAAATTGCAATTAGCTTCATTATTATTCAATATTACTTCATTAGAGATGCAGCTAACGAAAAATATCAGCTAGCTGCAAATTGTTTACAAAACCACATGATTACACAAACGTTAATCACTTATTGGTATTTAATTGACTATTTTGGTCTATTGGCCCAGCGATCACAAAAATCGCTTCCATAACGATCCATATCACGAAGGAACCATACTTGCAGTTGGCGTTCTCGATTGTCTGGATAATATGGCACCTCTTCTTTCAACTCATCAAACTTGAACGTCTTGTTGCCCAGTCTGCTGTAGAAGTCGTTGATGTTGCTCGTCTTAAACTTGCCAAGTTTTTGCGTTTCACCTGTTCGACCAAACCAACAGTCATCTCGAGTCGCTACCCACTTTGCGTCACCGTCACTACCAATGAATAGAATGCTTGATTGCTGAAAGTGTTTACCTAAACTAACTGCAAAATTATAAAGACGGTGTTCGTCTTCAGGACCTTTGCCGATGATCAAAACACTGTTTTCGTTATCGACTGTACGCCCACCTTCTTCGATATAGCCACCTTTAACACGATTGTAGCCAAAATTTGATTGTTGGACCCACTTTTTCAAATCTTTATATGCGGCCGCATTTTCTTTCTTGGTACGCTCATTACGATCAGCGCTGACAAATGCCATTGGCTTGTGTTCTTTATAGTGTTGCCAAAAACGGCCGAGAGAAGCCTCCAGAAGAGTTTGCTCCATCATTTCAATCTTTTGATCAACATGATCAACTGATACTGTCGATGATTGTTCTTCCCACAGTTGACATGCATCAGCTCCATGTTTATCTAGATTCTGCTGAAACCATTCCCTCAATTGACGTTCACGAATATCCGGACGATATAGCGCCTCTTCTACCAGCATATCAAATTTGAACGTCTTGTTGCCCAACTTGCTATAGAAGTCGTTGATATTGTTGGTTCTAAATTTTCCTAGCTTTTTGATCGTTCCAATAGGCCCAACGTCACTATCTTCTCTTGTCGAGATCCATTGGGCATCACCGTTGGTATCGATGAACATGATACTGGATTGATCAAACATCTTTCCTAGACCAATAGCGAGATCACACACACGTTTTTCATCTTCAGCTGAATTGCCAATGATAAGAAGGCTGTTTTCCGCATCAACCTTTTTACCACCCTCTTCAACATAACCACCCTTGATTCGATTGTACCCAAATCCTGCTAAGCGTACGTGTCGTTTAAGTGTGCTGAAGTTCCTAGCATTTTGCTGTTTGGTGTTTTCATTACGATCAGCGCTGACAAATGCCATTGGCTTGTGTTCTTTATAGTGTTGCCAGAAACGGCCGAGAGAAGCTTCATTAAGAAAAGCTTCATTCAAATATTCTTCAAATTCTTTCATATACAAACCTTAAATTCCAACCCCTCGATGATGCAGCTCTGCAATAATATCTTCTCGCATTGCTTTATATTTTAATGCTTGCTTCTTGGTGATTTTACGCCCAGCGTATAAGTTGTGACACATTTCTGGAAGGAGCCCCCATTTTTCACGTGTAAAACAAACACCTGTTGCTGCCATACTGTAATTGTTTTCATGAGCAAAATTAGTATCAAATTTACCAGACACCAAATCTGCCAAATTGGTTGGAACAACCACTGGTTCATTCATCTTGTTTTTGATAATTGTTTCTGGACTAATATTGTACTGTAAAATGATATGCGGATAACCATTATGTTCATTAGAGGTCGTTAATCTCTAACCGTCGCAATTGCGACCGCTTTATGTCACCATAAAGAGCAGACTATATCATGATCCGAATTCGGACCCCTCGCACTTCCACCCACTTGGGTGTACTCTACTCGCTTCCATCTTCACGATGTGCTTTCGATAGTCGTTGCACCTTCCTCTTTCAAGGTTTGGCTCAGGATTGTCCTCTAAAAAGGAGTTTCCCTGAATTCACGAGGTTTTCAAATAAAATTACTTTTACAAGGCCCTTATTTGTTAAGGCTATCGAGGTCAAATGATTCACAAAATTCGTGTCTTCCAACTAGTGGTGGCTTAACATACGCTCCTGGGAACTTTTCACTCTTTTGACCACCATGTTTGATAGGAATTACTTTATTCTGTTCCAGCAGTGTGTTGTAAAGAAAATAATCCCACATCTGAACAGGACTGAAAACGTTTTCAAAATTGCAATGCGCCATATAACCGATCGTCATGATCAGATCAATGAACTTTTGCTTGGCGTCGATTTTATCAACCAGCTCTACGTCTCGAATGTTATATTCGATGAATAATTGCTTACACATTCGAATAATCTTTTCATTCAGCTGATTGTATTTGTCCATATTCTCCGGATGTTGATACAACGTTTTCTTCAATTGAGTTCGAATATAACCAAGCTTCTTGATTTGATGGTCATCTTCATTTGGTTTTGTTGTTACATCAAACTCACCAGTGTAAAAGTCTTTAAACGATCCACCTGTTGGATTAGGGATCTTTTTAATTCCAATTTCGAATTCAGCAATCGCATCCAATTTGTATGAAGGCTTCTGACCATATGTGAACTTCTTATACAACCTCAAATAATCGAGATCATTAATCCCCACCCACGATGTTTCCACAATTGATCGACCATACTCGTTGAATTCAACTTGCTTAAAGTTGATTTCTCCACATGGACTCAACCGCTTCATCCAATCTTCACCAAGAATGTTTTTTACTCGATTACAAATATAAGTGTTGTCAAACGCAGAGCCATTCCAATTCGTAGTGGCATCTGGATAATCTTGTTCAATAAACTCAACAAAAGACTTCAAAAGTGTCTTTTCATCCTTGCACTGGATGTATGTTACATCATCACGCTCATTGACAAAATCTTCAAGACCCCATGTCCAAATCTGTGACGCATTCAAATCTTTAACTGTGATCAAGGTAACTTTTTCTTTTGCTTCCATTGGATCAGGGAACCCACCAACGTATCGATAAGGGTGTTGCTTTAGAGGGATCCAGCTGGATGAATTGTATGGATCCTGCAAAAGATAATCTTCTTTATTCCATCGCTTCTCAAACTGACAAATTGATTGTGACTCAACATTGCTTTTCGTTTGATCTGTCTTATGAACGAAATAAACAACTGTATCATCATCTACCTCGCGATGACCAACCTCAGTTTCAATGTCATATGTGTAGATCTTTAGGCTACTAGAATCAGTCTGACAATCACCAGCAAACTTCTCAGCAATATACTGACTAACAAACATGTTATTTGGGGACGTATGTATACGTGTGTCGATGCTAACCCCTTGACCGTTTGGATTCTTAGTAATCTTTGAATTCTTACGAACAAATTCTTTACACGTATAGATGTTTTTAAATGTCAACCCAACCAACGGAACATCATCAACCAAACAAGTCCAACGTTTGAAATCGACATTGATGATGTCACCCTTATACTCTCGATAATCAAACTCATAGGGTACCCACACAGTAGGTTGAAATTCATCGTAGTAGCTGACTCGATTACCTTGCTCATCGATTCCACGAACAAAGATCTTGTTTCTAATCAAATGAACACTGCTGTATGTTTTCAGCTTGACTGGCTTAACATCATTATATTGATTTTTAAACAATTATCGGTCTCCTTCTACGAATTAATGTGATATCTTGATTATACACCAAAAGAAAAGCCCTCTGCAACTCACAGAGGGCTTGTTTATCCTATTGTTTGACGAAAGTTACTTTCCTTTGAAACCTTTACCAGGAACACCGTACATCATCTTTTCGTGCTCGTGGCCACCAATCTCACGAGTATATGTGAACTTACCAGTAGGTTTGACTGGCTTGTGGAGAATTGTTTCTACTTGTTCTGCAGGAACGAAATACTTTTCGATTTCATCTTCAGTCAGATGCTTGGTAATGAAACGTTGTACGGCATCACTAACTTCACCGTATGCACGTTGATGCTTGATATCATCAAAGATGAATTGTTTAACAGCTTTCTTACCTTCGGCCGAGCCATCGCTACCAAGAGCAACCATCTTTCGCCCACCCTTATCTTTATACATTACACAAGCAACAATCTTGCCACCTTTCTTCTGAAGCTTCCAAAATGGAACATTGTCGATCATGTCTTGCTTAGATTTGAAACCACTGCCGTGGATTCCGCCACAATACTTGTAACTGTCTTGAAGAATCTGCCAAACTTCGTCGACATATTTTTCCTTCGCTTCAGAGGAAGATAGGTTTTCGACGTGCTCAACAAGAAAATCTGAAAATGAAATCATAAGAAACAGAAAACGTTTTGTTGTGGGTACTTATTAATCCTCAAAAATGGCGAGATTAAGCGAACACATATTAACATTATGCTTAAAATCTTCTAACTTAGTGAAATCGTCGATTCGATGCTTAGTGTCAGTAACGACAACGTTGACAGCATTACCAAGCGTCTTTTCAACTTGCTGAACATTATTAGTGATCAGCTCATCATTCTTGCTGACATACACAGTCGTTGCGATTCGGCTAAGATGAAGCATCTCTGGATAGCTATCAACAACAGAAGCGAGCAAACGATACTTCTCTCCAGTAACGTAGTTCGTATTGTCGCCAATGAACTTAGCTAGCACTTCCTTAGGTTTGATTACAGGATTGATCATAATACAACCAATTGCAAGTTTCTGGCTGAGCTGATGCGCATAATACGCACCAAGACTGGTACCAACGATCACAACATTGTCAAGTGGATAGTCAATCGCAACGTGATTGATTTGAGCGAGGAGATCAATCATATTCGTGTAGTAATCATCACCACTATTGTAATGAAGAGGAACTACATGATAACCACCACCGAGTGCTTCAGTCACTCGAGCAACGGTTGACGACTTTGCACCACTATTAAAGCCATGAACATAAAAAACGATCGTATCCATTGTTTGTGTCTCCTTGATTGTTATATGGTTATTATACTAAAATTTTGACAAAAGGCAACAGACAAAAAGAGGGGCCTCACTTTTACATGAGGCCCCTCCCGGCATTCACTCATGCCAGCTGAATGTTCTAAGGGCGTCGCTGGTACGAATGAATTTTGATTCTATATTCAGATATCTGCCATCAGAGCATCAAAATCAATATCATCAAGCTCAGATGTAGCTGTGGTTGCTGCAGGAGCAGCTTGCCATGGAGCGGTTTCGGCAGTTGGCTGAACAACCGGCTTAACAACCTGCTGTTGAGGCTGTACTGCACTCTGGGCAACTGGAGCTGCCATTGGCTTATTAAAATTTGGCTTTTGAGTAGCTGCAGGCACAAAACCCTGACGAGGAGCAGATTCAAAATCATCAGATGTTAGGTTAAACACGCGATCACGACGTGCTTTAAGAGTATCGTAATCCTTCAGCTTTGCTGGATCAGAGAACTCGCCAAGATCATACATCTTATCTGCGATCGCAACGATAGTTGCATCATCGCCAATTGATGATTGAGCTTCAAAAGAGCTCTTGTCGTAACGTGGGAACTTATCCTGTGTGTATACCATCAAACGGAAGTTACAACCAGCATCCCAATCAGTAACATTGATATTACCCTGCGTTTCGTCAAATGCATCAGGCTTGGCTTTATCAGTGATCATCTCAAAGATCTTCTGACCAAAACGCCAGAGAAACACCTTGCCGTTGTTCTCAGGATGTGCGGGATCATTGACAACGAGAATGTTTGCAATGTACTGATGACGAGCCTTGGAAAGCCCTGCAGAACGAAGCGCCTGCTTGTCAGCTTCAGTGATCGCTTGCTTCCAACGAGAAGCAATATACTCAGCCATCGGGTCAGGCTTATTGATTGTGCGAAGACTGGTTTCAATATACCAACCAGCTGGTCCCTTAATAGCATAAGACCACTGTTCAGCCCAAGGAAGTTCACCTTCACGAATGGAAGGCAGAATTCGAATCACAGCTCGGCCATTACCAGCATTATCGAGCTCAGGCTTCCAAAAGCGATCATCAACATAATTATTCTTTGCCTCCTTCGTAGCAAGCGTAGAAAGGGTGGAGGAAGAAATCTTCTTGAGCTTGGAAATATCGAGTTTCATATTTGTCTATTCTTTAAAAAGTAATATTTGTTAAAATGTATTTTTCTACACCTGATGGCACCTTGATAAATCCTTTCGACTTATCAATTCTCATCAGTAGTGGTTCGACCATTTTTCCTACTGGCAGCGGTCGCAACTGGTCAGTTAGGTTTATAACTTGATTGATTACACTTACGGTTTCAATTGTTATTTGATTTCGTGTTAACGCTCTTATAACTCCGATTCCATCGTTGTAAGCAGTGTTCATATTATCCAACGATTTAAAGTCATTGGCAACAACATTACCTAAAACTTTTTTACGAGCAATGAAAAGGTTGTAGTTGGCGGCACCTTGTCCATAATCCCATATACAAGCATCATTACCATAGATGAAATTGCCTGCAAGATAATACACAAAATCACGAATCTCAAACTTCGATGCGACATATTCAATAACAGGGCTATCGGATCGAGCAAGAAACGTTTCGTATTTACCTTTCACTCTTCCCTTGTTTTTAAAAATGTCAAAGTTTTTTGTTGTGAAATGTTGTCTCATAGCAACCCACAACTTAAAAGCATCAAAACCTAGCATTCGATTGAGATTATATTAGTTAGCTGCAAATCTTGTTCGGAAATTTGATCAACCAGAGCAAAGAAAATATCCATCTTTCTTTGCTGATCTGGAATGTGATGATCGACAATATTGTCTACACAAGTCTTCAAAAAGTCAACAGTGACGTCAAACTGAAACATCTGAAAAACTAACGGAGCATCGATCTTGTATCCATGTACAAGAGATTGAAAACTCAAGTATCGAGTGTCATGATCAAAATCATCAATAATATCCAGCTGTAGTTGAGTCCCTTCTCCTGTGGGAATGAAAATCTGAAGGTTTTCATTCAACGATTGAATATCGTGGTTATTATTCAACCAATCATCGATCGTATTAACGAGACACTGACTGTGCATATACTGCTGAAGATGCTGTCGATACTCAGCAATGAGATTTTCCTTAATGCACCGGCATCGATCAAGATGATTTAGACCCAGACCAACGGTTGCATAATTGAAATCCTCTTCTTCAATTGCAGCAGAAAATGTAATGTAATTGTCATGAACAATTGTACGTACTCGAGCGGTTGACATTATTACTCCTGAATTTCGATTGTCTGGCTAGTGAACATGTCATCATCATATACTTGCTGAAACACGCGATCCAGAAGCTCAACGATTGCTACCGTTCGCTCCTTTGCTGCATTCAAATAATCATAAGCATCCAAATAGCACTGTTGAAGCGATGAAGCATTAACGTTGAAATGCAACCATGCTAGATCGTTGTCAACAGGAATTCCATCAATCGTTGGCTGCATTGAAAGTGTATATACAATATCTTTTTCATCATCATTACAATCGATGGTGCAATAAATGACGATATTATCTTGGCGATGCATTGTCGTTCCAACAATCTGACCAGGCATCAGTTTTTCAAAAAGACCAACAAGGTCCTGCATGTAATGCAAATACTCGACACCAACTTCGAAGTTGTGTTGAAGTGCGAGGAAATTGTGACTGATATCATCAATGCGACGATCTCGACGATCATGGAATGAAATTGCACTGTGTACAAACTGTAGATTAGGTTCCGATACTGTCAGCACCGTGCTAGCTTCGCCATGATTAATAATAACCTTTGCCATTTGAATTGCTCCTTAGAATTGATCAGTACCGTTATTGTACCAACAAAAAAGACAAAAGACAACACTGAAAAGAAAAGCCGGCTCAGCCGGCTTTTGGGGCGATTACTCACCTATTCATTCAAAGAATTCATTCAGTGTTGTGGTTACACGAATCATACCAAGATCAACGAAATCTTGTCGGATCTTATCTTGAAGGGATTGAGAAAGATGATTTTTAATCTTTTCAATCTCGATTTCCTTATCTTCCAAAAACTCGATCAGCGTTTCTAAACATGTCTGATCATTTTCCTTCGCCTTTTCTTCAATATACATTGAAAAATCTATAGGATCTTTGAATACAAGTTGAATCGGATTCTCAGCTGTCATTACTTCTTCCCATGAAGTTTAGCTTCAGTGTCTGCAGCCGCACGATATTGAGATTCACTCACTTCATTGCACTTAATCTGAGACTCATTAACATTGTAGTCAGAGAACTTAGCACGCGCTGCATAATAAGCATCAACTTCAGCATCATCACCATCTTTTACGGCGACAGGAATATTAAACGTAAAGGTGACATTATAATACTTCATATAAATTCCTCATAAAGGATCATTAAAAGGTGTTTTAAAACACAACAAATTTAATTAGATGCAATCTTCATCGCACCACTGACCAGCATATCGCTGGTTATAACGCTTATATCGGCCATACGACATATCTAGTCCGTCATCAGGCATCGTGTAATAAACTCGACGGATTCCAATTTCACGAATCAACGCTTGGCAAACCTTGCACGGCTTTGCACAAGCAGGACGGCCGTGACTATCAAAGCGATACACATATATCGCATAAGCGCGCTTATACTGATCAGGCCTCAGCTTTGCAATCGCAGCAACCTCAGCATGAACATGTTGCTTGAGTGGGAGATTGACTTTTGCTGCCCATTTTGCTTGAAGTGGATTGGTTTTCACATATGAATTCACACCAACTGACAAAATCGCACCAGAGCGAGAAACGATTTTAGAATACACAAAGTACTTCTTCTTATTGGTCTTGCGATTACAATAACACGCACGATTATGTTCATCATTATCGTGGTAATGAACATTACACATATATTTCACCTCAAGCAAATATCAGCTGCAGAGCCATCAGCACAACGGTTCCAATTCTCCTTCCCTAACCATTTCAGCAATCATACGAATTGCTTCCACAAAAGCTCGATCATCATCTAAACCTTCAGCAACAAAAACACCTGCGATCTCATCAATCCAACTATCATATGACATTACTTTACCGGTAAGAATATCTTCATACTTTTGCATCTTTGTTCTCCTGTTTAGTTGATCGATACGCGTATTATACACAAAATAAAGAAAAAGGCAACAACAAAACAAAAAAAGTGAGGAAATTTCTTTCACTCACTTTTCACTTACATTCTAGTACGATCTCGCTTAGGATTATTGCGTGTCAGCCACGTTCTCTTTAGTTTTACGCGCCGTCGTATGCTTTGTGGTGCGAGTACTAGTACCGCACTTTGTGCTCGGCTTAGAATGTGTTTTAGATGCCGTATCACGGGATTGAGACTCAGCTGGTACTTCATCCTTCTTGCCCACGTTGCTTTTGGACTTTGCTTCAGCTTTCTCCTGTTCAGAACGAGTCGGCAAATATCCATATTGCTCAAGCAAGTCGTACGTCAAATTTGGATATAGAAGATCTAACTTTTGATCCTTAACTGCAAGAAGAACTTTAGCCTCATCATTACACACAGTTTCAAGGAGCATGATGAAAAGCTGCTCTCGCTTTCGCTGATCGATTGCAGAGTCTACAAAATACGAGAATCGATGACGTCGAATCGCATAAAGAAGATCACTCGACGTCATCCCAGGCTTACGCTCTTCTTTGTTATACGGAGGATCACCATCAGGAAGTTTAAACTTTGCTGTTGGAATATATGCATGAGCAAAAACAATTGCTAATGCACTGTGCGGTTGAAAAGCAAATGGTTGACCCTTATCCATTAAAGATGGTTCATCATTAATCGCTTGTAAAACCTCACTCAAAACCATCTTATTAAAATCTCTAATTTCACTCATACTTTAATTCACAAAACAGTTAATTTCATTGAGAAGAATATTACAATTATGCTTAACAAAATAATTGAATATTTTCGCCTTATTTCCCTTAATTGGTAACTTATATGTACTGACAATCTCATCCTGAATTTCATCAGGAATAAATGCAAAATCAATTAAACGTCGATTGCGCATCCAACGTGTTTTAATAGTTTCATCTTGACAATTGTCATAACCTTCATCCAAAAGAGCATCAATCTTCTTTGAGGTTAGCTTATTGCTACGTTGCTCCTTAACATACGTATCATCAGCACTCATAATATTTGGAATTCCATCTCCACGGTCACCGGTCATACATTTTTGTGCAATGTACAGTTTTGGATTGGGATCAGTCACCATTGCTTTGGTTCGTGGTGATAGTTGATGGACATTATCATACTGATGCAACTGAACAAAGTCTTTGTCACTACTGACAATCAGTACTGGCTGCTTTACATCAAATAAAATATCCTCTCCAGTTTCATTGGTTTGATAATATTTGCACAATGTTGCGATTACATCATCGCTCTCAGCTCGATCAACACGAACTACAGGAAACATGAAATTTTGACGTAGATCGTCAATCATAGTATTCATGGTTTCAAAAATTAGGTGCCAATCCATATCTGACTGAGCACGAACCTTTTTGCGATTTGCTTTGTAGTAAGGAAAAATCTCCTTGCGCCAATAATGACGACCATCACAACACACAACCAGCTTACCATATTGTTGTTTATAGTGTGTATTGTAATATTTCAACTGGCTGAGAATCACATGTCGAATCAAATTCGTAGCTTCAGTTTTATCCGCACTAGTGCGATCAACATGCAGCTCATCTTTAAAAGCATAACATGAACCTAACACGACTTGCGAAAGGTCAACAAGAATTGCCATATTTGAACCCCTAAGGTTTGGTATAATACCAAATTATATAACAACGAATTTAAAAAGACAACAAAAAAGCCAGCAATGCTGGCTTTTTAATTTCACAACGTTTTGTAGAAATGATGCTTACCGACAATTGACGTTTTGACGATCTTCGCTCGGAGGCCCATAGCACGCTTACTGACTTTGGTAGAATGATAAAACAAAGCACCTTCTGTGTTATCAATTACTGCATCACGATCGCGGTACATGTGGTGAACTGCAGTTCGAATTTGGCGATATAATTTTGTCTGTCGGTGATTGGTTTTTTGATTCAGTTCGCTACAAACCCAACTAAACTGACAGATTGAGCCTCGTCGCTGTTTCACAACCTCGCAAGCGGTATTAGGAAATTTATTATTGTCCATCCGATTAAACACCACATTGGTCACCGCTTGCCAACCCGCTTTACCTTCCCCACGAGCTTCAAAATAAGCATTGTCGGCTAGACATGTTAGTTGCTGTTCATAATCGGCGAATGCATTACCACAAAGAGCAGCAAACAAACAAAACCCAACAAAAACCTTACTTAACATATTTCCCACTACACGTTGATGTTTGAATACATGATTATTATCCGTACATCTAGACAAAAATACAACTTACTTAGATGGACGGATTACCCCAAATCGAATTCCAACTCTACAGAAGTGTCATGTTTAATTCGATCAACTTGATCATATACTAGTGCATCTTCGCCGAGAAATTCACCACACGGAGCTCCATTAATTGTAATCTTTGGTCGAAAACTACCATCACCATCAATGAAAACACTAACATTCGAAGAGTGACCAATTCCACCACAAAGTTGCATCCAATTCAACAATCGTGCCACTTCAACAACCTGATCTTCACGAACTGTCATTTGAATATCAAGTGTAACTTGCTTCATTATTGGATCCTTTAATAACTTCACTAATTTCATCTACATCATATAGAGGTATGTGTCTTAATCGACAAATGTCTCGTATAAGACTCCATCGCCGACCATATTTGATATCGCAAAAAATAATATATTCACTATTTTTAATCACGCTATCGATGCTTCCTACTTCACGAAGAGTTCCTCTCTTCACGTGGCGAAGGTAATCATGACCATCACTGACCAATCTATCAATCAGATGATAATCAACCAACGCTGCTTCTATTTGGCGACATCCTTGCTGTTTTGGAAAAATTCCATTCCACCCTCTCCAAGGAATATAATCAATTCCGCATATGTCCGTTTGGTGTGCAGTAATTCTACAATTCAATCGATACCACGGAAGACTTTTATACTCAACCAATACATTAATATTCTGTCTATGAACAAACATCCAATCAAGAACCATCTCAGTCGGTTGTTTGAAAAGAGGCCAACGTCTATTATCAAAAGCTCCCAAGAATCCGATTGTTGTCATTTTTTTCATACACTAGACATACATGAGCTATTAAAAGAATGAAATTTTCAAGGTGAAACAATACAGCAACTGGAGACAAAAGACAACCCACCATATATGATCCACAAAAAAAGGACCTTAAAGGTCCTTTTTTGATCATCACAGCTGTGAGTGCATGCCACAGATGCTTAAGCATCTGTGGCAGTTCACTTAGTGTGACTCTTCTAGAAGGCCAAACACAGAACGAAGTGGGTACTGATGTTGTTCGTCCATTGACACAGAGACATCACCTTCATTTTGTACCAGAACAATGGTGCCAAACAAACCCATACCATCATCACTTCGCACGACGCTATTTGGCAATCCTTTGTTTGCAGCTTCAACATCATAATACACGACATATTGTTGATTATTGAGTGTTAATGACGTTTTAGCTACAACATCACAAGAGATCAGTTTTGACATTGACTTATCATCAACCTTTTTAATATCTTCAAAACGACCTTGTGGGTCTGCCCCACTACAAAATTGATCAACCCATTTACACGAAAGAACAAATACCTGCATTTTGAAACTATAGTGGTTCTATCATTATCTAGTTCACTGATTTAATACACTAAATTGGTTACGCTTTTCGATTGTAATAATATTATCAAATTCCATTTCTTGCACATTTTCACGATGGCTGATAACAATAATATTGCTATCTGTAAAGCTTCGAAACAGTTTCATTACCGCTTCAATGCCTGCCTGATCCAACGAGCTGTCAAGAATTTCATCAATGAAGATATTACTACAACCACAGCTATTACGAATCTGAGCAATGTATCGCCAAGTAAACATAATTGCCAAATCCAGGCGTCGACGCTCACCTTGGGATAAATTCTGATACGTCATGTCATCACGGCCGCGAGCTCGAATAGTTTCATTAAATTGTGCATCAAGCTCAAAACTCAGATAAAAGTCCATATCTGCCAAATATTTGTTAATCATCTGATTAATAATTGGAAGATATTGGCCAACAACAGCCGACTTGATACCAGTATCCTTCAAAAGGTTCCCACATTGATCAATAATATTCTTTTCATTAATCAACTTAATCTTTTGTTCAATTAGATCCTTCGCTTGAAGAACTTTGCCTTCGATTTCTGCTCGTTTCTCTTCAATTTGGTCACTATTATCTGGCTGTTCAATCTGTCGATCAATATCAGCGATTTGCCTATTGATTAGGCTAATTGAATTATTCTGAACCCTTACATCATTATTAAGTTGATTGGACTTATTGATAAGATCAATGAACTTCTGTTGTTTTTGGTACAACGAATCTAGTTTAGCTTGAATCTTATCAAGTTTTTCTTGATGTTGAGAGCGCTGCTTCTCTGTTCGTTCAATGATCGCGTCGCGATACTTTTGTTCGATCTTTTGATGACACGTTGGGCATTCATCATTATTATTGACAAACTTCTGTTGGCTCAACACTCCATTGATCAGTGTAACAACCTCATTATGTTGTTGCTGCAGCTGCGCTAATGCTTGTTTGAATTGATCATACTTTTCGATCGCAGGTACCAACTTTTCAATTGCTTTATTAAATTTGTCAATCTTTTTGTTGTGCTCATCGATTTGCTTATACAGCGTTTGTTTTTGCTTCTGCAAATTGTCAATATTGTTTTGACGAGCCTGTTTCAATGTGTCAATTACAGCCTTGTCACTCTCTAGTTGGATCTTAACCGTCTTTAGTGTATAAGCATTATCATTGATTGAACTTGTGTTGGTTTGAGATTTTTGCTTTAGCACCAAACCCATCGTCGTCAAGATCCCCACCCCCAAAAGATCCTCAACAACGATCCTACGCTCAGCGCTATTCAGCTCCATAAACGGTGTGTAGCTAGCAGTACCAACGATCACAGTCTGGACAAACGTTTTGTAATTCATTCGTAGGATTTGATCTTCCAAAACACTCTGATAATCACGACTATTGCTGTCTTCATTGATCAGATTATCATCTTTATAGATTTGAAAAACCGACGGCTTGATCCCTCGAATAACTTTGTAATCAACACCATTACTATCAAACTCAACCTCAACAACCATCTGCTTACCATTGATCGAATTGACGAGTTTGTTTTTTGAAGCGCCGTTAAAAGCCTTGTTATACAGAGCAAATGAAAGGGCACAAATTATAGAAGTCTTACCTCCCCCATTCTTTGCAGAGATTACCGAAAGCTGATTTTTGACCAGGTCAACTTCTGTCCATGCAGCTCCATAACTCATGAAGTTTTTAAAACGAATATTTTTAATTGTCAGCATTGAATTCTTCCTGTAGCTGCACAGCCTCGTTATACAGTGATGTCATATACCTGATTAAATCATCTTTATTGGTTACATCGAGACCACTGATATAATCGTTAATAAGCTCGACTGTATTTTTCACTGAAATTGATTGATCAATATCACCATTTTGCAGATCAAGTAGAATCTGATCTACAATCTTCACGTCTGCCGGTTTGCTAGCAAACACCTTATTAAGGTAATTATTGTATAAAAACGGTTTGTTTTTGCATTTGACTACAACCTTAACAAAAGCATCCTCGATATCATTTTCTTTAAACGTTGTTGTTTGACCTGGGGCACTATCATCATACACGAGCCACGAATAATAACGATCATTATTAGCAATATACTCCCACGTTAATGTCTTGGTATCAAAAACAACAAATCCATTCTCACCAAATGCATCACTCCACGTTAGCTGATAGGGGGTGCCAATATAACTGATATTATCTTTATGACTGCGACTGTGGAAATGACCACTAAACACCTGCTTGTAATGATCAAACATGTGACGATCGATCCCACCTTCAAATAACGTTGTCCCCACTACTGGAAATTCATTGATTGCAAAATGACCCAAGCAGTAGTCACTATTACTTTCGTTGATCATTTTATAACATCGTTCAGCGTTTTGTTCACAGATCCACGGAATAAAATCAAACGTGATTTTGTCAAACGTTAATGTTATTGGTTCGGTGTGAACATGTACATTCTTATAATTTCGAAACAGAAGATCGCTACTAGTAATGTCCAACGTTTCTTTATAAAACACATCATGATTGCCAATCAATGTATGGTATTCAATCGATTGTTCATCAATGATGTCGAAAAAACTATTGTATGCAAAATCAATCGTTTTAAGATTACAATTACGACGATTATCTAACTGATCGCCCAACTGAAAAATTGTTTTGATTTCATGCTGCTCCATGTAATGGAACAGTTGATCGAAAAACTTCTTTTGGTGTCGCATCATCACTTCACTAGCATTTTTCACACCAAAGTGAAGATCACCTAAAATCACTATCTTCATAACACCTACAAATTTTAAAACACAATGACGATATCATTATACTACAGATACAGGAAAAGGGCTACACATTTAATGTGCAACCCCATAATATCTACCCCAGACAGCCACTGGTGATCAGCTTCCTCATCCCAGAGCAATATTCTTCACCCATTACAACCAAGTGCTCAGCCTTACACTTATCATAATAAGGGCACGCATTACATTTGATAAGACGTTGAAGACGCTCTTTCTTGCAATATTGCTTCCATTGATCTAACGTGTCAAACTCAACAAACGATTCTAAACAATCACTATAGCCAGTCGTCATCCACTTTCCATTTGGGCTAATGTAGATGAACCCACTTGCCTCTGGATTGTAACATTTGTCCATCCATTCCGACAAATTGATCAACCCAAACGAACGAGGTTTCTTTTTATATTCATTGATAAAACTGATGACAAAATCTGTATATTGTTTGATATCAAATGAATATGGAGACCTGTTTATTGATGATGGATAAAACTGATAGAAGAAAACATCTCGACCTAATGAATCATAAAACTCAACCAACTGATCAACTGGAGTATTGATAATCGAAGGAAGAACGACAACGCCCAACGAGCAATTGTGTTGTTTTATAAGTTGTAGATTCTTTTTGTAGTCCGGTCGTTCCTGGTTTAATGGAATCGTTACTCTAACTTTTAGATACTCAGCGAGCTCGAAAATTGAACGATTATAACCACTAGTGCAAAACCCAATTGTAACTTGATTTGAAACGTGACTTCGAATAATTTTGACGATTTGGATGAGATATTGCTCATCTAACAAACTGATCTCACCGCCATACACGGAGATACTATCAATCACGTAATCATTTTCAACTAACTGATGCAACTTGTTATCCAAGCATTGAAGATCAAGTGTTGTTTGATCTTTCCTTAGATCACCCAAATAGCAATACTTGCAATTGGTTTTACACCAGTATGTTGGAATAATTGATAACGATATTTTCTTCATTAAAAACCAAAAAACGTTTCACAAGCGCGATCCCACCAATCTTTTTCTTCTCGACAATATCGTACATGAGATCGTGTGGGTCGTTGTTTCTGACGAATCTGTGAAATTATTTGCTCCCCCTCTTTACCAGCTTTCTTCTCAATCCAGAACCGAAGTTCAGGCAAACGATCAATCGATACTCCCTTACAAAGCAAACACATCTGATTGTACATCAATGTCATCAATTGGATTTGATAACGATATTGCTCACCAACAAATACACTAGCAGGCGCCCACATCTTTTCCCAAATGTGATGATTTTCACGCGCTTCTGAAACAATTGCCAAACGTAGCTCTTTAGGTAAACCATAGAAAGCGCTGACGTATTCGAGTACGATCTTGTTAATATTATCAGGAATATCGCCAATCATCTCTCGATCAAGCGTTCGAGGGCAACCATCAATAAAAATGATATCAAACTTCGAGTAACAATATATTTTTCCTTCTACCTCAAAAGGAACATTAACAATATCAAACAATGGAAACTGATATCGTTCTTTACTCATACATCATCCTCCAAAATATCGCTTAAAGTAATTGTACACCCTTGTAAAGATGTTTTCAACGGGATCGTGATGATGTTGTGCAGTTGCTAACGCTTCCTCCTGCTGACGCTTCAAAGCTCGTTTATACGCACCATACTCACAACAAAGATCCATCAATCCTGGACTAAACACAGACAGAAATCCTGTCAGCTCTTCAGTTCGAACATTGGTTTCAATAAACTGATTCATCAACTGTGCAACGTACGTCAAGGTATCAATCGTCAGTGAGCTCCTATCATTGATGTAGATGAATGTATGGTGGAACATCTGATCCAGTGTTAATTCATTAATTGCGATCAAATAAGCATACTTGATCATCACTGCCTTAGGAAGTGCATACATCGCCTCAATCAATTGATACAACTTAGAAATAATAACAGACGGAATTTCCCGATCACTGTGCCAATGAAACTCTCGATTGCCTTTTTCATCAACAACTACATCAAACCGATCAAAAACATATGTCTGACCCTCCCACTGAAAAGGCACATTGACAATTTCAAACAAGCTAAAACGAAACACTTCTTTCTTGTCAGTCATATTATGATTCCATTTTGAAAACCACAGATGCTTCAGCATCGTGGATGAATTGCTTAAAAATAAAGTATAAACAAAGCTGTAGATGGTACCTATGGAATGTAGGGATCCAAAGAGGATTAAGGAAACCTTAATCGATATTAAAAAGCGTGTGGAGATAAACCCCTCTAGATCATTGGAAGAAGTAATTCAACTCGTGATCCAAGGGTTGTCTACGAAGCACGAAGCCACAGATGCTTTAGCATCGTGGTAGTTCACTCACTCTAACATATCTCTAGGCAAAAGACAACAAAAAAAGGGGCAGCAATTAGCTGCCCCAAACCAGTCACTGCGTTAAGAAGCCATCAAACCAGCTTAGAAACTGTGAACCATACCAGTCACTACCTCAGCAGCTCGATTGTCGCTGGTCCACACACCATGTTGTTCTTCCCATGTGTAGCCTGCACCACCATAAACCTTGGTGCGCTTAGAAAGTGAATATTCATAACCAACTGCAGTTTGAACTGCGTCCCAAGCCTTATTATAGCCGTTTGCAAACATTGGTGTTGAATACTCAGCACGACGATAACCAACCTGCATCATGGCGGTACCACCACCGATTTCCATCGTAGCACCACCAACGACACCAAACCCATCGGCACCTGCAGTTTCGGAGACAAGCGTCACTGGCTTGCCGTCATCATCAAAACGACTCTGCTTGGCATGATCGAACCACTGCACCGCAATGACTGGCGTGATCTCGCCAAGATTGTGACGATAGTAACCTGTTAGAGCATAACCATTGTCTTCAGCAAGTTCAGAGTACTCAGTATTCGCGTAATCAGTGATTGCAAACGTGGCACCAACATCAGCAGCACCAAACCTGCCAGTCATACCGACTGCATAATACCGATTGACTTCTGAGGACGTTTCCTTGCCATCTTCCTTAGCATCCTGCTTTAAAGACATTTGACCATAAAGATTGACGCCGCCAAATTCAGGAGACTTATACGTGATAGTGTTATCGAAACGACCACCGCTCATACCATAAAGAATGGTTGTGTTCGCACCAACGGTACCCCAACCAGTGCCAAACGCTCCAGCAGAACCCATCAGACCGTACGTGCCGTTGCCACTATCGAGCGCCCCCATACGACCAACAGAAAGTTCACCATATGTGGAGTTGTGTACAAACATTCGAGCTTCACGAGAGAATGCACGATCATCATCAGCAAATTCACCGCTATCGGCATTGAAACCCTGTTCTAACTGAAAACCGATGATTGTGCCATTACCAAGATCTTCGGTACCCTTGATCCCAATTCGAGAAGCGGAATTCTGACCGCTTTCAATTGAGAATGAATCAGTTGAACCACCGAACTCACCATGCTCAACATTCTTGTAATGTACGCCAAGGTCAACCTTACCATAAACATTAACGTCGGCAGCTACTGCAGCACCAACAGCAAAAACACCTGCCACTGCGGCAGCAATAATCTTAGTATTCATTCAAATATACCTCTAAATTCACTAGCGACATACACCACTAGTTTTGGTTGTTGTTTCGAACCGGTTCGAAACAGTGCACTATTTAAATCGTAAGCATTGTACGAACCAGCCGACACAAAAGTCACCATACATTTTGGTGGGGATATATCCCCACCAAACAATTATCAAACGAAGAACTCTTCTAAAGCAGTCTTTTCACGCATCGCTTCTCGACGCGCTGCTTTTTCTGCAGCCTTTTCAGCTTTAATTGCTGCAATTTTATCTTCCTCTTCTTGAGCAAGCTCCATATATGTGTGAATCGTGCTATTGTTCATCACATTGGTACCATCCTCATCATCATCAAGCTGCATTGTGTCTGTAATTGGAGACATCATCATTAGCTTTCCACGAATTAGATTTTGTTTTTTCTCAAGTTTAAGACGTCGAATGAACGCACACCAACATATCTGAGTTATATATGAGAAGGCAGATTTACTCTTCTTCGGATCAAAACTGTCGATATATGTCAGACAATTATCGATAGCGTCATTGATCATCTCTTGTCTGTAGCTATAATTGATAAAGTTTGGTCGGAAGCTAAGATGGGTAGCGATCTTCATAATACACTCCCCAATAAAGTCATCAACTGGTGGCTTTTCGCGCCCTTCAGCTAATGCTTTGTCTCGTTCCTCACAATATTTGACCATATGTGCATACAACTCTTCATTGTCGACATAGTGTCCTTTTTCAGGTACTTTAAGACCCATTGAACGGCAAACATCTTCATACGTTTTCCCGTCCTCATCAACAAGTTTACCGTCTCTGCGTCGAATTGGTTTTTTATCTTGTTCTTCCAATTCAGTTTCTACAATATCCTCATTGTTAGCATTAACAGGATCAATTGCATCCTGCAATTCATCAAATAAATCACGTTCCATTATAGTTTTCGAGCTTTCATTGCCCGTTAAAGTATATGATTATATTGTACAACTTCACCAAATAAAAGACAACACATTAAACAAAAAAAAGCCCCTTAAGGGGCTTTGTGTATCTTTAATCTGTTGTGGCGCTTCACTTTAATCATTCTTTATGGGAAAAAACTTTATACCCCCAAATCCAGATGATCAGGGTGCAAATCACATGAATGATTGTTTCTGGCCACGCAAATACCTGGAAGAAAATCCATACTCGATACACATCCCAAAGTGAGGCTAGAATCAGCAACCATCCAACAAGAAAGATCAACGTTCCAACGATTTTATCAAAATGTTTGTGAAGAAACTTAAACACACCAGACCAATATAAAAGGTTAAACAAAAAGGGGACTGCATTGTCCCCTGGTATTTAAGATTTTGTTAAGATTACATCTTGCTAGAACTGCACTTCTTTGAAGTCGATATCAAACCCCTGTTCACTATAGATCTGCAATCGTTCTTGTGCATGTTTGTATGTGTGATTAATTCGACGACCAGTACGAAGATCATCAACCAAATCAAACACTTTTGATGTTCCTTTATCTTTAGCCAAACGAAGAATTCGTCCCACCGCCTGTAATGTTGTGATCTTGCTCTTTGTTGGTGATAGAATAAGATTCTCGCACTTAGGTAAGTTTAAACCGGTAGCACTAGTACTGACACTGAACACGAGGATTGGATTCTCGTTGCCTTTGTTAATAGAAGTACGAATTGCTTCACGTGTTTTCGCATCAACCTTCCCATCAATATGAAACACAGGACGTTGATCACCAACCTTTTCTTTAATCAATTTATACAACCACTCACCATGTTCACGCAAACGGAAAAGAATCAGAGTAGTACCTTTAAGGCTGCAAGCCAGGTTACGAATAAACAACTGTCTCTTTACATGATGGTTAATAAAATCTAACTCATCCAAGTATGTTTTCTTTAACTCTTTGGTTTCTTTCCAAAGTTGCTTAGACTCCGCTGCAGGATATTTCATATTAACCATATAAACTTCAAGCTGATTTAACTGACCTTTTTCTTGAAGTTGTTTTGTTGTTGTTACTTGGTAAACACTACCAAGCAGTCCGGTGATTTGAAATTCATGACAAACACAACTAGACAAGCTACCTGTCATTCCAATCTTATATCGTGCATTGATTGCACCACCAACAACTGTATTCAAAGATTTTGCCACACAGCTATGAGCTTCGTCTACAAATACCGCATCCCATGTTTCAAATAAGTTTTTATCATATTTGATAAGGCTCTGCCATGTACTGACTACACACTGATCGTTATACGGGTCAGTTGTTTTGATCTTAGAATGAAGCCCATGTACCTGTTCAACGACATCAAAACTATCATCATTAGCTGCGTATTCTTTGAAATCGCTAATCATCTGTTCAACAAGACTTGTTGAAGGAACAACCAAACACACCTTTCGGTCATGTTTAAGCATCCAACGAACAAGCATGTAAAAAATCAATGATTTTCCAGAACCGGTTGGTGAAAGCAATAATCCTCGATTCGCTTGAATGGCGTACTTTGCTGCTCGTAACTGATACTCACGAGGCTCGAATGGTAGTTTTAACGATTGTACCCATTGTTCAAATTGACTAATATCATCAATATGAGGTTTTAAATGTTCTTCAGTTTGATCAATAAAAGTATAATTTCGATCAGCACAAAACTTAACAATATGTGCATAAAGACCAACAAGTGTAGTATTATTGCGAAGATTGACTAAACGAATACGTCCATCCCAAACGTGATTTCTAAATTGAGGGCTGTATTTTGCAGACTCGACAAAAAAACTGAAATACTCACTCATCTCTTGAAGTGCGCCACGATCACCATCAACAACTAATTCAGTCTCGTTAATCTTTTTTACGTAAATTTCACTCATGTCTTAAATGTCATCTTAACTGGATATTAATGTTCTCCAGCCATAAAAGCCTGTTGTTTAATATAGTTGCTAATTTGAAAATCTCGTGCACTAATTGCTTTAAGAATAGATTCAATAATGTATACAGTAGTATCAACTGCTTCCATCTGCATTTGTACCTTAGTGACGTCATTATCAGCTGCTAACATTTGCTCTAGTACTGCACGTACAGGCTTCAACCCTTGATATTGATCAATACCTTTAGCTTTACATTCCTCTAATGACATTTCACCATTATAATATCGAGTCTTTTCTTGCCGTACTTCATTCAATTTGATTTTTAAATTAGTTTGTTTAATTTTCCACACGGCTAACATTCGCACATATTTTGCATGTAATATCGGTGTTCGAATGCTTTCACCTTTAATATCTGTTGGATCAATGGCGGCGTCAATTTCCCATTGTTCAATAATCTCTTCAACAACACTCACTTTGTCAAACACCCATAAAAAGTTTCACAATACATTATACAACTTGAGATGGCAACTGAAGAAAATCAGTCAAAACTGGTTTTCCTGTAAATCGTAATGATACCTGAAAAGTCAAATATGTTGTCTCTGTTGTGTCTTCTGAAATTTCAAAACCATCAATGCTGGTTGGCCACATATCACGAAACTTCAAACGACGTACAGGCTTTTGGTTACCACCAATAATATCAAGAAAGCCATCACTAACAAGAGGAGGAATGTTAGCATCATTTTTCCCACTCTGATCAATAAAACGTCGCTTCCATTGATTAATATCATCTGTTGTTTCTGCAAACCCAATTAAAGTCATCCATTCATACATCGCAGCATAATTGTTCATTTCAGCATCCACTAAAATGCTAACATTGAGCCCTGTAAACTCAGGGCGAGTTCCAGGTTGATAGAGAACAGTAAATGGGGTCTCATGAGTAGCTTCTCCCAATGTAATAGAAGGAATAGTTACACTCTTACACCAAAATGAGATTTCAGGAATCTTAGCAATATTGAGAATAAACCCTGTACTTTGTAATGGATTAACAACTGATGGGTTTGGACAAATGGCCGCCATTATATTTGTTATACACTGAAATAATATTTTATTGTACTTAAAGAACGTACTTTATTTTATTACCTTTGTTTTTATTTTACATCTAGGGAACGTAGTGACCTAGATGTGTTAGATCTGAACGTCAGTGAAGATCTAACGGATTAGAAGAACTTTAAAAAAAGAATTCTAAAATCTTTAATTTTAACTTTTATCCAATTTTAATTTCTCCTAATAATAATTGATTATCTAATTTTTTCAAAGAAAAGTCAACTGATTCTCCAATATTTTTCATAGGGGAAATACCCATATAGATCTATTAATAGGAACTAATACTCATTAATATTCTCTTTTAATGTACATTGAATAGTTTTCTTTAATCTTCATCATCTCTATTATAAAGAATACCCTATCAGATAATAAGAATTATTCTCAACAATGAATATAATATAAAGTTATTATTTTAAGGTCTCTTGATAGCATTAATAATATGGGTAAAAGTACTAAGAACAAAAGCGCTAAAATGCCGTTGACTTTTACTCCAAAATAGTGTATAATCCCCTATTATTAAAGGCATAAAAGATCAAAAGATAACAAATCAATATAAAATTGATATCAAAAATCTTTAAATTTCCAAAGATGCTGGAAAATCCCCAAACCGTTCAATCTTCACTAACGTTCAGATTGAACCATCCAGGTCGCTACGCTCCCTGGATGTAAACTAAAATGGAAAAGTTAATTAAAAGAGAACGAAAAGAAAGTGAACTACCACGATGCTATAGCATCTGTAGCTTTCTTGATTAAATGTAATGTAACTGTGGACTTTTCTTATACAATGGTGTAAGATACAATCTGTAGTTGAGTAAGGGAGAATTGTTTTGAATTTGAATAAAATTGCATCTTTAGCAGTGGTTGGGATGCTATTAGGTACTAATAGCATCGCTGGTGAGATCAATTATAGTGTTAGTGAACGAACTGATGTAGTAATCGATGAAGATTTGAAACTTGTTTGTGTACGACTATATCCAAATGCTAGATCTTCAGCAGCGGTTAGTGGTTGCTGGACATTTTCGCAGGTAATGAAGGACGCTACGTTAGACGACATTGTTATGCAAGCAAAGAAACAATTGAAGAAAGGAGAACCCAAATAATGAGTCTGCTTGATCGTTTGAAGAAAGCTAGTAAAATCGAGTTTGCAAACACTTTAAACAAAAGTGAAATTTTTACAAATAAAGATGTTATTCAGACATCTATTCCTGCTTTGAATATTGCATTGGGAGGTAGTCTTGATGGTGGATTGATGCCTGGTCTTACCATCTACTGTGGGGAAAGCCGCAGTTTTAAAAGCTTGTTTTCTTTGATTTGTGCTAAGGCTTATTTGGACAAATATGAAGATGCAGTGATGTTGTTTTATGATAGTGAAATGGGTGCAAGTGCCAAGTATTTTGAAAGTCTTGATATAGACCCAGAAAGAGTTCTTCATACCCCAGTAACAGATATTGAGCAATTGAAGTTTGATATTATGGCTCAGTTGGAGGAGATTAAACGAGGGGATCATGTTATCATCGTAGTGGATTCGATTGGCAATCTTGCTTCGAAAAAGGAAGTAGATGACGCGTTGAATGAAAAGAGCAGTGCTGACATGACTAGGGCAAAATCTCTAAAATCCATTGCGAGAATGATTACTCCACATCTGAATCTTAAAAACATTCCATTGATTATGATCAATCACGTATATGCGGATGTTTCGAGTATGTATGGTGGCAAAATTATGGGTTAACTTAATAGCTCACGTATCGAGTGATCGGTATGAAAAATAAGTGATCGAATTGCTGGAAAGTCGTAAGAGCTCAACTAACCACAACGTAGAGATGAAACAAGCTCAAGCGTGATGGTGACGAAAGTAGAAAGAATAGTTGAGATGGTGCATGGTTAAATCCTAACCACCAATACAATCGATGATCAGCAGCGAAGCCCTGAACAGGGGAACGTTCAACGACTAGGTGCCTCAAAATCGCGAGGACAGTGGTCACGATCTCAGAATGAGATCAAGATATAGTCTACTCTTCAGTGAAAATTGAAGACGAGTTAAAAGCTCTACAGACAATTGGCGAATGTCTGTGAATATAAAGGGGAGGTTGCTTAGAAGCCAATACAAAAGTTGTAATGGCTGACGGTACATTAAAAAATATTCAGGATATTGAAGTTGGTGATTTAGTGCAAACTAAAGATGGAAATCGCTCAGTTATTAATACATGGAATCCAGAAACTCTTGTTAATGGAACCCCTGAATGTTATGAAATTGAATTTGAAGACGGATATAAGGTTGTATGTTCTGAAACACACAAATTCCTTATTGATGGTCAATGGATTGAAGCCAAGGATTTGGTGGAAGGAGCAGACGTAGTAACTGTATAAACCATGTCTATGTAAATTTACTAAATATAGTCCATAAAGATACTTTCTAGCAGGAAAATAATCAATATGGACTATATTAGTATATACAAACAAATCATTTCTCAAGCACGTCTAAAAGAGAAAGATCGTATTTGTGATAATGTTTATCTCGAGGAGCATCATATTGTTCCTCGGTGCATGGGCGGTTTGAATATTGCTAGTAATTTAGTATTTTTAACCGCTAGAGAACATTTTATATGCCATTGGCTTCTCTTTAAAAAGTATAGAAGCTCTGATCTTGCGTACGCTTTTTACTCAATGGTAAATGGGCCTTTAGTAAAAAATGGCAAGAGATCTCTTAATCCTAGCTCAACTTGTTTTGCAATTGCAAAACAAGCACATTGTTGGGCAAATTCAAACAAAAAGAAATGTCATTCAGATGAGGTGTCATTTGATTTACCAGAGGAGTGGCAATCTCTTCGTATTGATAGATCGTATAAAGGAACGGTTGTACTTTTGAATATTAACACTCAAGAGTACAAACGGTTTTCGTGTAACGAAGCAAAAGATGCCATTAAAAGTGGTGAGTGGAAAAACCTTCTTACGGACAAACGAAAAATTTTTCGACTGTCTAATCCTCAAGATTTTCTATTTGTAGATATGGGTCATCCGTTATTATTGGATCGTAGTTGGGAGTTTGCTGCTTTTAAAGATCCACAACATCGATGCTATATCGTAGAAAACGATCAGCACTATAGATGGCTGATTGATAATCTAACCAGTGTCCCTGCAGGATATCATATAATAACTGGTAGGTATACAAACGTAAAGACACGAAAGGTTGAAAAATTATATTTTGATGATCCTTTGACTAAAGATAATACAAGATATATTAGTGTCGACACTAAAGGTGTTAATATGATCAATCTTGTAACTGGAGAGAAAAGGAGAGTTTATGAGTGTGAACCTGAATACAGTAATCCTCAATGGGATAGAATTCGTAGCAATAAAGGAAAGGTTTGTCGTATGAATTCGAAAATGGAAATACACTATATTGATAAAAATGAATTGTGTGATGATGAATGGTTTGAACCTCAGCTGACCAAAAGTAAGACAATAGCTTGTGTGAACAAAAAAGGTGAAGTGAAACAACTTCCATTAGACAAGCCTATTAATACTGACGATTGGTCAGTATATTCTCAGACAAAATCAACGTATTATAAAGTTTTAAAATACGCAATTGAGCCGAACAAAAAGCTAGTTGAGCATTTGTGTCCAGTTAGTAACAAGAAATCGGGATCTGTGAAAAGAAACGTGCATACTGGTGAAGTTTTGTATTTGGATAAAGATGATCCTCGATATTCGAGTAACGACTGGAAAGGTACAAAGGCTGGTCGAATTAATTTACGCAATCAGATGACAGGTGAAATACGTGTTGTTGATGTTGATGATCCAATAAGATTGAATTCCGAATGGCAGCCATTAAGTTATAAAAAATCAGCATATAAAAACGTGCATACTGGTGAAGTAAGATATCTATCTATAGACGATCCATTGCTGAAAGGAAATGAATGGGTTTCTACATCAAAAGGATGGTCAACATTTCGAAACATTAAAACTGGTGAGATCGCTTCATATGGTAAAGATGATCCTCGTCGATTAGATCCAGATTGGCAATCAATCTATAAAGGATGTAATGATCATGTGCCAGACAAAATATGTCCTCATTGTGGAACTGTGTGTCGACATGGTAAAGGTTATACACGTTGGCACGGAGATAACTGTAAACAAAATCCTAATAAAATTAAACAGAAGAGTTGACTTTTGATTGAGAGTGTATTATATTATGGATGTTGTTTGAACACATATAAAGGAGATATTGTGAAAGTAGTAAAGATCAAAAAAGTAGGCACTAAACCAGTGTATGATATTGAGGTTGCAGAAAGTCATCATTATGTCTTGCAAAATGGCGTTGTAACACATAATTCAGGAATTTTATATGCTGCTGATGTGGTGATTATGAGTAGTCGCAGTCAAGAGAAGAAGGGTACAGATCTTGTTGGGTACAATTTCAACCTTAATGTTCTGAAAGGTCGTCATAGTCGAGAGAAAGCTAAGATTCCAGTCACTGTTCTTTTTGATGGGGGTTTAAATGTTTGGAGCGGTCTACTTGAGATGGCAGTAGCATCTGGGGACGTGATCAAACCTTCTAATGGGTGGTATCAAGTGGTTGATCCAGATACCGGTGAAATTCTTGGCAATAAGATGCGAGCAGCTGATACTAACAAGAGTGAGTTTTGGGAACCAATTCTAAAGCGTAAACATTTTAGAGATTGGATTGAACGTACATTTAGTGTTGCTTCACAAAAATTAATTAGTGACGGCAATACTGGAGAGTTCGTTCCTAGTGAAGAGTTTACAATGAACGAATAATAACGCATAAGAGCTATAGAGGAAACTTTATAGCTTTTTTTTGTTGTAAACTACTACGATGCTTTAGTGTGTTTTTCTTGCTTGAATTTCGTATAAGTGAACTATCACTATGCTGAAGTGTCATGATAGTTCCCAATGATTCGATTGCAGATTATCCTCATCCATTTGAAATGGATGATAAATTTAAGCGTCGAATGTAGAATTATGTCAATCACAATATGCCAGAATTATTAACCGAAACCACACTGATATGGGTTACTGGAAATTACAACTTTTTGAGGTTTAACCAATGATTGTTGACTTTGCCGGAAGATTGTTATACCCTCAGTATCACCAATGGACAACTAATGATCTGACAATCAAAAAACTTGTTGGTGATTGTTTCACAGTAACCAAGGCAACATCATTAGACTCTCGTTTGCAGACATTCGAGGTGTCTAAAAACAATACACAGGTTAGGTTGGTCTTGCTTGTCAAAAATGTCAAACGTGCTTTGGTTGTTGGATCAGTTGCGGACATTAATAATGTTTTCTTACATGAATACAATCATTCACTAAATGATGATCCTAATATTGTTCGAGCTGTTCGGCTGAATATTATTGAAACATTATTTGTTCAATCGTCAGTTAATGAAACTCAACTGTATAACGCATTTAAAACGAAGAAAGTTGGTGGTGTAGGGTTGACTCAAGGGGTTAGTTTTGCCCTGATTGAACGTTGTAAAAAAGATGTTGAACGGTTATGCAAATTTGTTAGGGCCCCCAAAAACACATTTACTATTGATTGTGCTATCAATCAAAAACTAAAGTTGAATTATGATATTGTGCTTATTAATAAGCAATATAAACAACAACAGTTGTTTCAAAAAGATCAGCTGTTATTAAGGGATCGTCGATTCTCACAGACAATTGCTCAGAAACAGATATACACAACTTTAATTAATTCTAGAATAGATCAAAGGATGTTGATCCCTATTCAGATTGGTTCAAAACATAGTGATGTATGTTTGATTGATGATGCACATTCAAAAAAGTATTCAACATACTTCACACAGCGTTCAAAATCGATCCAGTTACAATCAATAACATTTGATTCATCTTTATCAAAACCAACACTGGTTCTTTCAAATAGAGTTACAATCAAATTTGATGATGATAATGTAATTATCAGAGGCAATAATCGGTCGTTTAATATGCGTTTATCACTGTTTAAAACAGTTTTAAATCAAGCGATAAACATTGATGGTCTAAACACATACAAGACTGATGTCGAACGCTATAAAATGATTTTAACACAGATTAACGACAGTTTGAAAGCCTCTTCAATTAATGTAGAAGGAACAATCAACACGACAGGTGAAGTTGGTAATCGTTTTATGGAGCTAAGTGAACATGATCAGTATGCTGCTAGTGCAATGATCAACATGATTAATCATTTGATGTTGTCCACTGTTGACAATCAATCAATAATGTGGGATTATATCATATCATTGCCTGATCCCAGGAAGGCAATCAAACATTTACAGTTGTGAGGAAACTTATGAAAATTTCAATTAGCAAAACTGTGCAGGTCAAACAGTTTGAGCCGGTAACTGTTACAGTTGAAGAGGAAGCACCAGTTAACTCTAATGAGGAGTATGAAGAGCTTAAAGAAAAAGTCGGTGCCTGTGTGGAAGATATTCTTGCACAGGAGATGGAGCGTTATCGAAACACATCTCGTCACTAATTGATAGCACACTTAAAAGGAGCTATTATGAATTCAGCCGGAATGAATTTTCAACAGATTAAACTGACTAGTGTATTGTTTGGTAATGATTATCATAATTGGAGTCTTTGTGGAGCCTATGCTACTGAAGATGGAATTGAACTGAAGTTTAAACGTACCAAATATCAAGATCAACAGGCGGTACAGGATCAGACATATTGTTTCACTGTAATTGTTGATGAACAAAACTGTGAAAATATTGATATAACCGAAAATGATTTTCAGGAGTATTGGGAAACTGTTGTTGAGAAATTCATTATCAATCAGCTGAATGGTGTAGAATGGTCAGAGTGTGGAAATGACTATTGCGTAATCGATGAGTTAATTCGAATTGACGAATATGGTGAATTGAATTGTGAGCAAGATTGTTATTGATGAAAATAAGTGGCAACTTAGTCAAGTTGTCACAACACCAACACGTTTTCGCCACACAACAAATCAACTTCCTAGAAAGCAATTATTTCAATACATTTTGAAACAGGAGTGTGGATGTCAATACCCGCACCCTGTTTTCATTGAACAAGATCCAAACAAAGAAAGCATGGCCAATGTGGGTCTGTATATTGTGAGGGGTAAGCAACTATTTCGTGTGAAATATGAGTTGGTAGCTGAGTTGGAAGAAAAATAACATTGTTAGGCTGTTGTTGACAATTTTTGGATTGTGCTGTACAATAGTGAGTGTTTCGTTTAATGATAAAGGAGATAGTGGTGGAAGAAACAACAATTCGAATTAGCGAAGTTTTCGGTCAAACGTTTCAAGGTGAAGGTCTTCGTAATGGGTGCAATTCTGTATTCGTGCGAGTAGCGACTTGCAATCTTAAGTGCCCTGGTTTTGGTCTGAACAAGGGTGAACAGAATACTGAAATTCCAGCGATTGTCAAGCGATATCAAGCTGGTGAATTTAAACATTATGATGACCTTCCATTGTCGAAGACTGGTTGTGATAGCTATCCATCAAGCTGGAGTCAATTTAAGGATCTTAATCCAGAGTTGACTTTTAACCAGTTAGCTGAACGAATTGCTAATTCGTGTGGCGACAATCCTCGAGGGGTCGATCTTGTTATTACTGGGGGTGAACCACTTCTTAAACCAACACAGCGTAAGCTCGTTGAGTTTTTCAAGCAGTATAGTCAGCTGATTAATAGTTTCCAGTGTCTTACTTTTGAAACTAATGGAACACAGATAATCACTGAAGAGATGTGCGATTGGCTTGTTAACCGTTGTGAAATTCCTGTAATTTTTAGTGTGAGTCCAAAGCTTGAATGTAGTGGGGAGCCTGAAAAGCGTCGATTGGTTCCTGCTGCCATGCAGTCAATGAAGGAAGTGGTTGGACTGATTGGTAAAAATCAGTATTACCGTAACCCTTCAATCAACGTTCCTGATGCATGTGTGTATTTGAAGTACGTTGTCAAAGATGAAGACGATGTGGTTGAAGCGCTTGATAATGCAATAAAACTCGGTTTCGATCGTGACAACGATGGCGATATCTATCTAATGCCAGTCGGTGGCACATATGATGAGTACATGACCAATCAGAAAAAGATCGCTGAGCTGGCCTGGAAGAGTCGTTGCAAGTTCTGTTGTCGTACTCATTTGGTTGTGTTTGCAAACTGTTGGGGAAAGTAAATGGACACTTTTAAAATTAAAGAAGCCATTGAAGAAGAACAGTACACAATTTGGCCCCATAACACTGAATATGGAATTGGTAAGTTGGTTGCAACAATCAATCCAATAACTCATCGTGTTGACTTGACGACGTATTATCAGGAAAATGCTGTTGGTGGGACTAAGACTGAAAAAGTTCTTAGTCCTGAAGAGAAGACTGCATTACAGAATCAGATTAATCGTTTGACTTCTATTTGTAAAGATCGTTATGAAAATAAGTGAGTATTATCACTTCTTAAATCCTTGTTGGTGGTACATGCATGGTAGTTACGATTTGCGTTTTGATCAGCTATTAACAATGTTGATTAACGATGCAAGCAATGTCACCAAAATCAGTCAAGACAGTTATAATATTCTTCTTGAATATCGTAACAAATATTATGAAGTGTGGATTGCTAATTACCCGTATGCAGCATGCACAACGATTGTGGTGTATCAACCACCAGCCGACAAACAATTAGTGTCATTGTTCAATCCTCAACGGCCATGGGCAGCTGGCGATACTGTTCTTAAGATGAAGAACAAACGCCCTAGTCGTAAAACGGTGTTTGATTTCATCAAGACGTTTTGTACTGATACCGATCTGGCGAATCTTAAACAAGATCTAAAAGACAGTGAGGTCGTTGATGCATTAATCCACGATATTCCGATCGTTGTCAAATACGACGAAAAGTAGTAATATATGTTCTGTGAAGAGGTTATGTCTCTTTAATAGATTCTAAGGGAGCTTGATGATGAGTGTTGAAAATATTTCCACTCTTGTTTACAAAAATAAGAAAAGATCTGTTGACACTCTTTATCAGATAGTGTATAATAAGTCCAGTGACGAGTTCACAGTAGCACAGATCGTTAAGCGACCTAAGAAAAACAAGGTGTTATGCAGCAATAAAATTACGCTTGCTAAGATTGTTACGGCGTTGAAATATAATTTCAATTGTAGTATAATCACTCTTGTTCCAGAAGGTTCTGTAATGTGTTATGATTTCGATCGTGAACAATTGCAGAACTGGGTTAACGAGCTTTTCGTCGAACATCGATTTGATATGAAACAACTGTGAGTGCAAACCACAGATGCTATAGCATCGTGGTAGTTCACATGAAATAGATCTGAGTGTAAACCACAGATGGTTTAGCATCGTGGTAAACGAACGGAAAAAGTAATAAATCGAAGATGTGGTTGGAACGCCCATATCTATAAAAATAACGTTGAGATCCCAGTTGCCGACAATGTTAGCTTTGTTGTATAATTGGAATTAGATCGATACGAAGCCACTGATGGTTTAGCATCGTGGCGGTTCACGAGTAAGCACCAATGACAATCTCGATAAGAGGTTGTTTCAAAACAGTTTGAAACTAAAGATTGTTCAGCAACGGTATATTTTATGTATATAGAAAAGACAATCTTGCAAACTGATTTGAAATAATCTTTTGCGCCCATGTCGGAATTGGTAGACGATGCAGATTCAAAATCTGTTGCTTTTAAAAGCGTGAGAGTTCAAGTCTCTCTGGGCGTACCATTAAACAATTCAAAGACAACATGTTGTCTTTGAATATAAAAGCATGTATAATTGGACCTGTAATAAGTCCAAATGAAACGATTATCTGCGTCTATGGTGAAATAGGTAAACACAGCAGACTTAAAATCTGCCGCCGAAAGGCTTGAGGATTCGAGTTCCTCTAGACGCACCATTAAACAATTATAGACAAGCGTTGTCTATACATGTAAAAGCGTGTATAATTGGATTCAGAATGAGTCCAATTTGAAATCAGTACTGGAAGGCCCACAATGATCCAGTGGAATCCCCCAATACAGAACGTACAGCAAATTCATTATACTTTTTGGAATAAGTTAAACGTTCTTGAGTACTGATTTCAAATTAGATTTTCTGTAGCTCCTTTTAAAGGTTGGTCAGCAAATACTGTTTAGTCCGCACTTTATATTTGCAATCAAGAAAACCAACCTTGCCTTCAGTTGCTACTAAACAGATTGAAGGAATGTTAGCTTAACGGCAAAGCCTCGGATTTAAAATCCGTGTATTCCAATCCGACTAGGACCATTCCTACCCCATTTTTGAGGATTGACTATGGCACGTACTTCTACAAGCAAGAAAACCGTCAAAGAAAGTAGTACTGGTACTACTGCAAAAACGACGAATGTTGCTAAGAAGACTACTGCTCGAAAGACGACTAAAACTACTGTTGCTAGTAAAGCAGCAACGACGAAACAGCGAGCAACAAAGTCATCCTCTAAACAAGCGTCGACGAAGACCAAAACGTCTACTCGTGCTTGTACTACCAGTAAAAAGACCACAACCAAGGTGAAAGTTTCTCCCGTTGTTTCTCCTACTCCTGTTGTTGAGGAGAAGCCGAAGCAAGTGAGAAAAACCAAGGCAACCAAATCGGTTGAAAACATTATGACCGATTTGGTATGGGTTAATCCTGCTACTGGATTAACCAGCACCGCTCATTATGACCCAACGAAACAAATCGTTGAATGTAAGTTGAGCATCAGTGATGGAAAAACAGATAATCCTGTCACTGCTAGTTTCTCACTTGGTGTGGTCAAACAGTTACTGCAGGCAAATTATAATATTGCCGTATTTGTTCTTCAGAAATCGATCTACAGTTTTGACTTTAAACGAGTTGACTTCGAAAAGTTTTTGAGGGATAATCAAATTAAATTCAATACACCTAAGTTGTCTTGGGTGTAACAAAAGGTGTTGCCGAACACTGTCAGACAATAAGGCGAGATTGATGAAACGGGTAGACATGTTGGACTCAAAATCCAATGCCGAGAGGCGTGAGAGTTCGAATCTCTCATCTCGCACCAAACGACTATATAAGAACAGGTTTAAGGGTGTCTAGTTTAAGGGCAAAACAACTGGCTTATACCCAGCAAAACGCGATTTAGATAAAGTCGTATTCCCAGTTCGAATCTGGGGACACCCACCATATGTGCTGTGGCTTCTCACGGAGAAACAATGAGTATTATTAAGCTTCTTGAGCTTCAATTCACTAATAACAATGAAGAATCAAGTCACATGTTAATTCAAGAGCCTCAAAAAGAACAAATCAAAGCTTGGTTAGAAGATCATGCTTGTCCTATTTGTTTTGGAGAGTGGGTATATGAACCCACCTGGCATATAATTACCGTTTCAGGTAATGGTGTATATGTTAGTAAAGGCTGTGAAAGTCTTTGTAAACCAATGATTAAACGTTGGAAAGAAGTTGTGTGAATGTTGTCTGGGTGTGGATCAATTCAACCCACCTAGACGACAAATTTAAGTTCATTGTGAAGTGGATTTAAATTTGTGTCACTCAGATAGTGGAGCACTCGGCTTTTAACCAATAGGTTGTTCAGCCGAGTCAAATAATGAGCATTATTGTAGTTTAAATGCTATGACTATTGTTAATAGCAAACAACATTATTGCTTATGTGAGTATATTGTTTGATGATCGCCGATGTCTGGACAGTAATCATACTCTTGATGATTTAATATCAGTTTAAAGTTGTATCCTAGCTTTTTGTATTGTAAGCTTTTGTCAACCATATTTTGATAGTCATATGTGTATGATGATTTGATTTCTACCAAAGTTTTTTCTTCAATTAGGAAGAAGTCTGGAATGGCAACTCGGTATTTGTTTAATCGTGTATCCCAATATGTAATGTTCAAAGTTTCACAAGTATAATCAATGTGTTGTTCGTCAAGAATATGACAATAATCTAATTCATATGAACTGTGATATTCTACAACACGTCCATTCCAAGCAGTGTGTTGACCACTTTTAAATTTGTGATTCTGTCTTGTTTTTGCGATACCATTAGCTTTAATGTGTGCTATCATACTAAGTGATGTTTTAGCCCTACTTTCTTCGCTTCTTGGAGAACGTCGGTTGTTATTGTACGTGGCTGCATGAGAACTACAACAAAAGAAGTTTGGATATTTTAGTGATTCATATCGTGTTTTGGTTACTAGCTTACCACATAATAAACATGGTTTTGTTATTGATGTTGAATGCTCTATTCGATGTTGATGAGAACATTCGTAAGAGCAGAATTGAAACGATCCTTTACCTTTTTTGTTCACAACACTAATGTAGTTCTTTCTAGAGATATAGAAAATTTTTCCACAATGACCACATTCACAGGGCAGACATTTGTCATTGGTCTTTGCATTGTTTAATTGTTCAACTGTAAAGAGAAAGTTCCCGTTGGGATTGGCAATTTCAGTGTAAATAGTTTTTGACATGATTCAAATCGTTCCTTTGAATTGTGTTGAAAGGATGGGTATTGGAAGTACCCATCCTTATTTAATCTTTCTTCCTTCTGTTGCTTTTTTTGCGTTACATGTGTTATAATGTATTGTAAAAAGAACAGATAAAATTTGTCTGGATGTAGCTCAATCAGGTAGAGCGCGCGCTTTGGGAGCGTGAGGTTGCTTGTTCAATTCAAGTCATCCAGACCACAAATTTAAGTTCATTGCAAGGTGGATTTAAATTTGTGTCAAACATGTGCGGGTATGGTGTAGTTGGTAACACAACAGCCTTCCAAGCTGTTGTCGCGGATTCGAATTCCGTTGCCCGCTCCACAAAGTTTTCATTTAGTTGTGTTGATTTTTGAAAGTCAATACTAGATAATATATCTGAACAGCCGAGATTGAAATCTGCGGAGAATTGGCAGAGTGGCTGGATAATGATCATCCAGCCAGCTATTATGCTATTTTGTATTTGGTAACCACTACTGGACAATAATCATATTCTTTATGGTCTAGAATAAGTTTAAAATTATAACCCAACTTTTTATAATGGTTACTTTTATCAATCATCTCCTGACGATTGTATGTGAAACTAGATTTGATTTCAACAATAGTATTGGTTTTTAACAAATGGAAATCTGGAATAGCAACTCTCTCAGTTTGTCGTTGAGAGTCAAAATACACTATTCTTGGACTTTCACAGTTGTACTCAATTTGTTGTTCGTCAAGACTTTTTGCGTAATTTAGTTCATAAGAACTTCTATAAAATACTTGTTTGTTTTCCCAGGTTGTATGCCATCCTTGTTTATATGGTATTTTTGAATTAACTTGAGGTTTGTGACACTTACCTTGTTTGTATGCTATTCTAACTGATTGTGTTGACGATCGCCTAACAATACCAGCAAATTTGAATAGCAACTCAACAGATCTAGCAGATTTTGCTTTGATGATTTTTTGAATATCAATAGTTGAAAGTTCTAATTTGTAGTATAGTTTGCGCAAAATTCGAAACATTTTGAACACCTCTTGATATACCCTAGGTGTTCCGATAGAACTTAAATCAAACCCCAGATTAACAAGTTTTGTAGCAATACTAGGATTGTTGTGTTGTTTAAGAAAACATGATTTACAAATGTCAGGATATTGACAAATTGTCTGCCCACAAACATTACAACGTTTTGAATGTTGTTTGTGTTTTTTTAATTTTTGTTCTTGTTTGATTTTTTGTTTTTGAACCTTTTTAAGGGTTGTGATTAACTTTTTTCTTGCAGAAGTTAATTCGTCTCTACTTTTTGGCTGTTGACTTCTGACCTCACGTTTGCGTATTCTTCTCTTGTTGTTGAAGCTGGCAGCACAAGATTTGCAACAAAAGAAGTTGGGATGTAATATTGCTTCTTTTTCTGTTTTGGTAACAGACTTACCACAATTTAAACAGGGTTTAGTAACGCGTTTTCTTTGATTTAACCCTGCGCATTTAAGACTACAATATTTTAATCGATTACTTCCATACAAAAAATCCACATAGTCTTTTCGTGAAATATGGTATATTTTGCCACAGTGCAAACACTTCACGGGGAGCGTTTTTTCTGTGTATGAAGAATGATTGAGTTGTTCTAGTGTAAAGAGTAAATTGCCATTGGGATTGACAATCTCGCTATAAATAGAATATGACATGATTCAAATCCTTTCTTTGAATTGTGTTATTGAAGAGATGGGTACTACCAATACCCATCTCTTATTTAGTAAAGTTTACAAAAACAGCTGTTAAAGTGATTTGCCTCCTTGTGAACCCCCTCATGATCCGAGGACAGGTGAGTAGGGGCTCGCATAAAGCGAGTAAAAAGGCAAAGATGCTAACAGCAACTATTACAGTTTGGCAGCAAGCTCCAATAGCTCAGTTGGTAGAGCAACCGCCTTGTAAGCGGTAGGTCATCCGTTCAAACCGGATTTGGAGCACCATTAAATTACCGCGGATGAGTGTGACAGTCGCACAAAAGGCTCATAACCTTTTAGACGTGGTGCAATTCCATGATCCGCAACCAGTCAACTGGGTGTAGCTCAATCGGGTAGAGCTCGTGCTTTGGGAGCACGTGGTTGCATGTTCAATTCATGCCATCCAGAATTCAATAGGGAGAAAAGTGAAGCATTTCTCCCTATTTTTGTATCCATTAAAGGAAACGTTATGTGTGTTGATCAACTTGTGCAAAAGTATATCGATGCTCTGCCTTCTCAGTATCGTAGTGATGTTCCAATTCCATCAAGCAATAATGTTGAGTATTGGCCAGTGCAGTTTTGGTTGTGGGACAAACGCGTCATTGAGATTGACACGATTGATGGCAGCTTTGGTGCGTGGGAACATATTGGCCAGGCGATCGAGGCTGCAATTGTCAAACTAATTGATCATGTGCGGGATGTTGAGGATGATCCGAATATTGTTCCTTCACACATTGGTTGGAAAGCGTTTAAACGTATTGAAGATTATGAAGACGATCCGGGTGTGTTTGGTGAGATAGAATTTGTTTACACTTGGTAGCTTGTGTGAAAATATGTCTCAAAAAAAGTTGTCTAATCGTTATTAGATGTGTATAATTTGTACAATGTAATTAAAGGGGTTGTATAATGGAAATTAGTTATACGTGTAAGGATATTGCAGATGGGCTTCTGGAACATTGTAAAGGAATTATCAGAGGTGAAAAATCTATGCATCTTCACATCTTTACGAATGCCAGCTATGCAGGTCAGCAGTATCTTCGCAATAAGGTTGCAGTCGTATTGTCTTGCGGAATTCATGTGCACGTGCATTATGCGGGGTATCAACCAGCAACACAAGACGTTCAGCTGTTTGACCCCAATTGGGATCCCACAATCAGTAATTTGGAAATTTGCATGTGTGGAATCTCAACAAAAGCTCCAACAATTATTCAGTTACCTTATCATCCAAGTGTTGACAATAGAGTAGATGAACTTATTGAACCGCAGTGTGATGTTGATGGGTTGGTTAGTGGTAGTGTTGTCGCTCCTGCAACTGCACAAGGAATATATTATTTTCTTGAACGAAACCAGTTAACTGCTGGGAAACGAATTGTTATTATTGGTCGTTCACAGTTGGTAGGAAAGCCACTAACGAAGTTGTTGCTTGAAACTGATGCGACAGTGACACTTTGTCATTCAAAAACCGTTAATTTGGTCGATATTTGTAAGTCGGCCGATGTAATCGTTAGTGCTGTGGGTAAAGCTGGTTTCATCACACGTGAGATGGTTAATCACAAGAAAGATGTCGTCATTGTTGACGTTGGGATCAATCGTGGAGAAGATGGAAAATTGTGTGGTGATGTGGCAAAAGACGTCGCCGGCGAACACACATATGTTACTCCTGTACCTGGAGGGGTGGGTTTATTGACAACCGCATGTTTGGTTGAAAACATAATCAAGTTGTATAATAAACATCGCAATTTTTATGAATCTGATAAAGGATGATGTGATGAGTAAATCGGTTGATTTTGTACTGGATATTGAAACGTTAGGTATCAAACCGGGGGCCCCAATTCTCTCAATTGGGGCAATTTGTGGAGATAATGCATTTTATGCTGTGGTTTATCCAAGAACAGGTACTCCTGATCCAGACACTGTACAATGGTGGAGATCTGTACCAAGCCAAGCAGCAAGAGATCATGTGTTTAGTCCAGAAGTGCATCAAATTCAAGAATATCATTTGAAAGATGCCTTAACTAATTTAGTCGATTTTATCAAAGAAAATAACCCAACCTGTTTCTGGGGGTGCTCTCCTGATTTTGATTATGGTCATTTGGAATATTGGATGACTGAGTATGGTATTGAAATTCCGTGGAAATTTTATCAAATGCGAGATGTTCGAACAATTCGCGATTTTCTTTCAAAAACAGCAGTTACTGCACTGACTGAACAATATATCGAAGAAGATAATAAACACATAGCAGTTTATGATGCTTATTTGGAAGCTCAGATTATCAAGTATTGTCGTGATCACTTAACAAAATCCAGCGATGAGTAATTATAATGTTTGAGCATATTGCTGAAAAAATCTCAGAAAGTACGTATAGAGAATATCACCAAGAGAGTGACAAATTCATTAATGATAATTTTGAACAATTGAGGGATTGTTGGCATCCAATTGAATATCTATTAAACAATGAAGAAGCGTCAAAGGCTCTGGATCTTGTTAATTGTATTATTTGGTGCAGTGATCAAGAACCACCAAAAGACAAAAAGTTTCTGCGGTGTTGCTGTGAAGAGCTGTATCATGGGTTGTGGAGTAATTTTAACAAGGTGTTTTCAGACGAAGACGGTGATCATGTAATTGCTGACTGGATGCTGGAAGATGGTAGAAAAATTTGGTTCAAGATTGTATAATATTAAGTATTCAGTCGTAGGTCATGGTTAAAACACGAATGTTGGAACAATTTTTAGCTGAAGCAGTCAAGCCTAAGGATCAGGCAAAAATCGATGCTGCAAAACAGATTCTTGATACCAAGCAACCATTTGAACGTTATTGTATGAATCGACTAATTTCCGATGGAATTAGTCGAGGATCTCAAGCAGTCGTTGTTAACTTCTCAATCAAGCCTTCAAAATTTAAAGGCTGTTATGATATTTCATATTCTGATACCGTTGATCATATTCGATCATCAACGACAATTTACAAAGATCCCGAAATGGGGGTGATTCAAGTCTTGAAGGAAGATCCTGACGGCAAAGATCGTGCGGTGTATGTTGGTCGAAATGCTGATCGTATTGCCCGATATATGTCTGCTTGTTGTGATCGTGATGCACACAAGTATATGTTTGAACATCCAGGCAAATATGCAATGCGCAGCACCGCTAAGGATTATTGTATAACGATTGTGCGTCGTGAAATTCAAGATGCTTTTGATGTTGTGTATCCAGCGCGTGAGCTTGGTAAAGGTAACATCAAACAAATGGCTTAAAATCTAAGATACTTTAGATTCACTGAAAGGACACCATTGGTGTCCTTTTTTTGTTGTCTTTTGAATTGTGATGGTGTATGGTTTCTATGTTGAAACAATGAAGGAGATGTGTAATGTATATGGTTTCTCATGAAGCTTTTGTTGAGGCACTAGGTGTTCCATACGATTTCCCCAACAAGGTTACCGAAGGATCTTTTGTAGCTCGTCGAGAAGATAAAGATGAACAAATTGCTTTTGTTGTTGTGCCCAAGAAGAAGCCTGAAGAATATCGTTCTCACAAGAACAACTACGCAATGATCGTTTGTCCAAATTTCAACAATCCTATGGAAAAGGGATATGTTGATCATATGTGTTACGTCAAGTGGTTTGATGAACCCAATGATGCAGTAGATTGGATCGACGGTTACGCAGGTCAGCTATCATATCAGTTTCTTGAAGAACGCTGTGATATCTTGATGCCTTGGTCAGTGCTTGTTGTTAAGCTGTTTGACTTTTAACTTAGGGTAATTTGTGAGTGCAAGCCACTGATGCTAAAGCATCATGGTAGACGAACGAAATAAAAGATACTAAATATAGATAACCAAAAAAAAAAAGAAGGTACGCCAATACCTTCTTTTTGAATCAACACGAATACAAGTACTGTTTGTATCATGTCTGAAGATATTTATAAAGCGTATCGGTTTCGTTTATATCCCAATCGAGAAGTTCAATCGATATTCAATCAGTGGTTTGGTTGTTGTCGCAAGGTGTTTAATGTGACGCTCGATGAATCGATTAAGCAATATGAAGCTGGTAACCGAAAGTTTGTTAATCGTAGTTCATTTTGCTCAATGATAACCAAATTGAAAGCTGATGGCGAGCACGATTATTTGAAACAGGTTCCAATTCATACCCTCCAAGCATCGGTAGACAATTTGTTAACTTCATACGATCGATTCTTTGCTAAGTTTAGTGGGTACCCTAAATTCAAATCAAAACACGAATCTAAACAATCATTTACGGTTCGTTGTAGCCCTAGTATCATAAGGAACTGTCGTTTTGATAATAATCGAGTATGGATCCCTAATCTAAAGACGTTGGTCAAATTTAAACAGCATCGAAAGATTGAGGGGATTATTAAAAGCTACACGATTACAAGGGAAGCTACAGGTAAATGGTATATTAGCTTTCTTTGTCATATCGCTACTCCACAAAAGATTGAAAGAGATGGCGTTGTTGGCTTAGATTTCGGTGTGATTGATTTCTTTACTGACAGTAATGGTAACAAAGTTCCTGCTCGAAAATTCTTACGCTCAATGGAATCTAAGCTGAAGAAAATGCAGAGAGCGTTATCGAAGAAAGTCAAGGGTTCTAATAACTACAAAAAGCTAAAGCAAAAGATTGCTCGCTTGTATGATTACATCTCAAATTGTCGCAAAGATGCAAATCAAAAGCTATCAACGATTCTAGTCAATGAAAACCAAGTGATTAGTATCGAAGATCTTGCAATTAGCAAAATGAGTCGTAACCATAAACTGGCTAAAAGTTTGCTTGACGAAGGTTGGTATCAGTTTACAAACATGCTTGAATATAAGATGAAGTGGTATGGAGGATCGATAATTAAAATCGATCGTTTCTTCCCTTCATCAAAAACATGCAGTGCTTGTGGACACAAAGCCTCCAAAATGCCTTTAAACGTTCGAGAATGGGTTTGCCCTGATTGTGGTTGCGTTCACGATCGTGATGTTAACGCAGCTCAAAATATTCTCACTGAAGGTTTGAGATTATTAAGCCTTTAAAATAAAGGTTAAAGATGCGGTTGGAACGCCCGTATCTATAAAAATAACGTTGAGATCCCAGTTGCCTACAATGTTAGCTTTGTTGGATAATTGGAATTAGATCAATACGAAGCCATTGATGGTTTACCATCGTGGTAGTTCACTTTGTTTGACAATTGGTGTATAATCTAGTTATCCAGTTTAAAGGAGCTAAACATGAACTTTGCAGCAATCAATCGATTGTCTATTGATGAAGATCTTTTACAGTACCTAGCGTATGGGTACTCTTTCAACACCAGTATTTGTCTTTACAATGATATTTGTAAGGATGCTAACGATTTTCTGATGCAATTTGATCATCTAATTGATGATTTTCTCAAACGTAGCGGAATTCGTCGTTATGTCGCCGGCAATGTAGTGTTGTTTGCTGACTATGAAGAGCGAAAGTTGCAAGAAGACGATATTGAATATTGTGATGCGGTTGCTGCAATGTTCACGATTTACGGCCACCAAGTGATTCTTCGTCCTTGTGTAATGGGTCTTCTTAGCCCAAATAGTGAACCCAAGCTCAGCCTTGATGTAAAGATTCCTGATTATAGGAATTATCATATTAATCGTCGAGAAGCAATGAGTGTTATTAGACAGTGGGTACTTGATGATCAAAACAATCAGCTCAATGGCCTTGGCAAGCATAAGCGTGACACTAAAGTTGAGGATGAGCAACCAAAGGAAAATTCTTATGTGCTTGACGTAAACAAGTATCCTAATATTAAAATTATTCCGTGGCAGAAGATTGACAATCCAATTGATCAGCTGCGAAATGATGTTGACAAGTTGGCTATGGATGTTGCTAGCATCAAAGCTGAAGAAACTAAAGTTGAGCAAGAGCAATGGCACGACTTTAGAGTTCGTCAATGTTCGTTGATTTACTCGACCGAGAAAGCATTCAAGTTTGTGATTCCAGATGGTCAGTCTGAGTTTGGTGGATGGAGCTTCTGGTGGCCTCGTAAGCGTGTTCGTACCGATCGCGAGGATCCATCAACGTTGGAAAAGACGTATTTGCTTGGGTATACAAACGATCAAGACGAAGTGAAGATTGAGCGTTTGAAGGGTGATGGAACGTGGGAAAAGGAAACCAAGACGATCACAATTCAGCAGCTGATAACAGCGCTCAATGAAAATAGTAAGAGTGAACTTCCATTCTAAATAACATTGTGGCAAAATTAATTTTGCCACAATTTAATGATTCTTATTTCTCCTAAAAAAATAAAGACTGTCCAGCAAACTATTATTTGCTAATCATAGTCAAGTGTTAGGGCTCACGAGTCATCATTATCTTTGATTGTTGATTTAATGGTGGTGCGAAAGTGAGCAAGCAACACACTCAACAATACTTCCGCAATATCAGATGATTTGTTACTGTGTGTCGTAAGTTTTAATACAGTCTTGTCAACCCAACGAATTCATCTCGTTGGGTTTTCCTTTTTCCAAAAATAGAGTATAATTGTGTTGTTAGTTTGTTAAGGAGTGAATTCAAATGGCTACTAATGTAAAGAAGTTTGTTTGTGTTTCTTTTGAAAAAGAAGGTACACATTTTTATAAGGAAGCTGGCACCGATCCTGAGCTCACTGAGGTGTCATACCTTCAGTACCCACACCGTCATATGTTCAAGTTCGTTGTCAAGATCAGCGTAACCGACAATAACCGCGAGCTTGAATTCATCAAGGTTAAGCATCGTTGCTTGAAGTACTTTGCTGACGACTTTATTGACATTGATTACAAGTCGTGTGAGATGCTTTGTGAAGATCTTTATCATGAGCTTGCATATGATTATGGTAAAGATCGCACATATATTATCAGCTGCTATGAAGACGGTGAAAACGGAGCTGAACTAATCTTCGAACCTACTGAATAATCATTAATTTAAAAGGAGTATGAAGATCATCAGTTTTAACGCGGGTTAAACCGCGCATACAACGTCAATAATCATTGCCTGAGGAACTACAGTGGCACGTGCAAAGAAACCTCGTATCGTCGATTTGAAACGTGAATATACGTTCGAAATGATGCAGCAAAGCAACAAGAGCTTTTGGATTATCGATCCAGATTTGCTTGAAAGTGGAGAGCAATGGATCGATAATCCACCAACCAAAGGGTACCTTGAACAGTATGTGCTCGACCATGGGAAGCAAACTTACGTTCAGCTGAACATGACAATCGATGATTTTAAGCAGGCAATTGCTGATCGTACCGTTAATAAGGCGAGTGTCGTTAATAAGATGATCATTGAAAGTGATTATCTATGCATCGTTAATAATCGCCATAAGCTGTTGGATGAAGACGATGCTAACAAAGCAATTATGGTCGAAAACTGGACTGGCAAGATCTATAGCCGCGTGTATAGTTTCGCTATGGATGGTGAAAAGGACAGTCGTTCCTACTATATTATCGAAGGCTGCCGATCGAATAGAGGTTGTCAGAGCTTTATCATTGTTCCTTTGAAAATGTTTGACGATTTGAAAATTTTGTGACGGTCTAGCGTTGCCTTTTTGTTTGATCTGTGGTATTATATCAATACTGAAGGAACAAACGAAACAAAGGAGTTACTGATGATCGTTCGAATCAATTCCGTTAAGCAGGCTGAAAACGTTTTCAACATGATCGCCGAAAACGAAACGCTTCGCGCAGTTGCTAGAAATTGCACTGAGTTTAAGTTTGACAACATTGATGGTGATCATATTGACATTGATCAGGTTCAGTGTGTTGCTCAGACGTTGGTTGATATTGCCAATTCTGGTTTAATGACTGGGTATAATGGTTTCATCTACATGCAGGAAGTGGTTGATTTCTTCAATGAACATCAGCAGGCGATCTCAGAAACTCTTGAACAGTTTGAACAGCTTACTTGCGACTCTAGCCTAATTGTTAGCATGATTGAAGATGAAGAACTAACCACTAACGACATTGTTGCTCAAACCGACAATTTCAAGAGTGCTTGTGTTGTTCGAGCGGTTGAGTATGCTTGCGCAATGTTCACATCTTTAATTGAAGAAGATTAATGTGTTGTCACAAGGTAAACAAACGTGTGTTCAATTGAATATGACGATTGACGACTTTAAACAATCGGACGCTGATCGAAAAGTTCGATGATTTAAGAATTGTTTAAAAGAAAAGGCCAGGAATCTTGCATTCTGGCCTTTTTGTTATCATTATGTTGATAAAAACAACCGTGTGTGCAAGTCACAGATGCTTTAGCAACATAGTAGTTCACTTGTTTTCGAGCGTGTCAATGTAGACAAAAGTTGCAATGTGGTGTAATGATTTTGTTCCACGTTTTTTGATCCACCATTCTCCAGGATGTGATTTGTGGTTCATAATATTTGACGTTACACATGATGGAGTCTTGAAACCTATTTGATATGCTAATTCCGTTGCTGATTTGAAAATTTCATCCTTTTTGAAGTGTCGATCATTAAATGGAGATACAAAATCATTTATTACCTTTATGGGTTTCGATACATTGCCAGCAATGTAGTTTTGAAGTACGTATTGTGTTTTAGATACATCTTGCTTAAATTTCTCATAGAACTGAGTCTTAATAATAGAGTGTTTTTGCTGAATATCTGTCAAATTATAATCATTTTCAACGTATTCAAATGCTGTCACAAAGCACAAACCTCCTTTTTGTTGCATCCACCATTGACCTGGATGATAATCTCGAGCCATTAAAACTGCAATTGATCCCCGAGCTTTATATCCCACAGATCTACTTGCTTCTTTAGCACTTTCAAAAATTGTTCCAGCTTTGAAGAATTTATTGTTTAATGGAGATGTAAAATCAAAAACAACCAAAACGCGTTTTTTCCTTTTTAGTGCTGAGTTTTCACATACTTTTTTAAATTCTGTGGATTTTACCCACTTGTTTACGATTGTTTTATCAAAACCACCTCGTCCGCCTGAAGCTATATTATAACATTTTGGATCCCCCAAAACCGGTTCAATATACTGAACTTCTAACTCCCGTAGATGTTGTTCACTGTGAGCAAATTCCACGATTTCAAATTTGAAATCACAATACCAATCATATTTTTGTTTTGCATGTTTTAACACGATGCCGCCTCCTCTATAATTGTCTTTAAGAGGATCTTTGACTGTTTTTGTTACTGTATGCATTCCATAATAAAATTTGTCAGTAGGAATGCATGTAATTTTGTAGATAAATCGAAATCTACCATCTTCGCACAACAGTGGGGTTATGTCCTCACTAATGTACGAACGATTTTTGAAAGAACGAACATAAGTATTTTTTAACATGATTCACTTCCTCGTGCTGAATTGTGTTCAAAGAAGGGTTGCTGCCCTTCTTTTTTTTTATGTAATGACTGTTGCCTCTCGAGGAAAATTGCTATATAATTCTCCATGTCTGTTTACTAGGAGTGAAACGAATGTCTTATGTGATTGAAAAACAGTTTGAAGCCCATGTTGCCCACCGTGTTCATAACCAGTGTCTGTATGATTGTCTTCGTGGCGGAGAAAAACGCCCAGATCCATGTAAATCGTGGCATGGGCATTCTGCGAACTTCATTGTTCGTCTCGAGTCTGACCGACTTGTAAACGAAATGGTTCTGGATTAATTTATAGTCCCTTCATTCTTTAATGAGTGAAGCAAAGTGATCGAATTGCTGGAAAATCGTAAAGCTCAAACAGCTACAAAGTAGAGATGAAACAAGCTCAAACTTGAAAGCGACGAAAGTAGAAAGAATCGTTTGAGATGGTGTATGGTTAAATCCTAACCACTGGTACAATCGACGATCAGCAGCTAAGGTTCGAATAGAACAAAGTTCAACGACTAGGTAGCCTCGAAATCGTGAGGACAGTGGTCACCAACCTTCAACGGTTGAAGATATAGTCTGCGCCTTTGGGAAACTAAAGGGAGAGCCCAGTGAGGCTCCATGATAGTGTTACGTACTATCATCAACATGACGGTTTAATCTTCTCAACTTCTTCAAGGCAGCTCTTAATGAGCATTATGATCATCGTTGGACTATTTGTCGTGACGATCCTCTTTTTGACTTCCTTGTTGATCACGCTTATCAGTGTCTAGATGGGTGTGAAGATGTCGAATGTGCTCCTGTTAAGATTATTGATGATCTTGATGGCGGGGAAGGGTATCGAGCTTATACGGTCGATATTAGCGATGAGATTCGTAATCATCATGGTAATGTCGGTGAGCCTCTTATTGAGCTTCTCGATAGTTTTACGATCGTTGATTTTACAACGACCAGTGAAAACCTTGCTCATTGGGCGTACAATGTGATTGATCGTTATCTTGCGCGCGTTTGTGAAACCACGGAGGATGAAGGTCTTCGTAAGATTCTCAAGAATGTTAAGGTTCATTCTGTGTCTTACAAGGAAAGTCCAAAGAGCATGGCCACTTATCAACCGGCTTAACTTAATTTAAAGCGAATACAAAGCCTCTTTTAAGGGGCTTTTCTTTTAGTTAAATTTTGGTCAAACTGTTGCCTTTTTTGTTTGACTGTGGTATTATAACAATACTGAAGGAACAAACGAACACAAGGAGATCCACGCATGACGATCAATGAACTGTTTGAAGCAATCAATGAACACAACGCCAACAAGAAGTTTGGTTGGATTGTTAATGGAAAAACATATCGTTTGAATCGATATGTGTTTGCTGGTAGTACTGTTGTGTTTGATGAATGGGGAGATCTCATCAACAAGTTTGGTGATCTTGGTACGATCTTTGGTCGAGGTGACAATCGTGAGGTGATGGTTGATGCTGTTGACGGTTTGTATCGCTGTGTTGGAATCAAGGAATCGCGTAACAGTGTGTTTCTAATTTGTCAATTGTTTCAAAAATATGAGGACTAATCAATGAATGATAGATTGAAGCACAAGCTGCTTGTTTGGGGTGAGATCATCTTTTTGGTCGCGTTCTCTATTCTGTTTGCGAGCGTTGCTTATAACTGGTGTGTTCCTGTCAGCTGGCGATTCTTCTCACCTGAAGTGATGGATTTTTTCCGTCCTTGGTTGGAAGTGATTGGTTTTATGGCTGGAGTAATCTGGGTCAAGTGTTTGCGTGATGAGGGGTTTTTAAAATGAAGTTGTATTCTTCCAATTGTAAGATTGAACGTGAAGATCAGGCACTGGAATTGATTGAGTGTGAAGATCTGCTTAACAACTGTGAGATTCGATGGGACGATGATGCCGATTTTATCAAGACGTTTTTTGAATCACACAGCACGATGCTCGACGATGGTGGTACATTATATGCAGTCAGTATTGATGATCTAATGATGCTTTATGATCGTTGTCGTGGTTCACTTCGTAACCACGATGATGCTCGTTGGCTGCTTCCTTGCGATATTGAGGGCGACGAACGAATCTTCTTTGAAACAGTGTTCTACACATATGAGAAGATTCACACGATAGTCAATCATAGTGAAAATCGTTACTTTGTGTTTTCAATCTACGATTAATTAAGCGATTTGCCAACACCTCCGAACGAGTGAGAATTGTAATTCCCCCGTTGTTTAATGTGACGATTCAGAAAGGTCAGCAAAAATACGTGGTTCCTGCTGAGTTTGCTTTTTCGTGCATCACCAATCCTGAACGACATCAAGAAAATACAATTGAACTTGAACGTGCATATCGAGAAAATACAGGATTTTAGTTGTTGCTAGCTGTTGCCTTTTTCGTTTGACTGTGGTATTATATCAATACTGAAGGAACAAACAAAACAAAGGAGTTAATCATGTACGTTTCTCACCTGACTTCTGGTTATATTGATCGTGAAACTAATGAAATCTGCTTGACGTTCTATTGTCAGGTTGGTTGTGAATATAAGACGGTTGATGTGAGCGTTCGTAACGAAAGCGGTTATCCTTTTGCCAGCCAGTGCATGTACTACACGGATGAATATGGCGACACGGTTTGCAAACATTACGTTGCTTCTGAACTTCGCCAAGCTGTGAATTCAATGTTCCGCAACGATAACGAAATCATTGAAGCTTGTAAGAGCGAAACCGGTTTCACGTACCGTGAAATGTAAATAAGCCCCCCTGTTGCCAAAATGGTATGGGAGTGTGTATAATATTATTGTCGTTGATTGATGAAAGGAGCAGGGTGTTGATCAGCGATAATTTTTTGAGTTGAATTTGGCGGTCCTCATCCTTTCCACCGCCACCAATCTGAAAGGAAATAAAAATAATGCAACTAATTGATAAGTCTAAGTGTAATCCTGAACTTGGTCAGAAGGTTTTTTCTTTTCTTAAGGAAAAAGGTCTTTTGAATCACTATAAGGGTGCAACGCTTTCTGACGAAGAACAGAACAAGATTATTGACGAATCTCTTCGTACGATTTTTGAAACGATTGGTTTTAATATGGAAGACCCCAACTTCCAGGATACTCCAAGGCGTGTTCGCAAGTATCTTCGTGACACGAAGGCAGTAATGAATTGGGACTATTTCCCAAAAATTATGACAGTTCCTGAAGATATCAATGGTCCTAAGGATTCCTTTATTAAAGTAGGTCCTCTTCGTTGTATTTCAACGTGCAGCCATCATCTAGCTCCTTTTATGGGTGTTGTTCCTTCTGGAAATAAGGATGTGGTGTTTGGCCCAGGTATGCATATTGCTTACATTCCTCGTGGCAAGATTCTTGGCCTAAGCAAGTTTCAGTCAATTGTTGATTTCTTGGGCGCAGTTATTCCAACCACACAAGAAAACTTGACAGCAGTTGTTGGTTGGGCAATTTCTTATATTATGGAAACTCCAGATGTGATTGTATATTGCAAGGCTTATCACAGCTGTATGTACGGAAGAAGCAGTTATTCTCCGAGTGCAACGACTACTCTTTGGTGTCATCCAGAAAGCGTGTTTGCAACAAACAACAACATTCGTAGTGAGTTTCTTGCACTAGCCAGAGATTAACAGTTGATCCTTCTTGTGTTGATCAGACCTAAAACCTAATATTGTAAATAGAAAGGCCCTTAAAGGGCCTTTCTTTGTATTCACACATACATGAGCAAAACATATGTGCAAAATTACTTATATTAATATTCCTGATTGTGTTATTAAAGATATAATCAGTCTTCCAACAAATGTTCGATTCACCAAAAATGTAATTGCAGCCACATCCACCCAAACAAAGAATTGGTGTAGTGATAACAACTTCTCATTAAAGTTTGTTTGGTGGTCTTATCACAATACTAATCAAAAAATTGAAATTCATCATTGTCAGTTTTGCGGAAATCCCTTAACAGAAAGCCAGATGATGAAGTCTTCAAAATGGTGTTGTGTATCGTGTAAGAATCATGATCCATTGTTTCAACAATTAGCGTATCAGCGATTGATCGAGACAACAGGAGGTCAATTTGGTTTTAAAAATAAAAAGACAAGACAAACGGCTGTTCAAACAAAAACAAAAAGAAACTGGCCGGAATTGGATAATAGTCCAAAATATATTAATAACACATACACAATTCCTTCAGATATTATTGATTTGCTGACAACATGTTGTGGTCAAGATGGGCGCGTCAAGAGAGAAGCCGTTAACACTAAAATAACAATTGATCAGCGACAATGGTTTGCAAATAATAATACGAACATACCGATATTATCATACTTCCTGTTTAAACTAAAGACGGATGTAGTGTGTCCACAATATTGTATACAATGTGGTAACCCTATACCAATTTCCACTCTTATTTTGGGTGGTAAAATGTGTTCAAAAAAGTGTGCACAAAAACAAGGTTCACAAACATGGTCAAAAATCAGGAAAGAGAATCCTGAATTAGCTCATGATGTTTATCAACAACGAAATGAAAAATTGCAACAAACAAATTTGGAAAGATATGGTGTTCTTGTAGCGTCGCAGAATGAGCACGTACGATCTAAAATTAAACAAACGTGTTTAGAACGTTATGGGACTGAACACGCAATATCCAGCAAATATGCACAAGAGAAGGCGCGCCAAACGTGCCAAGCCAAATATGGAACGGATTACTACATTCAAACTGATGATTTCAATATAAAATCTCGGCACACATGTTTAGAAAAGTATGGTGTAGAATATTATTCGTCTACAGATCAAGGTAAGCATCAACGAAAACAAACATGTTTGGAAAAATATGGCTTTGAAAATGCAGCTCAAAGTGATGAAGTTAAATCAAAAATTAGATCCACCAGTCAAGAAAGATATGGTGCCAACACTTTTTTAACTTCTCCATTAGGAAAAGAAAAAACTGCCACAATTCTTTTGGAAAGGTATGGTGCGGAAACAATCTTAATCAACGATGAGCGAAGCAAGCGTGTTGCTATTGAAAACGCGTTGGCCAAATCTTCATACAAATTCGACAATATTGATCCTCAAGATGTAGATGTTAATGTAGGATTGTATCGAATTAATAATGTTGGTAACATTTATGATCAGTTTGCCCAACGTAATATTTCAATATTAAGCTCATATAATGACTTTATTTGCCAGAGAGAAGTATCATATCGATGCAATTTGTGTGGTCACGAATGGAAAAGCTTTTCTACGTCTTGGACTAAAGTTAATTGCCCCATTTGCTGTACACGAATGAGGTCTATTCAAGAATCTGATTTTTGCAACATGATTCAAAATGTTTATTCGGGGGAAGTAGTACCAAACACACGAAAAGTTCTATCAAACGGAAAAGAGATTGATGTGTGGTTACCTGAATTAAAGATAGGTTTTGAATTTGATGGAGTTTTTTGGCATAATGATCAACATCTTGATGATGATTATCATTACGAGAAAAAGATATTGGCTTTAAATCAAGGAATTAATCTCGTTCACATCTTTAGCAATTTTTGGGAAACTAAACAACATGTTGTTAGGCAGACAGTCAAAAAGATTTTAGGGCGATATCAATTAGTATCAAAGTGTATTGTTGAAGAAGCGTTAGACGACGATGTGTTAAGTTTTATAAACAACAACAGTTTAGCATTATATGATAATATAATGCGATATGCTAAAATAACTAATGATGTTGGTATCGTTGCTGTAGGAATAGTTGTTGATGACTATCTTCATATTATTGAAGATCCAAATATCAAACTTTCAGAAGAAGCAATAATATCAGTTGCACATCAATTGGACGTCGAATATGTTGCACTAGATGCTAATTTGTACGACAACAATTGGTGGCAACACGAAAAGATGAAATATAAATGGTTCACTTCTTGCCCACATTACTACACAAAAGGTCATGATGTTGTAACAATTGGCTGTTGGAAAAAACTGGATATCGTCGAGCAATCTAAATGGTCAAAGTTGTATAATTGTGGTCTGTTTTTATACAGGGTATGATTGGATAACGTAATTTGGGGTGGGTGTTTGTTCCCACCTCTTTTTGTATCAATTGCTATTGCCTTTTGGTTGTGTATAATAATCAATCGACCAGATATAGGAGTGAAGCAAATGATCAACAAGTTCCACACTGTTAATGTTGCTAAGTGGGTCGAATGTGACAGTGACGAACACAACGTCGCGTTAGTCAGCTGACTGGCCTCACTGTCAATCATATTGCTCACTTCCTCTACATCGAAATGCTGCCAATGGAGAGCTGGTTTCGGTGATTGCTCGGCCGACGGACAACTAATCTGTGGTTTTCTTGCTCGAGCTCTTGTAAAAACAACCCCACAGTTTTAGGCTGTGGGGTTTTGATTGTGTGGGGAACAACTTTGCTAAATGGAACTTAGATCTGATTTGAAGAGGTGCCCACAGTTACCGAAAGGTGAGTGCTGGTTAATCGGGATCGATCTCTGCGTAAGCGTCTTTGCTTGGATCCAATACCCTTGCCTCTACTCCGCTTATACGCTCAACGTTTTCATATCGACCACCATTCGAAAATCTAGTATAAAAGGGGCTTGTACCATCTAATACTATTTTGGTTACATTATGGAACGTATTGTCCCCACTCAGCAAGTTAACCGTCAAATAGTCAATTCCACCACTAACTGTATATAACTTAACCCCTTTTAATGTTGTGTTGGGCCATCAATTTAAAGTTAAAGTAGGCAAACTAGTATTACACAAAAGAAGCTCCTTATTAAGCATAAGACGCCCCCCTGTAAGACACTAGAAGGATATCTTTACGTCTCTGAATGCTGTGAATGTTAAGTATGTCGAGGAAGACTCATCTACTACCGTGATATCCTGTGGTGGAGTAGCTGTGTAGTCCCCGCGGTAGTCGTCTGTACGGATAGAAACATTGGTGTTTGGTTTGCAAGTAAGCGTGTCGATTATATCGACGCGTTCGTCGAAAGCATAACCTTGCTTTGCAGTTCCATCTGGAGAAGTCCAAGCGTAGTCCGTCCCGCTGTTGCGTCCTCCGAAGAACTCTAGGGTGACGTAAACTGGATTGTAACTCTGGCTCTGTACCATTAACAGTTCCTTGTTCAGCATCTTGAGCCTCCCAAGAAACTCCTCTTCTTACGCGATCGGTTTGAGTGTCTCTGGATCCAAGTACCCGTCTGGGGGGGGGGTCGAAGGTTAGATAACGGATGGCGCCTTCAGAGTTATTCATAGAATAGGTATCACCATCCTGCGTGTTACTACTGGAAATGCTCTGAGTATAGCCTTCAACAAAGACTGTAACCCCACTTGGCGCGCCCAACGTAGTCATCTCGACAACAGAAAGCAAATATATAAGGGAACTCATTACATCGTTCGTAGTCCCCCAGTATGGTACTACATCTAGTGAACCATAAAAATCCTTGTTATAACCAAAAGCTATCATGCCAAACGACTCATATCGCCCAATAGTAAGCTTCACCTTTCTCTGCTCTTTCTTTTTCGCACTCGCTATAAGCAACTCTTTATTGAGCATGCTACACCCCCACTTTAGCAAGACCTAGCTTAGACTTCCCAGTAGAAAGCACAGTAGGCATCTCAGTACAGTTAATTTGCTGTTTGAAAATCCTTTTCTTCAACATTGATCATTGTAATCATTTTCAGATGCAAATTACTTTAAGTAATTTGCACCTTTTAGCAGTCTCAATTTTGACCGCGGCATCAATGAGCTAACACTAACGCACAAAGATTACCATCTCGATCACACCAACGACGAAATCAACATCGTCTACACTAAGCAAAGCACACTGGACGAAGGTAATTGATCGCATGGCATGAATTGGTCATTGACTTTTTCAAAAAATCACGGATAATATCAACATAACGAAAGCAATTGTGCTTCCCACCGAACATTGGAGAAACCAAATGAACATTTCTGAATTCATCGAATATCTCGAAGAAGTCCGTGCAGAACATGGTGATCTTGATGTCAAGATCGATCGCGACTACTATGGCTTCGAAGAAGTTTCGTGGGATATTGAACAGGTCGATCATGGTCGTGCAATGACGCTTGATGAAGCAATTGAACACACGATCAATGCCAAGGGATATGATGAGCGAATCAAGCTCGATTTCTACCAAACGACGATCGGCCGATATGCTCGTGGCGATGTTGAATATGCGTATGATGGCTCCAACAAGCGTGATACGTTAATCCTCCGGTAATCGAAAATTATTTTCACTAACCAGTTGACTTTTTCAAAAAATCACGGATAATATCAATACTGAAACAAACACAGAAGATTACAAAAATGCGCATCCAGGACATTGTGAACTGCTACAGATGCTTTACTATCGTGGCAGTTCACAATGTTGATTAAGACTGAAGAAATTTCTGCTCTGATTCGCGAACTTGCTTGTCTTTTGCAATGAGATCGCCGAAACGAATCTTTGTGCTAATATGGCTATATTGCTTTGCAAACAAACCGCGACTAATCAGCTTTTCCGCGACTTCACTCGCACTTTCCCTATAACAGTTGGCAGAGTGATCCTTTGACCACAACCAACATGAATAATCCTCGGGTGCATAGTGAATAAAACGCCACGTTCCTGCATCAGTCTTGATCTCGAGAACGGTGTTCTTGGGGAAAGTGTTAAGAATCTTCACGTATTCATTGATCTGCTTAGTACGCTCTTGGGTGGACTTTACTTTACCGTAGAAAGTGTCTTCACTATAACGGAGGCCAGCATAGAAAGGCAGTTTGTTCAGTTTGTCAAGTGCAGTCTGTTCGCTTTCACAGATCATTGGCTTAGCAACTGCATTGACAAGATATTCTACCATTTGCTCTTTAATTAGAATCATTTGTTGTAAACCTAGTAAACCAGAATTGGGTAACCGTTATCGGTATGTATGATTATCTATTCTTGCCTCTAGCTGTGACAGATGAAGGTATGGCATGTTTTGACACAAAATGGCTGTGAGTGCATACCACGTTGCTAAACCATCTGTGGTTTTCTTGCCTGAGCTCATGTAAAAATATTTTCATGCTAGCTGTTGCCTTTTGAGGTTTAGTTTGGTATTATAACCATGTAGTCAATCACCACTTCAGGAGTTCGATATGCTCAAGGTTCTCGGCAAGATCAGTCTTATTGACAAGGTCATCATTCCGTTCACACGTGAAGACCTGAGCAGCTTTAAGTCCAGCTTTGGAGCTCCGAAGTGTGCGATTTGTGGCAAGAACCACAATCGTTGTGAACTGTACATCATCGAAGAGGATGGTGTTCGTTATACTGCAGGCAAGAACTGCATGGAGAAAGCTTTCGGTAAGGAGGCTGCCAAAAAGGCGATTAGCGACGCTAAGGTAGAAGAAAAGTTCATTTCGTCACACAGCTTCACCTTGATTAATAGTGTTATTGCTGCTCTACAGCTGCACAACGAAATGGGGTTTGTCAAGGGTGAATCTACTCTTGAATATAAGGCTCGATACTATGACCTGCTCAATGAAGCTCTGAAGAGTGACGAGTGGGAGCAGTATGAAGCCACCGCTCAAAAGGTCGTCGATTATTATCGTAATCTCGAAACAACGAACAGTTTCCTCGCTAATGTAGTTGATTTGATGCGCAACACCTATCACAGTGAAAAAGTGCTTGGTCTTTTCCCTGCAGCAGTGAATAGCTACCACAAGGCGATTGAGTATCAGCATCAGAAGGAAATTGCTGAGCAGCACAAGCTAGAAAATGCAGCAATGACGTCATTCTATGGTGAAGAAGGCGTTCGTTCAAAGAACGTTATGGTTGAATGTGAGGTGATCGACTGTCGTAAGGTCGAAGGCCGGTCGTTCGGCTATTGGGATGATGGTGAATATCATCAGACGTTTTTGAAGGATAATCAGGGTCACGTTTTTGTGTGGAACAACTGCTTCTGCACCAATATTGATATGTTGCCCCATTATGCTATCGCAGGCAGTAAGGTCATGCTTCAGGCCTTTACGGTTAAAAAGCATTTTATTGGCAAGCTTGGTCATGTGACATCGATTACTCGTCCGAAATATGAAATCACAAAGTTAGTCACCGAATTTTGAGGGAGTGAAATGAAAAAGAAAACAATCAAGCAACGAAACTTCATTGCAATGGACTTGTGTACGAATCGACAGTTCCGCAACAAAGTTCATGTAAACAAGAAAAAGAAGATCGAAAAGTTCAATCTAGGTCGTGAACTTCGCAAATATGAAAGCCCGCATTGTGCGGGCTTTTCTTTCATATATTAATCGCGGGCATGCTGCCAGCTTTTGATAATGTCACTTGCAAAGTTATTCTTTGAGAACTCAAAACGATCAACCAATTTAGCTCCTTTAGCATTGGTCTGTGTGATCACAAAACCCTCTTCTCCGGTACCAACAAGGTCTCCATTTGATTTCATTACAAAATTGTTATAAAGGGACATCTCGTTTAACTTGCGAATGATCATCAACTTAACTTCACTAAAAAGTTTGAAGATCTTCATCATAGTTTCAATCTGTATGGAGTCTTTCTTCAAGTCACGAACCGATGCATATCGTTGATCGACTCTAGCTTTACCTTTTTCTGTCTTCAACTTGCCTTTTTCATCAGCAACTTTTTGTTCAATCCAATCGAAAAATTGTTCAGTCATTTCATCTGGAGATGGATACGGTTTATTTGCACGAATATATGTGTTAACAAACGTTTCCAAATATTGTCCTAGTTGTGCATCTTGATCAAAGATCGCCCAAGTTACTGTGGCAGCTAACTTCTCAATTTGCTTGAGGTTGCTATTGATCTTATCATATTGATCAGAAGAGAACTGCAACGGTTGTTTGGGGTTCAAGTTGCTGATCGTATCAATGATGAATACCTTTGAGTTATCTTTGAAAATATCGTCGCTGATTCCAAAGCGAGAAACCTTCAGTGTGGATGGATCCTCACCATTCCATTCGTACTCAGTATGAACAGCCAGTCCAATTTCACTATTTTGAATTGTCTTGCCAATATCGCTATCTTTCTCAACAGTGTAGATGATTGTGTTTGGGTGAAACCCAATCAAATCTTTTCCATTGTGTTGAAAATGCTTGATTGTGTCTTTGGTGAAAAGAATATCGCCTTGATACACCTTGTCTTTTGTGTTTGGAACGACCTTTTTCAGCCATTGTAATGCAACCTTTAATGTGTCTGCAAGGCCACCACTGTGGTTAGTTTCAATATCAGTCTCTGTGTAGTTGATCTTTGGTGTCTTGTTGAAGATTCCCTTACTTGCAACAAAAAACCCTTTGCTGCTATTACCAAAGAACACCGCTGGACTATTATGAACAACAACTTCATTTGAACCAACAACGATCACAAAGTTCGCCGCACTAGTGGTAAGATCCCATTGATCTCGCTTTCCGTCTAGTTTTTCGACACGTTCGACCGGAAGCCGCTTGTTGTTCATTTCGGGGCAATAAAATGATCTGCCTTCCATCTTTTGGGCTTCAATCCAATCGCGACGCCCTGTCAGGCACTTATGATCTTCTGTACAAATCAAAAATCCATTATTATTGGTGTGAATTTTGACCCACTTCTTAGAACGACCCGTAATTCGAGGTTGTGTGTTGTTGCAGTATCGATAACTGTCTGATACTTTATCATATACCTTAACAAAATCGTCATTGGTCAGCTCTTTAATCATCTTAGGCCCACGCATCGTTACAACGCGTGTATTTTCGTCTATACACCCGTCAATCTTTGTGCTGACAGATCCACGCACAGACTGTTCGCCGATCGTTTTAACGACGTATTTCAGCCCTTGTATCGCGTCCTCCACCCCTTGTTTTCCTCGAGAAAAGATGAGGTCCTCAATATGCGAACTATGTTTGTTGACTAATGCTTCAGAAAGAATTTGATATGTTTTGACAAATCGTGTAAAATTGAACATTGGCTTGAAGCTTATGAAAAAGAAAAGGTGCTTGCCTGAATTTCAGGTAAGTAAACGTGTTAATATCTAGTGCCAGATAGGAAGGCTTAATGAAATCATTTGAACAGTATTTGCAAGAAGCAAACGAGGATTTCACGTACACAACAGAACAGAACAAAACTGACGACCATGTCAAGGGATATGTTCGTGCTTACATTGAGCACCCAAAGGTAGAGCTTAGTAAAAACGGTGTCGACGTTAATGGGGAGTTGAAATCAAAATACGAAAGTAAATTGTCGATCGATGACGAAGATAAGATCGTTGTTAATGTTGATCTAACTAAATTCGCTGAGGGGTTCGTCAATGATATCGTTGGAAAGATGATCGATCAGCCAGTTGTTAATATTGCCAATAACGAATTTGAATCGACTATTGCTTCCAAAGGTTCAAAGACTCAATCAATAGTCACATATGATTTCGATTTTGAGGCTGACGATTTTACAGGAGAAGGTACGTTAACCATTAGTGGTATCGTTAATAAAGATACAATCGAAACTCCTATTTTGAATTTCACTTGTCAATGGACTCATATAAAATGAAACATGTAGCACTAACATATATGCGTGCAAATCCGATCACGCGAGAAGGCCATGAAAAGGTGTATAACCGTGTTGTTGGCGTTCGTGGAGCAGAACCACACATTTTCCTTAGCACCAGTCACGATTCGAAAAAGAATCCACTTGCTCCTGAAGATAAACTTCGTTTTGCAAAGAAGATCTTTAAGGCGGCAGACGTTCAATTAGTCAAGGGTGGGTACATCGAAGCTCTTAAAAAGGTTTCACCAGCAGACAAAGTGACAATTATTGTTGGCGGCGATCGTGTGGAGGTTATTGAAACCCTTGCTAACAAATACAATCACAAAGATTTTGATTTTGGAGAGATTGAAATTGTCAATGCAGGTGGTCGTGAAGGTAATGCAATCAGTGCTAGTAAAATGCGTGCATTAGCTGCTGAGGGTAAGGAAGACGAATTCGTTGCTGAACTGAGTAATAAACTAACCAAACAAGAAAAGCACGAAATGTATCAGCTGACTCGAGAAGGTATGAACCTTGATGAACAAGTGATTGCTGAGGCTGAAGAGCTTTGGTTCGCTTGGGACAACTAATCGAAATTAGTTGATTTTTAAAAGGGGCTTTAACGCCCCTTTTTGTTTTGGAGGTATGTGTAATGGTGAGATTGTTATTGTTTAATGTTGTGAATTTTATTATGAAAAATGGGCATATGATCATGTGGGTAGATATTGGATTGATAGCCCTTGTTCTGTTGCTCTTACTTCATTAAATGTATTATAATGTGTTTGTCTTGTCTTAAGGAGATTTAATGATGACTAGTTCCCTTCCTTGGTCTGACGAGGTTGAGTCCCTATTTGAAAACGACCTTACCTCTGAATTCAATATTGACGATTATCACATCGATGTAAAAGTGATCGCTGATAGTATCAACCCCGATACTGGTAAGCGAATTACGACGCTTGCAATTAAGATCCCCCGTATCATTCTTTCTGAACACAATACACACCGTTCGTTATCACGCAATTTTTCATCCAGTCGTGCGATTCCGGCGAAGAAGCTTCGTAAAGAAGCATGGGAGCATCCATTTGTCCCAATTTATTGGGGAGCAAATAAGTCGGGGATGAGTGCAGATCAACAGCTAACTGGCTTCAATCTTTCAATGGCAAAATTCAGCTGGAAGCTTGCTGGTAAGTTTGCTGTGATGTTCCACAAGATGATGGAGATCGTTGGCGTGCATAAGCAAACGTGTAATCGCATCATCGAACCTTGGATGAGTGTGGTTGGCACTATTACGTCGACCGAATGGGATAATTTCCTCCGCCTTCGTTACGATCGTAATGCTCAGCCCGAAATCATTGTTCTTGCTAAAAAGATTCATGATGCAATCAAGGCTAGCGAACCAACTGTTCCTGAGAATGGAATTCATCTTCCATTTATTGATGAAGAAGAACGAAAAACGTTCCCCATTGATCAATTAATCAAGATCAGCGTTGCTCGTTGCTGCCGTACTTCTTATGCGAATTGCTTAGGCAAAAAGTCACAGCCTGAAGAAGACATTAAACTGTATCATCGTTTGCTCGGTAATGGTCATTTCAGCCCATTTGAACATATTGCATTGATCCCTAATCATGGTCGTGTTGCTAAAGAGCTTCAATATGACCTTCAACGCAACTTCCGTGGATGGTATCAACTTCGAGCATTTATCCAGCCAGAATCTAATACGAAATATCTGAACAAGATGTATAACATCGAACTTTGATGGAAAATGTTCTTATTTTAACACCTGGTAGTTGGAAATCAATTGATAAAATTACACCAGCTACCAAAGTGTACCGAGTCACACCTACAAATCTATCATGCACCATTGATACAATAGATCATTGGAAAGATTTAAATGGTTTACCTACGTACGCAGCATGGAATCGATACGATCAACAGGTATCTTTTTTTGCACACGATGGTGAAGTGATTTTCCAACGATCCGACGATCGACAGTGGTATACAACTACTGGTGATCAGCTATATCGAGATGCTGATAATACTAAGATTTACTTGGCCGACCAACCAACTTTTGAATCATGCAATGTTAAGCGAGCATTCATAACAAATGAAATTAACAAAGCGGTTCGCTTGGGTCGTTTGAACACTAGTTTTATTGATGGGCCTTCACAACTTGCGGCACAGGCATTATATGCATGGAAACAAACTCACGGAACGTACAAAGCCAAAGATTGGAACCAAGCACTATTCCTTCAGGCGCTATTCATCAAGACGGGGGTTACAAGCAACTTGGTCCAACAAGACAATGGTTTAAACGTGGTGCCATCTCCACGTGATCGATTTGATGTTACTGATCTGACCCATTGCAAGCGGTTGCAGATTACTATGCAGCCCGTTGATAAAAATGGTAGTGTTGTACATGTAATTGCCAATTATCGTGGCCATGTTTTTGTTATGTGAGGTTGATGATGTTTCAATGGTTTAAAAATTGGCGCCAAACACGATTTGAGCCAAGTTACCAATTTGACGAAAATCACGAAAATGTTGTACGAAAATTGATTGAGCATCGTGGAGAAGTTGAATTTTTAGAATCCAACGATCAAGAATTTGTTCTCAAATTAGGAGAATATTATTTCAGTTTATGGATTGCCAATTATCCGTACGCGTATTTGAGTCGACTTAAAATAGGTAAACTTAAGCGAGATCGGGCGTATCAGAAAGGTGAATGGTGGAAATGTATTGACGATCTCGTCTGCTTAGATGGGGGCATGCCTTCAAACCAAACTATTGTTGATTTTCACAACAGTTTTCATGTTGTTTGTAAGGACGCCCAAAAAGCAGCACAACACTTTAAACAAACCAAAATTGTTAATGATGTGCTAATGAGTCTGCATTAAAATAAGTATTACTGTTTATTTTTGCTGGAGCTTAGATGAGTAATCCTAAATGCGTGCAAAAGTTTTATCTCAAAATTTGGAGCTGGCCGGATAATGTGAGAACAAGCGTTGGCGATTGGGGGGACTTTTTTCAATATCTTCTTCCAATCTCATTTGCTTTTTATTCACTAGCGTTTTTTGGTTGGCATGCGTTTCTAATGTTTATTGGTTTCTTTCTTTTGTGCGTAGGAACCAGCACTTTATTGAAGGGCGTGTTTAATAACGTTCGACCTCGTGAATGGAAAGATCATACTGATCATCCCGAAATTAGTCCAGATATGGATTTGGAATGGAGCCCAAAAGAAGGGAACTCATTCTGTAGTGGTCACACAATGGCAAGCTTTGCTGGAGCACTTCCTTGGGTACTTGTTAATCCCTGGATTGGAGCATTGGCAATCTTATTAGCTTGTTTTGTTGGTTTTTCAAGAATAGTTGTGATGGCACATTGGCTTAGAGATGTATTAATGTCAATTGTGTTATCATCTCTTTATTTTGGTTTAATCTATTTTTGGATTTAAAAAAAAGCCCCAGGACGTTAAAATCCTGGGGCTTTACCATTTCACTTATTCAAGATGCATTCTTTGTTCGATCTCAAGCATATGTTTGATTGCTTCTGCACAGTCTTTATACGCGTGAAAATCATCATCTGTTAGATCTTCAGTATCCTGTTTATCTAACTGTTCCATCTTTTCAAAACATTTATGCTTTGCCATCATCAGCACATAGCTGTGCCATTCTTGCGGTTGTTGTTTGCAAACAACTTTTTCGTCAATAGCCATAATATTATCCTTCTGCCTTATGCGCTTCTAAGATCTGAACCAACGCCTCACCTTCTTCACGATCAAGAGTGAAGCCTGCAATTGTCACTTTATTTGCCTTATTAAATCCATTTGCTAAAAATGTTCTTACTCCTTCAACATTAATTTGATTTTTATCATTGAGAAGGTTGAGCATTTTAGCAGGTTGTTCATATTTGGCAACCAATGATGGGATCTTTGTCTGAATGCTTCCTAATACTCCACCAATAACAAATTGCATTAAACTAGGAGCGTTTGGCATTAGACGTGTCAAGGCATATTCGTTAATAACTGCCGGCAATTGATCTAAATTAACATAAGACATATAAATCATCTCCTACTCCAATCTATACATGTGCATAGATTAAGCCGCTGGGGCTGCAGGTGCCGCAGTGGTAGGACAAGGAATCGCATGAGTGCAAGTTGGACCCCAACCTGGGCAAACTGAACTATTAGGTACCACAACCTTGGTTACACTGTTGACTGTGTTGGAAATGCAGTTGATGGTTTGATCAAGTGCGGCAAAACGACCATTGGCAGATAGTGCCACTTCATTAATCTTTCCAATTACAATCTGTTCACGGAGCTCAGCCTTTTCAGCATTGCATTTGACTTCAGCTTGCAGCTTGGCCAGTTCTACTCGATTGTTTGCAGACTCATCTGCAAGTGGTTTAATAAAGGCATACATTTCTGAACGAAGAGCACGATCGTCGGTCAAAGACTGACTATATACCTCTTTGGCATTCTTATCTGAATAATTTTCAGCCTTCAAAAGAGCATTTTCGGTTTGTAGCGCACTGATCTGATTAGAGCAACCACCACCGAGAAGACCACCAAGTAAACCATTACCGTTATTGTTGCTTGCGAGCACACCAAGTGCCGTACCAGCAATACCGAGACCCAAACCTGTACCAGCGACGCCCTTAGAAGCATATTCAACTGACATAGAGAACTCCTTTCATTAACTTGTAATGAAAAACAAATTGTTAAAATAAATGAATCGCCACAATATTGTGGCTGTGTGTGAAAACACACGTTTTAATATCGACCAAAAACATTTGACCCTCTTTGGCGTTCCTAGATTCAATAGGTGCCATGTGAGATCGAAACTTTTCATCTCACGTATACTATTTAGTTATTTTCGTCAAAAAAGTTGTATTTATTTTCGAAAATCTACGAAAGTGAGGGAAAGATACCATATGGTATACAAAAATGAATATTTCTATCACCAATTTATGTAATCGAAGATGTGAATATTGCTTCCAACGTGGATGGTATTTGTCAAATAAGGCCTACCACGATCGTTCTGTAAACGAAATGAACATTAATGTGTTCAAAGATATTATTCGTTGGGTTGGTAGCCAGTCGAATATCTCTATAATGGGCGGTGAACCGTTGATGCATTCTCAAATACATGAGATAATGAATTATTGCGCAACATTACCAAATGATATCTTGTGGATCTCTAACATTTCGATTCCGCATGAGTTGTTTTCGAGGCTACCATGGAATAGCAAATTTGGTATTATGGCCAATATGGATTGGCATACTCAACAAAAAAATGATTTTTTAAAAAACCTTGAATGGCTGAAACAGCAATCAATTGATTGCTGTTTGTCAACCACAGTGTTACCAAATTTTAACATATCTGAATTCGAAAATAGACTTGATGCATGTTTAAAGACAAATTCAAAAATATTAAGTTTACGATTAAGCACTGCGTGTCCATCAATACAACAAAAGTTCGTACAATTTAGTTATGACAGTCTCATTGAGCAAATAATAAATTGTATATCAAAATACAATATTAAAATTAAGTTTGACTGCCCAATACCATTGTGGGAAATAAGGCCTGAAACCAAAAGAATATTACGAATGAAAGGAGTCGATTTCAACTCTTTATCATCATGTTACTGCAACCCTCCTTTTGATATTTTATGGAATGGCGATATTATATGGTGTAGTTCTTGTAGTAATATTACAACTAATTATAAAATACACAACGATGTAAAAAATGCTCGATTGTGCTTAAAAGATAAAATGAAAGCGAAGCATGGAACAAAAATATATGACATCTCATGTTTTGCAAAACATGAGAGAATTGAACATGACAAATTTAATAGTCAATAAAGCAAATCACGGGTATTCTGTTATCGCAGTTGCTATCAACGACACCGACGCTAATGTTATGTGTTTCGAACCGGTATATGACGAGCCCGTAACTCATACCGTATCCAAAGAGGAACTAATTAACGAAGTGCGTGAGTGGAATCTTGGCACCATTTACAAACATGATGATGGTAGTCTTTTCCGCTTGGTTCACTCCAAATATTTGGATAATACTCATGATGCATATCGTGGTGGCGCTACATTGCTAATTGCTAAAGAACATGATCACCCTGTGGTGTATGATATGGGTTGCTACAAATATCCAAACGTTAAACAGAGTGACTACCGTTATTGCAAATACAAATCTAGTCGTCCTGTATTTAAGATTCACTTCCACAGTGACGATGAATCTTTGCTGGAAGCTGGTCGAGTGTATTATCACAACAAAAACGAAGATACTATTATTCTTACCAAGGATAAAGATCTTATGTTGGTTGATAGCTCAGAACCTGGTCTTCTCCCAGTTGTTAATCAAGATTTTAACAACCAGTTTGGGTTTGAAATTCAGTATAATGATTCTCGATCTGTAGCAAATGGTACTGTTAATCTCATCAATGTTAATGGCACAACGCAAACACACATTGACGTTAGAGATGGACACTTTGCTTTAGATCCACAATATATTGTCGGTCATCATTTGACAGCAGATGTGCTTTATGGATATAATTTTATCGGTCATATAGATGTTAACATTGAATAAAGCTGGAATTTCCAGCACGTCTAAAAAAGTTGTTTTTACCAACGGTGTTAGTAGATTTACTGTTGATGAGAATGTGATACAGACCCCATCATTAGTAATGGGGCCTGGATTCTTATTTCGTAAGGGTGAAGAGTATTCTTTGGTTAATATTGGTTGTAAATGTACCGATGTTGGATCATTAGGAACTTTTGTTTTTAATATTAATACTGGCACTACAGAGCAGCTTAACAATGTTCAATTATTTCAACACAACGTTAATCATGCCAAAGCATTGTGCAATTGTGCATTAAAGAGTGGTTACACTGCCAAAATAACCATATTAACTTCTAATCTTCTTAGCATTACCACTAATGCTACTACCGAATTGGATTATTTTAAAACTAGTGGTGCTTTTGACAAAACAAAATATTCATTGGCCAACAAATCTCCAATAATTTCCCACAATAATATTGCTATTGGGTCGGCAGATTTTAGTTCTTCAGTAGCTACTGCTCATATTAGTGGCAATAATATTGTAATCACTAATAAAATTAAAACGAAAGCTATTTTTGTATCAATACGATTGGTGTTAAAATGACTCAAATTGATATTAAGATTGACAGCAATAGTGTTATCAACTTTAATTTTGATACAAATGTATTGAAGTTGAATTCAGTATTATCTGATCAATTACCCATCCAAACGGCTAATACTTTATGTGGTACCACGAACTGTTATAACTGCAATGAAGTGCAATGTAATAATGTTAAATGCTCAGACACCAAGTGCACACAAATTCAGTGTAATAGTGTGCACTGTAGCAGTGTCAAATGTTTAGAAACTCAATGTAACGAAGTCAAATGTACTGACTGCACTTACAATTATTCTGATGATTGTAAAGACGATGGCAACTGATTATAAAATTATTGATTTGAATTTGAGTACAATATTGAATACAAAAAATACATCCAATAGTGTTCAAAACACATATAATATTGTCGACTGTACAACGGTTGATTGTTCAACAATTCAGTGTAACACAATTAACTGTACAACTATTAATTGTTCAACAGTACAATGTACTACTGTTAATTGTACAACGGTCGACTGTACTACAGTAAAATGCAATTATCTACACAGTCCAAAGTGTAATTGCTATTCAAATGATTGTAAGGACGATGCAAATTAATGTTTAAAATTACAGGAACTGAAGGAAATGTTTGGTACTATGATCAGTATCTCGCTGCATTCTGGGATCAATGGTATAACCCCATTAATGTGGAATCATTGGACAGTGTTCTTCACTGTCGATTGACTGATGATGAATACGTCAATCGACTATATCGATATCGAGAGCTTAAGCCTGACGTTCGTCACTATGTGGACAAACAAGCTATTCATCGAGTTAAAATTCAGCTGGGGCTACATTGTAACTATAAATGCAAATATTGTTGCCAACATGATGCCAAAGATTTTATTCCATCCGGTGTTGAATTGGAAAAATTTTTCAATTTGATTCGAAACATTGATTTGGATTGGTCTGACATATATTCCTTAGAATTGTGGGGCGGTGAACCACTAGTGTATTGGAAAATTCTCAAACCAATTATTGAATTTTTCCGAGACGAAATCCAATATAAAGGCGCTTTGTATATTACCACAAATGGTAGTTTATTCACAGCCGACAAATCTGATTTTTTCACAAAACACAACATTCGTGTAATGTTTAGTCATGATGGCCCGGCTCAAAAATATTGGCGCAACAAAAAAGATTGGATCGAAGATGATTCTATTCGTGAATGTGTAGTGTATCACATTCAACGAGGAATGAGAAAATTTGGAGCGTCATCTACAGGAACAGTTAATTTTGTGCCAACACCACAAAATGCTCCTTTTGAAAAGACTATTGAATTTTTCAATAAGAAACTTTTTGATGGGGTGCCAATTGGTGTAGAGGCTGCTCTTAGATGCACGCGTGATAGTTATAGTATGTGGAAGCGTGAGTTCACTGCTGATAGACAAAAAGCGATGGAAGATAGTTTGTATCGTATGGCTCTTTATACCGAAAAAGATCCTTATTTCATGCAAACAATTAAAAGCAAGCATACGTTGTTTAAGGTAATCAACAATCTAATCAGTGGAAGATTGGCTGTTTCTTTTAACTCCAAATGTCCAACTCTCGGCCGAGATGTATTGACATTTGATCTAAAAGGGGATTTGATTGTTTGCCACAACACATTCCCTCATTTCAAATGCAGTGGAAATGTAAAAGATTTGAACACGTGCTACACATACGGCCTGCAATCATTTCATAGTAGAAAAGAGTGTGCTGATTGTTGGATGTTAGCGTGTTGTGGTGGTAGTTGTCCCTTAGATGACAATTATCAACATCTAATTGAATGTGAAAGTGTACAATGGTTCGATCGAGCTTATATGCGAGCCGCATGGACCATTATTTTTGGTGAAGATATTAAAATGGTGGAGAAGGTTAAATGAGACCTATTAGACATATTATTTGTGATCGTTTACGTTACAAATACACATCTATTACACAAGACGAAAATCGATTTGTTGTTCGAGTATTGGTACCAACAGTTGGAACGTTTGAAATTGACGTTTCGTCTGACTGCATAATGACAACAGATAGTCTTCTCAACAAATGTCTTGACCTGAATGGTGTTTTCTATAAGGTTGTCGCTGAAGGTATTTTTGATAAGCGAACTCCCGTAGGTAAAAAATGGTGGACCCCTGGATCTAATATCATGTTCTATTGTACGCCGGCATCTGTCTCAATGGGTATTGTAGAGGTGTGTCAAAAAGGCGGTTTAACAATGGGCACAAAAGAAAAATCCAATGAACTGGGTCACCGTTTGGGTCATACGACGTTTGCTCAAATCTTCTGTCGCAATGCAAATGATAGTGTAATTGAAACAGCCAAAAGTATCACTAGCGATTCTCAAGGAATTATATTCACCAACATTGATATGAGCAATGCCGATGTAGTATCTCCTGAATTTGTTAACAATAATCCTGACGCTAGCAAATATCTTAATCTACAGTATCATTTGTCTGGGCCGGATGAAGTTCTTCCAAATCAATTATTTGAATGTGAGCTTCATATCACTAAGGAAATGAAGAATATTATTGCAGACGATGTTGATGGTGATTTTGTTTTAGAGGCTGTTGATGGTTATCTTCCACACAATCGAGTTCATGTAGAAAAGGGTGTTGGTAAATTCAAAGCATGTGCACTAATGCTTAATAGTGGTGAAACAATGCGCATTAAAGTGGGCACTAAAACATTTTCAGGACACAGTGAATTGATTGTAAAGGTGAAATAAATGTTTAGTCTAGTTAACTGGGGGTGTAGTGCAGTAACGGCTCCAGCCAATTATTTGAATATCGCTGCCAATGATGATGTTTTAACAGTTCGAGTTCTTTGTGAGGCAGTTGAAGATACAACAAATTTTTTCATTAATTCAGAACGAGATCTTTATGACGTCAACACTTATTTGATCAATAACACTTGTTATAGTTCAGACGAGACTGTATTTTTCTCATATAAAGACAAAACACTTAAACTTTTGTATGAATCTTCAATTTCAAAAAAACGCGATTTAGAATTCGATTGGCGTCTTAATGAAAAAATATATTTTTTCATGCCAAAATCTGATGTAGAAGATTTACGTTATCTAGGCAACATGATTGCTATGAACGTTACTCCATTCACACATTTTTATTCACGTAAACCGCGAACTATTAACAAACTGTTTATCAGTCTATTTCCACATTTGGTCGGTTTTATACGAATGTATCCTATTCAAGGATATGAAAGTATGCGAACTGCACCCAAACTGATTAAAATAAATTCACCTGACAGATTCATTTCAGATCTTCCTGATCTAAAGTTCGAACAGGTTAATGATAGTGCACATCCTTTTAATGACGAATTTCAAAGCGCTACAACAATCACATACGATTTCGAAGGTCCACAAACCATTAAAAGTGGTGAATCTATTGAAATTACTGTAAAATCACATTTCGTTAATGGTAATCCTTACCCTGTCGATTGGGATTACACTATCAATCCTCTAAGCGGATATGTTCCTAACAGAGTAGTAAGTCTCAAGCAGGGACAGGGATCGTTTACAGTCACTGCACTAGGTCTTAAGGCTGGAGACAAAGTGAATATGGATTTTATGGACGGCTTGTTTAAGCGTGGCCATTATGAAATTCCTGTAGTATAATCAAAAGCCCGGAATATATTCCGGGCTTTTATGCTGTGAGCAATATAGCGTGATATGAAACGAATTAATTTAATGATAGGATCTTCCTGTAATTGGAAGTGTCCTTACTGCATTCAGCAAGATGAGAATTCTGTTCTAAACAAAAAACCTAATATTGATTTATTCTGTCAAAAAATTTTCGAATATATTAACAAACACAACATCACCATCAAACGTATTGCGTATTGGGGTGGGGAGCCTTTGTTGTATTGGAAATATATTGAAGCCATTGAGCAGCAACTGGTTGACAAACTACCAATTCAACTACCATCACGTATTATCACAAATGGATCGTTGGTCACAAAAGATCATGTACGATACTTCAACAAAAGAAACCAATTAATTAATATTAGCTACCACCAAGGCCAATTATCGGAAGACCAGTGGAAATTGTGTTTTAAGATTAAAAACCTTTACGTAACATCTCTTGTGAGTCATCAATGCACTAATTGGGAGCCTTATAGAAAAAAATGGTATGATATGTGGAAATTATATGGCCGTTGTATTAATTGGTTTGTATATCCTATACACGCTACTCCAGGAGTGCCTCAAGAATGGATACTGACAAAAGAAGATATTGACAAATATCTTTCATACATCAAAGATATTTTGCCCTATGTGGAACAAGATCCATTTTACAAAAGAATGATTCAAATATTGTTCTATTCCTTCTCTTATCACGAATATAACCCACAATATCTTTCTTACTGCTATAATGATTCAATATTAAGCTTGGATTTATTTGGCAACAAGTATTTTTGTCATCATGATTGTAACTCATCAAACATCGTTGGCCAAATATTTGACGATAAGAGCACAAACAAAGATGTTATTTTTCTTAAACAGTTGAAAAGTAATACTAACGAGTGTAAAATGTGTGAAGCCTACAAATACTGCGTGGGCGGATGTTTTCGCGATACAACTTTTGATACGACTTGCTATTACACAAAGCAAATGTATAAACTGCTCAAGTATATTGCCGACAATCATTCCAATTTTGTTGAAGAAAAGTATTCCAACCTTTTCAACAAATGAATGTGTTTTAATTAAACGTGGATGAATGAAATGTTTTTCAAAGTAACGTCAGTTAAGAATGGTGAAAAGATAGTTCACTATTACAACAATATCACTCAGGAAATTTATACCGAAAAAGGAATTCCTGTATATCTTCAACAAGATCCTCGATGCCAGCCAATGGTAGACGGATACAATATTCGTCCTAGCCGGCTGCGCGAGAAGAAGACCAACAAAGTTCGCCATTTGAGAATTCAGCTTGGATTAAATTGTAATTTCCATTGCAAATATTGCAATCAAGCCCGAGATCGGCAATCTGTAGTTTCAGTCAGTTTGCCGCCAGAAACTGCAACAAGACGACTGATCGAAAAGCTTCAAAAAGCAAACATTCAAACCAGCAGGATTACATTATGGGGAGGTGAACCCTTTGTTTATTATAAACTACTCAAGGTTTTGGTCCCTGCCCTAAGAAAGCAATTTCCAAACTGTCAAATCTCTACTGTATCCAATGGTAGCCTTTTTGATATGGAAAAGGCACAATGGTGTATTGACAATGAACTTCAATTAACTATTAGTCATGACGCCTTTTCGTTTAATGTATATCGTGATGATGAGAATTGTCTAGACAACCCAGACGTAGTATCAGCCATCAAATATTACATGAACATGTGTGATGAAAAATATGTAGAAAATCCTAAAAGTAAAATAGGTTTTTCAATCAATGTTGTAGTAACACCCGAAAACTGTAATATTCTTGATATTGATCAATATTTTGAAGAGAAAATTGGTCGTTCTGTAAGATGGCATTTTGAAGGGATTGTCAAGTGTGATGAAAACAATCATAATGTAGTTCATAAATTTGATAAGCAACACCGTCAAACATTATTGACTCACATGATGATTGCCGGAACGAGCGATCCAAGTGGTCCATATTGGTCAATCAGAGAAAAGGTTAGTCGTGTTTTAGGCTATATCATTAACCAGGTTGATGCAAATAGTCTCCTATATCCTTGCGATATCGCAAATAGTGAAATTCTAGCTATTGACATGCAAGGAAATATTCTTGCATGTCATGGTTCTGACCCAGATATAATGTCAATTGGCACTATTGACAATTTGAAAGAAGCTGAAAACACAAAAGCTATTTCATGGAAAGCTAGATCAAAATGTGGCAGTTGCCCAGTTTTAATAACATGTTTATCTGGTTGCTGTATTGCTTCTGATTCAGACTATGAATATATGTGTGATAATTTGCAATTATGGGGATCTGGCATTTTGGCGGCCGCTTGGAAAATTTTATTTGATAGTCTAATTGATAAAATTGAACCAGCAACCGAAGACGAAATAGATAATCTAGATATTCTCTAATTATTTGTATTATCAGCAACATAGGTGCAAATAAATGAATATAGAAGTAACTTCAACAACAACCACCATAAAGAAAGAGGGCACTGAGACTATTACTGTCTCCGGAGACACTGTTACTATAAAATGATGAACATTGAACAGGCTATTCTTTTATATTCCCAATCTAAAAGTGCAGATCACGAAAAAGTCGTAGCAGCACTTAATTCGGTTGAAAAAGATCTCGGCGATGATTTTGTATACTTTGTTAATGCGTGTGGGTGTAAATCACAATTCACTTCTTTTGTTGAAACCATGGATTATGTGACTACAGAATGGATTGCTAAAAATCATTCAATGATGGTTGTGAGGTATAACACAGAATGGATTGCTGCAGATCCTGAACGTTCAGCAAACTATGTTTATGCATACGCATTTGGAAACGGCAATCAATGCAGTGGTGATGGATGGAAATATCGACGTAGAGGAGCTCTACTATCTCTCGTTGGTCGACGAAATTATGACATTTGTAGCAACCAGTTATACGGCGATAATCGATTAATTGAACAACCATGGTTGGTTGAAGAGGCACAAACTGCAGTTGATGTAGCAGTTTGGTTTTGGAAATATTATAACTGTGGAACTTATAAAAATAATACTGAAAAATTGCTCAAACGTTTAAACAGTTCGAACAACATTGATGTGGATGTAATATCGGCCGAATCTAAACTACACAAACTTCAAAGGCTTATCGTCGTATAATAGTATAAAGAAAAGGGTGTGATTTAAATCACACCCTTTTGTTTTAATGCATTAAAACATTTTAAATTGTGCCAGCGTCAATTAATGTTTCTAATGCAGCCACTCTAGAAGTCAAAGCATTAAGAGCTGCAATTGTAGCATAAGTTGCTGCAATAACTTTACCACCGCCATCTTGAGTAGCCTTCGTTGCAGCAGGTACTGTTCCTGTTACCTTAGCACCGTTTACGGTTGTAGTGTTAATTGTAATATTGGCGGTACCATTGAACGAAGTTGCAGTACCTGTTACAGCGCCGTCAATTGCAATTGTGCGGGCGGTAGTAAGGGCAGCTGCCTTAGATGCGGTAGCGGCATTGCCAGATAACGCACCTTTAAACGTTTTCGCTGTGATTTGACCAAGTGATGGGTTCAGCGTTACTGCAGCTGCAAAGTTACTATAATCAGTAGTATTTACAGCTGCATTTGTGCGTTTGGCTAGCAGCGGATATTCAACATTATTTGCCATTACATACTGACCAACCCTATTGTTAGTAGGAACTGCCCATGTGCCATCACCACGAAGATAATAACCTTGTTTGTTCGCATCGGGAGCAGGAACTAATCCTTTGGTCCCCGCTGAAGATGCTGTTGCTGCACCCATTGTTGGAATTGTTGCTGTAATGGTGACATTCTTCGAACCATCAAAAGCAGTTGCGGCGCCAGTAGCATCGCCAGTGATTGCAATTGTGCGTGCAGTTTGTAATTTTGTCGCCGTTCCAGCATTGCCGGTTACAGATGTTGGTGCTGCAGGAAGTTTTACTGTATATTGAGTAGCACTGGTTGCACGTCCTTTAGCATCAAAGGTCACGCGCGGCACAATAAAAGATCCGCCAAAAGTCAATGTCGCTGCAGAGCTTTGACCATAAGATCCTACATCAACACCACTATTTGCTAAAGTAGCTGCAATTGTAGCATTCGCGCTACCATTGAATGAAGCTGAACCAGTCACATCCCCGCTAATCGCAATTGTTCGTGCGGTTGACAAAATTGCAGCTTTATCAGCTGTTGTCGCACTAACAGCTTTTGCCGTTTTCCCTAGGTATGTTGCGGTTGCATCACTCTTGGTCAAATACGGAGTCAGATCGACAACACCTCCAATATCATCCCATTCAGAACCGGTCCAAACATAGTTTTTGCCAGTATCTTCAGCGTTCCAGACATCCCCAATAACATTGTTGTCTGCAGGCAAAGAACCTTTATTAGCAACGTTTCCTTTATAGCGATAAACGGTACTAACCTTCTCATCTACGTACTTTGTGGTTGCATAACTCTTCAACGTATTGTCCACATACGTTTTGTCAGCCTTTGTGTTGATTGATGTGGTCAATTGATTTTTAGTGGTTGTTGCTTCAGCCTTTGTTTGATATGTGGAAGCAACTTGTGTGCGCAAATCACCTACAGCTTTAGATGTTTCTGTTTTTGTTGAGTATAATGCAGCTGCATCGTTTTTTAACAATGCATTTTTATTCAACTGTTGTAACTGAGTAAGCGTTAGCGAACCGCCCTTATCGGTTAGAGTAATATCACCAGCATCATTTCGAATCACAAATGGCTTGGCAAGTGAACTCTGTTCAATTGTAACACCGGCATCCAAGTCACCAATGAATCGAATCCTGGCAACGCCTCCAACCTTCATTTTACTAGCCGATTGTTCTGCAGCAATCGTGAATTGAGCATTGGTACTAGTTGCTGTTGTTTGAATGCTTGAACTTACAGCGCTACTTGTTGCACGAGCACTAAATTGAGAAACGTCTGCAGATGCGGTATTGTCGACAACTGAATCAAAACTACCATTAGTTGCAGTATTTGGAACTGATTGATTTTTTACTGTTGCTAGTTCATTCTTGGTAGCAAACGTCTTTTTGTCGACATCATAAGCGCTTTGATTGACTTTCTTGGCTAACTCAGCTGTGACCGTTTCTTTAAGAGCAAATGTCTGTTTATCGGCGTTATATTGCGTTTTATCAACTTTGGTAGATAGCGCTGCTGTAGTTGTATTAGCCTCTGCATACGTCGTGTTTATAACGCGTCCTAGTGCATCCTGAGTGGCCTTTGTTGCTTCTGCAACGACCCCACTTACATTGGCGCCGGCGACAGTGTCAGCAACTTTAGCTCTTTCAGCTTTATCCGTTTTCTTAAGATATGTTTCGGCAGCAACACTAACTGATAATTTTGAATTTAATGCGGACTGTAAATCTTCTTGGTCGGACAGTGTTCCACCAATCATTCCCCAAACAGCCGCATCGTCAGATGAACCGACTTCTTCAGTGTTGTAAATCACATTGACACAATTAATTGTGCTTGAGGTGAAGATTGCAACACACAGCTCTTCAAGTTCCACGCTTTCGCCAAAAGCAGGGACCCCAACTGTAGACAACCAGTGATCAACACCATTCCAAGTAATCACAACTGGTTGGTTGGCCGGTTTGCTAATCACCAGTTTTGTTGCCTTATGACCAGTAGTTTTTTCAATATTGATCGTTAAAGCACTATTAGTGACAGTATATTCAATTGCAGTATCACTATCATCGTTAATGTCAATTGTTACAGCATCATTTTTGCCTTCAATCTTTGTTGCAGTCTGGCCAACTGACACTTTATCAACGACCCCGTGTTTTGGAATATAATCATTAAGAACACGTTCGCGTTGTTCTGGTGTTAACTGTGCGAACTGAACAACCTGCTCATTTTGTTTCTTGGTGCCGATAATATTATCGGCACCATTGATCCAAAGCTCACCTACTTTTAACCGATCAGCTGATGGAATATGACCACTTTGTTCAGAATAAGGAAGTTTAATATGCATATTATTGTTAAACTTTGGAAATTCGAATTTTCAATTAATACTTAACGTGCACTTGTGCTTTTTAAGTATATGATATTGTTGCAACAATAATACATTACAATGGCAAATTATATTAAACCATTTGCTACCAATCCAGATGCTTCTGTGATGACGAATGACGAATTGGCTAACGCTGATGAGCTCAAGCGTGGCTTTATTCCTAAATCCAAAGCAGATAGCCGTTTAATTGGTAAGCTAATTCAAAATAGCACCGCTGGTGCATATGTGTTAGGTGAATTCACATCATCTGTTGGTGGTGTTGATGTCGATCCCTCAAATGCAACCACATTCAGCTCTGATTTCCAGAATGCTTTGAAGACTTACATCACCAGACACGCTCCTCAATCAGATCTTTCTGGTTATCAATTAAAAACTGAAGCCGCTACACAGCACCAAGCAATTAGTGATGAAGTAGCGAAGAAACTTGACAGCACCACAGCCAGCGCCACATATGAAACTAAAAACAATGTCGCTTCTAAAATTACTGAAGCTACAGAGGCAATTGATGCTAAATTAGCTGGCAAGGCTAATACTACTCACACACAATTGGTAATGTAACCAACTTGCAAGAGACTTTGGATGCAAAGGCTAGCACCACATGGGCCCAAGGCGAGTTGGCTAAGAAAGCAAATCTCGCCAACCCTGTATTCACAGGTACTGTCAGGGGTACATTTAATGGTAGTTTGACAGGCGATGTGACTGGTAATGTGTCTGGCCGAGCAGGTACAGCAACCAAGGCAATTCAAGATGCTAATGGTAATGTTATTGACTCATTTTATGCGGCTAAAACTGAGCTTGCCGGTAAAGCAAACACAAAGCATACCCACGCGATCGCTGATGTTGAAGAATTACAGACTAACCTTGATAATAAAGTTGGTACCACTGCTTATGAGGCAGATAAGAAAACTTTTGCTACCAAAGTAGAAGTCGGTGCAAAAGTTGATACCGCAACATATAATCAAGAAAAAGCTGGTTTCGCAACTAAGTTAGATATCAGCACACTTCTTCCAAAAACAGAAGCAGCTTCAACATACGAAACTAAGACCAACGTTTCAGCAATTAATACCAAAGTTGGCCAGCTTGAAGGGAAGTTTGCACAATATTATGATAAGAAACAAGTTGATGCAAAGGTCTCTAGTGTATATCGTTATAAGGGCAGCGTAGTTAATCACGCTGCATTGCCTCAGTCCAATCAGGTTGTTGGTGATGTATACAACGTTGAAGACACCGGCGTTAACGTAGCTTGGGATGGTAAGAAGTGGGATGATCTTGGAGGCACGACTGACCTTTCTGGTTATTTGTCTAAATCTGAAGCTAGCACCACATATGCCACCAGACAGGAAATGACAACTGGGTTGGGTGGAAAGGCAGATGCGGCCCACACCCATGCTGAAGCAGATATTCAAGGCCTTACCGCTAAGTTAGGCACCCTTGCAACTAAGACCGAAGTCGGTGCAAAAGCCAGTACAACGTATGTTGACCAGCAATTGGCTGCTAAGGCTCCCTTAGCAAACCCAACATTTACAGGCACTGTAAAGGGCACATTTAGTGGCAATTTAACAGGTAATGCCACATCAGCTACAAAAGCCACTCAAGACGGTGCTGGTAAAGTAATTGCGACCACATACGCGACCAAAGCCGAACTTGGTTCTTACGCTACCACAGACTCTGTAACGAGCGGTCTGGCTGGTAAGCAAGACAAGGGTGAATATGTGCTAGCTCAAACGATGAATGTTGAGTTAGGCAGAAAGGCCAATGTGTCCCACACCCACACAACTGCACAAGTCACTGGTTTGGATGCTGCTCTTGCAGGTAAGCAAAACAAGGGCGATTATGCTACCAATGCAGCAGTTAATGGCAAAATCAATATCAATGGTGCTCGTGGTCTGATTGCCGGCTATGAATCAATTGGTAATCATACAACAATTACTGATTCAAGCCCAGACAGCAACGAAACCGCGGCAGCCGTAACTGTGAATAATGGCAGCGCAAACGTATGTTGGACAAAGATTGTTCACTTGACCTCTGCCAGTCCATCTGTCAATTTAGGCAGCTCTTGGAAGTGGCAAAATGGCACAAGTCCTGAGCTAAAGCAAAATGGCTTCTTAGTTCTCTGTTGGTGCAACACAATGGGATTGGCTGTTTATAATAACGTTCAGTAATTTCTAATGTTGTGAAACAGTAAAAGGAGAGGAATTAATTCCTCTCCTTTTTTTTTGTATACGTCTAAAGTATTGTCGTATGTAACTAATGGCTTAAAACATAGTCATCACCAAAATGTTTCAAACACTGAATCGTGCTTAAATTGTATGACGTGATGCTACAATCATAATCCGTCTTTAGGTGAGATGCTGATTCGAACACAAATGGACGTCCATTAATACTAGAGTGCATTTCACCCTTTTCCCCAAAATGAGGTTTCCCTAAAAACACTTCATTTTGGTATCCAGGGTACCCCGTTTTATTGGTACCAATTAATACGTATTTTCCATCAGCAGCATTACAGTACGTTACTGAATCTTGATTGTATTTTTCACCCAATCTAAGCAAATCTTTTTTCAATTCGCCACTTTTTTTAGTGTCAAACACAATGAACGAGCGTTCATTAACGTCTGTTGCATTTGGTTTGCCATAATTTTCAATATACCTGCCGTTAATTGTGGTGACTGAATAACCTTTACGAATTAGATCAGTTTTTAGCCTCAATGTATTCAAACGATTCTCTTTATACGTTGAAGTATCGCGGCACGCACTAATAGTCCCACTATCACATTCAGAATACTTCCTCCAAAGTTTGCTAAGTGAGCTTTCAACAATAGGTTTAGATCGTTCAGCCGTTTCAGCTAGTTTTAAAAATTCATTAAACTTCATACAACCTTCATTCTTAAGTAATAACAATATTATACGCCAAAGTGTGTAGTTTGATCAATGCCTCGCAGCACATATCAATCGATTCTTCACAACAGCACCCCGTACGAATTAAAAACTTTATCCAAACAAGGACAAGGATGGTTTCGTCAACAGATTCGTGACATTAAAAAGAACCGTTTTAACAAGTACCAGTTTATTATCAATGGTCATCAAGATACCGTTCGCCGTCTTGAAGTGGGCAAACTATACTTCTTTGAGTATGTTGCCAAATATGGTGGAATGGGAAGTGATATCCCCACAAGTCAACAATTACCTGTATGGGACCGTTATCCTCTTGTGCTGCCTTTTACAACTGCCCCTAATGGCTTTATTGGTATCAATTTACACTATCTACCAATTCGTGCACGTGCATGGCTGCTTGATAAGTTGTTAGGAACCGCTAACATCCCTGCAAACAAATTGCGAATTAATTGGCAAATTCTTTCGAGCTTGAGTCGTATTGATATTGGCCAATATGCAACTCACCGTTATCTGTTGAACCACATCACAAGTCCATTTCGTTTAGTTCGAATTGATGACTATGCAAACGCAATTATGTTACCATTTGCTGGGTGGTATGGTAAGGATCGTCGTTTGGTTAACCGATTCCGTAACATTGGGTGAAGATAATGAAGATTCCATTTATTAAAGATCTCAATCCTGCGGTTACTAACATAAAAGATTTATTTGGCGTTGATGTCAATCCATATAATCTGATTAATCGCCAAGGGGTACATCATAGTTGTTATTATGATATCATTATTCCAGTTCCAGAAATGGTTGTTAAAATGCTACATGCAAAGCATAACACAAAGATTTCAGGTTCTGCTCTTGCTGAGAGGTTAAACCATTTTTGTGTGGAAGCTGTAACTGCTCCTGGAACAATTTTAAGCACCTCTATTCGTGTTGGCGGTGAGGCAATTGAAATTCCATACGATCGTCAATATGACTCATTCCAGACCACATTCTATGTTGAAGGTGGCTATGAAGACAATGGTGGAATGACATATAATGTGTTTCAGGCATGGTTAGATACCATATATCCACCAATCACACGTAACTTTGCGTACCCGGACGAATATACAACAACAGTCAAACTCGCACTGTATACAACGCCAGATGCCAACCCTTTATTTGGCAAAGAACATATTGTGATAGTGAATTATATGGAATGCTGGCCAGCATCAATTCAGAGCATCACTGCAACTGGTCGTAGCGGTTCAACCCCAACCGAGTTTACGGTGACATGGAAGTATCGATATTGTATTACAGGGCCCCTTGATCAAGATCAAAGTGCACTGAATTCTATTGCAGATTTAGTTAAGAATGGATTCCGAGTATATCGAAGCGCTAATAATTGGTATAAAGATGCAAAGAAAACATATAGTTCATTGAAAGATGCTTGGAAATCTATTAAGGATTGGTTTTAATTAATATGAACACAAAAACACAACGAAGTCTCAATGAGGTTTTTAATGTAGACCCTATTCCAGATGACGCATTAGAACCAAAAAAACGTGAAATTATTCCTGTAGAAGATGTTCCCAATGATCAAGTAGTTCCTTTTGATGATAGCCAAAAAGAACTCGAAGATCAACAGATTAAACAAGACGTTAGTGATGATTATGACATTGCTCGCGACAACCTAAAACGAATGATTGATCGTGGAGACCAGCTACTTGATCTTGCAATTCAACTTGCACACGGAACTGAGGATTTCAAAACAATTGACAGTGCTTCAAAATTGATTGGCCAAATGGCTGATTTGAATACGCGTTTGCTTGATCTTACATCAAAGAAACAAGATGTGATTGTTAAAACTCGCCCAAAGCAAAACAAGTTTGCAGGACCTGTTGATGGCGACTCATCTGTTATCGGATCAGTGACGAATAATACAATGTTCGTGGGAAGTCCAACTGACCTGCTTAATATGCTTAAGCAGCAAGCGAACAACGATAACATTATTACAGTACCAGATACAAAGGAACACAATGCTTAAACCATTACCAGCCAATACAAGTTATACAGTACACGAAATTTTAATTCCTAGCATGGGTAAAAAGTTGCGCTTTCGTCCATTCCTTGTCAAGGAAAATAAAGCGTTGATGATTGCTCAAGCAAGTAATGATCAACTCGTGATGTTGAACACTCTGAAGTCAATTGTTGCTAGTTGTTGCGTTGAACAGCAGCCATTAGATGTTGATCAATTAGCAACTTTTGATTTTGAGTATCTCTTGATTCGTCTTCGTAGCATTAGTGTTGATAATAACGTCACATTGAATGTTGTTTGTGAGGATCCTCATGATGGGATGCCAGAACAATCACGTACGTCACAAGTGTTGCTGAACCTTGATAATATTGAAGTAATTGGACTTGAAAAATACAAAACCAAAATTCGCCTCAGTGACGATCTCTTTGTTTTGATGAAAAAACCAACAATGGAGATGCTTGAAGATCAGGAAGAAGTTACTGATTATGAAAGCAACATTCACCACGTGATGAAACAAATTGATAAGATTTGTACCGATGATGAAGTATATGATGTTAGTGAATACACAGAACAACAATTGCTTGATTGGATTGATGGTTTGACTGACACGCAATTACAAAATATGCTTGAATATTTTAACACGATTCCGTATTGTCGAATCAAGGTTGAATGGACATGTCCTGTCTGTGGAAAGCGTAATGTTCGCTACATTGAAGGAGTTTCCTCTTTTTTCTAATTTTTCTCTCAGATGAGACGGTGGAAAATTATTACAAAACCAATTTTACACTGATGCAATATTACAATTGGTCACTACGAGATGTAGAGGAAATGTATCCATTTGAGAGAGCGATTTATATTGCAATGATTAACAATTATCAGCAAGAACAAGAAGAAAAAGCAAGAAAACAAAACAATCATTTTTAACATCTAACAAAAATGGCAAACACCTTAAACAATGAACAAGGGGTCGTTAATGCGATCCACAAACTAGTTGAACAACAACGTGCTCAACGCAAGCAGACGGAACGATTTCAGCAGGCCCTTCGCTCATCGTTTACGGACACAATGCGCGAATCGATGCAAAAATTGCTGGAGGATCGCGCTTTTAACGAAGATGCACGCTTTCAAAAGCAGCGTGATGTTATACGTGCATTCGCCGAAAAAGAACAAAAGGCCCAAAATCGAATCGACAAAATGAAGGATCGAGATGGGTTCAACAATGTCGGCTTAATGGACGTATTGAACCCCAAAAAGTGGCGAGAAGCAGCAGACCAGTTTCGAAGTGAGCATAATGATTCAATTGCAGGAAAGTTGATGCGTGGCTACCGCGCTAAAACGGGAGCGCTGTCGATTGACAGCAAAGTTGTGTTAAAAGCCCATAAAGCAGCTGCATATGGTGAACTGGAAGATGCAATTCGCGATTCGCTATCGGTTCTAAAACCAGAACTCGAAAAAGAAAAAGAAAAAGAAAAAGAAAAAAGCGATGATGCCAATAATGGCAACAATGACAACACCGTCAACCAGGAACTCAAAGAACAAAAACAGCTTACAGTTGAACAAACAACAACATTAACTGAGATCTCCCAGGTTTTGAAACAAGGGCTGACAACACAACCACAAATCACGGAAAAGATTGCGGACGATGTCGCTTCGATTAACAAGCAAATTGTTAACTTTCTTCAACCAGCAGCAGGAAAGAACCAACAATATTCAGTTGAAGAACGAGTAGAAACTCAACAAGTTGAGCGTACCAAAGTCGATTTGATTAAGACAATGTCTGACGATATTCACACTTTGTTGACCATTACAGCAAATGGATCGAAAGATGGTGAAAAGAAAGGTGGTGGTCTTTTGTCTGGTGTTATGGGAGCTTTGGGTAAGGGATTTTCATTTTTACCAAAATTGATTGGCATGGGCATGGTTGGTTTGTTAACTGCAGCTCTGACTGATCTCAAAAAGATGAAAATTGCGGTTGATATTGCAGCGAAAGCGATCCCAATTTTGCTGACAATGATCAAACCAATTGGTGAAGCTGTCGCCGAAGCTGTCAAAAAAGTTTTATCCAAGATTCCAGGTTTGGACGACCTGTTTGAACATAAACCAGACGTCAAAGGTAAAACGAAGATTGGTGATAAACCTGACCCCAAAACAGATCCAAAGAAGGCACCAGGAGAAATAACGACTGACAAAAATAAAAAAGTTGAAACTCCAGCCAATAAAAACACTATTGGCAAATCAGAGACGGATGCTAACAAATTAAAGCCTAAAGAGCCTGATCCTGCAAAGGCGCTTGAAGCTAAAAATCGAGCGGAAATTGATAAAAAAGGTTACAAAGGAAGCTTCGATTTGTCCAAAAAAGGAGTGTTGAAGTCTGTAGGCAAAGGTGCTTCAAAAGCTCTTTGGCCTGTAACTGTAGCAACGACTGCATGGGATGGAGCAACTCAATTAATGGATAAATTTACAGGCATTGATGAGCAGGCTGTTAAGGAAAACTGGACTGAAAACCAAAAGAACGTAGCTAAAGCAGGAGCCACTAGTGAAGTAGCCACAGGGATGGCTATGGAGGCCGGTGGGGTATTTGCCGGAATGAAAGCTGGTATGGCAGCTGGTTCCGTTTTGGGCCCTTGGGGTGTGGCTGCTGGTGGTCTTATTGGTGCTGGATTAGGTTTCTTTGCAGGTGATGCTATTAAAAACTCTGATATGGGTAAGGCTGTAACAGATTCCGTCAAAGGATGGGCCGAGACGGCATATGAGTCTATATTTGGCAACGGTGAAGTCAAACCTGTCAAACAAGATCAACAGGGAAATCGAATGCAATCCAAGGCTAGTCAACAAGAGAAGTCAGGTCAGACTGTTGTCAATGTTAATACTCAGAACAACAATAACAATACAGCTGTCAACAGTGGTGGAGCACATCAACCACCGATCTCAGCAACCGACGATCTAGATGGCGTTCGACGTTATGCATACTCGGGGAACTTTATATGAGTCCAAGCAAGAAAACCACAGATGCTTCAGCATCGTGGATGAATTGCTTGAAAAAAGTAAAGTATAAATAAAACAAAAGAGGGAAAGAACAGCAATTCCTTCCCTCTCAACAACACAATTCAATTCGCGGTTGAATCATGTCAAACAATACTTATCCATCAAATAATACTCGAGACTATAAAGCTCAGTTTCAAAAGAAAGCTGAGAATGCCGATCGACGTGCATCTTTGATGGATATTAAAGTATTCGAATTAAAGATTCAAGCGAATCATCTCAATCAAACCCAAAAACAATTCCTTCATAATGTTTTCCTAGAAGCCAAATGGTACTACAATAGTTGTATTGCATTTGGCGAGATTGAGGGAAACAAGCCTTATAAAAATGACTGCAAAGCGAAAACGGTTGTTCACTACGACAAGGATAAAAATCCTATCATTAGTGAATTCACTTGTTTGAGTGCTGCTTCACGTCAAGAGATCAACAAACAGATTGGAACTGCTTGTAAGAGCATTAAATCCAACATTAAAGCTGGTAATATTAAACACACTAAAGGGCTTTCATTCGTAAGTGAAGTCAATAGTGTCGCTTTTAGACAGTTTGGTAATAGCTGGAAATTTGATGGCACTAAAATTAAATTATCCGGCTTAAAGAAGCCTTTAAAGGTATTTGGGTTAGATCAGCTTAATATTGATGGGATTGAGTTTGCTAATGCCCGCTTGATTCAAAAGCCGACTGGATATTACATTCAAATCACATGTTATGTTCCCAAGCAGGAGCGTCAGCATAATTATCAAACGATTGGGATTGATTTTGGTTGTGAAACTAGTTTCACAACGTATATTGAAGAAACCGAGGAAAGTCGTAAATTAAATTATTGTTTTGAACAAAGTGAGAACGAAAAGAGGGTTCAACGTAAGTTGTCTCGCAGACATTCAAAGAAGTTCTCTAACAGGACAAATAAAGGTTTACGATTAACGAAACAGCTTAGAAAGCAAAAGCAAAAAAGAAGTAACCAAAAGAAAGATGCAGCTAATAAACTAATCTTTTGGTTGAAACAATTTGAAACTGTTGTGATCCAGGATGAGATGCTATCAAATTGGCAAGCGTCTGGACATGGAAAGAAAATCGAAAAGGGAATTCTAGGACGTGTTAAAGCGATTGTAAAGACGCTTTCAAATACATTTGTTTTGGATCGTTCATTACCAACGTCGAAATATTGTTTCGATTGTTTTCATAAAAATGAAAACCTTAAAGTATGGGAACGAGAGTTCGTATGCCCCAATTGTGGTGTTATCATCGATCGTGATATTCACGCTGCTCAAAACATGATTGCTTTCTATAAACTGATTATGATGGTACCTATGGAGTGTAGGGATCCAAAGAGGATTAAGGTTTCCTTAATCGATATTGAAAAGCGTGTGGAGATAAACCCCTCTAGACCACTAGAAGAAGTAATTCAACTGGTGATCCAAGGGCTGTCTACGAAGCACGAAGCCACAGATGCTAAAGCATCGTGGTAGTTCACAGGTACCGATTAAAACAAAAACCGCGGAAAGGAACAACCCTTCCGAGGTTTACTTTTTGGAAACATGTTTCCTATTTTTGCAATTCGGCCACACATTTCTTCAACGCCTTATGAATTAGATCTGCAATTGTTTTAGGATCATCAAATCCCTGGACCTTCATCTGCACAAGAGGGCCCTTTCGAACGTTAGTTGCGAATTCGCAACTAAACGTATCATCTATAATTGATACTTCTCCTTTGATATATTGCAGCTCCCCAACCCGATAATTGACAGTTGTAAGAAACGTAGTGAGACGAATTGCGTTATCATGTTGAATTCCATCAACGAAAACACTAAAAGGTGAATAATCTTTCTTACCAATTAGCGTCTTGATTTTAGCTAATTTTGACATCGAACAACCCTTCATCTCATAGAAAACCCCCATAAACTGGGGGTGTTTCTGTATTTAATAACAATACTATACAAACATATTGCTCAAAAGGCAACAGTAATGATGTTAAAAAGCGAAAAAGTCTTCAAGGTAGCTCTCTTGCTTCGTCTTCCATTCTAGTGGTGCGATCATCTTTTCAATCATCGCTAGGAACGTCTTCTCAAACATCATTTCGCGATCAATGTAATCATGTACATTAAACTCTACTGGTAACGTTTCTTGAAAAGCGACACACTTTTCGTGAATTGGGTTGGGCAATCGAAGATAGATGAACTTGATTTTATCGCCATCTTCGATTGGCTTACGAACCTCATCCAATCCCTTCTTCTTTAGAAGATCGTTATAAACCAAAGCTCCTCGAACATGAGCAGGGGTACCTTTAATGTAAAGCTGTGATTCAGGAAAATCAAGTTTATCTTTCAACTTTTCCTTCTCTACTAGATTACCCTCATTTTCATACATCTTCTGAACGTTTTCTTTGAGGTAAGTTGAGATATTCGTCACCCCACGTGGAAAAGCAATCTGTTCAGCAGTAAATTCATCATATTTGCTTCGCACGTTTTTGATGTACTCCTGCATCTGTTTTTCGTTACCCTTCAAAAGGATTGGAATACTTTCACGCAATGCATCTTGAATAACTTCTGGTGTTGAGCTTTTAACCAACTGAAGGCCCATGATCTTCAAATAACCAATCCCTCCGTTGACTTCAGTGCCATCTTGATCGTACATCTCATATTGTACACCTTCACTGTTGTACACATTCATTACATACGATTTCGCAGCCACACTAACCATTTGGTCAATGATATTCTCTCGCTTCATCTTAAAGCGATGTTCATATGCGTTCATGTAATCGCCAAGCTCGTCATAACTTTTCTCAATATAAGGATGAAGAACCTTTTCACCAAGTTGATTGAGAAAGTCTAGCTTTTGCTTACGATTGATGTTCTTTGGACAATATTTGTCAACAATATCTTTCAGATCAAGAACAACCGAGTCAGTATCAATCAATACGACACGATCCTTGGGGATCCCAGTTTTAGCGTCAAGAAACTCATTTAACTTACGCTCAATCCACTTAATTGCTTGCTGACCTGACGTCGTTACACTACTAGCAAGACTGAGATTAAAATAACGAAAGCTTGTGTTACCAAGAGCACCATAAAGAGACCGTTGTGTTGATGATGGCACATAACACCACCACAGAGTCTATTACGACTCTCCCTTTGGTTTCCCAAAGGCGCAGACTATATCTTCAACCGTTGAAGGTTGGTGACCACTGTCCTCATGATTTCGAGGCTACCTAGTCGTTGAACGTTCCTTTATTCAAGGCTTCGCTGCTGATCGTCGATTATTATAGAACTTAGGATTTAACCATATTCCATCTCAACTATTCTTTCTACTTTCGTCACCATCACGCCTGAGTTTATTTCATCTCTACGTTGTGGTTAGTTGAGCTATTACGACTTTCCAGCAATTCGATCACTGTTTTTTCATACCAATTACTTGATACGTGAACTATCCATTAATTCAAACAAATTTTTAATGCCATTTGCTTACTATTCAACATTGCAGCTTTTTGAGCATATTCCTTTTCGAGCTGCAACAGTTGCTCGGTACTCATCGACTTAAAATCTGGAGTTTCTATTTCATTAGACACTTATTTTATTCTCCTTTATGCTCAATACATGATTGTGTAGTGTTACTAACTTTCACCAAGACTTATCTTTTTGAAACAAAGCGTACAACTTTTCATAACGCTTGTGATACTTCTTGCATCGTTTGACAAGATCATCGAGATCACCCTTACGCGCAAGGTTGTCAATATACTCATGATCAAATCTCGTGATGTCACTGTTATGAAGAGCGTCAGCGCATTTGACAACACGTCCAACTGGATGCTCACTTACACGCTTGAAATATTCACTATACTTCTCACCTTCCTGCCGAGTCAACACATTAATAGCATCAATGATTGGCTTTGCACCATTGATCGTTGAGCTATCAGCTCCCCAAAGGCACTCAATCATATCAAACACAGCATCGATCTCATCTACATCACAATCTTCAACAACATCATGGCAAAGGCCGACAATGTAGCAAATGTCTGCAAACTCAAGGCCTCGACTGTATTCAAGTGCAAAACGATAAGCGTTATGAGCAACAAAAGCTAGATGATTGATGTAGGGAGAACCAGCTTTGTCTTTACGCTTACGAAAAATAAAATCAATCAACGAATACAGTCGATTGATGTCTTTCTGATCAAAAGTAGTGGGGTAATAGTTTTCCATTGGGTAACAGCTTTTCATTGTTATACAACCTTCACATTAATAGCTCAACATCTCATCATCACTACAATCACAATCATCAATCCCTTCGATATAATTGGCCATAGTACACCTCTTCAAAATTGTTAGCATATACATTGTACCACTATTTCGACTAAAGTGCAACGCCATAACTAAACGCAAGGCTCTTAATATATTTTAAGATGGAAATTACAAACACAATTATCAAAGTTTTTCCTAATGCTCCGATTGACGCATTAGAGAAGACGTTTCAACATTTTAATATCACAACACGTCAACAGCAAGCTGCTTTTGTCGCTCAGGTGGGTCATGAAAGTGCTGGTTTCACACGAACAGTTGAAAATCTCAACTATAGCGCTCTTGGTTTGAAAAACACATGGCCAAATCGTTTCAAAAATAAGGCGACAGGGGAACCAAACGAAAAAGCCAATATGATCGCTCGTAACCCACAAGCGATTGCTAATGAGGTTTACAATGGTAGAATGGGCAACGTTCCTGGATCCAATGATGGTTGGACGTATCGTGGTCGTGGGTACCTACAAATCACTGGTCGTGACAACTATAAAATGATTGGTCAGGTGATGACCGATAAGGGGATGATCAACGACCCAAACGCGTTCGTTGAAAACCCTGCGCTCCTTGAACAACCTTTGTATGCAGCACTAAGTGCAGGAGCATTTTGGGAGATGAATGGTTTGAATCGTTATGCGGCCGACATTGAAACGTTGACAAAGCGAATCAATGGTGGCTTGATTGGTCTTGATGATCGTAAAGCCAAATACACTGCTTTGCTTGGTTAAAAAAGAAGGGAGCAATATTGCTCCCTTTACAAAAACTTAAGCACGAAGCCACAGATACTTTAGCATCGTGGTAGTTCACTTCTTGCTTTCGTATGCTTGTTCAGCAAGCGTGAAAATATCTTCGCCACTGATATGGGTGAACTCGCCCATGTTCATATCATTAACAACAAGCATCACGCGCTCAACGAAAATAGGTTCAGAGCTCTTTGTCTTGATAATTTCAACCACCGACGTCACATCATAATCTTGATTGTTCTTTTCAGGTGGGCGCTTGATTCCCTTAAACTGATATGCAATTTGCTCATCATCTTCAATTCTTTCAATATTTTCTACATTGAAAGGGTTGCGTGCCTCTTCTTTAGCAGTTTGAAGCTCGGTTTCGATCATAAGTGCAAGCGTTGCAATCAGATCAGGGAAATCTGTAGGGGTCTTTTCTTTCACAATAGTTTCACTCATAGTTGTTCAATCTGTTTTTCAACATCAGTAAGATGATACCAAATCGTATACTTGATATCAAGGTCAATGTAATCTAGATGAGACAAATGCTCAATAATTTCATCTCCATCTTTTTTAAGATGATACAGCTGATTGTTCTGACGATACGTTCCAATATTGATCGAGGCGTGATCATCCTCGATCCCGCACACATCCCACAAATTAGGGTACCGATCAATAATAGGGAACCAGTAATTGCTGATCCACACCATATGATCACCGCTCTCTGCATCGCGAGGATCGATATCCTGGTCGATTAAATCATCAGCTGTGATAGGTCGCTTCAGACGAACAGTTATATCGATCATATAACTGTACAGATCAGTATAACGATTATAAAGCTTATTTTTAATGCTTCGAATTTTCACTAAAACAATCCATTAAAATTGCAACGATTGCGACCAATAATCCAAATGGGATTATTACAATCATCAAAGCAATAAACAACACAAAAAGGAAAGCATAGAAGATCGCATATAAGACGATCATCAAAACAGCAACAACTGCCGCAATCAATTCACTAAAACATTTAGTAACCGCATCCATTTACTCAAGTTCCTTCAATGCGCGTGAAAATAGTTTAAAACCTTCACTGCCAACATTGGTAATGTACCGACGATCACGTGCCTCTATTTCAGCATCCTTAAAATCAGGATGATCAGCAACAAAGTCATCAACCGCGTCTTTAATAAACGTAGTCAGATACTTATTCGCAGCACGAATACCTTCACGAGGATAACCCAGCTTGCTGAACACAGTATACATTCGATTTAGCGTAATGTAATTCATGAATGCATTATGCAAACGTTCAACGTCACCGTTACGAATTACAACAGCCTTTGGATGATTAGTCGATTCGGCATACAATTCATTTTTGCTCTTTACCTTGAACGGAGTTCGAACATCAAGAGGTTCAATGATGATCCCTTCCATAATGCTTCCCGTTGGGCTGAGAACGCTTGGAAGATCATTCTTGTATTTGATTGCCTGTTCATATGATTCCACTACAGCAAGAACAGGAACAAAAATGTCATTAAGGCCAAAATGATCAATAAACTGCTGAAACTCATTAAAAGCCAAAGGAACGATATCATCACCTTTAACACCAACAGCATTAAAAAGACGATAGTAACGACCATCACCATAGAACACACGCTTCATGATCCCCTTACCAAACCACTCGCCGTATACAGTGATCTGATCAAACTCAGACCATTCGGTTTCCATGTATTCACGAATGCTTTCAATAAGTCTATTAAAGCGAGATTTTCCAGAAACCAAATTCCACATATCCTCGCCATCAACAAGGATATCATTACGACGTGCAATCTTGAACTCGGGGTTTCCACGCTCAACGATGATCGAAAAATTGCTGCCATCGATCTTTTCGGTGATCACCCACTGAGTGGCGTTCTCAATCGCATGCTGATACAGACGATCCTTAGAAGGAACAATATTTTCAACACGATCAATAGAATTGAATTTGACAAATTTCATTATCTAAACCTTCAAGAGTCGATACCAACCATCACGATTGGCCATATTCAACAAATTAAATGTAGTACCTTTTGCTCGATATTGAGCAACTTGATGCCAATGACCAAACACCCAACGCTTTGGTTTGATGATGTCAAAAACGCCATCAAGCAACTTTTCCGTCTGACGTTCAATAATTCTATTATACGGGATATTACATGTTTTGGCAACACGTTTAAGAATCACTTCAGGGCATGTGTGGCTAACAATAATATCGATATCGTCTCGTGGTTGCAAATCAATGATATCTTTATGACGAAGCTGTTCCTGTTCGAACCAACTAACATTAGCGACTCGAAGATGTTTGTCAATTGAATACGCGCCACCAAGACCAAGAATTGAGATCGTTTTGTTTGTAACTGGATTCGTTAGCTGAAAGACACAACCACGTGGAATGTACCAACAATTGCTGCCAATATCAATGGGGCAGTTCTTGCCATGAATTTCGACAAGCTGCTCCAACGAATTATGATCTTCATGATTCCCATCAACGAAGTAAACAGGAACCTCAAAATCATAATACTGGTGGATAAACTGTTGTCCATTGGGGTGTGGAGCGAAAGGTGGAGCTTTCCAAAACCCAAAATCACCAGCAACAATTACGGCAAAACACGGTGTGGATTCAATTAGATCTTCGAGATAATCAAACTCACCATGTACATCACCAACAACCAATAACTTATCTCGATTCATTCTTCACGTCCCTCAATAGATGTAACACCCATATTAATCAAGGTTTCCAATGTCGTAATTAGTCGATCGACTTCGAGATAAAACGTTCCACTAAGCGGAGTATAACCACGATTGAAAAACTTCTTGATAATCAATTGACGAAAAGCAACTAGATCATTGAGACCCTTTGCTTCGATCACGGTGGCAATTTTCCGAATGCCTTCAGCACGATTCGTCAATGTCTGAATGACTAATTTGTTTTCTTGCTTATCCTGGTCAGAATCCATAAACTCGGTGTTAAGGATTGACTCACACTGAAGATCATCATCATGTGCAATCGCTTCCAAACGCTGAACAATAATCTGATAAAATTCCATTGCATTTCCTCCTTAACTAACCAAATATACAATTATGATACACACAAGAAAGACAAAAGACAACAGCTCAATTAAACAAAATTGTTGCAGCCTTGTACATGAAGACTACGCTACCCCCAATTAAATGAGCAGCTATTATTGTGTTTAGTGTTTCACTAGCACCAATCCAAAAAATTAATGGCCCTGCGATCATCAACGTGACGAAAGTTTCAAACAATAGCAACGCTACAAATAACAAAGCCAAGGTGCTTGGTTGATACTCAATAGCGTTTAAGTGCTGTTTGTTATCGATCTTAACAACACATGCTGCGGTGACCCACAGCAACACAATAAACAATAGCATTCCATCAAATATAGTCATCACATATCCTTACAAATAACGAAGATCGTTAACAACCTTACTATACATCGATTGATCAGATGTTTGTAGTTGCTCCAACAACTGAAACGCAACTTCGCACATTGAATCTAGTTTCTTTTTCATTCTGAAGATTGATGTTCCTGTAACCCCATTATAGCTAAGCACTTTAGCATCAAAATGCTTGACATCAAAAGCAACTTTCATTATTGCCATGATATCACTTTTCATTTCTGTTGAAATGTTTTTGTATGGCTCTTGACTGAGCATTTGAAGAACAGCATTTGTTTTAGGATCAGACATGATTTAAAGCGTATAAGAACGCATATATGAAGTTTGAAAATATATTTGGAGTATCGACATCAAAAGAACAAGAAGATCGATTATACACGATTTTAAACGTGTTTAACTTGATATTTTGAATATTAACTTCAATCGATTTCTGTTTTAATTACATCCAGGGAGCGCAGCGACCTGGATGGTTCAATCTGAACGTAGTGAAGATTGAACAGCTTGAGGATTTTCCAGCAATCTTGGAATTCTTTAGATTTTTGATATCAATTTTATATCGATTTGTTATCTTTTGATCTTTTATGCCTTTAATAATAGGGGATTATACACTATTTGGGGATAAAAGTCAACGACATTTTAGCGTTTTTGTTCCTAGTACTTTTACCCATATTATTAATGATACTAATATTCATTTAAATGATATTGTTTTGATACTATTGATGAGTATTAGGTCTCATTAATAAGTCTACATGGGTATTTTCCTTTATGAAAAATATCAAAGAATCAGTTGACTTTTCTTTGAAAAAATTAGATAATCAATTATTATTAGGAGAAATTAAAAATAGGATAAAAGTTAAAATTAAAGATTTTAAAGTTTCTCTAATCTGTTAGATCTTCACTAACGTTCAGATCTAACACATCTAGGTCACTACGTTCCCTAGATGTAAAAGAAAAAAACAAATATAGTTTTCATACAGTCTTTTCAAGTGAACTACCACGTGGTAGTTCATAAGTAGTATAACGAATACTCATTTCATAAAGCTGTTATAGCTTCAACATATCCATGTTAGGTAACGAGATCCTTTATTCTATTAAAAGTAAGCGACCAAGGGTTTACTTTACTTTTGATGACTTGTCAGCTGGTTTTGATATCTCAGTTTGGGATACTTGTACATCTAGTGATGTACAGTTTGCGTATGATATTTTCAAGCAAGGGTTTGACAGAGGGTTGTGGGGTTTCACTAACTCTAATGTGGATAAGCCTGTTGCTCCTACAGTACCTTGGAACCCAGGAGCGTTGGGGTTTGGTGTCGGTGTTTGTAAAGAAGATTATGCGTCACTAAACATGAAACCATTACCTGGTTGCGATGATGTTAAAAACGACAACTATGGCAACTACATTCATAAACCCAGCGGCAGTATCATGTGTTGAATCCCAGCTTTCAAGTATCGCGTAAATGATAAGTTTGTTACTAGTGTTGAGGTTTGGCGTGCTGATGATCCTAAGTGTCCTTCCAACACAATCCTTCATCGTGCATTTATCAACGGTGGAAAGGAAAAGAGTGGTTTCTTCTGTGACAAGTATATTTGTTCACCAGACGCAGCAAATACAATGGGGGTTAGTGTAAAGAACGGAAGCACATTGAGTTTGTCTACAAATACATCATATGGTAATCATACAGCACAGTTGGCCAATTGTAGTGGTCGTCTTGATGATGCGATCACTGCCAGTCGGGCCCGTGGAGCTGGTTTCCAATGTATGAGCGTGTTTCAATTAGGTGCTTTAAGGTTACTAACATTAGCGCACGCCCAAGCTAGTAAGAGCAACGAATTTAATGCGTGGTATGATTCAACTGGCCAACATAACCTTCCTCGTGGTGATACAAGAGGTCTTAAGGATTATAATGATTCATCGGTAACGTGGGTTATTGATCCAAAGTACAATGACAAAGGATTGACTGGTTCTTGTAATACATTCGCCAAATCAACCCACAATGGCCAGAATAGTGGGGTTGCTGATCTAAAGGGAATTTTATATCAAGTCGTTGCTGGGTATATTGGTTCAGGATCTTATTATTTTTTGAAGCCCGAGGTTGATATTACAACCTTGAATGCAGATGCAATGTATGATGTGTCAAACCACAATCCAGTATCGTTTCCTTTTGTAGGTCAGTGTGGATATGATCAAAATAAACCAATGTTCAGCAATGATAGTACTGGAATTCATTGGGATTGTTGTGGTTTCCTGAATACAGTTACTAACGCAGGTAACAACTATTTTGCTGGAATGTTTGAAGGAGATAAACAGTATATTGCGTCTACAGCCGACAGTTTCCCATATTTTGGGTGCACTTGGCAGCACGGTGCTCGCCAGAATTACGGACTGTTTTGCTCAGCTACAAATGGCCCTCGAAACGATAACGATCACCGCATAGGGTTCCGCGCTTGTGGTTACCTATAGTGCCACCGTACAGATGTTGAAAATATGTCAACAGTTTTGTTAATCTAGATCAACAAAGTATCAAATATTTTTTGTGAAATCGGTTGAGGAGACTGATATTAACACTTAGTGTTAATATCATGAAAAATTTTGATATTCGATTGATGTTGAATAGAAAACTGTTGCTTGTGAGCAGTGGAGCTGATGCTCCAAGCACTATTGGGGTTGCAGGTGGGCAGGGATTTGGTGTCGGTGTTTATCCTGGTTCTAAAGCTGAATTGGCTGCGATGCAGTTAACACCTATTAGTGGTTTTGATAATCCATCTTCTGCACACTATGGAAATTACCAACATGTTTACCTCAGCACCATGTGCTGCGTTCCAGCATTCTGTTATCGTTTAGGGCAACCAACCGCTCCTTCATACTCCGAGTATGGGGCTAATGCACTTGAGGTGAAAAGTGCTTTTGAGTTTCCGCAATTCGAGCATAACAAGGCATTTGCGGATGGAGATGCAGATTTTGGTGATGGCTGGATTCTTCATCGTGCATTTGTTGATGGCGGAAAAATGAAGAATTGCTTCTTTATGGACAAGTATTTGTGTTCCAATATTGGAGGACAGGCGGCGTCAATTAAGAATGCAGATTGGCTAATGTGTTGGAATAATTCTTCAAGCTATACAACAAAAACAATGGGCGGAGAAGGTGTAGGCTATGACGCTATTACATTCAGTCGCGCTCGTGGAGATCATTATTCGTTAACCACAGTATATCAATGGTCAGCGATGTCGATGCTTTCCCTCGCTCATGGGCAGGCTGCAACATCAACCGCTTATTGTGCTTGGTTTGATTCCTCGCATTACACCAACTTCCCAAAAGGTGCCACAAATGATAATGGCACTGATTATAATGATGGTGGTATCAAATATCAAGCACATTCATTTGGATCATCATTCGCTAAAACGGGTTCATCAAACAATGCAGAAAAAGTAGCACATAATGGCCAATTGTGTGGCATTATGGATGTTGCAGGTATGTGTAATCAGTTGTGTATTGGCGCAACAAACAAATCATCGGCTACAGTTGGATTGATGAAGTTAAGTGTATCTGCACATGACTTTACAAAAGATAATCGAGTAGATGATAGTTTACACGAAACTTTTAATACGGGATTCGGAAATGGTAATAAAAACTTCTCAGGATTGAGAAACGGAAAATCAGGTATAGCAAACTGGGCTTCAAGTGGTGTAATCCCAACTTCAACGTATGCCAATTCATTATTCGGTAATGATAATTATTACGAGTATTACGCAAATGATATTGGGTTGAAAATGGGGTTAGGATATGACTGGGGAGAAAACGCTGGTGTGTTTTGTCGGAGCTTCTACGGTTGCTACTACTATGGCGGCGGTTTCTATCGCTATTGGAATGACAGTAGCTATTACTTTGGTTTCCGTACCTCTGGCTATGCTCCGTAACCTGTTAAGGGTTGGTGTTGTTTAACAAAAACCAAAGGGACGTAACTAATTGCGTCCCTTTTCTTTTAGTGAACTACCACGATGGTAAACCATCTGTGGCTTCGTGCTTCATAGACAGCCCTTGGATCGCTAATTGAATTGCTTCTTCTAATGATCTAGAGGGGTTTATCTCCGCACGCTTTTCAATATCGATCAAAATACTTTTGGTCCTCTTTGGATCCCTACATTCCATAGGTACCATCTACATTTTATTTACGCTTTACTTTTTCAAACAATTCATCCACAGATGTTTAGCATCTGTGGATTTCTCACTTGAATTTCATATACAGCTCAGTCCAATCCATATATGGGTGCTGCTGCTCAATTAAATTGAAAATCCAATCGATCACCGCATCCCAAAACAAAACATAGTCTTCATGAGATTCAAATGTGTAATAATCGACATCATGATCAATTCTTTCAACTAAAGTTCGAATCATATTGACGTCGATCATTGATGGGGTTGCAATCAACCATTCAATGTGAGGGCGCACACGTTCGGTATCATACACTAGCGGCACCCTTCCTCCGAGTGATCTCATGACTGAATTCAGTTTATCGGCTGCATCGATGTTCACGTGTTTCACCTCTTTTGATCACTTAACGATTGTGCGAATGTGCCAACATTGGATATTATAGCCACCGGCACTGACGCTCTTAACCACACATTCACCCTTATCACCCTTAACGAAGCCGTTAATTGCGTAACCTTCGTTGTCGTTAGCACGAGCGGTATGAAGATGACTTGCATCGGTGATGTTTCCAACCTTATCTTTGATTCGGTTGAGTAGATTGATGATCATGTTGTCGCAGTTCTTGATCACTTCGTCGATTACCTTCTGCTCACTTGCGAAACTGGTGAAGTAGTTGTATTCGCGAAGAGAATCGCTTTTCTTAGCACCAGCGTAGCCGAGCTTACGATAGTAACGATACTTGTCAAGCATGTAGCTCTTATTCAGCTGAATCATCTTTTCGCGGAACTCAGCGATTGATTTCGGAAGATTGTCAAGCGTAGCGGTCTTCATTGCTTGCTTATCAGCTTTCTTAGCCGCCTTTTCATCTTCGGCCGCGTCCAAACGCTTCGCTTCGCCCAACTTTTCTTCGTTATCCTTAATCTGACGAATCAGCTGACAGTAATCCATATCAAGCCAAGACTGCCAGCGCGGGCACTTTTCATTGGTGAATTCATAATAATCGTACTTGTCATCGACAAACACTGCACGGTAATGATCACGGTCATCATCACCAAACATCTTTTCATACTTCTTATTATATGCACCAGACTCGAACTTTTGCTTACGAGCATTCAGACGCTCAATCGTAGCTTGAATCTTGTCTTGACGCTTGGTAGTAGCCATTTGTTTGTTTCCTTATGTTTGTTCCTTCAGTAACAATATAATACCACAACGAATGTCGAAAGTCAACAGCTACTAACAAATTTCCACATTTGTCCTTGTATAGGTTTGTTGCTGTGAATTTTGCGAAGTGCTGTGTTTTTCTTCAGTCCAAGCCTTTCGTCTAAAGCTCGAGCACAATGAAGAATTTCACCAGTTATTGAATTAATAATAGGTTTAGCATTGGAATTGTTGGCATGCATTTTGGCCGAATGCTGCTTTTGTTTTTCTTCATATCGTTTATGAGTATCCGCAATATATTGTTGTAATAATTTTTCATAATCAATATGAGAATCATAGTATGCCCAGTATGAAGATCGTGACTTGGTGTGTTTAATGATGGCTTGAACAATGCTAGCTTTTTTGACACCCAAAAACTGAGCAGCGGATTCTGCACAATCAAAAACCTGCTGTGTGTTTAAACATATAACAGGTTTCTTCATATGATCATAATTACGATTGTGTTGATATTCATATTGTCGACGTGCAGCATAATTGACTTTTTCATGCAGACAACGATCAATCTGGGTTAAATCAACACGATCAAGATATTCATAATAATGACCATTAGATTTTGTACACCCCTCAATAGCGTTTCTGATCGTAGCAGGAGACAAACCTGCAACTTTTGCAGCTTCTCTAATGCTGTGAAACGTCTCCCCTGTGTGTAAATTGACCACTGGACGACCATTTACAGTTTTCATCTTTTGACGAGCTTCAATCAATAATAGTGATCTTTGATTATAATCAAAGATCTTGAAGCGAGTTGCATATGTGTGCCAAAAAGCAAAAACCATACTTGAGTCGTTTGTCATTGCAAGTAATTGGTGTAATCGAACATGTTGTTCGATTGTTACAATAACAATATTATGGTCATCGTCTACAAGATCCTTACGCCAAGATCTTGGAATTATGTGGTGCATTTCTGTGCCATTAGCATTTCCAAGATATTCATTTTTGCTTCTAATACATTTTAGAACATATTTGATGTAATGTTTGAATACGTATTGTGAACGAATTTTTGCTTTTAGACCTGCTACAATATGAAACGCTATCATTTATTTCTCCATTAATTCATATGCTTCAGCAATTGTTAATTTGATTATCTTTTTTGTTTCAGTATCATACAGCTCTATCATTGTCGACCCATCAACACACTCTAACTCTTGAGCAATCTTTACTGGATCATTATTAAGCAGTTTAGATTGCTCCTCAAACCAACGCTGATTGCGAGATTCAGACCACTTTCCTTCAACTCGTGTGAAGTTATTAATCCCCTGTTCACTGTCATGCCAAATTTTATAAAAATGGTTAAGACCGTATGGAGTACTAATCAAAACTAACTTTGACGTTTCTGAGCTACTCAATGCCGGGAATGTAGAAGCAATAAATTCTTCTGCTAAACTGGAACCCAAGAATGCAAATTCGTCAACTACGATTAACGATCCTTTGTGTTTATAGCGGTACGTAACACCGTTATGGAGCCTCCTACAGCTCTCCTCTGACTTTCATCAGAGAGCAGACTATATCTTCAACCCTTTGGGTTGGTGACCACTGTCCCTACGATTTTAGGGCTACCTAGTCGTTGAACGTTCCCCTTTTCGGGGCTTCGCTGCTGATTACCGATTATACACTAGACTTAGGTTTTGACCTTATCTAATCTCGTTTACTTTTTTCTGCTTTCGCAACAATCACGGTTACGTTTGTTTCATCATTACGTTGTTGTGAAACGAGCTTTACGGCTTTCCAGCAATTCAATCACTTATTTTTTCATACCAATCACTTGATACGTCGACTATTTGTTAATCGATTTACCACGAATCGCACTTGCACTGGTTGCTTGACACCCAACCTTAGAACCATTCTCAAACGTCATGCTGGTTTTATTGTATTCCTTAACCCCTGGCTTAATGAAATCAGGGAGCAATTCATACATCGACGCAACACGACTGAAAATTTCCTTCGCAGTGTTTAATTTGTTTGCGAGAATCATCACTTCTTTATTGCTATTGAAAATAGCATACCATAAGCAGTATGCTGCAACCACTGTACTCTTCTTTATTCATTAACAAGCATTCGCTACGTGCTCGCCGAACAACTTTTTGTTCGCCTTTAGCTTTCACTAAAGAATAGACTATATCTTGATCCCATTGGGATCGTGACCGCTGTCCTCGCGATTTTGAGGCACATAGTCGTTGAACGTTCCCCTGTTCAGGGCTTCGCTGCTGATTATCAACATATCCCTCAATCTTTTTAACCATCACGGTTACACATGTTTCATTGTTACGTTGTGGTGTTGGAGGCTTTATGATTTTCCAGCAATTCGATCACTTTTCATTCATCAATCACTTGATGAAGCGGCTAGAGATTAACCGGCTTGGCGAAACAGTTTGCAGATCGTGAATCGATTCTGATTGATTGTGTCAATAATTCGCTTCTGATAGGGATGCAATTTAAACAACACAACACCCTTATCGATACTAGTGATCTTGACAAAATTGTTAATAAAATAAGCAGGATCGTTAATACAATTCTTCAACTGCTGAATCTCATCAAGCGTGAATTCATGCTTCGCTCCTGCTGCTTTGACTAACGGATTACCATTGTAAAATCCATTATCATCTCTTGGTTTGTAACCCATTGTTATCCTTAGTCTAAAATCGTTTTAAAGCGCGTTTTTAACGTCATATAGCGCATGTTTAATGTTGGTGTAATGAACTACACACAACAACAAACACGTGGCATATAATACGTTTAAACGCCCTTTTAGTATGTACCAGTTTCCACTAGTAGTATGCGGACAAAGAGAAAGGGTGATGAGCCGTGTAGCCAATCACCCTTTTGTTATAATGTGCTTGCCAAATTGTTTAAAAACCAATATGCAGCAGACCCTGCAAATGTAAATGTGATAAAGAACATTATTACAGCCGAACCGATAGTAACAATATCAAGCACTCGTCGTAGTTTTTGTTGCTTATTAACAGTGTTGATGTGTTCAAGATGGTTACAAATAATGTCAATTAAAGCAGCACAAGCTAATAAACATATCGCTATAACCAGAATTCAATACTCAATTTGCAAACCCTTGGAACGTTCGTGTGTGGGGTGAAGAAAACTATGATGGTAGTTATGAAATAACACTTAATGAAAGCTGTGGGAGAGTTATATCTTTCACGTGTACACCAAACAAAGCCACCTTGGGTAGTAGCGGATTGTCTTTTTCAGTGGATTGCCTTAATGGCCAAGGTTCTGATCATTTTTCGTTAGTCTGCAACACATTAAATGGTGTGGTGTCGGCAAATATTACTGTTGCAAATTTCACATAACAAAAAGGAGGGTTTCTCTCGATTCCCTCCTATCTTTCTAATCCCACCAACGATCGATGTGTTTGCCAATTGACTTCCATACTCGATTGCGGTACATATTGTGTCGTTGTTGTGCGAGCTCACATAGTTTCAGATATTGTTGGTTTGCCTCATCAGCCATCTTTTGATCAATACATTTTTCGTGTGCGAGATGGAATTCAAACATTGATGACCCCTCAATTGGTTTCGTCCACGAAACCAATTCGCCATATTTGTCGATAAAGTCTTGATATTCATCCTCAATTAAATCAAACTCATCTGCATTGGCGTTTTCGATCCATTGGCGAATCTGTTTGATCTTCTTCGTTTGATCTTGACAACCGACCCAATGCCAGTTCTCACTATCTTTCTCAATCGATTGCAATTTATGATCAACAATCTTATAAAAGAATGATGGGTCATAATCGCGATCGTTCCAAATTACAGGCAACCAATACAACAATCGCTTAACATTACGACACCATTGAATTGGTGTGTAATAGACCCAGTCAATCATTGTATCTTTGAGCAAACTCAATCGACGGATCAACGTGATTTTATGCGGTTTATAATCTGCTGGGCGATTAGTAATTGGTTCGCTCATTTTGTTCCTTGACTGGTTTAATAGTTTGTAGTGGTTCAATTGGTTGCAAAAGTTCATCTGGGACAACCAAAATCAGTTGATCTTGTTTGGCCGATTGTGGAATCTCAGTCGTTGCACAACCACTAATCGCAATGATCACAATCGAGATCAATATTAGCAAAGTAATGTGTGTTATATTCATTTCACTGCTTGGTTTTGCTTGCTGATGTAATCGTTGACGATCTGTTGAAGCTTTGTCAAACGATCAATGCATTTATTACAATTATTATAATTGATAGCAACTTGATTGGCAACATCGCCAATTGTGTATTTGTTTGTTGTGGGAGCGGGCAAGAATGTATCTAAAGGCTCCCCCAAAGCACATCGATTATGCCAAACAACAAATCCTTCGCTAATGTTATCTTTTGGATCCATATACTTTGTGATGATAGTTGGATTCTTTTTCAGCTTATCGATTTGTTTGTTTAGCTGATTGACTTTACTGTTGTGCTGCGCATTGAGTTTTGCAATTTCAGATTCGTGTTGTTTTTGCAGTGTGTTGATTGATGCTTCCCACTTTGCTTTTTCAATCTTCACTTGCTCACTGACGTACCCCGCTCCAGCATTATAGCCAGTGTAGTACACATACTTGTACCCACCATAGCATGTCATCAATACAACGGCACCAATGATAATTTTTGTTTTGAAACCACCCAAGAAACTTAATAATTTACTAAGCATCTTTGTTTGGATCCAGTGAAATTGTGCCAAGAATTGCGTTGTGTGGTTTGCGACGAGCAATTGCTGATTTAGCTCCTAATGGGAGTTGTGTCATTGCAATTCCGCTAGTGTTATTTGTTGGCGGTTGACCTTGACCCCCACCAATGGCGCCGGCGCCAATTTCCTCACGAATTTCCTTCTGTTTGATATAATCACACCATAGGCGAATAATCTCTTGGTATCGAATATTGCCAGTATTATATCCATTGACAATATCAGTTAGCTGACTTTCAGTCAACATTTCAACAGGCGTGTGTTGTTGATAACTTTCTTTGACAAGAATCATTGCACTAACGATATTTTTTAATTTGTTTTCACCACCAGGAAGCTTGTTAATCATTTTTTTAACATTGATCATTAAGCGATCGAGGTATGTTAAGTGGCGTTTTTGTTCTTGTGTACGTTTACCTGCTGGAACAATATATTTGCCTTTATTATCAATGATACCAACTTTGTAAGCTGGAAATTCTTCAAAAGGTGTGCATAAAATTGTCAACAATCGTAAGGCAATAATGTTGTCAATTGCATTTGATTTGTATGTCATGCTTTGTTTCTCACAATGAATTCAGGATGCTGATAATGTTGTGATCATCTTCAATCGATTGTTGTTGACAATCTAGTGGAAGGATCTTAAGGAACGATAAGAATGTTTTCAAAAGGCGCCAATGTTTTGGATCTGTTTTATAAAACAATCCAAATGCTGTGAACCGACCAAATACATTATGAATAATAATAATCTTGTTCAATAACAACCGTTCTGGCACTTTGTCACATCCATTGATTGCATATTTGTCGATCGATTGAGCGGTAGAGTTAAACATTCGCAAATCTTGCTCAAAATCTTTAATCGACAACGCCTGTGGGTTCCAATAATGTTTAAGAGCATTTGTTTTAAAAGATTTTTCGTCAGTGATTACTATTAAGTGCTCGTTTTTCAAAACAACTACATCATATTATCAGCCGATTATTTTTACTTAAGAGCACTCTTAAGTAAAAATACGAAATTGTTGTCAATGTACTTTTAATGAATTTCGACCATGATAAAGATGGAATAATCAGTGAGAAAGATCTGCAAATTAGTGAGCAATTAATCAAGTTGCAGATCGACAATCAAAAGGATCAAAACCAGGTAAGGATGGCGTGGGTTGCAATGTTATCAATGCTTGTTATTACACTATTATTATTCAGTCCTTTTGTTCCTGATTCACGAATTTTAGCTTTGCGAGATCTTCTTGATCTTTTTTATGTCGCGCAGGCTAGCGTGGTTGGAATGTTCATGGGTGTCAAGGCGTACATGACACGAAAGATGTGATCAACGTTGTGGAAAATAGATGAATACAATTTACTTTGGAATTATCGAGGATCGTGATGATCCACTGAAATTGGGACGATGTAAGGTTCGTGTCGTCGGTTTGCATACACATAATATTCTTGAGTTGCCTACGGTAGATCTTCCTTGGGCAACAGTTGTTCAACCGGTCAGTGGTGGTAGTAATGCGGCAAGCATGGCTCCTACTGAAGGAACTGAAGTTATGGTTGTGTTTGCTGACGAACCTGATTGCCAGATTCCAATCGTTGTTGGGGTGATTCCAACGCTTCCACAACGACAGCATGTTTGGTTGAATAATGTTCCTGGGGCCCCTAAAGTCAAGGATATCATCAGTTACGATATTGGTCACTCTCTTCCTCGCAGTCAAGCTGAAGACGCTCTATCAAAGTCGGCTGAAATCAGTGAAGGCGGTTTAACAACAACCGACAAAAACAATGCACGTGATGTTGCTAATAATGCAGATGGCAATGTTCAAGACAGCATTCATGCTATTGGTGGATCAACTGCAAACCCTGCCGCATGTGGTCGTAGTACGTTAGCATCAACTATTCGTGCTCAGTATGGTCAAGCAAACCCCACAATGAATCAGAAGTTGCTTGTCAGCGAAATGCAGATGGGGAGCGAGCAAAAGGCTATTGAAGCATATGCTGAAAAAATTGTCAAAACAACTGGGATCAGTCTTGCAAAGGATATCATCAAGGGCAAGACGTCAATCGGAGAAGCAATGGGCAAGTTGTCAAATGATATTGCTTCAGGGGTCAATGCGCTTGGTAAGGAAAAGCTGGAATCTGTATTTGGCGACATTTATAGCAAATTCAAAGGATCTGGCGGTTCTGAGCTTGGTGAAGGTTTAAGCGCATTGGCTGGCGGTTTTGGTGATCTTAGTAACGCTTTTGATGGTGGTTTGTCGTTCGACAATATTGGTAAGGGGCTAGATTCTATTGAGGGAATTCTTGATGGGGTTATTGGTCTTGAGTCGGGATTGAGTAGTCTCGTTGGTGGTGAATCGGGCGTTGGTGGAATCTTTGACAGTATCTTAGAAGGTGACCTTTTTGAAGGGATCGGCGATAAGCTTGGTGATATGGCAGATAGTGCCATGGAATATATTGAGAATTTTGATACTGACAAATTACTCTCAATCGCCGATAGCGTTCTTGAAATGGATCTTAGCAACATTGGAGGTCCTGTTGGTAATGTATTGGCAACAATGCGTAAATTCGGGATCGACACAACAAACATTAAATCGATCATCAAAAGCTTCACTGGTGCTGGTGGTATAGATTTCAAATTGCAATTTGATGCTAGTGGTCTCGCTGATGCAATTACACGAAAGATTCGTGATCTTATGTCCTCCGGCATTGAAGCAGCAACCATGGCTGCCGATATGGCTGGGGAAATGAAAGGGTATGCACCATCCATTGAACGTATCCTTTCAAAAGCTGCTAAGGCTGGGTTTGTTACTGGGATTAATGCAAACGCAATTGCTACTGCGGTTTATAACTTCTTTGATTTTATCGAAAAGGTTATTCGTCGAATGCTGGCAATGGCAGTAATCGGTGCTGGATATGTTGTTCAATGGGTTACAGAACAAATCAACGCGTTGGCGGCATCGTTCCTCGATATTTTCAATGGTTTGGAAGGAATCATTGAAGAGATCCTGAACATGATTCCATTCACCAACATCATCGTCAATATGGTGTTGAATTACGTCACATCATTTATTCCAGGGATGGGTGATGATGAAATTGACTTTGGTATCGGGCCTGATGCTATTAGATTAGCAATTGATAGCGGCACATACAACAGTAACGCTTTCAATGGAGTTGGTAACCGTAAAGGGATCGATGAGCAGGGTAAGGGCAATTTAACCAGTGATGCTTTTGCCAACGTTGGTGAAGGTAACACCCCTCCAATTCATGGTCGTTGGGGAGGTCCTAACTTTGGCGGTTCGAAGTCGGCTCCTGATACTGCAGCTGCTATTAATGCTCAAGAAAACCCATCACTAACAACACGAATGATTAATGCTACAGAACCTGATATTCCTGGATTTACCGGAAAGGGTCATTCTGGAGCGAACATTCAGACGTTAGTTGGAATTCTGCCAGGATTGGGGTTAGGGACAATTGAAGCTATGGCTTCATTCCTAGCGGTATCGTATGCTTACTGTAAGTGTTATCCACAAATACGTGATTATGAATATACAGAAAAGCAGCAGTTGCTAGCAAAATTCCCACGTACGTTCAGTCATGCCACTGAAGAGCTTTATCGCAATTATCTGTTTGCTCGATCGTTGAATAAGTGTTCAATATCTGAATTCTACAACTTCGTTTATGATAGTGCCCAAGATGGTCAAGCATTAGGGAACAGCGCTGCTGATGATGGATATCGATATGCTGAAGCTGGTTTATTGCCATTGGTTGGTAAAAACAGCTACCAAGCATATGGCATTAAGAGTGCTCAGGAGTTTATTGGTTCGCTTGAAATGTGCGCCAAGGTTGCAGTTCAGCAATTCCTTAAAGCATTAAATGGGATCCCATCAGGCAACATTAATGCTTGCATCATGGCGGCAATCACTGCATTTGGTGTTGATCGTGACGTTGCAATCAAAGCATTTGAACACTTCTATGGTGCAAAATTGTATGACAGTTTCAAGGTCAATGAAAAGGTTGCTGGCAAGGGTGTTGATGCTAACGGCTATTATGGTAGCGCACAAGAGGATGTTGTAATCACTGGGTTCCGAGATCCTAACGGAAAGTACCCATATAATCGTAATTCCAACACAAGCACAATAAGCAAACTCGCTGCTGGTGATAAGGTCAATACAATTGTCACTAGTAAAGAATCGCGCCGTCGAATTGGGATCCCAATTGCGAATGATCAAGGAACATGGGATCAACCTCATAGCAGCTATGCAGCACAATATCCTTACAACACTGTGCGTGAAACCGAGAGTGGCCATGTGCAGGAGTTTGATGATACACCAGGGCATGAACGAATCCACACGTATCATCGTAGTGGTACATTCACCGAGATCGATTCTTATGGCAGCAAAGTCACTCGAATCGTTGGTGATGATTATACATTAATTGATCGTAATGGATTCATTTTCATTGCTGGTAACGCTAATGTCACATGTACTGGTAATATCAACATTTATTGTCAATCTGACACGAATATTGAAGCTGATGGCACCGTTGAAATCAAAGCTCATGGTAACATGAACTTGGCGGCCGCCAACGATATTAACATTAATGCAGGTGGCAATATCAATATGTGGAGTGGTGAAGCGGCGAACCTACAATGTAATAAAAACATGAACGTTCGATCTGTTAATGGTGCTTTCTACGTAACTGCAGAAAAGGACATGAACCTATATGCAAAAGAACGCGCGTTCTTGACTGCTGAAAACAAAACAGTTGACATCTATGGCAAAACGTCAGTTAGTATCGAAGGTGAGGAAATGGACGTTAACATTAAAGGTGGCCATAATGTTAACGTTGATGGTGGTTATGCATTACAACTAAAGGCTAAAGAATATGCCGCATTAAGTGGTGGTAATGACGTTGATATTAACTCAGGCCAAAACCTACGTCTACAGGCATTGTTGAACATGACTGTTTTGACTGCTGGTTGGTATCGCCAGACGGTTGGTTTAGCTACTGATATTTCCAGTGGTGGGTACCTACACATGGCAGCAGGAGCAGAAGCAGAATTAAGTGCATTGGGTGCATTAACATGTAGTGCAATGGGGGCACTTAGTCTTGGTGCAACAGGCCTTGTGAATATTGATGCTGGTGCTGCGATGACAATCGGCGCCAAAGGTGCATTGAGTGTTAATGCTGGTGGTACCCTCGGAATGATGGCTGGAGCTGCGGCAATGTTAACAGCAGTGGGTAGTTGTGGGATCAATGGTTCTGTAGTTGGATTGAATAGTCATTTATTAGCACCAGTCACATCTTCAGTGCCGGCAATTACAGTTCCTACGTTACCTGCCGGGTTTGCTATGAAAGCATCCGGTAGCAGTGGTGCGGTTCCTGGCACCAAGGCGTTGATCTATGGCATGGTATCAATTGCTCCTCGAATTCCAGTATATCCAAACATCACGCCTCTGACAACAGACCATCCGTTGTTGGAAGGGGAGCAAGTGATTGAAGATGAGGATCAATTACAGCAAGCTGATGCGCAGTTGATTGAAAAGAGTATTGTTAGTGAAACTGGTCGCAAGTTCCCAATTGAAGGACCGAAGATTACAGACATTCCAGATAATGGGGTTGACCATAAACCAGCGCAGATGCTTGAAAACGTGAAGAATAATCTCAACTATAATGCAAACACGAAGATTAGTGAACACTTTAAGTTGAATGATATGTTTGATGGTGGGTTTAATCGCAAACATATTCTTCAAGATCAAGCTGGGTTTACAAAGGATGAAATCGTTTGTAATTTGTGTAATCTTGCAGAAAATGTGCTAGAACCGCTGCTCAAGGTTCTTCCAGGCGGGATCGATGGATATCGCAAACAGTGGAGAATTAACAGTGGGTATCGGTCAACTAAGAATAACGCAAATACGAAGAATTCTAGTAAAACTAGCCAGCACTGTAAAGGTCAGGCTGTTGATATTCAAATTTATGGGCAATCAAAATCATATCATTATGAGTTGATTCAAAAGGTTGCATCAGCAGTTCGATTTGACCAATTGATTCTAGAATATAGTCCAACCGGACGTAGCGCTTGGATCCATTGTAGCTACGTCGAAAATCGTTGTCGTAAACAATGTTTGACTATTAATCTTTGCGCGCCAAAGGGTAAACAAACCTCCAAGGGTTTTGTACAGTACGCATAATATTAAAAAGGGCCCTATAGGGCCCTTTTTTTGTACAAACTTTGTCAATGAGTTATGGTACTTTGTTCGCAGCTTCAATAAGCTTTGGCATTACCTGTTGCATTCGTTCACAGAAGTTTGGCGTGTGTTTTGCTTGCATTACGGCAACACGACATTGATTGCACCAATCAAACAAATGACATGAAAGACACTGAGGTTTAACGACAAACCCTTCTGACATTAAGGTCATATCACGTTCACCATTTTTGTTCAATGGTGCTTTATAATCAATCCAGCTGTTTTCGATACTACAAGTGCTGACTTCGTTGTTTGGTGACACACATCGAATAGAAGAGTTGCAGTTTCGCATCCATGGGCAATTGTTGGAGTCATTTCGCTTCTTAATGATATCAACAATTGTCATACAGTTGTTTTCGTATTGTTCTAACCCTTGATTGATAATCATGGTGTAATCTTCAAGGATATCGGGAAGTCCATAGCCGACATCTTGATTGCCAGCTTCAAAAGCGGCATTGATTTTGCATGAGGTGTCCAAACGCTTTGCTAGCTGCACAGTCTTGAGGACAGAATCTCGATTGTCTTGATCAATTACCGCAATGAATGGAAGTGGTTTCCCTACTAGTTTTTGAAATTGATCATATACTTCCGTAAACATCGATTCTGTATACACGGTTTTCCCTATTAGACGTTTATTGCCATATTGAAAACTAGTACACACATGCATGTTAGGAAGCTTAAAAAGATCAACCCATTTGTCAGGACGTTTCCAAAAATCCCACATATTTGTGGTCATTCCATACGTTTCTACATTGAGTGATTCTTTTTCGATTCGATCAAGAACGTTCCAATAAAAATCGGGCGACTTGCAAGTTGGGTCACCACCCTCAAAGATTAAACTTTGGATTGGTTGATAATCTCGTATGTGCTGAATGATATCATCAACTAACAGCTCACCTTTCAGTTTACTTGCGCTACAAAACGTGCAATTAAAGTTACATCTAGATGTGGAACGTACAATTAGTTGGACTGCATTACCTCTATTTTTAGGACCTTTATTGCAACTATAATTAACAACATTACTCATGAGCGAGCGCCTTCATCAATTTCAATTTTTTAATAATAATTTCATTTGGTCCACTCAGTGGCGGCCGATTGGTATACATTGGTTGCATTTCACTTAAGTTGTATTCAGACCAATGCCCCTCACAGATGTTTCTAAAAAAACATTTTGCACACTGCTTCGGTTTAGTTTTATTTTGAACCTTTCGAGCATATTCCCAATCATACGAGTCTTCATGAACGGGGGTGCACACAGTTTTTTCCATGTACACATCGTCACTGCAATAATAAAATCTAGGATCAATTTTACACAGTGGGAACGTTTCCAGATCTGTAAAGATTCCATATTGTTCAGATTTTTCTAAGGCACGAGTAACGTATGGTTGAATTTCCTCGTAAGGAACAAGCAGTTGATCAATATTGACTCGAGCATCTCCACAACCATGAACATATGCAATATTGATTCGACGAAAATCTAATTGATCAGCCAATTGTACAACATGGTCAATATCTTTGTAATTAACGCGTGATAGCACGAATTTCAAGCATGTTTCGGCATGTGCTCGACTGAGTACCTTAAGACCTTCAACCGTTTGTGTATAGCTGTTTTTAACGTGTGTAATCGCGTCATGAATTGGTTGGGATCCATGGACAGCAACGGCGAAGTTACATTTTTTTAAATCACAGATTGAATCGATCAGTTGCTGCGTGATTCGACGACCATTGGTTTGGATCTGCACCGATTTATAAAGAGAGATTGCCTTGTTAATCAATTGTGCGCAATCTTTACGAAGCGTAATCTCCCCTCCAGTCAATACACAACCGTCAGCATCTTTAGATTGCTGCTCGAGAAGTTGGAATACTTGTTCAGTGGTTAGATCGGTTGAAACCCCATCTTGCTCTAAATCGCGTTTCATGTCGCCAATCGCACAATGCAAACAGCGGTTATTGCACAAATAGCCCACTTTGATATCAGCAACCGATTTCATCGAAGCTCATCTCCATTCGCCATGGTGATTAGCATCATATGGCATGCATCAAACACATATTGACAATATTGATACAGAATGCTCACAAAACCACAACAAAAATCAATCATAGAATTCTCCTTAACATTGGTTAAACTATACAACACAAGCACAGTCATAGGCAACAAAAAAGAGGGGATTTGAACCCCTCTTCATAATTAACCCAACAAATATTGATATATTGATTTCATTCCTGGGCACCCCGTATGATCGTGTTTTAATTGGAAACAATCTCCATTACAATATTGATAATAATTACACATGAGACATTGAGTCTGTTGTTGTTGCTCCTGTTTGATCAACTTATTATCAAACCATTGAATAGTGTTGACGTTGTTGGGAGCATAGCATGCCGTGTTTGGGCACCCACCAATCGATCCGTCTGGATTAATCGTGTACACAGTTTGCATACACTTTCTAGCTCGACAACCAAGGAACTCACCTTTAATGCTTTGCTCAACACCTTGAAAGATTGGGATCGTGATGTGTTGATATTTTGGTTGTTTGCTTGTTTTATACGCATCAAACAACCACTGATCAATTTGTCTATTATTTGGAATTAATGGAATTGTGTTTTTGTTAATGGATATCGTCTGATTAATCGCACGACCGGTATAAGTTAATCTTTCAAAGTTGATACGATTTACACCAAGCGCCTTCATATAATCAAAAACAGCTTCGGGTGTATAATCAGAAATTAACGCACTAGTGATACAAATAGTTGGTTGAACTTCGATTCCATTATTAATTAATGAATGGACATTATCTGTCCATTGACTTAGCTGGCGTTTTGATTTGAATCGAATAACTGGGTCCCAACTAGTCTGAATTAATTTAATTGATCGATCATGGTATGGCTGCATCATATTAAACAACTCAATATGCCTATCCGTTAACGGATAAACCAAATTAGTTGTGACAGACCAATATACGTTTGATTTGTTTGTTTGTCGGATGATATCAAGCAGAATATTGGGATCTGTTAGACAAGGTTCTCCTCCAAACAATTGACAACCAACATCATCATTACAATGATTTTGTACAAAATCATTGATCCATTGAATAGACTTCTTGATAACGATATCATTCATATCGTTGTGATTATTCATCATTTCGTTAAAACAATGATCACATTTTAAATTGCAACGATTCGTTAGTTTAAGGTAGATAGTATAGTTCATGTTATTGTATTACTAAAGCATCTGTAGGTTTCTTGCTTGAATTGCGTATAAAGATGGTGCCTATAATTCTGAATTATAGGCACCAGAGGAGAAGATTTCAACTTTCTAAAGTAATTTACTTTAACGAGAATTGTGTTGAACACAAGACCAAATGCTCGCCAGTTTCAAGAGCAACGGCGATTGGTTGTGTTGAGTTATTATCAACCATTGCGACCCCCGGATATTGTGGATCAAGAACCAGTCGATCAAATTTTTTAACTGCCCCATTGACACGCACATTCACTCGGCCGGCTAGAGCAATTGGCAAACCATTTTCGAGACCGCTATTCATCAAATAAGCAGGCTTTTCAGACACAACTGCATTAACCATGGAGGTTGCAACTGTAATCTCTTCAGAGCCACCAAACTGGACAAGCGTTCCCGGCTCATATGCTTTATCAGATTTATAAAGCTCTGCTAAGTCAGCCCAGTTTGCACGTAATGCAGTACCGTTAATTGTATTAACAAACGTTTTTGTGCCATTGATGGTTTCATTGCCTGTTGTATGAACAACACATGTCGCTTGTGCCACCCACTCTGTGTTTGCAATCTGTTTGCTTCGATCATCAGCAGCTGGAGTAGGACATGTAGGCTTGCCAGTAAAATTAGGGCTGTTCACCGGGGCATAGTACAAATGGATCGTATTGCCCATCTGATCTTTGATTGCACTATCTGCACTGGGACTGCCTGGGGCGGTAGTCGCATAGCCCTTATCGTTTTCTAATTGACTGACCTTAGTTGGGATGTTGCTAATCATGGCAATTGGAATACCACCACGCTTTACACCATCATGCAACCAAAGGTTTTTCTGTGATTTATCAAATACGAGTTCACCTTCCCTGCCTAGGTATGCTTGCACTTTTGGCGAATCTCCGCGCAATAGCTGAAGGTGGTATTGTTTAGTAGCCATTGATGTAATTTTATGTTTTATACATTTACTTTGTTATTTAATTGATCAGTCATAGCTGCTGCTGACAACATAGATGCTTAATTAATATTATTTTTAGCATCCAAGTATTCATAATACATTTTGACAAAGCACTCAGAACTATTACTCATAATTCGAATGCATGGATGACTACAGACGTTTTTATATTGGCAACTAAAACATTGTTTTTTAACAGCGTATTGTTTTGTCACTAGTGGAAAATTACAACATCGGGTAGCAACACCATCAATAATAAATGTTGCAGGGCAACATGTTTTGTGCTCTTTGTTGCGAAGATTTTGAAGTGTTTCAATGTTTGGATAATGATTATCTAACCAAATTAAAAATTGTCCAATTGTTCGCTCATCAACAATCTCAGCACTACGATTTGTTGGATGATAATAATCGTAGTATATTGGGTATCTAGAATAAAGCCAATCAAATATAGGAATTAACTTATGATTGTTGCAAAAGCTGTTTATATTAGCGTTCATTAATATAAAGCCAAAACACAAATCAATTCCTTGTTGATCATACCACTGAATATTGTCGAGAAACGTTTCTAATAATTTTGGATTTGTAAATCTCTGCTCAAAATCAAAACTACTACACAATTTGTTAATGCCAACATTATTGAGAAATGTTAAAACTCGATTTCGTTTTTTGTGAACTAAATTGGTTGATAAAGTCCAAGATATTTTTTTGTTAACTTTTGACGCAAATGATGATAATTGTGTGATGATGTTTTGATAATTATCAAATATCTTGTCTTTTATTCCATCATGAAACAACTCGCCACCGTAAAGAACAATTGAAATTTCATTTTTGTCAGTGTTTTCTATTTCGGTTTGAGCTGCACAAATGGTGCTATCAAAATTATTAGGGCATTTAACATTATGCCTTTGATTACCAATACAAAATTCACATCTCATATTACATTCACCAAATAAAGAGATTGAAATCTCCTTAGGTGTATTTTTGTGGTAAAAAATATGATGATCTGAGACCTGATTATTGATGTGAATGTAATCTTTGATCATATTGCAAAAGTTAAATGTTTTTGGCTAATATAATATTGTTAAAGTTCATTGATACACAAACAACCGTAGTTTGTGCTCACAAAAACGCAATATCGAATAATGGTTTAAAAACACAGCAATCAGCAACACTATAGACGCGCGGGCAAACGATAGGACATTTATGATAATATGAGCATGAAAAACAATGATGCTTTATTTTGTATTGTTTAACCACTGCATCATGATTGCAACATTTGTGACAACCACTATTATCAACCCAATTAGACTGGCAGCACGTTTTACACCCTTTATTGTATGCTGTTAATACTGATTGAAGAAATTTTTCCTCGGGGTATTCTTTATACAAAAATAACAAAAAGTCACGATACTGTTCGTATGGAAGGTTATAATCGTTGGCTAATGAATTAGGTTCATAATATTGAACATATACTCCAAATTCATCATACAGTTTAATCCATATAGGATCATGCTTTAAAATAGCTTCAATATTGAATTTATGCCCAACCATTGCCGCAAAAAAGCTCACCCCCGAATGCTTAATATGGCGCGCATTTTCCCACCACAAAGTAATCATTTTAGGATTATCAAATCGTCCTACAAAATCAAAACTACCATGGATGTCACAATGCTTAACGGATTTGGCGACATCAATTATTCGACCAATGTGCTTAGTAATTAAATTACTCATCAACGATACCGACAAAGTTTTATGACACTGTGTGCATAACAGCTCTGTTTTGGCTAGCAGGATTTTGTATGATTGAATAACATCATCATTAACATCATCACTAAACAACTCGCCACCCATTAAAACTAAGTTAATATGGCTTTTTGTTGTATTAGTAATGATTGAATGAATTGATGCATATTTCGACAGTACAATATCACAATTTAATTCTACATTGTATTTGTTATTGTATATGACATTACAAAAAGAACACTTTAAATTACATTTTCTTGTCAATATTAACGTTATTTCTTCAATATTATTCACTGTATATCGTAACCCCTAACATTAATATAATCTTTCAATATTTGATCATCATTTTCGATCATTTTTGCGATACTGTAGTATGGGCATGATGTGCATTGATATTGATTAAACAAAATACTAATCCAACAAGGCATTTGACATCTGTCATGATACTCACACAAAAGACATCCTCGTTTTAGTATCCCTAACGATGCTTTGATTTGATTAGTGTTGGTCTCATTAATCGTCTTTGCTACCTCATTGCCATAAAAATCCTCACTGGATAAAGATGAGCTTCTTTTGGCACAATCAACACTCCAATGTCTATTTGTTATTTGTGAGCATTGGTGGCAATCACAATGTTTTTCGATATCTGTGTTAATGAACATCCAAAATATCTTTTCTAGCACAATAACATTGTACAACTCATTGGCTATACACACTTCAAAAAAAAACTTGTTATTAAATGATCGTCAGGCAATTGGTATCTCAATATTATTTTTACAGACATGAACTGCCGCGACGCTTCACATTGTGGCATGCACTCACACTTGTTTTATATCAACGTTCCAACAACATCTTTGAAAATTAAAGACTAATAGCATCAAACCTTCAGTGATGATGTTTTGAGTCACATTAACGTCACTACTTAGCCAGTTTGCAACTACAACATTTATATGAGTTCAAGCAAGAAAACCACAAACGTGCAAGGTTATTATGAATGGCAACAGTCAGCAGTTGATCAATATCGAAGAACACGTTAAGACGAATACTCAAAAACCACTTCATAACCACGTTGTGTGAATACCCTTTCTATAATTGGTTGATACACATCCTTACGCTCTAGCATCGTATAGTATTCGTCATAAACGATGCTATTGTATTGTTCATCAGTCCATTGATCATCGGTTTTGTATAGTTGTGATCTGCTGATGTGCATCGCGGCAGCAATCAAGTCCAATTGATCGAGTACCGAGTAACATTCAGAACTATTGCCAAAACAGCTAGCGCCGGCAGGATGGTCAATAATCTTTTTATCATCAAGCCATACTTCGATACCATAATCATCAGAAGACCATCCACACGTCTCACAGTGATGCTCGTCAGATGTGAATCGAATTCTAGCAACTTTCGTCATATGATCTCCTTCTAATAGAAATCATATTATATCATACTTGCTACCGGTAGACAACAAAAAAGGAGAGGTTATTAACCTCTCCTTTCGAATATATTAGACTAGTTAATGTTAAGCACCAGTACCATACTTCGCATCATCAGCGGTACCAAAACCATAGGATCCGTGATATTGGTGGGCACTTTCGGCTGCATATGTCACATACTGAGCAATACGAGTGCCTCGTTGGATCTTGATTGGAGCGACATTTACTTGAAATCTCATCGCACATTCACCAGAATAACCCGAGTCAAAAACACATGAGAATAAATAGCACGAATTCCGGTTGATGGAACTTCTGGTAACAATCAATCCCATTTCATCCTGGCCAACCTTAACAGTTTCCATACAAGTCACTTCATACTCACCAGGCTCTAGAAACCAAAAACCATCCTCATCAGGAAGAATTTCCTCAACCCCACGATGCTTCTTATTGTTTTCTGCATCAATTTCAAAAACGTTAGGAAGAATCTTAAACACCTTCTTAAGGCGAAGGTCAACACCATTTGGCTGAATAGCGTCAGGACCAATGTTAAAGATTTCGGTGGTAGAATTCTCAGAAGCGGCATGCTTAACTGTCATTATTATTTTCTCCTTTTAAGTGATTAAAGCTCACACCATTGGTGATACTTTTCAATTAGTTTGTGATTTTGTTCAATCGAATCATCATTATACATCATTGCAATGTATGTTGGCAACCGTTGAATATTAAATTGTTCGAACAAATTCACATTACGCATTAGCTGGCCAGTATGCTTGTTAATAGCATACAAATTAACCTGTCCATTTTCAATGATAATACATTGATCATTGATTCGCGTTTGTGCAAACCATAATGCATCTTCGATCAAGGATTCGCGATCTTTTGCGAATCCAATTGAAAACATTAATCCATTTGGTACCCCATCAACTGATACTAAATGGTGACAACCACACAGCTGATAATTGCCACTCGTGTATACGTTTTTAATGTACGCGTTTGAATTGATTGTGTATGATGAATGGGGCGCCGTACGAATAGTGATTTGTTTATCAGCTAACGTAATATCATGAATAAAAACGATTGGATGGTACTTGTCGTTCGATTGCACGTAACTATCACGATCAGTCATCGGAACATGTTTAAGATGTCGGTTGAAGTATTGCCTGAATGTAATATTACTGTCCATCATACCCCCATTGTTTAACCGTTAACTCTACTGACTTATTGCCAGTATAGACGATCAACTGCTCAGGGGCATAATCAGCGGTAACATTAATCATTGTTGTAAAGTTGACAAAACATCCGTTAGATTGCAATGTGTGCAGTACGTTATCAACAAACGCCTTACCGCCTTCCAGCATCCCATTACGATCCCACACATTAATATACACAGTTACATAATCGTACTGAGAGACGTTATATCGGTTATTATTGATTGGATCTTCAAGCGTATCGTATGGAGAATGATATGCAGTGGATTCATCAAAAACAACACTACAATGTTTGTCGCACGTGAAACCTTGATCAAGGTGTTTATGAAACGATCGTTCAATCCACTTCTTGATCTGCTGCTGTACCAGCTTAAAGTGTTCATATCGGTAGCTACTCAACGGATGACCATATTCATTGAGTCGATCATAAATCGTACACAAATCGATATCGATCTTACCGCTAACACGTACCCATGTTCCCATCTTTTTCCTCCATTAACTGATTAATCAGCTTGACCAGATTATCCTCAAAGTTTTCGTCGTTGTCAACCAGATGGTCATGGGGTAATTTCCCACTTTCAGTAATGTGTTGATCATATGTGTATCCTTCACGATTGATCTCGATCAGCACTCCACCAAGTCGTTTGATCAGCTCAACCTCATTAGGAAAGCGAACATCGGTGACGACCCAGTTCACGTTTGGATTGTCTTTGATTTTGTCTTCAACGTATCGATTGAATTGTTGATCATCATAGTTGCGCATCAACATTCCAATGTTACGAACAAAATCACGCCCGGTGCAGCTACCATAACAATTGTTGGTTTCGTGATTGATAAAATCAATTTGAGGACAACGCTTGATTAATTCAAGCTGTTCAGGTTGAAGAGAGAATAGTTCACAGATTGTGTTTTTGATTGGATCAGCGAAAGCGACGCGATCTACATTATTGAAATGCTTGAAAAGTATGCTGTATGCATAATCCTTTCCACTACCCTTAGGGCCAATAAACCCAATGATTAGTTGTTTGTTCATTTGTGTGTTTCCTTCATGCGTTGAGGAATTATACACAAATGAATAAAGAAAAACAACCAGTGGAGAAAATGATGTGATTCATACTTAGTATGAATCACAGTCTCGCATATGTATTAGTATGTACAATCGAAAATGGGTATTGTTGAGTACCTCGAAACCAAAATACACAGGTCCAATAATGACAAAAGCTGGAACGCTTGGGTTTGGGGTAGGGGTGTGCCCTGAAAATATTTCGAAACTGGGGATGGAACCATTACCTGGTTGCGACGATGTTAAAAACGACAACTATGGCAACTACATTCATAAATCCAGCGGAAGTATTATGTGCTGGATCCCTGCTTTCAAGTATCGAGTAAACGATAAGTTCGTCAATAGTGTACAAGTTTGGGACGTTAATGATCCCAAATGTCCTTCCAATGCAATTCTTCATCGTGCATTTATCAACGGCGGAAAGGAAAAGAGTGGTTTCTTCTGTGACAAATATATTTGTTCTCCTGACGCTAATAATACAATGGGGATTAGCGTAAAGAATGGACGTACGTTGTGCTTGACCATGAGTACTGCATATGGCAATCATACATCACAATTAGCAAACTGTAGTGGTCGACTTGATGATGCGATCACTGCCAGTCGGGCACGTGGAGCTGGTTTCCAATGTATGAGTGTGTTTCAGTTGGGCGCTTTGAGGTTGCTAGTATTAGCGCATGCCCAAGCTAGTAAGAGCACTGAATTTAATGCATGGTATGATTCAACTGGCCAGCATAACCTTCCTCGTGGTAATACAAACTACCTTAAAGATTATGACGATTCATCGGTAACTTGGGTTGCTGATCCAAAGGACAATGACAAAGGATTGACTGGTTCTTGTAATACATTCGCCAAATCAACCCACAATGGCCAGAATAGTGGAGTTGCTGATCTAAAGGGAATTTTATATCAAGTCGTTACTGGGTATATTGGTTCAGGATCTTATTATTTCCTGAAGCCCGAGGTTGACATCACAACGCTTGATAAAGACGCAATGTACAATAGATCAAACCACAACTCAAGATCCATGCCATTCACGTACTATCATGGTTGGGATCAAAGTAGACCAATGTTCAACAATGATGGTACCGGAATTCATTGGGATTGTTGCGGTTTCATGAATACAGTTACCAACACAGACAACAACTGTTTTGCTGGAATGTTTGAAGAAGACGTAGAATATATTACAACCGCAACTGACATTTTCCCGATTTTTGGGTGCCACTGGGCCGGTGGTAGCTATCGGAGCTTTGGGTTGTTTTACTTGAGCTTGTATAACGATCGTTCTAGCGACAGCTTCAGCTATGGGTTCCGCGCTTGCGGTTACCTATAGCGATGTGTTCCATCACATCACGTTCACGCTTTTGTGAAAAAGATTATTAACAATTACCTTATTTTAAAGAAAATGGAAATCAAGGAACAGGATAATATTCCTTATAGTGAAAAACGAATTGGGAACGAAACTCAATTTGCAGTTGATTTGAGGCGTGATATTATCGATCTTGTCGTTTTAATGGAAACATATTTGAATCACGCTCCACGTTGTGAAAGATACTGTTTGTGTGCACGAATTCGTGATATTGGTGTTCAAATGTGTGAACGAATGGCTGAAATTCGAATCGCCCCATCAAAATCAAAAGAAGGTTATATTAAAAAGCTTTGTTATGATATTGAGAAGTATCGTGCTTTGGTTGATGTGTTTCGCGACGCTTATAAAAACTTAAGCAAGAAAACCACAGATGCTTTAGCATCGTGGATGAATTGCCTGAGAGTGAAATATAAATAAAATGTAGATGGTACCTATGGAATGTAGGGATCCAAAGAAGATTAAGAAGCTCTTAATCGATATTGAAAAGCGTGTGGAGACAAACCCCTCTAGATCATTAGAAGAAGCGATTCAACTCGTGGTCTAAGGGCTGTCTACGAAGCACGAAGCCACTGATGCTTTAGCATCGTGGTAGTTCATTATACAAGATGATCTATCAATCCTATTATCACTAAAAAGAAAAGGGGCTGGAATATTCCAGCCCCTTTTCATTGTATTTCAACCACAATCAGAATATAACCAGAACACAACTTCAAATTATGATTGAATACATCTATCTTGTATGCGTTATATTTAATACTTGTTGTGGTGACTGATTTCGTCAATTGTGTTGATATTATCGATCACGTCTCGAAGCACATCATCGGTGACAACATCATTCCAATCAAAATCAACCTCGGTATTCAGCTTACCATTCTTCAAACGTGTTGGGGTGTTATCGTAACGAATACCATTGAGACCATGCCAAGCAGCACTGGATGTATCCCAAGAAGCAATCATAGGGAAGTATGGTTCAAGCAACTCAATCTCGCTGACTGCATCCTGCATCCCGAGAATATGGAAACGATGTTGCAACTTACTTTCAATCACCATTCGATTAATGATCTTTCGTTTTTCTAGTTCACGGAACACCTTCCAACGAGCCATTGTTCGTTGCATACGAATCATTCCGTCTAACTGACCATTATAGCAACCCTCATCGATCCCCAACGCAATCGGGTCTGCAAGGATTGACATCCCAATAAGGTTAATCTCTGGATTATTGATCGCCCACTTAATGCTTTCGATCAAACCGTCTAAATCACCAAGCTCACTCTGTGGGACATAAAACGTCTTAAACCCAGCAGACTTGATTGATGGAATCATTTCAATTGCTTTATCACGTGTCTTTGTCCAATGTTCCTTAGGATAATCGGACAATACAATATAATCGGCACCAATCTTTTTACCCAATTCAATTAGCTTTTCACTTGGGTACATCGGCTCACCCTTCTTGAATTGTTCAAATGCGCTATTCGTTTATGTTAGAGAAGAACGCCACCTCTTCCCAAAGTCTCCAACCGACTTTCTTCAACTTTCATTGAAGACCAGACTATATCTTGATCTCATTTTCTGAGACCGTGACCACTGTCCTCACGATTTCGAGGCACCTAGTCGTTGAACGTTCACCTTTTCGGGGCTTCGCTGCTGATTACCAATTGCACACTAGACTTAGGTTTTGACCTTATCTGATCCTAATCGATTTTTTCTACTTTCGTAACCATCACGTTTAAGGTTATTTCATCTTTACGTTGTGGTTGATTAGGCTTTACGGTTTCCCAGCAATTCGATCACTTTATCTCACTCTTTTCAGAATGAGAGGACTCAAGTTAATCCATAATAATAGTGCAATTGTCTCGTTCTTTGAGTTGACGATACATTTCAACATACTCAGGATCACTCTCTACTAGATGAGCAAGAACGAGATGACGAGGACGTCCGGCAACAACATTAATCAGCTTCTTTGGAACGATATGACAAAATTCCATTTATTTCTCCTTTAATGTACAACAACCACTATCATACAGCATACTATATGCTTTGTCAACAGGAAGGCTAATAGTGTTTTATGAGCACCACATGTTTAAGTAATAGTAATACCATCAAAGGTAACTAATAATGGCTATTCATTATAAAGATCTATCATTTAAAGATAAGCTAAAGTTCAAGTTTTGGAGTCCTCACACAGCAATGAATGCTGTGCTTGACTATTTTGAAGATCACAATATGCTTGAAGTGAAAACCAAAGATGACAAGGGTGATATTATCACGATCGATACTGGAATTTGGTCAGTATATGGTGATGACGGGATCCGCATCAATTGGCGTGGTCGTTTCTGGGGATCATATCATCAAGACGTGATGGAGGATATTCTCAAAAACCAAAAGGGTAATATGGTGGTGGTACCATATGGTGATTTTAGAAAACATGATGACCGTCTGGATGACAAACACACTTTAACCATTCCTCGTAAGGATCTCGAGAAAGTTATTGAAATTCGTAACAAAGTTATTGAAGCAGGTGTAATCAAAGCTCATAGTATGGGTTTAGATCAACTAGCTAAAGATGTGGATTTTCAATTCGACATTATCAATAAATTAGGAATCGAAAAACAATTTTTAGATCGTCTCCACGGGTTGCGAGACAATTTTGGTTTTAAAGACAAAAAAATAAGTTAATCGCCAATAACAATTGCGTTACGATTAATTATTGTATTTTAAGGAGTTAGATAGTTAACTCCTTTTATATGAGTCCAAGCAAGAAAACCACAGATGCTTTTGCATTATGGATGAATTGCTTAAAAATAAAGTATAAATAAAATGTAGATGGTACCTATGGAATGTAGGGATCCAAAGAGGATTAAGGTTTCCTTAATCGATATTGAAAAGCGTGCGGAGATAAACCCCTCTAGATCATTGGAAGAAGTAATTCAACTCGTGGTCTAAGGGCTGTCTATGAAGCACGAAGCCACTGATGCTTTAGCATCGTGGTAGTTCACAGTTCGACATTATCAATAAATTAGGAATCGAAAAACATTTTTTGGACCGTCTCCACGGTTTGCGAGACAACTTTGGGTTCAAAGACAAAAAGTGAATTAATCATCAACAAATCTAATGTTCAATTCATTAGATGATTAATTATCAGATTTTAAAGAGTTCACTGTGAACTCTTTTTTTTATGTTTTTCTTTTTGTTTTACATCTAGGGAACGTAGTGACCTAGATGTGTTAGATCTGAACGTTAGTGAAGATCTAACAGATTAGAAGAACTTTAAAAAAAATTCTAAAATTTTTTATTTTTAACTCTTATCTAACTTTTAATTTCTCCTAATAATAACTGATTATCTAATTTTTTTGAAGAAAAGTCAACTGAATATCCATTATTTTTCATGGGGGAAATACCCATACAGAACTATTAATGGATACTAATACTCATTAATATTATCTCTTAACATACATTGAATAGTTTTCTTTAATCTTCATTGTATACATTATAAGAAATGCTCTATCGTATAATAAGAATTATTCTCATTAATGAATACATTAAAATTCTATCATTTCAAGATTCTTTAATAACATTATTAATATGGGTATAATCACTAGGAACAAAGATGCTAAAATGCCGTTGACTTCTATCCCAAAATAGTGTATAATCCCCTATTATTAAAGGCATAAAAGATCAAAAGATACCAAATCGATATAAAATTAATATCAAAAATCTAAAGAATTCCAAGATTGCTGGAAAATCCCCAAGCTGTTCAATCTTCACTAACGTTCAGATTGAACCATCCAGGTCGCTACGCTCCCTGGATGAGAAGCGAAAAGAAAACAAAAGAAAAAAAAGAAACCTCTTTCCCACAGATCCTCTTTAAAAACGAGTAGCTGTTTCCATCTTTCTCACTGTAAGGGTTAATCCCCAATATCTCTTCTGTTGCCTTTCTGAAATCGTTATCGTATGATGATGTCATCAGTTAACGAACAGGAGCAACCAAATGAACGTCCAAATCGCCAACATCCATCAAGCTGAGAAGATCTACACACTTATTGAAGAAAATGAAATCCTTCATGCTGTAGCTTCTAGGACAACTGAATTTGATAATCTTGACAGTGACGATCTTGATATTGAAGAAGTCGAGTGTGTTGCTCAAACACTTTATGATATTGCCAGCAGTGGGCTGATGTGTGGATACAGTGGGTTCATCTACACCAATGATCTTTGTAACTTTTATGACGAACATCGGGAGGCAATCTCGAATGCTTTTGAAATGGCTGATGAATTTGGACTTGAACCGATGGAAACGGTCTACCGAGGATTGGCAGTGGCTGATGTTGTTGCACTGAACGAAAAAGCTAAGTGCAATTACGCGATCTTTGCAATTGAGTTCACTTGCTCCATTTTTGTTAATGATATCTATGACATCGAAGTACTTGAATAGGAGGATCCAACGATGAAGTACACTGATGAAGACGTTATCGCTTTCAATTCCCATCTTGAACAGGAGCCTCTCACTGCGATCGCAGTTTCAATGATTGTCAATCGTCCAATCGAGGAAGTGGCTTGCACCAACGTGGAGCAGTTGAAGCAAACGATCAGTGATTGTAAAGATGTTGCACTGCTGACTGGGTTCGACCACAGCATTGACGATCTTCAGATGGAGATGATTTACTCCAATCATGAAAAGACGATTCTTAATCTATTCGACAAAATGGTTCAAGATCACCAGTTTGATGTGAAGGATATCGTTGAGATGTTTGGCTTCAGTAGAGTATATTTCCACGATACCACGTTTAAGAGATATGTTCTTGAAGCAGTTCTCGATCAGCTCATATACGAGCTCGATACTTGGTGTCACTATAATCTAGGTGAAGAAGAGTATCATCAAGTCGATCTTTAAATGGTGTTTAACACGTCTAGAAACGTCTAGACATCGTTGGTGTAGCGGCGCTGGTATGACTAGTCGTCTAACTTTCACTAATAGTTTAAACGAGGAAATAACGCGATGAATACGTATGTTTGCACATGGAACAATGAAACGAAGACCCTTGATCAGCTGTATGATATGGTCTTCAAATGGATTGTCAGTTACTGTTCGACACTTAATCAGGCTGAGGTTGAAACGTACACGTTCATTGAAGATTGTATTCGACGTGGGGAGCTAAAACGAGCTGATGCTTGACGTTAAAACGATTCAACAGCTAGACGACTACGTCAAAGATCATGATTGTGTAATGATTACTTTGGAGGAACAACACATGTACGATTTCATTAACGAAGATAATGTTGAACAAGTTAGACAGATTCTTAAAGAAAACCCTCTTGTAGCCAAGGTTGCATCAATCCAGTGTGGCAACCTTAGTGTCTCTTGTATGGATGTAGAGCAGATTCAGTATGTAATGGATGTGTTTCGTCGCTTCTACGATGAGCATCCTTTTGTGCATCTAGAGGCGCTCGGCCTGGACGATCAGAAGATCGTGGATACACTGTATGATGATTATATCAAGGAAGTTTCAGAAGGGTGCGCCAATGCTGTACTCAAAGGAACTATCGAGTATGTTGAAGATTATTTGTCGATCGACGACATCGTTCAATGTAGTGAAGATGCACGTCGCCATTACGTCGAACGTGCATTGTATGACTTGATCGAGGATATTATTTGGATCATTGACGATCTTTGTTAATGTACTATTGCCTTTTTGTATGATTGGGCGGATAATAATCTCAAGTTAAACAAAACCGATGAGGTACCAAAATGAACACGATGATTGAAAGTATTAAGGAAACGATGATTGGTTTGATCTGCTTCGTTGGAATGTTCACTTGTGTGTATGGGTTTGGTACCCTTTGTGTTGCTTGGTTTGGTTCTAGTGTTGCAACAACGATCACAGTATTGATTTGCAGTTTTGCAATCGCGTTATGTTGGCTTGAACTTTTTAAAGTTATGTATCGCAAACTGTCAACTAAATAATTGTGCATGATCATTCATGTGTGTCTCCTTTAAGTGCAAAGGGGCTAGGAATCCTAGCCCCTTTTGTTTTGTCACTTCAATAAGTCAATCTGATCTTCATCGAGAGGTTGATAATATCCTGGATCATACATTTCCGTTCCATCAACAACTGCTCCAAATGGAAGGTAGTCATCAATTTGTTCCTTGAACCGCTGACCAATTTGTTGATTAGTGTTTGTATTGGTTAAATCAATGAAGTACGTCTGTTGGGTTAGCCAACCAAACAACCACATTGTTGCAGTAAGGTCGTCATTGATTGATGTGTCCTGTGCCCCATACAAACCTTTCTTTTGGCGAACAAAAACGCTTAATTCTTGGATGATTCGATAATCATTAATCAACAGTTGGTGACTATCAATTAATTCTTTCAATGCCTGACAGCCTGTGTTCTTGACCTTTCGTGTTGTCTTAACTCCAATCACACCGTGACCTGCGATCTTCTCATTGTGGGTCCACACAATATTCTCATATTCACAATCGTACCAGAGACTCGATCCCACTGCTTCACCTAAGTCATTGTTCTCAACTAACACCAAAGCTTCATTATACAGGCGACCGATCTTATTAATGATTAATGGATACTCAATGTTTGCACTAACTTTGTTATTTTTAAAAGTACAAACGACCTCATATGGCATCGCTGTAATATCAACAACTGAGAACGCACTGTAGTCAAGTCCTCGCCCCCTACTGACGTCAACAGTGATCACATAATTGTGCTCAGGTTGAGGACGCTTAAAATACCTGATTCCATTACGCTCATCAATTGGGTTGATGTAAGGAATATTATTCAGGATGTGACTCTCAATTAATGTATTACTAGAACCAACAAAACTGCAATTGTGGCTAATCAAACCGTTCGTATTGTAGCAGTGATCGTATGATTGCACAATATCGTATAGATGCGTTTTAACAGCGTTAAAAACGTTTTTAACACACCGGCCGCCATCAGACAAGCAAGTACCTGGGACGAACGCCGCTGCGCACTTAAAACCGTTTTTACACTCGACTAGATGGTCAAGACTGCACGTCAATGTTCGTTGATCGTCAAACGTCAAGGTTACTGTTGGTTTTGGTTGTGTTTGTCGGATCCCCACAAATGGGACAAAACTACTGTGTGATTTGATCAGGTATCGATTATTAACTCTCATTATTGGTTCACAACTATATTATGGGAGACCAAACTGGTCTCCCAAACATCAACTTAAAGAACACCACCATCAATCACTTCAAGTGACTTTAAGTTATCTTGAACGTATTTTGTCGTTGCAATCTTAAAGCTACTATCTTTAGTAGCCGGGGAATGGCTAATTTCGATTGATGGAATCCAAGTGTCGCCACTATTTGTATACTCAACAGAAATATATGCACTATTTTCTGGATCTATTGGATTTGTTGCTGCTAATGACATTGAATGCTCAACGTCATCAACAAAAGATTCAATGTATCCGATACTAGAATCTGTTGTCGTTTTATTTTGACCATCCATAAACATGATCGATTGTGTGTATTCATTACCAGGGGCTGGTAATGTATTAGCGACAAAGGATCCAGGTTTAGCACGAACAAACAACTGGGTATCATTGGTTGTTGTATTAACGCTTGGATTGACCCAACTGTTTGTGATGTTGTTCTTGACATATTTTGTCGTCGCCGCACGATTACTATTATCATTTGTTCCTGGGGTCGCAATGAAAGGATTCAATGACACCTCAGTATAAGCGGTTCCAATGTATGAGAAGATTGGGTGCTTTTCGCTGAGAACAATATTTTTTGTTCCTGTTCCAGCTGCATAACCAAGTAAGATGTATTGCTTATTGTCATTGGTTCCCGGTAGCTCACCAACCAAGCCTTGTACTGTATACAACCCAGTGTTTGCATCAATAACGCCCTGCAAATACACTCGCTGATTGGCGCTGAAGTTTGATGCAACGTTGAATGAGTGTGCACCATCAAAAGTAATCACTGAGTACAGGGTGCCAGCAGCACCAGTTTGATTTGGTGTTAGTGTTGGCCCTGCATAGTACATCAAGCTATCAGGCCTGATCTTCACCGTTGTATAAACCTTATTCGTTGCTGTAGAATCACTTTGAACAAGACTGTGGAATTGCCCATTAATATCAGCAGCAACAATCGTTTGACGAATCAAACCTTCATTACCAGCAACAGGTAAACGATCCCATTGAGCTAATCGATCACCGTAATTGATTGTGCTTGTGTAATAAAAACCGCTTTGTTTAACAGAAACAATACTATCTGCATTATGTGTAGTGCTTGTGATTCCCTGAGCTGAACCAATAGTCATCTTAGGAAGCAACTCAAAAGTACACCCATCACTTTCCACAGCAACAACATTAAATGTACGCTCATACCCAGCAATATTTGGGTTGTTAGATCCTGCTAATGAAAACGCAATATAATGACCCCCACCGTTTGACAATGTATCTATGGTTGCCAGCTTAACATTGATTCCTTCGAAAGCGATGACGTTATTAGCAGCACGATCAATCCAGTATTTGTAGCTATATTTGTTACCACAAATAATAATTTCACAAACACCACTACAGTTATAATCGGTGAATGGAGCTGTACAATCAAATGCAAATTTGATACGACTACTGCCTAATGGTGATGCAGGAACAATCTTCGCAAAATACATCATTCCTTGATCAACAGAAGTTCCAGATGCTTTAATGTTTGGATAATTTTGTTGATCGACAACGTTTTGTTGAGCTAAGTCAATAGCATCATTGACCCAAGCAGTTGTGGCAATGCTAGCATCATTACTTTTAGCTTCTGGTGTAGGTGCTGTTGCTTTAACGGTCCCATTAGTGTAACTGATTACAGACAAAGCACCATATTTTCCACCAACTTTATTAGCCTTTGCACGAAGTTCACTAGTGACGTTACCACTTTTATCAACGGTACTAACAATCTCTGTATAATTGCTTTGATTTGATTTGTCAGTCACAACAATCGACTTGCTCACATCAGATGTTGGATTGGTGCCAACAGTCACTGAGTTATTGACAATCGTTGCGCCATCAACAACCTTAATTGGCTTGTTTGCCTGAAGTGTTTGTTGGATCGTCAGGTTACCTGATATCGTACCACCTTTTAAAGGCAGAACACTAATATTGCTGGCAGCTGTAGCTTTTTGAGCATCATTCAGTGTCTGTTTTTTATTGAAGCTGACGAATTCGTTGGTAGCATTTTGAAGAGTTGCTAAGATGTCACTATTATTTTTGACTAGTTCCATTAATTCTTTAATGGTATCATACGAACCTTCAGTGTCACCAATAATTTCATCTTTCAACTGACGCTTAGCTTTTTCAATTTCAGATTGGGTCCATCCAACAGTACTGACGACTGTATTTGCTTCCCCTGCAATTTGTGGAACACGTAGCGTACCACTAATTGTGTTGTCGCCCTGTAATTTGACATATTTGGCATCGCCATCAACCTTGGTCAAATACGTATCGGCGATGACGCGATTTTGACCATCGCGATCAGCTTGTGTTGCATGATTAATATTACCAACGAATGTACGTGCAGTTACCTTATTTGGAAATGTGGCATTACCAGCGTCATCCATTAACGTAGCTTGAAACGTTGGTTCGGTTGCATTTGCATCGACATCAGATTTACGTGTATAGTTAACCGTGATCCCATTATTCAAACCAGAAACCAACGCAATCGTGCCGTCACGAAGCTTATGAGACGAAATCCCTGCAATATTCCCACTATTTTCGATATTGATTACGCTACCTGACGATTGGTTGTTGATTGAGGGAATTGAACCACTGGTTTTAGAAACAATTGTTGGAGCTGTAATTTTGCCTGTGCTTGGGTTTGCAGAAAAAACAGGAGCAAAACGAACACCACTCGTTACCGTATCGGCTTGATTTGCCTCAGAAGCAAATACTAAAGGATATTGTGCATCATTATTGGTTACTACCTGAGTCGTTTTATTGTCGGTCATTGTTGTCGTCAAATCACCAACAACGTTCCAATTTGTACCATCGTAGACAAACGTGTATACAGTTTTTGCCAACAAGCTGTTAGCAGCAATTGCATTGCCGTGATAGAAAATTGGCTTATTGCCAGAACCAGTGACATTTAATGTTGGGTTATTGGCTGATACCGCATTTTCAAACTTCACTGAAATAGTTGCACCGGTGATCAATTTGAAGTTAGGAACGTTGACCGCTTTTGCTGCCGCTGCTGCTGGGGTTGTGCAACTTGCATAATTGATCACATTAGATGACCCATTGAACAAAACACCATTAATCGAACGTGAATTGGTCAACGTCAAAGCAGAACCATTAATCTGGATCCCATCAGCAAGTTTATCAGACGTGACTGACCCATCCTTAAGAGTTGAACCACTTAAGGAGTTATCTTGAAACTCGAGACCATCTAGTAGAGACGTTGTGCCCCAAAACTTAATTGTTTTGTCGTCTGGATCAATTTCAATTAACGCATTCTGTTCAGGTACAATAGCATCATTTGCACCACCTGTAATTAACCACAGATGATTGTCCTCTGGATTAGTGGCCAACCCACCTTTTCGCCATGTATAATTTGGGCCCGTTCCACCAAACTGCATACTATCCATGATAGCAGATGGGTGAATTGGAGGCACCACTGCATTAGTAATATTTTCTGCCATAATTGCAATTAATAGCGGTTAATTACTCCGCCGTTGTAGCTACATTATTGTATTTCATACTTAAGACCACTATGTGTTTAAATAATATTACTAGTTCGCGAACAACTTCTTTGTAATAATACCGACATGGCGATCGCATTACATTACCGCAAACATTTAAGCATCAACGAGCTCGAGCCTCATATGGCAGAAAGCGATCACGTTCTTGGTCGTCCATTAACGATGCTCGAAATCGATGCCAATATGAAAACTATCGATTTGGCATTTGATAAAAATGAAGATGATCATACTGCGATCTACAAGGAAATTGCAAAGAAAGCTCCGATCAATTATCCTATTTTAAGAGGCTTTGTTGGGCTACCAACATATAAGAGCAAAAAATTATTACCGACAACATATGTTGGTGAAGGTTCATCATCACAACCGGTCCCAGTCGGAGCATTGGCTTTTGATAATGAAACCAAGGGTGTGATGCTTCGAGTCGATCAAGGTGCTGAAGGTTGGGTTGCCGTCAGCACCGAAAAAACAATGGGTGACTATGTTCGTCGTACTGGTGATGATATGACTGGACCACTGACTGGTACAACATCAACGTGGTCGAACACAATCAAGGCTTTACCTCCTGATGGTGAAGTGGGTGTTACGGAGGTTGATACAGTAGCTACAGTTGGCTGGGCTAAGAAAACAATCACTGATATGATTGACAATCGTTTAAACGGTGGTGGTGAAGGATCCAATAATATTATTATTAACAAAGGCGATTTGATTGTTAATAAAGGGAATATCATTGTAGATGGCACAATCACGGCCAACCGGTTGCAAGGTGATTTAGACTGCGGAGTTCTTTAATATATTAATGATTGTATCAAGTTTATTGTCGATATCGTTAACACGTTGTTCCAATACTGCAATTTGATTTTGCATATTTCGTTTTTCAAGCTGCTGGATTTCGGCAGCTTTTCTTTTTGCGAGATAAGCTGCCCGTGCCTTATCATTCGTGTTAATGATTGCTCCAGAAGAATTATCTCGAACCAGACCATCAATTCCAAGTACTTTTGTGTAACTCATTTTGCTAAGTATTTTGTTGTTAACAACCATTATAATAATTTAATAAGGTTCAAAATGGATTTTCAGAATTATCTTGAAGAAGCATACTCTGATCGAATGAAGAAATCGATCGATAAGAAGCTTCTCACTAAGGTTGGCAAAGCTCTTGCTAAACATGTTGGGGTTGGCGTTGAACAATCTCAATTTACGTACGTACCTGGCTACCGTTTCCGTCTTGGTGCTGCGCATCCTTCCAAGACTGGTGATAAAAGCGCAGTAGAAGGTTATGTAATCGTTATTCTTAAGGATGGCACAACGCAGCTAATTAGTGTGGCGGATAGTCGTACCGCTTATATTGTGTGGGAAGATGGTCGCCAAATTGCTCGTCGTGAGAAGATCAGCTCGATGAACGATTATGTTAAAGGTGTTAAAGAAGCGTATATCGTTGAACGACAGGACCGTGTTGAAACCAAGCAGCAAGATCGTAAATTCTCTAAAATAAGAAACGATCATCTTGCTGCTGTGCATTATGAGATTACCAAGCGTATGGAGGTTCTCCGGGCAGTTGGTACCGATTATGTTAAAAATGTAAATGCTAAATTCAACAAGTTTGGTGTTAAGCTCACCAAGCTGGCTGCCAAGAACATTAGCGACGATCGCATCGGTGTTTGTATTCAATTTGAATGTAAAGATGAAATGATGGAGCGTGCTTTCAACGGTCGTCCAGAAGTGATTAAAGATGAGCATGGGGCCCCACACATTCTCTATGCTCCTCGTTATCGTGTAAACGATATCGATTATACTCCAAACAATTTCACTGAAGTTACTGGTGATTATTTTGAAGCTAAGAACAAGCTTGAAAAGTACCTCGAAACGTTCCGAAATGCACGTGAAGTAAGCAAGATCATATACGATATCGATATCTCAAAAATAATGGTTAAGGAAGATTAATCGTTATTGATACAAAACAACCGTGCGTGCAAACCACAGATGCTTTAGCGTCATGGTAGTTCACTTTTAGCACAAAGAAAAAGGCCCCTCTGAGGGGCCTTTTGTTTCACATGTTGAAGATATTAGATGCAGCCGATTACTCGGAAATCTCTAATCATTGGTACACTTGAACTATTATAGCTCTTGAATACGATTTTGACTGCAATTGTGTCAAAACTCTTATCATTGTCATAAACATAATCAACATCAGTAAATTTCCAAGAACCAATATCAACAAGAGGATAACCCTTTTCCGTCTTTACTAGCTCCCATGGAATTTCATTATAAGGAATTCCGCCAGATGCATCATACGCTTTACAATATACGTCAATTGAACTCATCTTCGGAACACAAGCTGCAAACATAATCTTTGCCATATTACACGTGTTCTGCATGTTAATTGGCCTTGTAATATATTTTGCATGTACTGAACCACCAATTGGACTGATTTCTTCAGTGAAACGATTTCGAATATTCATTTTCGTTCCTTCTGGAGCTTTACCAGCAGCGTTGGCGATTCTGTCAGCAAATAAAATTACAGCATGACTATTGACAATCTTATTGGTAATCAGGTATGGTTTAGTTGCACCTGTTGATACCACTTCAATATATTGTCCTGCAATAATATTTTCAAAGTTCTTTCGCTCTTCACTAGTGGCGCCTTCTGTAATAATTTGGTCAATAGTGATTGCGGCTGTAGCTCCTGGAGCAGTGACCTTTAGTCCTTCCAATGCTTTAGTCTCGATTGTCACAGATGGTTTAATCTTATAACCTGCACCTGGATTGGTGATATGAATAGCAAAGATTTTTCCATCAACAATTTCAGCAACAGCTTCGGCTTGAATACCTCCGTGATCAATATCAATACCAGTTGGCTCACCAATCTTGACCGTCGCTGTTTCGATATTGGCTCCGACATTGGTCAATTTGATTTCAGTCACACGACCATAATAACCAAAATTATTCTTCTCGACCACATTAGTGACATCAAGAACATCATTATTGATTACTTGCTCATCGGGATGGTTAATAATGTTCCCAATTGCAATTGCACTCATACGATCACTATCAATGACTGGTGTCAAAGCAGGATTTGTACTAGAGAATGTCACATTTGCAATCAAGCTTGGCTTCGCAGAATCACGTAAGTTTGCTCGATTCCAGATGGCCATTGGTTCTATCAGCTGATTATTATCGTTCATTACAACACCAAATGGTGATACTAGTTCTTGACTTGATTCACGACCACCACTAGTGCCAGTCATCGTGTTCAATGTCATATCAAACGCAGTGTCGCCAAAAGTCTGTGTATTAAAGCTTGGATGAATAGTATCGTAGTTGAAGATTCCTTCAGCTTTGAACTTACCATCACCATAATAACCAGTCGTTGTTGCCGTCGTGCTGCCCAAATCGATAACATAACTGTCTAGGTCCGCTTCAACCACAGTATGGGTACCAACAATACTACTATATGGAATTCCACCAATAGTTGCAACATTTTCATTGACTTGGAAACGACCGTCACGAATTGCAACGTCGGCACCCTTATCATCTTCGGTATCTTTAGCCAAATACAGTACTGTATCATGTTCAATATGGTCAATGATGCCAATTCGCTGATTGTCAGCTGTATACAACGTAGGCCACATGAAATGTTCCTGCTTGTCTTCACCAACATATGAAATCTTTTTGATTTCATGAGTGAAGCGAGTGTTAACCCCAACAACTCGGAATTTTTCCACATTGGTTGTGATTGTACCAGACAGAAGTTGACTACTATCGACTTCATTAATATCATCACGAGTGATCACTGCCTTCATGTTAGTAATCAAACCATGATTTGGATGATGTACACGAACTAGACCAGAATCCGCCTTAGTCTGGAAGCAATTTTTACTCAAATATCGAGGCACAGGATCATTAACCGCGAACTGTAGGTTGCCAATAACTTTACCATTGTTTGTCGAATCGGCAACGTGGAAGTTTGCACGATAAACAACCATCTTAAGATCCTGTGTTTGATCAGGAGTCCAAGTACTTGCATTTTGTGATTTCAACAACACGCCGGTATATGGCTGCTTGCTGACAATATTGGTTGTTCCTGGTACCAATTCACCAACTTGAGCAATCCACACATTATAATCATTACTATCACTAAGAAGAACAACTGCATATTCACTAGTGTCTTCACAATATACTGGGCTTTCGAATTCAAACGTAGTCGCGACGTCGTATTTGGCAGCCTTGACAACTTGACCGTCAGAATCGACATATTCAATCGTTTCGGAGCTCAAATTAATCTGATCAGGTCTCAGTGTTACCTCCCCAAATGGCAGAACTTTGCTGGTTGGGATCCCATTTTCAACGGTACGAATTTGCAGCGTCACTGGTAATGGGTTGGTATCATCAGGAACTGACGCGAAGAAAATGTCAACCTTACTGATGAAACATCCGCCTGGGGTGCCAATCAAAAACGTTTGAGCTAATGGGTCACGATAAACAGCACGATCACTAGTGGTACTAGTGAGCGTGTTTGTAATTGTACGATCTTCGCTCACATATTGTGTATTGACAACAGCGTTGCGAACTGCATTAACACTACGTTCGCGCTTGTTGTATGTTCCAATTGCACTGTAAACAACTTCTGCATTATAATCATTCTTTGTTGAATTTTCACTTAAACTGAAAACTCGATCACCACAACGGAATTGGAACACTGGCGATTTATTATCACTAGTACCATAATCAATCTTGTCACCATCTGGGATCCAGAACATAAAGTACAATTCACCAGCAGCATTTGTTTTCAATGCTCCAACGGCATGGTTGCGGTTGCCTTCAGCCCACGCGACCTCACCTGTGGCACCACTAATTGAACCTCGCAGATGTGCACCCGTTAACGTTGCACCATCGCTATTTTCTTCATTACCATTAGCCGAGTTGCCCGTCAATGCTGTGCCATCATAGTTTTTCATGTTGACAACATACATGTAATCAACAACTCGATTCGTAGAACCCAATCCTGGTTGTTCAGAAGGGCCCTTGCCGGTACCCACGCAAACAGCTGTATAACTTGGGGTGTTCATGTTACCGCCAGTGGTGGCTACAACGACATCACCAATATCCAAGCACGTGCGGTCAGTCTGTTCTGGCCAAAAACTATATTTGGTTGCAATTATCTTGCGTGCATTATTGCCAGCATCATTGCCAGCAGCAGTCACACCATCAAAACCACTTCCTGTTACTGAATTTGGCTTAAATTCAACACGTGATGCAGGAACGCACCAATAATCAACCTGAACATTATCAAAGAAAGGATAATATCTTGTATAAGGTTTAAGATTTTTAGCCTTAATCAACAACCAACGGCTACGCATGTATGGTATCGAAGATGTAGAAACAATTCGATCCCCCACAACTTCATAATCAATTTTTGAAGTGACCGTTGTCTTAATACCATTGCGTGACTGACCAACTTGCTGGGTTGTCACAGAAGTATCCTTCCAGTGCTCCGTCAAATTCTTACCTGCACGACCAGTCGTATGATCAAGAACACTACTATTGGTTGTAACCGGTTGTCCAAACCATTGGCTTTGCCAAGAATTCCATCTTGTTCCCTCCAGACTGTTTTTCTTCTCGAGATAATCACCCTCAACTTGGGTTACTACATCAGGAAGATATTCAGATTCAAACCAATCATCACTACTTGGGTTCACGGTCAATGAACCAACAAAAGCTGCAATTGCAAATGGGTTGATGTTCTGAATTCGAGTCGCTAATGACTGTTCAACAATTGGAACATGCGGATTTGCAGGATCCAGCGGAAGCGTGAAAACTTTACCATATGCCATGTAGTTGTTGCTAGCACGATGAGATGTCAAATCTGCCCCAACAGGTGTGTATTCACTCAACGAAAAGCTGTTCTGTGTAAATGGAGGACGACAAATACCTCGCTCATTGTCAAAACAACATGCAACACTTGGATCAGTTAATGACGCAATTCCGCCACTTTGGAAATTATCAACAATAAATCCTTGCTTGAAACGATCCATGCCATCACTGTCTTGAATATTCATTGACTCAGTTTGTTGTTCTAGAAGACTTAAGGCTGTATATTCTTCGAGACGATCGATTCGTGTTTCCAGCTTGCCAATATCACGCATTGTGTAACGACGATTGTCAATCATATTGACATTAACACTTTCGTTAGATGCATCTAGCGTATATGGGAATAAATCAACATCATACACGTTCATTGACAGATTCGGTGTTGCTGGTGCCTGTGGGCTTGCTGCAGGGATCCCCTTAACATCAACAAAATTACCACGATAATCTAAGCAAATCTTGTCGCGTCGAGCTAGATAGAAACGATAACCCATTTCAATCTCAGTACCGCTCTTAATCATATAAGAACGACCATTTGCACCAACTACATTTGGACGAAAATCGATCACGTCGCGAAGATTAATCCCCTCAAAAGATGGAATCTCTTCATATGGACAATCATAACTGTCAACAGTGAAATAGTCCCCAGATTTGCTATGTTCAAAATAATGACAATATACTACAATTGGACGCTCTGGTGAACTATAACCACTCTTTAGCTTTAGATAACTTTCACCATAATAACTAGCAGTTTGACCAGTAATCAAATCAAAACGATCGGTGATATCAATATAAGAACTATTCTCGTTCAATGTACCACTATCAGGAACTGCATAATTGTACATTCGAACAGAACCAATACGATACACATCAGCAACCCCAAGTGGGATTGTGTTCATTTTTAGTGTATCTGATTTGGTAATAGTCACCTTCTTTTCTTTGCTGGTCTTTGTGCGCAAACCAATGCTACCACCACTCTTGCGTAGGGTTGCTAACATTTGGAATGGACCAGACGCGGTGCCGGCGACGGATACTGTTAAAGAACGAGAAGCTTCTCCTGTGTTAGTAGCAGTAAATGGTGTAATTTTACCATTGACAAACAGGATATGATTATCCCTTTCTTCAGTGTTCGCGAACTTAACTTCAGCACTTGGTGTTACAAAAGTGATCTCCGTCCTACCATCAACCACAGAACCGCTACCAGTGACCAACTCCATTGTAGTATAATCGGCATCAAAATCATCACCTTGTTCACCCACTGTGGTCTGAATCCATGAGTCAGGGAAACGATATACGGAAGCAAAACCTTGTGGGTTAACAATTTCAGTTGTGCACAAATACGCAGCCAAGTTATCACACTTGCTTCGACTATCGGTTTGAATCTTATTTTGGCCGTTGATCACAACACATCGATAATAATCACCCCCTGCCTTAATGTAATCATTATCCATTAATTCTGTACGGAAACTGGTACCAGAACCAGTAATAACTCCCTTACCGTCACTAGTGATACCACCAGTAATTTGTGTTAGTACAGGATCAATATTACAACTAAAACCATTCTTACCAATGAAAGATTTGACCGTATTGGTCAAACGAACACCGTCATTCAATCGAATATCGTAGATGTATAAACGATAGACGCCTTTAACTGGATCGTGAACAGCTCCATTATCCCACTCTAAACCGCGACAGCGACATGTGCCAATTTGATTGCCTTTAACGCCGGACGAACCAATATCAGTCATTTGGTCATAGATGGCCAATAGTCCAGCATCAGTCGAGTCAACTAATGGTGGTACACCAACGATGTTACTAACGCGAATATAGTTACCAACACTTGGTGTCAATAGCACACTTTCTTTGCTAGCAGTTTCACGCGCTTTATCGATCGAAATCCAACTCGTACCAACCTTTTCGATTTCAAACCCTCGAACATACGCTTTGCCACTTTCAAGGCCAATGGCAATTTTGTTAGGGTTGCCACTATCAAGTTTAACTGTTGCGGTTGCTTTGACTGCGTTGTCTTCACTACCTGGGCAAATACAACCGTCAGTGCGACCATGACCACCTTCAAAAGTCACCTTGACGTCGTCAAACAAATATCCACTACCGTAACTATCAACTAGAACGCGAACAACCTTGCCTTCTGAAATTACAGCTGTTGCAGAGGCACCACTGCCAGAATTTGATGTGATGCTGACAAACGGCGGATCAACATAACCATTACCACCATCGATCACATCAATAGAAACAACTTTGCCTTCTGCAGGGTAAACGCCATTATTAAACTTTGGTGATGGAGTAAATTCCCATTGAACACCACCATCTGTCTGTTTACCGTCTGTCCAGTTGGGCCCATCACCAACAGGACTGGTGCCAGCAGTGCGTGCAGTGTAACAGTTACCATGATTGCGAACAACATCACCAACCAAATATTTGGATCCAGCTTTCCACTGGCCACGATCATTACTACGATGTTCGCGAACACATGCTTTGAAAGGACGAACTGTGTAGTCGCCACTTTCATCATACGTACGTCGAGCAAGCGTCTTTTCTAATTCATTATATTCAGTTTTTGTCTGTTGTTTGATGATTCTGCCAGCCTGAATTTGACCAAGCTCAATAAACTTGTCATTGTCGACCTTACTGGCGAGATCAACCTTCGCAAGTTTAAGTTCCATCTTGAAACGATGAGCACCAGGAGCTGCATAGTTGTAGCTGCCAATAGCATTGTCAAGAAGCGTTTTGTCTTCTTCTGGGGTAACGATCGTTTCGAACACTTGAAGACCAATACGATAACTTGGAACATTATCATACTTGTCCAAAACAAGTGTTTGAGCATCAACTAATGCAAAGTAGCCATGGATGTAATAAATTCCTCGTTCGATTTGTGCAACACTAGCGATCCCAATAGCATCATCTTGATCAAGGATTTGAATCGACGATACCGCCAATTCTTCGAACGATTCACCAGGAGCCCATTGTGCCGTTTTACCTGTGTTAGAATCACCAGCGACGAAACGAACATACATCGTCGTTGGATCGTCACCAGACGCATTTTCAATATGAGCAACAGTTCCTTTGACCTTACTGCTGGTACCAGTTAACGTTCGACCAATCAATTGAGATGGATCACGCATTGAGGTGTCAATCTTGACATAACTGATCCCAGTATCAAACGACATCTCACCGTCTAATACACGAGCACCAGCCTTAAATTGATGGCTGCCAAATCGCTCGATTTGACCTTGAAGAATCGATTGAACCGCATGAAGCTCTCGGCTTTGGAGCGGCATCGAAGGCTTGAACAACACAGATAAGAATTTTTTGTTCTCATCATAGTCGTTAAAATATGGCTTTTGCTTCGCAACAAACATTCGTTTATATGTCCAAAAGAAAAACGGTTAATACACTACGTATTTTGTTAAAATTACTTAAGAGCTCAATTGAGGAACATAACTAATACAAAATATTTCAAATATTACCTGTGAAATTCAAAGCTGTTGCGTTAATGGGTGGCGGTAAAAGTGAATATGATATCTCTTTACAATTCACCGAACCAAAATATGGTAAGGTTACAGTGACTCATCCATCCAAATCCAAACCAAATGTTGTCGTCAATATATCATCTAACGTTGTGGAAGAAGATTATGGAAACACCACGTATAGTATTGGTGCAGTTTCTGTGGCTACTGTCAAAGGACAAACTATTCAAGTGAATAGTGTTAGTAATAACAACTGGTCCTTTATCATGCCGGCTAATGATGTCATCATCACAGCGTCAGAAATTAGACAGACAAAACCTTGTCTCGATGCAGACACTCTTGTAACACTTGCAGATGACCGACAGATCAAATTTCGCGATTTGACTGAAGATGATATTGTTAAGGTGTGGGATTTTGATAAAGGTGAATTCGCTGCTGCAAAATTGCTTTGGTTACCACCTGTTCAAGTTGCTAAAAACTACTACGAAATCACATTGGAAAATGATGTGATTATTAATTTAATTAATAATCACAGAGCGTTTTGTCCAGAAACCGGACGTTTCGAGCGAATGAAAGAATCAGTTGGAAGATGTGTTTGGTACGTTACTGGTCCCAAAAAAATCGTCAATGTTCGTTTTGTCGATCGACAGATCGAATATCGTAATGCAATTAGCTTCCATCATATGAACATTATCACAAATGGCGTTCTGACAAGCACAGGATTTAATAATCTATACCCAATTAAGGATATGAAATATATTAAAACCGATAGGCCCTTACGCACCGAAGATGAATTTGGATTAGATCGCCGTTGGTATCAAGGCCTTCGTTTATATGAACATTATACAAAACCTAGTGAAGCACGAAATTGCATTGCAATTTCGTGGGGAGGTGACGAATGGCTGATTGCGTAATTGTCAAACAACCAAACCCACAAATCACACAACCAGTGGCAGAACAATATAATCCAATTAAAATGTTTGATGGTGAAGTTGTGGTGATGCCATATGGCTATTGTACGATCAATAAAATGACAAGTGGCGTTGTTGGAAAATTAAAAGAAGACTATTTGTATCCACAATATCTATTTTTCGATGCTGGATGTGGTCAAACGGTGTTGGAATTTGACCAAGAATTGCCTGAAAATTGGGAACAAGTGTATCAAAAAGTTGCCAATGAACCTTTTGAGGATCCAGAATTAGATGCGTTATTGCCTGATGAAGTATTTCAATTTGAACAGGCTTTTACATTAGACAAACAACTCGAAACATATATTAAAAATATACAACAGTATAAAGAAACGGGCATCGATGATGATTATATCAACTCTCAAATCATTCCGGAATTAATTCCTTATATTGAAGGTCAGTTGCCAGTTGAACAGCTGACTGTAGTTGACGATACCCAGGAAGCCGATATCGGCTGGTATGCGCCCTCACCAGGTGTAGACGGCATAGTTTCTGTTAATCTGGGGGGGGGGGAATTCAAGAGAATTCCTGCTCAACAAATCTGCAGATCAACTCTATAACACAAGAGAGAGAGAGAGAGTTGTTCAAAAGAACGGTATACCGAGAAACGCCTTATGGAAAGTATTAGCCCGGGCAGGAAGCAGATAACGTTTTTACTTCCTCAATTTGGAAGTAAGACGTAAATGTCAAACATATGGAACAAAATGTCAAACAAAGCAGTAATAATTCATTGTAACGCAAAGCAAAATTCACAAATTACACAATACGTTCTAAACAAATATGGAGCGTTATGTACAAACAAATCTGATATTGAGCAAATCATCAGATTGGCTAAAATTAGTCAAGAGTACGCAAAACGACGTCGTGCCCATATTGTGAAACGTTTTCAAGAAGAGGTTGGCATCAAAGCAGTCAATCAATACGATGCTTCGCACCAACTTACCGATGACGACAATACGCATTATATTACAGCTCAACGAGCTAAAGTTGGTGATTGTGTGATCTATAATGATTCAATCGTCAATAAGGTTCATATCTTTGAAGGATTGGGTAACGAAGCATGGAATAACGCCGCTCCAGGATCGACATTATTCAATTATGATGAAATACCTTATGATATCGAGATGTTTAAGCGAGTGATTGCACCAACAGCAAAGTATTTGAAATCGCTTGACACGTTATGATAGATGATGTACAATCCATATTCTCTCAAGGAGCTAATATGGATATTGAAAAGTACGTTGATCAACACAATCGTTTTCATTTCAATGGATACAATTTTCCAGAGCTTTATGCTTGGTCTCTAGGTCATGCTGGAGCTCGTTATGATGGTCAGTTCTGCAATCAATGTTATATCGATGACATGACTAAAAAGTGTCGACACACTATTGTACCCAACGACATCATTAAGCACACTAAGCAAGGCTTCGTGGTGATCAGATGAACCACTACGATGCTTATAAGCATTGGTGGTTTTCTTGCTTGAGCTCAGATAAAAGGAAAGGCCGGTTTTGAAACCGGCCTTTTTGTTATTCGTAAGACTCTTCGTCTTCTTGATCTTCGTCAGAGGAGTCTTCTTCCTCTTCTTCGTCCTCTTTTTCTTCTTCATCTTGTTCAGAATCTTCGAGCTCTTCATCGACGACTTTCTTAATTTCATCATAGTCGTCCATGACGACAACTCGATCGTCCTTACCAAGCTCGCTGATCTTTTCGACCATATGATGAAGCACTTCATCGTTATCTTCGATTTCTTCATGAACAAGTTCAAAAAGACGCATCAGAAGGGCGCCACTAATACAAACAATGTCCTTTGGCTTTTTATCTTCCTTTTCAGCTTCATTGAGTTGGAGCGCTTCTGTAAGGTATTGTTCAAAATCCATTTTAATTTTTCCTTTTGACTGATCTCAAAATAGGGATGAGATCAAATGTCCCACCCCTACTTATTTCACTCAGTTACTACTATTATGCAGCTGGACTGACAAGTGGTGTCTTGTTAACATCAACAGTTGAACTATCACTGTTCAACGCAATAGTGATCTTATACTTGCAAACTTCATCATTTGCTGTATCAAGACCAACTGTCATCAAGATAATGTCGTTAGAGCCATCAGCCTTAAAAGCGCAATATTGGACAGGGATCTTATAATCCTTGCCAGTGCTTGTAAAGTGAAGATAAACGACCTTATCACCAGTAATTACCTGACCAACTTGTTCAATTGTTTCACAACCAAACCAATTAGCAATTGCAGCTTCAGTGTAATTTGGTTCTGGTCTCAAAGGAATATTCACAAACACAGGAGCTTTGACAGCAGCTTCGACAATTGAATTAACTTCAGTCTTAGCAACATAATCGCCCTTAGGTTGATATCCGTTGAGCTCAGTCTTGGTAGCGTACTTCTTATCACCAGCGGTCGTATCGAGCTTACTATCAAGCAACTGACCAAGATCAGCAGTGTTTGTGTAATCACGTTTGAGAGCTTCGTCTGTAACAAAACCAGCAATCTCAGACTTCAACGCAAACGTTGCCAACTTAGCAGTAAGTCCCTCAACCTCACCTTCTTGATGAGTATGAGAAGCAGCAGCTTTACCGTTAAGCTCTTCCTTAGTAGCGAGACCAGTAATTGCTGATTTCAGTGCATACTTGCCATCAGCATCAGCAACGGCGATCTTATCATTAAGTGCCTGCTGTAAGCCTGTTACGTTTTCAATTGCATGAACGTGAGAAGCTTGTGCAAACTTCGAAGCTTCAGAAGCTTCCATCTTGCTGTCAAGATCGCTCTTCAGAGCAACACCTTCAGTACCAGTGACACTAGTCCAAGCAACGCTATCAGCGACCTTAGCAGATTCAGCCTTACCACCAACATCGAGTTTAGCATCAAGCTTGTCTTGAAGATCGGTAATATCAGCAGCTACATGAGTGTGCACAGCTTCAGCCTTGGCTTTAAGACCGTCAGCAAGAGCCTGTTTAGTTGCATACTCAGCAGCCAAAGCTTCAGTCGTCGTGTAGCTAGCAAATTTAGCATCAACCGCTTCTACCTCAGACTTAACTGCAATTGCTTCAGTACCGGTAACGTTTGCCCAAGCAACACTATCAGCAACCTTAGCAGATTCAGCCTTACCTTTAATTGCAAGATATGCTTGATCGTGGTTATGATCATGTGTTGCAAACTTAGCAGCTTCACTAGCAGCCATCTTGGCATCAAGTGCAGCCTGAAGACCAGTGACATTGTCAACAGTGTGGGTATGAACCACTGCTGCCTTACTATCAAGTAAACCATTGAGTGCTTCAGTAGTTGTATACCCAGCAAACTTATCGTCTACGGTCTTAACTTCACTCTTAAGGGCATAATCGCCAACTGCCTGTTTACCATCTAAAGCATCCTGGAGACCAGTGATGTTTTCGATCGTGTGAGTATGAACCTTATCAGCCTTGCCAGCAAACTTACCATCAACCGCTTCGATCTGTTTCGCAACTTCTGCCTTCTTAGCATATGTCGTTTCTGCAGTCTGGGCATGTTGATTCAAAGCTTCGCTTGCTGCTTGTTTGGTTTCTGTGATCTTAGCTTCAACAGCTTCGGTCGTAGCATAAGGAGTAAGGTTGATAACTGAACCGAGCTTGTCCCACTTCTTACCGTCCCAGGCAACATTCATTCCGGTGTTTTCGACGTTATACACATCACCAATGACCTGATCTTGCGTTGGAAGCTGATCTTCGGCGGCAACGCTACCCTTGAACCGATAAATGCTTGCTAACTTACCATCAACTTCGCCTTTGGTGTAGTAATCACCAAACTTGCCTGTTAATGTCGCATTAACACCTTCGAGCTCTACCTTAGTAGCAAGCAATGCAACTGCAGCTTCTCGTGCAGCCTTTTCACCCTCAACAGCGGCAGTATACCCTTGGGTAACCTTGGTTTCCAATGCTTGGTCGGCAGCACCAAACGCTTCTGTAACATCAGTCTTAACCTTAGCTACTGCAGCGTCATTAGAACCCTTATAAGCATTGAGCGCACCCTCTACTTCGGTGACCTTTGTAGTGACTTCAGTCTTGGCAGCTTCAATTGCTTTGGTATATTCGCCGGTAACCTTTTCGTCTGCAGCCTTAAACGCGTTCTTCGTTTCAGTGATTGCATCTTGGCGAGCAGAGGTTTCGTCACCAATTGATTTGGTTAATTCGGCAACCTTTGGTTCGTAAGTTTCAGTCTTGAACGTTTCAAACTTCGTGTCAAGTGTCTGACGAGCCTGAGCTTCATCAGCATCTGCCTGTTTAAGAGCGTCAACATCAGTCTTGTACTGACCAGTCTTGAATGAATCAAAATCAGCAGCTGCAAGCTTCGCATCGATCTTAACATTCAGCTGTTCTTGGAGTTGGGTATCGGCAGCAGCAAATTCACCACGAACCTTAGCAAACTCAGCAGTGTTGGCTTCACTATGAGTTGTCAAATCACCAGCGACTTTCTGAACAGCCTGTTCGCGAGCAGCCTTTTCAGCTTCGTCTGCTGCTTGGAAAGCAGCAGTAACCTTAGCACATTCAGCAGTGATCGCTTCGGTGTTGGCGGTCTTGAATGTTTCAAAAGCCTGTTCATGTGTAGTGAGCTTACCAGCAACATCAGCTACTGCAGCTTCACGAGCAGTCTTCTCGCCTTCAATAGCAGCTTCGCGATCCTTAACTTCTTGAGCGATCGCGGCGACGCGGGCATCAGTTTCTACTTTAATTGCTGCATCACGATCGACAACTTCTTGCGCGAACTTACCATCAACAGTTTGCTGATACTTGGTGAATACAGCGTCATGACTATCAACTTTGCCTTCTACACGAACGATTTCGTCCTTATTAGCATCGATCTTAGGTTGAAGTTCAGACTTAGCCTGGGCAACCTTACCGTCGACGCTTTCAATAGTTGCATAAGCAGAAAGGTCAATTGGGCCACCAAGTTTGTCCCACTTTTCACCATCCCAAGCAACATTAGCGCCATCAGCATCAACGTTCCAGACGTCACCAACTACGTTTTGTTCCTTAGGCAATTCGTCTTCAGTAGCCACACTACCCTTATAACGATAAACACTAGCAACTGCACCAGCTAACTTTTCTTCAACTTCAGCCTTAGTTGCTAAAGGCGTAAGATCAGTCTTAAGCGCAAATGTTGATTTATCAGCTTGATAGATGCTCTGATCAAGCTTTTCACCCAAAGCATGCGTAACTGTATTAGTGTATGCTTCATGAGTGGTCTTGTCGAGCTTTTCAGCTAACGTCTTAGCAGTAGCTTCCACATGAGCATCGTAGACGTTCTTTTCGACCTTTGTTTCTTTTAGCTGCTTAACTGCTTCGTTGTCAGCCTTAACTGCGAGAGCTTCATTAACTTCAGTCTTAATTGCAAACGTTGCCTTGTCAGCAATATAGGTTTCTTTTTCAACCTTAGCTGCAAGTGCATCAACAAGACCTTCAGTATCAGCAATTACATGGCTGTGAATCTTTTCAGCCTTTTTGGCAAGCTCAAGATTGACATATGTCTTATCAGCTTTAACAGCTAACTTTTCATCAACAACAGCCGTTAGAGCGAAAGTACCCTTATCTTTACCATATTGTACAACAAACTGATCAAATTCAGGCTTGTTAACATAAGAACCGGCCGGTTGCTTAGCATCAAGAGCAACCTCGATTTCTTTCTTTGCTGCTTCAAAATTGGCTGTAGAAACCTTGTTATTGAGTTCAGAAACAATGACGCCTTTATCAGTCTTATATGTTTCCTTATCAACGCGCTTATTGATTTCAGCTTCAAGTGCCTTCTTATCAGCTTCGTGTTGTTCGGCGTTGACCTTAGATGCTAGTTGTTGGACGACAAAATCTTGATCTGCTTTGGTATCAAGTGCTTGTTGATTTTTGGTCTTAAACTGATCAAAAGAACCACAGTGTTCATTAAGAGCTTCAATGGTGGCTTTCTTAGACAATTCAGCATCAACAGACGTCTTGTCAGCCTTAGGAGCAACCGCATCGGCAATCTTTTGGGCAACCTGTTCAATGGTATCATAACCACTGAGATCTACAACCCCACAAAGAGCATCCCATCCACTGCCATTCCAAGCGACATTGTCACCAGCATTGATGTGATGATCAGCGTCTGGTTGAACAACGTTCCACACATCGCCAACTTGAAGATCTTCCTTAGGAAGTTCAGCATATGTTTCAACACTACCTTTGTAGTGGAAAGCACCAGTTAACTTACCGTCGATTTCAGACTTAGTGTATACACTGTTGCTTAACTGAAGAACATTACTCTTAACCTTTTGAATTTCGCCGTTAGTTTCCGTTTTAAACGCTTCAAAGGACTCGAGCGGTGTCTTTGTATTAACTTCACCACTAAGCGTTTCTACACGTTTTTTAACCGCTTCTACACCAGCTTCAACACCAGGTACCTTGTTGGCCTTAGTGATCAAATCGACAAGCTCAATTTCGTGCATTTGACCTTCAGCATCACGACGCTTGAGATCGAATCGAGATGGAGTGATCATTAGAAGGCTAGCTTCTTTACGATCGCTTGGTTTGTAGTTGGTCATCACTTGAATAAGCTGGCTACCAACATACACACCACCTTGTGAACCAGTGGGATTAGTTTCAGATGAAGAGAGCCTTACTTCATCATCTGCGGTACTCACAGCGACAGTACTATGTCGACCAGTCGTTTTTGCAGAAACAAACTTCGCATCACTTTCTTTGTGATAATCCGCGATCTTTTTATCAATTAAAGCATTAGTTGCTGTTTCTGAACCAGAGATATCATCAAGGGTAGCAACCACCTTACCATCATTGATCGTCACCTGACCATCAAGAGAGTTAAGGTTCATTGAAACTTGAGAAGAACCTAGGTCGACCTTATTCCACTTGCTTACCATTGCAACGTTAACACCTCGACCATCAGTAGTAACACCACTGATTGAATCAGCATTAGCGAGTTGAATCGTCTTACGTTCTGCAGGATCAACACCAGCGGAGAATTTCTGGAATTCGGGATAATCACCAACTGGTTGTTTTGTGGCTAACTGTTCATCAGCATAGGACTTGACGGATTCAATAGAAGCGTTGAGTTGTTCTTTGGCGTTATCAATTCGAACACCAAGAGAATCAATAGCACTATTAACGGTTTCAAGTTTTCCTTCAAACTTCGTGTTCAGTTGACCAGCAGCTTCACCAACCTGCTTAACAGTAGCTACCGTTTCTGTATCGTTAATCGTGACGATACCATCTTTAGCGTTTAAGTTGGTTTCAATCTGCGCGGAACCAAAATCAGCCTTGTCCCACTTGCTGACCATTGCGAGGTTAACACCAAGGCCTTTGGTGGTTACCCCAGAGATGGTATCATAGTTGGCCAACTGAATCGTTTTGCGATTTTCACCAAATTCTTGATACTTGACGGCCTTAGAATCTAAAGTTGCTAGCTTTTCAGCTGTAGCCTTTTGTTCAGCATCTACACTATCAATTGCAACTTTGTTCTTGGTAACGATATCGTTTAGAGCGTCGATCGCGTCACCGTTTTGTTCAATTGCATCAGCAACTTCTTTGATAGTGTCAAGTGTTTCAGGAGCACCATTAACAAGATCAGCAACCGCCTTATCAATTTCCTTGACGATTGTGCTACCTTCAGGAACATCGATTTTAGCAACCTTAGGAGCAAATTCGTCCAACGTTGACTTGTTAGAAGCAACGTCACTAACAATCTTGGGAATCGTTGTTGTAGTAAGATCTACGAGTTCGTTTTCGTTACTATCAACCTGACGACTCATCTTTGTCAAGTCGCTAGCGTAGAGTTTATCGCCGCGACCCCAAGACATTGATGTGTAATTGTCAGCCATTCGTGATTGATTTGTTTTCTTCATGTTTTATTTCCTATGATGTTTATTGATTATTAACCAAGGGTGATAGAACCATCTACTGGATCAAAAATCAACTGACCATCAGAAGGATCGAGACCTTGCCCAGGCTGGAATGATTCACCAGCATCACCACTAGTGCCGTCAGGACTATGGAAATTCTTAACACTGACTAACAATTCACACGTGATCATTGGATCACGTTCTTTGCGATCGACAGAACGCCAACGATACCAACCAGGCTGCTTAAGACCAACAGAACGAAGAACCTTTGTAGTTTTACGATCATTGTCAATCATTTCAAGAGTGACAGGAACCATCGCAACTTCAGAGCCTGGAGTGAGATGCTTGTTGTACATGAATTTGACAACAAAGAATAGACCTTCTTTACCTACTGAACCTTCTTCAAATGTATAGTGCATTGAAGGAGAAACAGTAGCTACCGTGAAAACGAGACCCTTATTATCAACAAGAACGTTGTCAAAATCGTTGCAAGGAATAAACATAACCTTGTCACCTTCAACGAATTGAGTAGAGGCTTTGCTGAAATCTAATGATCCATCTTCAAGAGTAGCGCGCTTGAGATCAATCACTGTGGTACGTGCGTACCAATGAGGCATACTGGCTGCAATCTCCGTTGCATTACCAATACTAGTATTCCAAATTTTCATTTATCTTTACCTTTTGTTAACAAAAGAATACGAATTATAATTTGATGGTCAAATGACAACCAAATTATCATAATACTTAAAAAGAAAGGGTGAAAACATTTTCACCCTTTGAATTCAATACTCAGTGTCGATTATGCTACATTATGACTGAATCGTTCTTGTTCAATTTTACGAACAATTGGTACCATCTTACGCTGAAGTGCATTAATAAGAGCAGGTTTAGAATCGACAATCTTTTCGACTCGCTCACGATCACTATAACCGAGCTCGTTAAATGGTTTGTTACCAGCGAACTTGCTCTTTAACATTCGAATTGCAAGACGTCTTGCACGCTGTTGAATCTTTTCAGGAGAAGCATGTTTCATCATTGCGATCTTACGTTTTAGAGCGATCTGTGAAGCTTTAGCTCGCATTTTAATCGCTTTACGAAGACGCTGTTGAATTGAAAGTGCTTCACGAAGTTGACGTGGATCAGTGCAGTCAAGAATTTCCTGATCAATCTTACATTGACAATGTGCAAGCTCATCATCACTATAGTCGGCACAAGCACAATATTCAGGATCCTTCATAAATTGATCCTGATCACCATATTGCACATCAAGTTCACCATCATCATAATAATTAACAAAATCATCTAAAGGAACTGTAGCAAGGAACTTATCGATATCATCATAAGTGATTCCATTTTCACGATCATAATCATTATCGTCAAGATCTAAGTCGTCCCACTCAACTTCTTCATCAACATCATCACAAAGATCAGACTTTGTTAACTGAATATCAGCCCAACTCTTGAGATCTGGGGTGCCATTGTACTTTTGAGCAACGTAATCCCAGATTGGACTCGAAATTGTGCTGGTATAAAGATCACACAACTCTTCTTTAAGATCTTCCTGAGATTCAGGAAGAGTATCTTCAACAGATTTTGCCAATTTTTTGGTTTCCTTATCTTTTTCCAACTTTTCAATAGCGGCCTCAATAGTGTCCTCAGGCTGCTCTTTCGCTTTAATTCCAACTGCCTTTGCAAGCAAATCAGCTAGAGTTTGAATGTCTTTTTCTTTCATTGTAGAAAGTAGCTAGTAGTATTGTTCAATAACAATACTTAAAAATAGCGACCATTCATATAATGGCCACCAATTGCTTTTTGTTTCATATTTTTCAAAAGATCTGTGAAACCTTGATCAGGTTTCTTTCCCCGCATCTCATCAAATGAGAGTTCACAGGCCACAGGTACCTGAACAATATGAGGATTTTCTTTAAGATAATGTTCTCGTTCACTAATACCCATACGTTTTTCAAACGTACAGTTGGTGTTAATATCTTTAAATCTATACGTTGGCATATTCTAGAATATTTGCTTATGGTCATTCATGAGTATTATATCTATGAATGATTTCTTTGAATTATATTTTCTTTTTGTTTTACATCTAGGGAACGTAGTGACCTAGATGTGTTAGATCTGAACGTTAGTGAAGATCTAACAGATTAGAGAAACTTTAAAATCTTTAATTTTAACTTTTATCCTATTTTTAATTTCTCCTAATAATAATTGATTATCTAATTTTTTCAAAGAAAAGTCAACTGATTCTCCAATATTTTTCATAGGGGAAATACCCATATAGATCTATTAATGGATATTAACACTCATAATATTCTTTTTCAATGTACATTAGATAGTTTTCTTTAATCTTCATTGTATATATTATAAGAAATGCTCTATCGTATAATAAGAATTATTCTCATTAATGAATATAATATAAAGTTATTATTTTAAGGTCTTTTAATATTATTAATATATGGGTAAAAGTACTAGGAACAAAAACGCTAAAATGCCGTTGACTTTTACTCCAAAATAGTGTATAATCCCCTATTATTAAAGGCATAAAAGATCAAAAGATAACAAATCAATATAAAATTGATATCAAAAATCTTTAAATTTCCAAAGATGCTGGAAAATCCCCAAACCGTTCAATCTTCACTAACGTTCAGATTGAACCATCCAGGTCGCTACGCTCCCTGGATGTAAACTAAAATGGAAAAAACAGTGAAGTACCACTGATGCTTAAGCTCATATAAAATTTTCCACAACTCTTAAATAAAATACTAATTTCATGCGTTGTTATTCAAAATAAAATGGCTGATACTATTGACAGACAAGATATTATTAATCAATTCAATGCCCAGTATGCTAATAAAATCAGCTACACTTGGCATTCTGGAAATGTTCCTTCGTATGCAGATGGTAGTCTATTTGCAACTAAACCATCAGTGAGTGTGAATGATATTAGTTCAACCAATCCAATAACAAAAAACACGATCGTTAGCAATCTTAAATCAATGGCACAACGATTTACTTCAATTCGAAATTGCCGTCGAGTGCTAACATCTACAACTAACGGTGTTGTTACTACAACTGCTGATGAGACACGCGTAGCAGCAATGAATAGCAACTATCGTCAAAGTATGGGTGGAAGTGTGCCTACTCCTAATCCCATCTCATCTCTCAATTTAACAGATCTGTATAATAATTGGGTTGCGTGTCGCAACAACACTGTTCAATTGACATATAACACATATACACAACATTCTAGTCATGGGAGTCGAAGCCGACGATGATTACATTACCGTTACCATCGGACCAGTTATGGAATCTGATCACTAATCAAAATAATGATACTAGTGATCAGCTAATTGAAATTGATAGCTATCAAAGTTTTATCAATCTCAAAGAAAAAATGATTGTATATTTGATCAACACATCTTTGAATGTTTCTTTATGCAATTTGTCCAAATTATCATATGACGACAAATGCATTTTGCTAACAGAGTATTTGAACAGCAAATATGTTCATAATATTAATCAACTATCGGCTGAAGTGTTGAATATTGCTGGAGTTTTGAAAGGTCTCGATTTGATTCCCGACGCCGAGTGTTTATTCACTCTTGAGCAGAGATTGCAATGGATTCGAGATAATTTTGAATTAGCTAATCAAATAGTATCTTTTTTTGACAGCTCAATGCTGTATATGATTCTTCAATCAAAACTAAATTGTGATGTGATAGAGAATATTAAGTCCTCTTTCGATCACGCGTCATTTAATATTCCAGTTAATGTAGTAGCTAGTTTTAATCACCCAGAAATGCTGGATTATTGGCACAATATTGAGGGTAATAATGTTTTGTATTTTAAAAAAGAATTTGAAGATGCGTGTTTTAACAATAAACCATTATATCATTTTTTAGCTACTGAATTTAATATGGTGTATGCAATGATCATGTTGCATGCTGATCAGGTTTTTCCAAAGGAATTTTTATAATGTTTCATTTATTTGCTGGTGTGCAGGTAATGCCAGATGTACTGGCTTTTATTCTTAATCGAGAATATGTTTTATCTCGTTTTGATGATTATCAATTTGATTACGATTATAGTGTAATTGATGGAATATTAAATCAACCACATGTTTGTATTGCACGTGCGTCTCATTATCTTGAAATGGTTGGTGATGGGAAACAATATAATGACGACTTGGAGTTTTTCCAAGACATTTATGCACACGCACATGAAAAACCGACGATATATGCCGATTGCCAAAACTATGCTATTATTACAGCTAAGTTATTAAAGTTATTATATCGTGATATGACAAGTGATTTGGCTTACATCTTGTATAAGCTTAGTATCGATAAATTCATCGCCAAATATTGTTATTTGGATCAAATTGCACAAGGATTTAAATTCATCAGGGAAAATAATTTACGAAAACAAGGTGTAAAGCGTTTAACCAAAGCACAGTTCGTATCTTTGTACAATAAAACTATTTTCTTTGGCGATGATGAAAAAGTAAAAGCTTTTCGTAATATGATCGAGCAGAGTATTGGAACTGAGTTTATGATTGCTAATTCACTTTTGGATAACAATAAGTTTGATCAAACTCTTTTGCCTCTGCTTCAAAATGTTGCTGCAGATCATGTTAGATCTTTTTGTTATGAATACAGCTCACACGAGGCATTCAATACTTTGTGCCACCAATATGAAAAAGATTACGACATTGCTTTAAAAGAAAATCAACCATTTAATCTTTTTGTTAATCCGATTATTAGTGGTGATAAAAAGATTAAGTCTGCAGACGAAATGGATGCCTTTGCAGAAGCGGCGAGACAAGCTACTGTTTATTATCAACAGCATATTAGTGTGTATCATTGGGATCTCGAAGAAAGTGTCACCCCAAACTATTCAGGAGAATATGTTGATTTCTTATGGTTAACTGAAATTCTAACCAAGAAAATGACGGTGAAAGAGATTTTAGCTCGAGAACTTGAAATTCGAGATAAGGGATATAAGGGTAGCGTATTATTTTCATATTCATCTCATGAGAATATCAACCTGTTTATTTTGTTTATGGTGTATGAGATGTATAAAAATAAAGATCCAATGTTGCAACAATTTGTAATTTAAACATAATGCCGCCATAATATGGCGGCATTAATTTGTATCCATATACAAATTAATGAGTGAACTATTATGCCTAAAATTTTTAAAATAGTAGACATTGGTCAAGATCCAAACTTTGAACCGACACTAATGTATGATATAAATTCACGACAGGAAATAATAGTTTCTTTGTTTAGTGAATGTAATCTCAAATGTGATTTTTGCTTTCAGAAAAATATTGACACCATTTATTGGAGTCCTTCTAACACCGATGTTAGAATTAATTTGATGAGGAGCTGTGTTCCTAATATTCCCCGATCAAAAATTAAAGTAAAGTTAGCTGGCGGTGAATTGTTTCAAAACCATCTCATTAAACGCGGAGCACTTAACGATTATCAACGATTTATTGATAATACGATTAAAATAATTGAAGAAAATAATAAGTCGTATTACTTCTCGATAACCTCCAATTTAGTGTTTACAAAATATCGTGAACAGATAGCCGAGTTTCTTCAAAACAATAACATCGAACTATATGCATCATACGATTTTGAAGGAAGATTTTCTTCAACTGATATAGTTGACAGATTTATTGATAATGTTGAGTATTTTAATAGTGTCGGTATTAAACCTACAATTAATTTTGTATTAACTAAGAAAGCTGCAACTATGTTGATGTATCAGCAAGATCACCATTTGGTTAAAACGTTTAATAAGCTACACTCAACAAACGAAGTCAGTTATGAATATTATACTGATATGAATGTCCAACAATATGATTTAACAGAAAAAGAGCTCGGCGAGGTGTTTATTTTTCTATACAATCATTATCCAAATATCAAGGAGATTCAGTCATTAGTTGATCCAAATTGTGATGAGTCCAAGTATTGTAATAGTAGCATTTGGATAGACACAGTAACTTTATATCAATGTTGTAATCATTTGAAATACGTTAACGAATTCGTTGACAATAAACAATGTATAATGTGTGATTTTTACAAAACATGTCGAATGAGCTGCCCTCGTTTGTATTCAAAACAAAAACATTGTCATTTGAAAATATTTTATGAATACTGCAAAGATCATCAAATTATATCCATCTAATGATAGCCAATATAAACCGTCATTGTTAGACAATAAACAACGTTATGAAGTTGTTATTAGCTTGTTTAATGAATGCAACATGGCGTGCACTTTCTGTGCTGACCGCTTACGTAATACAGAGAAGCTATCTAAGCATGCAGTTGATCTTCGAATTAAACATTTTAATACACTTTGTGATAGTGGAATTTTTACACAACCACATGTGGATATTAAGTTATTTGGCGGTGAGTTGTTTCAAGACAAATATAGTGACAATCAGTTCGGCTTGTATCAATATTTTGTTGACACAATTAAAGATAAACTCGAATCAATGCAACGAACGTTTCAGTTATTCGTGTCTAGCAATATGATCTTCAAAAATCAAAAACGAGTGTTTGAATGGTTAAAAGCTAATAAAGTAATTATTCGATGTTCATTTGATTTTAACGGACGGTTTACCAAACGTTATCAGTTGCAACAATTTGTTAAAAATGTGTATGCTTGTAAAGATGCAGGACTGGATCCTCATTTGGCGGTAATAATCACTAATGATTGTATTGATACAATTGTCAATCAACAATCATGTGAATTGTTAGATGTCTTTAATCAGTTCTATAGTGATGGAATTTTAGCACAGTTTGATTATTATGACGGGTCTGATACAATCATGAATTCAACTAGTTCTATTGTTGATCCATCACAACCAAGTGAAGAAAGACTTGTTGATTTTATGATCTACCTCGATCAACATTACACGGATGTTGACTTCATTCAAGAGATGTATAAAGCATCTCATCAAAATCGTCACTGCTGTCATGGTGCTACAATTACAGACAAGTTGTATTATGAATGCTGTAATCTTCACGATGTGACGTTATCAATTCTTGATAAGAAGTCATGCTACACTTGTCCATTTTTTAATACTTGTCCTGGAATGTGCAATCGAGTGTTTCATAACTCTGGTTCATTCTGTCATTTGAAAGCGTTTTTCGAATATCTTCAAGCCAAACAACAATGACTCGTGAAAAAACATTAACAGTATCTGTAATGCCAACGTATCAATGTAATGGAAATTGTCCATTCTGTTATCTTGGCACCTCTATCAAAGATAAGACAATTCTAAATTTAGATGTTCTTCATGATCGCTTGTGGAACATTAAAAAGCGTTATCAATGCAATTTAAACGTTGAAGTGTTTGGTGGGGAGATTACGCTACTTGAAGATGATTACATTGAACAATTATTGAAGCTGTGTAATCAATATAGTGTCTTCGATGTTGGGGTTGTCACCAACTTTTCTAAACCTGATGTTGTTAAAAAGATGATCGATCGAGGGGTTCCGGTAGCGGTCAGTTGGAATAAAGAAAGAGGAAAGGTTGGAAAACAATGTCTAGAAAATTTAGCATCTTTGGAATCTGATTATAGTCGAAGAATTAATTTATTAGTGGTTTGCCTCCCTTCTACCATCAAACAAAAGCCGACTGATTTTCTTGATTTGGTGGAATCATATAAAATTAAGTCATTATCAATTCTTCAATACTACCCTGCGGTCCAATCTAAAAAACATTATTCAGTCAATAACGCCGATTATCAACAATATATGATCGATGTTATTGAAGCTTATAAACAAGGCAATTATAGTTTCGAACTAGCAAATATTAATCAATGGAAATCTAGATATGACTGTAAACAGTCTAGTAATATCTTTATCAATCCATATGGTCAATATGCAGTCACAAAGTATGATGAAAACGCAATGGAGTATTTCCACAACTTTGACTCACTTCAACAGTATGACGACATTTGTATGAATGAGATGACAAAATACATTAATTCATGTATAATGTGTACAAAATTCAACAAGTGTCTTGCAGAACATCTTCGTTTTGATAAACAAGAAGTGTGTTGTGGACTTCCTTCACTAACAGACTATATTAATACATTGTGAATCGAGAAAATCAATTAAAACTTCGTCAGTGGGTTCTGGATCATCAAGAAAATATGAATCTACGCCTTCCCCCAATTCCTGAAATGCATAGTGCACGCAATGCGTGGTGTCATTTATTTGGTTGTATTGACGATGTGTATGGCACAAGAGGAAAAGGAGGGTATAAGGTGATCCCTGATGAAGAGTTTGACAATTGCATCAAGATCTTTGAAATTGCATATCAATATGCTGAAGATCTTGATGTATATGATCGTTTTCCTAAAGATATTCAGCCAATTAAATTTGAAAATAAAACCGAATCTCAACCTACATTGGATGAATGGTTTGTATGTTAGAGGTGAAACGAAAACGAGTATGAATTGCAGATGGATACTATTGTGGTAATTCGTCCATACATATTAGTACGTACGTGAGACTGTGATTCACAATCAAGCATGAGTCGCAAAAGAAACTACTTCATATGATTGCTACCTCTGATTATTTTCACCAATCAAATGACAATACGTTTAATGTTGTCGTTCATCAGCAGTGTTTCGAACATGACAAATTCATTATCGTCATTAAGCGAGGTGGAATGATCACTGCTTCTAGTATCTCTAAACCTGGGTATACAATAATCACCAATACGATTGATGGCCCAGATAAACCGTCTGTGTTTGAATATGATTCGTTTGCAAATGCTATGGACCGTTGTGAGCGTTTATCCAATGGGCGTAAACTCAAACCGTCAACCAAATATGATATCAAATCAATAATTACAGACGTGGTTGGTCGATATGTGGTTCTTTCCAAACACAATCGAAAGCGCCTATTATCTCAGATTGAGCAATGCATCAGCGCGCTGAATTTAGACGCGTTAGAACCGTGTATAAACGGTTCGCAGACTGTGGTGGATCAATTACACAATATGCTATCGATCATCGATACTATGACGGTTTTATACGCAAATAAACAGATGTATAATATTGGAATTCGTTTGCTTGATAAAATGTATCGTATTGTAAACAAGTTAAATGATTGCTCTGATGATCAATCGGTTAAACAATTAGTATCATCAATCATGATTTTAACTAACTACCTACCGCGTTATGAATGAGTTAATTGAAAACGTAGTGAAATTTTACCAAAGTCAGTTCGATACACAAATCAAGTACGACAGCAAAACCGCAAAAACAATTGTTGTAGAGAGTTGCGAACTTAGACTTCGACAATTGAATCCTGGGGCGGTGTTGATTGTTTATCGAACGCTGCAACGAACAGTTAATAGCGTTGATGATCTCAAAAATAACCCATTCTCTTTTCTCAGTGAAAAGGATGATCGTATCAATGGAACAATTCGAAGTTATCAGTTGATGCAAACAATCACATCATTAACTGGTTGGCTTCCAGATTCAGATCATCAACATCATCCCCCAATGTATACGTTCATTTGTAATGGTGTTAATCATTGCATTATTATCAATAATGACGGAACAATTAAAGTAGATGGCCAATTGGTCCATTCGGTTGACCATTATGTGAGTATGAAGGCTCAGCTGGAAAATCCCCAATAATACAAATTTCTTTAAAAATCACAAAGCTACGAAAAATATACGTTCGTAGCTTTTTCTTTGTTTTGTAAGTAATTGTCTTCCAATTCAAAAATCAGTTGCTTTTCATTATGCATATGAAGTATACTGAACGAACTGGATGTCTTAGTCCAACGCTACCACAATGGTAGCACAACTTTAAACTTGGCTGGTAAGAGCGAAGTGCCTTATCAATCAAAGGAGAGTAACAAAAGTGAAAGTAATCAAACGTAATGGCAAATCAGTGTCATTTAATCCCCGCAAGATTAAGAACGCAATTCGAAAGGCTGGTTTCGTTGGCGATGAAGATCTGAATAAGATCGTTGATGTTATTAACGAGCAGGCAGAACGTCGTGAAAGCATGACGATCGAAGATATTCAGGATCTTGTCGAATTCATGCTTATGAAAACTGGTAATGAACAGGTTGCACGTGAATATATTCGTTACCGCAAAACCCGTGAGCTTATTCGTCAATCAGAAGCAACAAATGAATCAATCCTTAAGCTGATTGATGATAAAAACGAATATCTGAAGACTGAAAATAGCAACAAGAATCATGCAGTTGCTAGTACCCAACGAGATTATATCGCTGGAGAAGTATCAAAGGACATTTCGATGCGACTTCTCCTTTCTAAGGACATTGTTGATGCGCATAAGAAAGGTGCAATTCATGCCCATGATTGTATTGTGGCCTGATACAGTAATGTATCTTGAATAACCACGTGAACCGGCTATGGATAGCTGGGTGTGCACTCAACGAATAGTAACAACAGGAAATGGTTGCTAATGAGTGTGCTGACAGGGGACAATATTAACATATTTGTGTTGGATGTTAATATCAATCCTGTGCTAAGCTGAGGAAACTCGGAAAGTCAATCGACTATCGAAAACACATCAGAAGATGGAAGTGAGTAGAGTACAAACACTGGATTGTGTTTGGAAGTGCGTGGATACCACCATAAGTGGTATGTGATATAGTCAGAAACGTAGTCTTTTGGATCTTGACTACATGCTTCAACACGAGTTTAACTGCTGCCTTGTGGACCTTGAAAACATCTTCAAGAGTGGTACCGTAATCAATGGTACGATGATTGAACGTCCTCATAGTTTCGCAACCGCATGTAACATTGCTACCCAGATTGCGGCAATTATTGCTAGCAATCAGTATGGTGGCCAAACGATGAGTTATTCTCATCTTGCTCCTTTTGTTGATGTTTCTCGTAAGCGAATTCGAAAGGAATTAATTGATGATCTCGGTGACTACATTGACGTGGAAACACTTGAAAAGAACGTTGAAAAACGTGTGCGTGATGAGGTTGCTCGTGGGGTACAAACAATTCAGTATCAGATTTTGACACTGAATTCATCTAATGGTCAAACTCCATTTATCACAATGTTCATGTATCTTGGTGAAGCTAAGAATGAACAGGAAAAGAATGACCTTGCGATGATTATTGAAGAAGTGCTTAAGCAGCGCATGCGTGGGGTCAAAAATGAAACTGGCCAGTGGATTACACCAGCGTTCCCTTAACAGTTAGGGGCGATTATCAGTAATGATAATATGAAAATTCGGTGAACTCACAAATGTGAGGTGTATCACAATATTGTGATGCTAACGGTCAACTGAGTGGTAACACTGAGGTGGTAAGAGAGCCTAAGTCCTTTAACTTGTATATAATATAGGATATGGTGATACCGTGCTAAGACTTTGATGGGTATGTTTACAGTTATACCAGGAACCGATGGATTTTATAGTGTTGATCGTTGTGGAAACATTAGATCTAATGATCGTGTTGTTTTTAATGAAGGATCACAAAAATATAATAAAATCAAAGGAAGGTTGCTAAAACCAACTGTTAACAATAAAGGATATTGTTATGTGGATTTGATGATTAATAAACGTAAACAGCGGTGGCTTGTACATCGATTAGTAGCGTTAACATTCATTTCAAATCCAAATGATTTTCCATTGATCAATCATAAAGATTGCAATCCTTTGAATAATAGTGTTGACAATTTAGAATGGTGTGATTGGTCTATGAATATCCAATACGCATATGATCATGGTAATAGATCTATAACAGATAAAATGATGTCTTCTTTTAAGAAGTCTAAAGAATATCTTTGGAGAAGCATTGAGGCAACTTCTGTGCAGACAAATGAAGTTATGATTTTTCAATCACTAACAGAAGCTGCAGGGTTTGTTTTGGATTCCAAATTATCAAAAGCAAAGCCAACCACATGTAGGACAAATATTGGAATGTGTGCGAGAGGCAAGCTTAAAACTGCATATGGTTATGTGTGGAAGTATATTGAAACATCAAGTAAAGTGTAACGACTAAACGAGAAGTTTATAGTCACTTCTCGAGAGCGATAATGTGAAACTCATTATCGCGTAGTGCCGAAAATCCAATAAAAAATATTGGATTAAGAGATAGTCTATTCCCAATCAAATACATCGAAAGATGGGGTATTAAAGAAACTGATCTACGTGCTTGAGCCAAGTAACATTACAGAAGATGCTCCGTATTGGTACTTGACAGAGCTTGCTGCTAAGTGCACATCAAAGCGTCTTGTTCCTGATTATATCAGTGAAAAGAAGATGCTTGAATTTAAGGGAGCATGTTTCCCTTGTATGGGATGTCGTAGTTTCCTTTCACCGTGGCGTTCTCAGTTAACGGTGAAGAATAACGAGGTTCTTGATATTGTTAATGGTGAGAATGCAACAGTATCGCAGCTGTGGGCAAATCTAACCAATGACAGTGAAGGAACGATTGAACCAACTGATATCTTTGTTGATCATAAGATTGTCAGTGGTAAGATCAAACGTCATAAAGTCAAATCAATTACCAAGAAGGGTAACACCGTTACTGCTGAGTTGGAAAGTGATTTGATTTTCTATGGTCGCTTAACTGCCCTACAATGAGGCGACATTAAATGATGTGAACGCATGTCAAAGCGGTGTGGGGATATATCCCTGCTAACGGTGAAAATCCAGAACGGACAATACCGTGCCAAGCCTTCGATATCGAAGGAAGGTGTAACGACTAAACCTGATGAGTGTAAGGTTGTAGAGGGGAGAATGACACCCTTCGAAGTGCATCACTACACACCATGTGTAGAAGAGATAGTCTAACCTTTATGGGAACATAAAGAATCGTTGTCAACCAGGGCGTTGCAACAATCAATCTTCCATTTGCTGCTTTAGAAGCGGTCAGGGAGGTGACTGGTAGTTCTGATTTCGTTCCACAGGATATTCAATCACAGAAAGACGTGTTGATTGAAACATTCTGGAAGAAGTTGGAACGATATGCTGAATTGTGCCACAAAGTATTGCAGACTCGACACGCTCGTTTGTTGAATACTGGGGTTGAGATTTCACCATTGCACTGGATGCACGGTGGTCTAGCTCGATTGCCAAAACACGGCAACTTCAATGAACTGCTTGTTGGGGGATATAGCACTGCAAGTCTTGGCTATGCTGGTTTATATGAAGCAGTTTATGCTTTGATTGGTCAGACACACACTAGTGGGGAAGGTAAGAAGTTCGCTCTTCAGATTTTGCAGAAGTTGAATGACTACTGTGACAAATGGAAGAAGCGTGAAGATATTGGTTATTCGTTGTATGGATCGCCTAAACATATATGGGCCATTGGTGAGTGATCATCAATGCAAACTCCTCTAAACGGGCAAGCGTAAAAAGCTGGTAAGAAACGCTAAACAGATATAATACGTGTCTGCATGCCGATCCCGTAGGGTCACAAATAATATAGTGGTTCTCTAACGACTATCGAAACGGTAACGAACGGAGTAGAGTAGGGGTGTGAATAACACTTCGAAATGGGGAGAATCTAGGCTGAACCTAGATTAAGATATAGTCTGAACAATATCGAAAGATATTGATTAACATAATTGATTGAAAGTACAACGTATAAGTTCGCTCAAGCTAATCAGCGTGAGTTTGGAACGATTGAAGAAGTAACCGATCACGGATATGTTACGAATTCGTCAAATGGCGACATTACTCAGTAATGAGTATATGCAAACCATGTGAACCGGCACATGCTGGGTGTGAGCAATTATTTGCTTGCTAACGGTAGAAGTGGAATATATTGAATAAGCTTCGTAAGAGAGTCTAACGTCCATTGAACATGGATAGGTGATGATACCGTGCCAAGCCTTCGATATCGAAGGAAGGTGTAACGACTAAATGAACAATATTGTTCGAAAGCGATAATGTGAAATTCATTATTGTGTAGTGCATGGGGCCCTACTGGGGTCAAGAGATAGTCTATTCCCTTACAAATACATCGAAAGATGGGGTATTAAAGATCACGTAAATGTTCGTGAATGTATTGATCCTTTCACTAAGCTTGATCTTGAAAGTGAATTCCAAGCATTGAGTCAGGGTGGTTGTATCAGTTATATCGAAACTGCGAATTTACAAAACAACATTCCAGCAGTGCTTGATGTTATCAAACACATTTATGATCACATCATGTATGCTGAACTAAACTGCAAGTCTGATTATTGTCAGGTTTGTGGATCTTCTGATGAGATTCAGATTGTTGAAAAAGATGGCAAGCATATTTGGCGTTGCCGTCATTGTGGCAATGAGGATCAGACGAAGATGAACGTCGCAAGACGCACATGTGGATATATTGGCAGTAACTTCTGGAATGAAGGTCGTACTCAAGAGATTGCTGAACGTTATGTTCATCTTGGGGAAACAGAAACACTCAAACTGTAATATTGCTTGATTAAACAAGGGGAAGGTCTTTCGACCTTCCCCTTTTGTTTTAGAAGGTTTCTTGTGAAAGCGAGTCGTTTGGTGTTTAGCTCCAGTTGTCTTTGAACATATTGCTGGGTACAATGATAGCACTTAAGACAAGAAGGATCATGAACATGAAAAACAATTTTGTGCAGTTCATCAAGAAGACAATTTCAACCTCGATTGGCCATCATCTGCTTGTAACCACTAACAAATATCTTAAAAAGTAAGCAAGAATTTGGTTGCCTTTTTCATTTCAGTGTGGTATTATATTGTTACTGAAGGAACAAACAGGAGTACACAAATGAACAACATGATTGAAAATATTGAAACGATTATTGCTAATCTTGATTCCAAGTACAAGAAAACCAAGGCTACGATTAACGAATGCTCCGAAGATTGCTGGGTTCGTTTCTTTCTTGAAGAAGACGGCACGATCACATATGAGGACGAATGGACTGGCAGTAGCGGTTTCAAGTCGATGCAAGAAGCAATTGACCACTGTATTAGTGGCTTGAAGGAAAGTGCTTACAATTGGGCATGTGATACGTGTGAGGTCGATTACAATTCGTTGCAGATTGGGTGGCGGGGCTTTGAAACTTACGAAGATGAATGGGAAGATGGCAGCATTGGCGAGATTACGTTCACGATTGCAATGAATCGTTGCGAAGACGAATTCGATGATGAAGAATAACTAATGGTTTAATTGAGAGCCTCACTAGATGTGGGGCTTTTCCTTTGGTGAAATTTCAATTGAGTTGTTGCCTTTTCCAATCAATTGTGGTATTATATTCATACTGAAGGAACAAACGAAACAAAGGAGTTCAAATCATGACAAAGTACGAAGAAGCTAACATTGAATTCAACCATGTTCGTATCAGCGATATGATCAAGCAGTTGCAGGCCGTACAAGAACAGTATGGTGATATTATCGTCAGTGTTACTGATGATTGTGGTTTTGCTTGCTATGATTTGAAGGCCAATGTTATCGATATTGACGATTGTGGCCATGAGTTGTTTGGTGACGACCGACAGCATGCTTATACAAAAGCAGTATCTATCGATTTTTTTGACTAATTGACTGGAGCTAGTGAATGATTGAAATTGTAGGCAAGTATAATACTGCGTTTGTTCATACAGACAAGCTTGATGATATGTCACGCAACCAGCTTCAATCGATTGTTGATTGTAAATTTGTTGAAGGTGAATCGATTCATGTCATGCCGGACGTTCATGCTGGTAAAGGAAGCGTGATTGGTTTTACGTGCACGAACAATAATAAGCGAATCTGCCCGAACATTGTTGGTGTTGACATTGGTTGTGGAGTGTCTGTTTACTCATTAGGCACAAAAGAGCTTGATCTTGCAGCGATCGATCAGTTCATCATCAATAATATTCCGAATGGTTTTAAGGTGCATAATACTAATCGATTCTGCAATATGTTCCACCAGAAGATGCTTGAACGATTGCATACACCGATTGCAGCTGACAAGTGGCAGTACATCCTTAATAGCGTTGGTACCCTTGGTGGCGGAAATCATTATATTGAGATTGATATCGATCAACAAACGGGTGAGAAGTATCTGGTTGTTCATAGTGGTTCTCGTCATCTTGGAGTGCTTGTTGCTGAATACTTCCAATCATTAGCTACCCAGGTTGAGGATGAAGCTGAAGATCTGTGGTCAATTGGGGGTGAGCTTCGTGATCAGTACATTAATGATATGTTGATCACTCAGGCTTATGCTCAGTGGAATCGTGCAGCGATCGCAAAACAGATCATCGACTTCATTGGGGTTCGTGACGACTTATATTGTGAGAGCATTCACAATTACTACAATATCGATGATGACACAATCCGCAAGGGTGCAATCAGTGCTAATCATGGACAGCGAGTAATCATTCCGTTGACAATGCGTGATGGGGCAATTATTGCAACCGGTAAAGGTAATCGATCGGTTAACTGTAGTGCTCCGCATGGTGCTGGTCGATTGTATAGTCGTGGACAAGCAAATCGCACAATTAAGTTGGAAGATTTCGAAGCATCAATGCAAGGAATATACTCAACAAGTGTTTGTAAGTCGACAATCGACGAATCTCCGTTTGCATATAAAGATGTTGCCGATATCATCAACAACATTGGTGAGATGGTGACGATCGATAAGATCATCAAACCGATATACAACTTCAAGGCTCATTAACCGTTGTCCTTTGTGTTTGGTTGTGGTATTATATTCATAATGAACAAACACAAAGGAGCACAAATATGTTTGCCAAGATTCGCAGCTGGTTCGCTAAGTCTGAAACCAAATGTGCTGAATCGAGCTCGATTGACTCAAATGAAATCGTCAACACAATGGTTGCTGAACATGTTGATCGATTTTTTGAAAATGTCGCTTATCATATTTGCTGCTCTGATATGATTGAGTTTTGCTACAACAAAAACATCAGCAAGCATGTGTTGTTTAAAGCGATTCGTTTGAGCGATGATCAGTTTGAGGGTTCGTTCGCTCAGCATGTGAAAGATCTAACGATGACAGTTAATTGGTCTCAACGCAAACGTAGCTTTGAACAAATTGATCATTTGATGCGTTTGTTCACACGCGATCAGTTTGTGGAGAAGAAACGTGAGATTGAAGCTTTGCTTAATGATAAGCAAAAGTCAGCCGAGCTTGCTAAAACGGCGATCGATTTTGTGATAACAAATCGTGATCAGTGCAGCTATCCTTGGCACCAGACTGAAATCTAAACAAAGTTTCTAAATTGCTTTTTCGATTGACTGTGGTGTTATGTCAACCCCGAAGGAGTAATTGTCCTTAATGAAATACTGTTAGAAAGAGCTGTAATATGACTTGGATGAAAAAATATATGGAACAGCTTTGTTTCTGTATTGATAACAATGTTCGTCGACCACAGAAAACGATTGAGGTTGCCTTGGACGTTGCATCGCAGCTATTAGAAGATCCTGAGAAGCTGTACGATTGGTTCCGTGCTTTGCAGATTGACAACTGTCAGAAAGCTGCCAACGCAGTGAAAGAAAAGTATGAAAACGTTTGGCAACCTTACTTCGTTCACAAGGCTGAGGCAGAACAACAACAGAAACGAAGCGAATACCGGTCAGACAACGATGCCTGGATGTACACAATTAACGCAATGTTTTAGTGAATTAATACATCGTTTTTGAGCTGTTGACTTTCTTATTTGGCTGTAGTATTATATCAATACTGAAGGAACAAACAGGAGTACACAAATGAAAGGTTACACAAGCGAAATCAAGGCTGCTTTTAACACTGACGTTCTCAACAAGCTCGGCAATACGTTGGCCAAGACGTTTGTTGCAGTATCTGATAGTGAGTTTGGTAACCGTATTCCTGGCTACAAGCTTCGTTGTAGTGAATCACTGATTGGCAATGAGTATGGTTCAATTATTGCTCATCTTAAAGATGGTCGTGATGTCGTTATCGTGGTTGAATCCCGTAAGGATGCTTATTATCTTGATGCTGTGACTGGCGAACGTAATGTGATTGACAGTTTCGTGCAATTCACCAAGCTGGTTGAATTTGCCTTCATTGTTGTCAACCAAAGCCGCATTGCTGTTCTTCGCAGTGAACGTCGCAAGCAAAAAGAAATCAACGATCATCTGGTCGATGTTTCGCAGGAGATTGAATACAGAAAGCGTGTGATCGAGCTTAATAAGAAAGCTCGTCAGACGAATGAATACTCCCAGAACATTGTTGATGCTATTAATGGCATTGATGATTATCGAGTTTTGAAGATGGCAGCCATGAAACGTCACAACGTTGTTCAGCCGCTGATTGAGATCGAATGCACAGTGAAAACTGGCAATTGTAATATTGATAATACGTTTGGTGGTGTTGATCGTGTATTCCGCATTCGGGGTTGGAATAACGTTGAAGTGAGTTGCAGCCTTTGGTCAATCTCGTTTAATGCAGCCAATAGTGATACGGCCGAAAAATACGGTCAGTTGGTGATGAACACGATGAAGGTGTTTAAGATTTTGAATTCGATCGACATCATGAAGCTTCCAGTGATCGACCTCAAAGATTTTTAAAGATCCTGTTGCCTTTTTCATTTCAGTGTGGTATTATATTGTTACTGAAGGAATAACAGACAAGAGCACACAAATGAAGGTTTCTGAAATGATCAAGCATCTCGAAATGATCCGCGAACAGGCTGGTGATATTGACATGTCAACGGATGTTAAAATCATCACGAGACGACAGGATCGAGTGCAGGCTTATTTGAACAAGTTGTTGGTTCGAAAGGTGAAGTATGAAGCTGGTGCTTATGACCAAGGATATGAGAAGTGCCAACAGGAAAGATGGACGACGTACTTGTTTGAATATGAGTGGGCCAAAGAACAAGGTTTTGAATGGGCCAATAAAGATCCTATGGAAGATTATGATGGGTATCATAAGGGCGTCAGATGTGTTCCTAATGAAGAGATGTTTGGTGTTTCTGGATCGGGATTTGCTTATACAAAAACTGATATCCCCTGCGAAAAATGGGAACAGTTGAAAGATATGGACTATTGTGAACTTCTTGCTCAAATTTACAAACAAGAGATTAAGCTTGCCAATGCCAAAAGGTTGGATGCGAACGAAACTGCCAAGTTAGCTAAACAAGTTCAGTAATTTACAAAATCTTAAGCAAGAAAACCACCGATGCTTGGCATCGGTGGTTCACCCGTAGTAATATATCAATACTGAAGGAACAAACGAACAAAGGAGCTAATGATGAAGATCAGTGAACTTATGGCGAATCTCCAGCGTATTCAAAACGAACAGGGCGACATCGATGTGATGTTTGAAGATAGTGAGTTTGAGAATACAGCTATTTTCTCAGTGGCAGTTGAACAGAATGATTGTGGTCATTGGTTAAACCGTGATGAATATGCTGAATATGTCAAGCAGCAGGGCCTTGATGATCGCATCGATCTTGAAGATCTTCAAAGTGAACGTCAAGCTCATAAGTCGTTTTTTGTGTGTGATGGTACGAACATCCAGAACGTAGTTGTACTCGGCAATTAACTGGAGAATAGTAATGTCAGTGAAGCAATTTCCAAGCCAAGCTTTGGTTGACCTTTTGTTTGAATCTGAAACGGTGCTCAGTGATGGCACTACACTAGAACGGATTGAAACTGAGTTGATTGAATCTAGTCGTTGGGAGACATATTATTGGTTGGTATTTCGTCAGGTAGAGACTGGCAAGTATTATCGAGCATCATACAGTGAAGGTAATACAGAAATGCAAGATAGTATGCTTTTTGGGCCCGATGAGTTAATCGATTGTGTCGAGGTTGCACCAAAAGAAGTGACCATTATTCAATACGAAGTGGTTGCCTAAATCTCGTCTTTGAGACACTGCGTTGTTCATTTGCCGTGAACAAGCTTGACATTTAACAGCTGTGAGTGCAAACCACAGCTGGTTTAGCATCGTGGTAGTTCACTGAACTGTTGCCTTTTCGTTTAAACTGTGGTATTATATCAATACTGAAGGAACAAACGAACAAAGGAGCTCAAATCATGATGCAGATTGGTAAGCTTGGTACGGTTAACGGTGTTAATGGCATGGTCATCGAATGTGTTTGTGATGATTGCCATCATATCAAGATGCTTCGTTGTATCGACCGCGAAGGCAAGATCTATCGTTGGGATGCGTACAACGATAAGTTTGGTCGTTTGCGTTTCCGTTCTCGTCGTGAGAAGTTCATCAGTGTTCGTGCTAGCTTGATTGAAGCTAACCGATGCTTTGAACAGGCTGGTGTGTTGTTCCATAAATGGAACAAGTTCTTCTCAGCTGATGCACGTGCTCAGTTGAAGGCATAAATGAAAGGGGCCCTTAAGGGCCCCTTTTGTTTAACATTGTGGTGGAAATTGAAATGAATGAAAAGGTTGCTCATATTAACAAAGTAGATGTATACGATATTGGCAATGGCCCTGGAGTAGGGGTTGTTGTGTGGTTCCAGGGATGCCCCCACGTCAAGATATGTGGGGCTGATCATTGTCACAACCCCGAAACACATGATTGGAATCTTGGGATTGAATTGACTGATGATCGAATTGAAAAGATCATCAACGCGTGCGACAAACCCCACATCACTCGTTTGACATTATCTGGTGGAGATCCATTGCATCCTTTCAACCGTGATGGTGCTTACAAGTTAGTAAAACTTTTCCGTCAACGTTTTGGTGATACGAAGAGTGTTTGGTTGTGGACTGGGTATTTGTATGAACAGATTGAACACTTATCAATTATTGATTTGGTCGATACTTTGATTGACGGACCGTTTGATTATAAACTTTATAGCCCAAAGCTTCAGTATCGTGGATCAAGCAACCAACGAGTAATCACAATCCACCATTGCCCGGACCGTCAAATTAACGTATCATATCCATTGCAAATGTGAATTGGAGAAAGTAATACAGTGAAGGAATTGTATGCAAAGAAAACAGTCAGATATGTTAAAAGAGTCTAACAAAGATATAGTCATGCAAATAGCAACATATCTAATCGACACAGCAAGTCGATTAGATGATATATCGATGTTTTCATTAGCAGTTACATTGCAGCCATATATGAAAGGTGTACAAGTGTTTTTGGATAATTCATGCATCGATCAGTTTGTTACTAGTGATAATATTCGGGGAACTGAAATTGGCCAAGTAATCTTTAAATACATCAAAAGCAATCGATCCACGTACGCATACTCTAATGCAGTTGATCAACTCGTGATGTTGCTAATGACAGTTTGACGTAATACAATTGTGAGTGCAAACCACAGATGCTATAGCATCTGTGGTTTTCTTGCTTGGATCGTGGCAAATTGAAGCAGATTGGAGAAAGCAATGTACAAAGGTCCTACAGCTGATTACCATTGTTACCTGATTGAGCGTGAGAAAATCGGAAGCAATGTGTTGAACAATATTGAATATAAGGTAGATTGGGTAAATGATGATTGGTACGAACACAGTTTCATCACCGTGGCCGGTGAAGTATCAATGTCCAAACGACCAACCGAGGTTGAGCTGCTGCACACAATTTACGTAATTTGTACGAAGATAGTACAACAAACAGGGCAAGGCACCTGTGAAGATATCATGGTGTCTAAGTGTGAACAGCATGGGGAAAACGAATTGTGGTTTGTTGTGAAATACCAACACAAATATACGTTTGCACAATGTCGGTATTTCAAAGCCAATAATCGGCTCGAAATTCATATTGGGTATTAATGAAAATGAGGGCGCTTAAGCGCCCTCATTTTACTACTTGAATGTCAGTGACCCTTTAATTGTTACATTGCCTGTGATTTCGCCGCCAGTTTTCTTGTAGTAGCCAACATCATCTGTTAGTTCACTCATTTTCATTGTACCGACACGAATTCCCCCTCGTGTTTTGCCATCGTGAACATACAAAATATTAGTGGTTGTGTCGAGAACAAGTTCACCTGACTTACCAGTATATGCAGCAACTTTGTTAGTGGTACCACGTTTAAGAAGAATTGTCGTATTGGCCATGTCGAAATCAGTTAAATGCTTAATATTTAATGCGGTTTTGTAAATATGGGATCGCTATACAGCTATCCATATTAAAAAAAAAAATGCCCATTGACATTCATCTCAAACGAGGAAATACTGCCGCAATAACGGCGTATACGGGCCCAGCTGGTGAGGTTGTTATTGATACCGAAACCAAGCATCTTCATATTCAGGACAACGCAACTGCAGGTGGCATAAAGGTTGCAAATGTAGCAGATATTCGAACTGATGTTGTTTATCTTTCTGGTGACCAGACAATTAATGGTACAAAGACGTTTACCTCAACTATTAACGGCACAGCATTAAAAGCCAATTGGGCAGACTTAGCTGAAAAATATATCAGTGATCATCCATATTCTAGTGGCACGTTGGTGATGTTTGGTGGTGAGAAGGAAATTACGATTGCCACTGATCATGCAGACGCGGTTGTTAGTACTGCCCCTGGGATTTTGATTAATGGTGATAGTGATGGTGTTGCAATTGCCTTAGCTGGGCGAGTGCCTGTTCGTATTAAGGGTGTCGTCAATAAAATGGACAAAATTGTGGTTGATCCAACCACTCCTGGTGTAGGTAAGGTTGATAATCAATCGATCGATTATATTGCTCGAGCATTAGAAAGCAGTAACAACAAAAGTGAAAAATTAATTCTCTGTGTGACTCGTTTTACAATCTAACATATGAAACCCCTAGGATATATCCTAGGGGTTTTCTTTTTTGGTGGAGTGTATTATAATCATTAATCTTCTATTGCAGTGAGGAACATTTTATGTCTGTGAATTCATATCGGGGGTTGAATTATGATGCGGTGTGGGGTGATGGTAGAGTTGACGTCATCATTAAAACACAATCGATCATTAGCACAGTAACCATCACTCCGCAGTTTGAGTTGTTCGATCCAATTTGTGTTGAGCTTTGTGTTGGCCATAATGTTCATATGACATATTCGACGTATGTCAAATTGTACGAATCGTTGTATCATCGAACAAAATGGGTGTATAATGGTTTAACGATCGATGTTGATGACGCGCGTGATCATGATCAAATCGTGGCTAGTATTTGTCGTGGTGAATTGGTCGATCGATTTGTTTTCACAAACGAGCAGTGGGGAAAGATGTTAGTGCCATTGCAATTTGTTTGTTTTGTTAATCAACCTCATGTAGAGGGTACAGAAGTGAAGGAGAAAAAATAATGACGAACGAAGGTAAGCAGCTTGTATCGGCAATTGGTGCGATGCTGATTGGAATTGCTGTATTGGGTCTGTTTGTTTTGGCTGGGTTCGTGGGGTATCGTTATTATGCGATTTGGTCTCAGGAGATGCAGGGCCGAGCAATTCTTGCTCAAGCAGCACAGACCAAACAAGTGTTGATTGAACAGGCACGTGCTGAAAAGGAAGCTGCGCTCGAACGTGCAGAGGCAATTCGAATCGTTGGTGAAGCAGCTCAGAAGTATCCGGAATATCGTCATCAGGAGTTCATTGGGGCATTTGCACAAGCGCTTCAGGATGGTAAGATCAATCAGATCATCTACGTCCCAACTGAAGGTAATATTCCAATCATTGAGCCGGCTCGAATGCTTAAGCAGTCTCAGCAGTAATCGTTAAACGAATCCCAGACACAATGTCTGGGATTTTTTTTTGTTCACACCGTTGTCTTTGTTGGTGTGGTGTGGTATGATATTGTATATTGATGAATAGACAATCCGTTTTTGGAGGTTGCGTGGAATATCCTGCTTTGTTTTTGTTGCTTGTATTTGGTTCGCTTACATTTCTTAGCGCAATGATGGTTCGACACGCTTATGTTGAGCTCAAATATGAAAAGGATTTTCGCTCATACCACTACAACGCGATTCATCAGTGGTTTAGGGTAGTTGTGTGGAGTGTTATTTTTGCTGTATTTGGCGTCTCATCTATCACAGGAATTGCATTCATTGCAACTTTTTAATTGGAGGAAGCTAAGTGAAGTTTTGTTACCTTAATGCTAGCATCCTCATCAGGGGAGAGGTTGAGAGAATTGGCGGTTTTGGAATGTGTCGATATACTGCTGATGATATTGTTGAACGATTGAATGAGCAGCTTAATGACAGCCGGTTTCGTGGTTATGTCAGTGGGAAAAATCTCAATCGATTAGTCAAATAGTCGACGTATCCTGAGAGGGGTATGAAAAAATAGTGATTGAAATGCTGGAAAGCCGTAAAGCCCGATCAGCTACAAAGTAGAGATGAAACAAACTCAAGCTTGATAGCGACGAAAGTAGAAAAAATGATTGGGATGGAATAGGGTCAAATCCTAAGTTCTAGAATAATCGGCAATCAGCAGCGAAGCCCTGAACAGGGGAACGTTCAACGACTAGGTAGCCCTAAAATCGTAGGGACAGTGGTCACCATCCAAACTCTTGGATGAAGATATAGTCTGCGCTCTAATGAAAGTTAGAGGAGAGCCCAACGAGGCTCCATGATGGTGTTACGTACCATTTAATAGAATTTAATTGATAGTAACGAAAAAAACTTGTTGCTTTTTGAAATCAAACCCAGTACAATACATAATGATGTGTATTTGGAAAGGTTTCTAATAAAGTGTACAAAGGTTACAAGATTAGAATCTATCCAACTAAAGATCAAATCGAAAGCCTAAACAAGCATATTGGGCATTGTAGGTTTATTTGGAACTACATGCTAGAGCTTCAAATTAAGCGTTTTGAAAATAAAGAGTCAAGGCTCAAGTTTTCCAAAATGGCTAATTTGATTACCAGCTTGAAGAAAGAACTGCCTTGGCTAGCTGAAGTATCAATTCATTCTTTACAAAACATTTGTAAAGATTTGGATCAAGCATATAACAGGTTGTTCAAGGGAATTTCAAAGCGTCCCAAGTTCAAAAGTAAACGAAAAGCAAAACCTAGCTTTCCATTAACAGTAGAACACAAAGCGTTCTACTTCAAAGATGGTTTAGTTCAAGTTCCAAAGGTTGGGAAGCTGAAATACAAAGCAGATTATCCCGGTTTGGATCTCGAAAAGGTAAAGGCTTTTCGTAATGCCCGAATTAGCTATATTAATGGCAAATGGATCCTAAGTTTTTCAATTGAGTATGAGAACCAAGTACTCAAAGATGAAGACAAACATGGATCTTTGGGGATTGATCTGGGGGTTGGAAGATTAGCGGTAGTTGCGTACGAAGGAACGAAGCGAGAATACATTAATATCAATAAGACAAAAACTGTTAGGAATCTAAATCGAAAGTTAGCCCATGTTCAAAGAATTCTTTCAAGGAAGTATGAGGCGGCCAAGAAAGATGGTAAAAATTCTAAACAAAAGTCGAATCAGATATTAAAGTATGAAGCTTTGTTAAAGCGAATTTATCACAAGCTTGCTTGTATTCGTTTAAATCAACGGCAACAGATCGCAAGAGAGCTAGTTAATTTGCATCCTGAAAGGATCGTTGTTGAGGATCTAAACGTAAAGGGAATGATGAAGAATAGGCATCTAGCCAAGTCAATCGGTGAGATGGGTTTCTACGACTTTATCAGGATCCTTGAATACAAATGCGAAGAACTTGGAATTGAGTTAATCAAAGCCGGTCGTTTTTATCCTTCATCAAAGACATGCTCACATTGTGGCGGCATTAATAAAGGTTTGAAACTAAGTGATCGAATCTTTATTTGCCCTGACTGTGGGTTTGTAATTGATCGTGACTATAATGCGGCAATTAATTTAATGAACTATAGTAACTCACTCTGAAGAGAACTATGGTATATGGGGCATCGTTACTGCCCTAGAATGATGTGGAGTGCTATACAAACACGATTACAGTAATCGAAACGTTCTGGAAAGTGGGCACGAAAAACAAGCATTATGCTTGAAAGAAGCATCGAGTTTGTGAAATCAATTACTTTCTATTATTTCATGAACATAACGGTCATGGATCGATCTCCATTGTCTGATATAGTGTGTAATGGTAACGACACAAGAACATATGTTAGTTTGATCAATATCTTCATTGAAGACACATTAGATGATGTTTGTAGTGTGTTGATTCAAAAGCTATATGATGCGTTAGTGATGATTAATGATGCCGATCGTCTGAGTGTATATGAGGTCGATATGGTGTATTATTCTTCAGACGGTAATAGCAAGACATATGAGAATGTTCGAGGATCACGAATTGCAGATACACTCAACCGACGTAAACAACAGGGTGTCAAGCCTGTGTGCACACAATTGGAGACACACAATGAATAATTTTCATTTGAAGGATAAAGCGTTCGAGCAGCTGCTGAAATCTAAATTTAAAACATTTGAAAATGAGTTTCATGCTACTTGTGAAATGCAGTACAATGATGCGGGTTCAATGATTGTAATGCCAATTTGTAAAAGTGAAGATGGAATTGGTATTTTGATGACCGTTCAAAAGGAGGCAATTGAGGTGGACGAAGATCAACAGTTTGTGTTTAAAATCGCCAACGAACAAGTTGAAGAAGAATTAAACGACAAGTATGATCATTTTTATGATCTGTTCCAAGCGTCGTGTATGCAACAGTACAATAATGCTTCAGACTGCGTGTTTGTTAATGTTGGTACCTTGCGCGCTGATGGCTTGCAATCGCTTGTTAGCATTCCAAAGACAATGATTGAAAAGGTCCCAATGCAGTACGAAGCAGATGACGAAGGCTGGCATGAATTAGACGATCAATATTGCTACAATGAGCTTGAAAACACCATCGTTAGTCGAGGTCAGATTTTCGTTAAATTGCTTGACTTTTTCAATTATCAAGCTGCACAGACGTTTGATGATTTTGATCGCAATGATTTTGAGAGAGTGTGTTATGATTTAAACATGCATCGTTTGTATGGGTTTGGAGGATGCAATATTGACCCATGGCTCCAATTCTACAAAGACAATATGCGTGACGTGTGTCAATATCTGTTAACGCTTCCGCAAGACGAGTTGGATGCTTTTGATCAGATGATTGATGATGCTTTTGAAGATGTTGGTGTCTCGGAGCTATTAAAAGTGATCGTTAATGAGGAAGGAGCACTTCTAGTTGATTTCATTGAATTGCTGACGATGTTTATTCTTGATCAAATTGGAGACGTCCTTGACCAGGTTGTTCCTGATGTTTAAGTACAATTGTCCTTCTTTGTGAAAGCAAATGATCAAACATTTCGAGTACTGTGTTGAAACTGTTAATAACCCAGCGTCTCATAATCATTTTGAATTGGCGATTGAAACTGACGGCCGAGTGTCAGATTGGTTTCGAAAACTGTATGCACAATTGAATGCAGTTCGTATTCGAAGTGATTATGCCAGTGGTGACTATGTGACTAATATTAGCTGCTGGGATGCGGATTCGAAGGTGTATCAATATGCCAGTGGTGATCACATTCGTTCTAAAGGTTTATATTTTCAATATCTTCGACAAAAAGGCGCTTCACGAGGACAGTGGTACGCTCAGTACCCAGAAAACGCATATCATTGTCATGGGTCATTCAGTACTGACATTGAAGGAATGTGTGATCGTTTGGATTGCAATCCAACGATTTCAAAGGCTCCTGTGGGGTTTAGCGATATCTTAGCTGCAACGTTGTTTCCTGATCAAAAGATTGATCTTGACGATCACATTTCAGCTTCAACAATGCCTGAAAAGAAAAAGGTATTAGAAACTATCGATCAAACAATTAAGGTGTTAAATTGGGTTGAACAGCAACAGTTGCATCAATATATTGATGTTCCTGATAATTTTTACTTGACACTAGAACGACTGACATATCGTTTAAGTGACGCTCGTGTTTGGGTGGAAAGTAGTAAAGCAAATATAAGAGCATAGCTATGTTCACTTATACAAAAGCTAAACAAATTGTTGAAGATATTAAACTTGGATATATTGAACAAATTGTAGATGAGTGTGAACTAGAGATTAACAATATTGAAGGATTGTATAATCGCTACTACATCTCATTGTATGGTGTGCACATCGATGATATGAGCATTCTTGCGATAATGCATCTTTTTGAAGACATTTGTGGTGACCTTTGGAGATCACTTAATGACCCAGAGCATCAATGGTATGATTCATTGGATGTTGTAGATGTACACTTCTGTCAAGATCGAAGATCTGATGAATTGTGGTTCAAAGTCACTGATCTCTACGGTAAGCATTTTGCCATTTGTCGGTATAAAGTTCGGATGGGTGATCTGGAAGTTCGAATTGGTTATTAAGATTTAAGCAAGAAAGCCACAGATGCTTTAGCATCGTGGATGAATTGCTTGGAAAAGTAAAGTATAAATAAAATGTAGATGGTACCTATGGAATGTAGGGATCCAAAGAAGATCAAAATACTTTTGATCGATATTAAAAAGCGTGTGGAGATAAACCCCTCTAGATCACTAGAAGAAGTAATTCAACTCTTGATCCAAGGGTTGTCTACGAAGCACGAAGCCACAGATGGTTTACCATCGTGGTAGTTCACCCAACATTAGAAAGATTGACGTACTGTTTGAGTGATGCCCGAGTGTGGGTGGAAAGCAGTAGAGGAAATATTAAAGCGTAGTGTAAAGGAGGACTCGAGTCCTCCTTTTTTTTGTTGTCTTTTTCTGCAGGACGTGGTATCATAATCACAACAAAAGACAATAGGAACAACAATGTCAATACATCGATTTTACGTCAAGTGTCACTCTGCTGACTATGTCTGGGTAGTCAAGCGCGCCACTAAGAGTAGCAATCCCATTGAATACTGTATCAGTATTCATGGCCGAGGAGACTACAAAAATCAAGAAGCTGACTATAATTGTCGAAAGGAAATTCCTTCATACATTTGGAAGGAAATCATTAAAATCATTAAAATCATTAAATTTAATGCTCACTAATATTGGGAGATGATGAATGTATCGGGGAACACTAGCTGATTATATATGTTATCGACTCGAAAAAGCCAAAACGGGTCAAGAACTTCTTGAAGATGTGTCCTATGATGTTGAATGTGTATGGGACGATTGGTATAATCTCAGTTACGTTGTTGTTGGCGGCTATCCTAACAACAGTCACGCTAGCATCAATGATCTTATGACATTAATTGCTGATATTAGTGGAGAAGTGATTAAAATTGCACATGATAAGGATCCTGGTGAAATTTCTGTTGTGTTGAGTAAAGAGCAATCATCTGATCAACTGTGGTTTAAGGTGCTCTTTAATAAGCACTATGTTTTTGCGCAATGTAAGTTTCATCCAAATACTAATTATCTCGAGCTTCTTTTTGGGTATTAATACTAGGATTGTTATTATGGTTAAGAATTGTGTGAAAGCTATTATTGCTGGTTCGCTAATCGCTTCGCTTTCTGGTTGTATTGTGTATAGTACCGATCGTAATCCAGAATGTCCTTGTTACCAACAGAAGTACATCAATGGAACGCGTCCTGTGAATGAACCTTTTGTTTGTCCATATCATCGTCGTCATTTTGATGGTTGTCGTTATTGTGAAACCCAACAGCGATATCAAAAAGGAAGATGAACAGATCGAGCAAACGATGGTCTTTTGGAGATTGATCATTTGCTAACAGAGAAAAGGTTAGAGGGTTTGTTTCAATGAGCGTTGTTAAGTTTGACATTTGTAGTGATCTTCATCTGGAGTTTGAATGGTATTGGTCCCAAAAATCCAACATAATCGTCCCAGAACAAGGATACTATCAATCATGGTTTGGACGTCCAAAAAGTCCATATTTGATTATCGCAGGTGATTTGGGGGTGTGGGATGAAACAGAGCATGGCGCACGTGCTCAAATGCTTCTCAAAGATTTCCACGATTGGGTGACACCATGCTACAGGAAAGTGTTTTATGTTCTTGGCAATCATGATTGGTGGAGACATCGTTTATACCCGAGAACAATTACAATCTTCAAATCATTGTATCCAAACTTCACGGTACTGGATTGCTTTGATAATCCGGTAGCTCATGTTAAGAAAGATCTATACATCTTTGGTACCACATTATGGTCAAAAATCATTCGTGAACGTTTTGCAGACACACGAATGAATGATTATCATCAGATTTACAGCAGTGATGTTAATGATGATATTCCAATTGAACCTTGTATCACCAATGGTGTGAATGAGCAAAGCTATAAACAATTACAATCGTTTGTAGAGGGAAACAAAGATAAAAAGATCATTGTGGTTTCTCATCATGCACCAAGCTATAAAAGCATGACCGAACCAAAGACTTGCGATGATGCATACTTCAATCAATATGATCAATGGATCGAGCAGCAAACAAATTTGGTAGCTTGGGTACATGGGCATAATCACGGATTGAGTGATTACATGATTGGTCAGACGCATGTGATGTGCAATCCACGTGGATACATCGATCTACAACCAATCGCAGATCGATTTGAATTGGAGCAGCTAACCGTTGCCCTTTAACAGAAAGTGTGGTATTATAACCGTACTGAATGAACAAACAAAGGAATACAAAGATGACAAACGATATCATGACGATCGATTCTCTTATTGCTAAGTTGATTAAGCTTCGTGAAAAGCACGGTGGCGATGTTGTAGTAACGGTTGATAATGATTTTGGTGAATCTTTGTTCATCACCAATGCTGATGTGTATTGTGGGTTTGATGAAGAAGATCGTTCAAAGATTGAAGCTTTGAACGAACGTAATCTTGCTCACGACAGCATTGTTAGTTTGGAATGGAAGCAGCTTTAATTTTAAAGATGATCCAGCAAATTAGTTTTTGCCGTTGGATCGAAAAATCATCTTGGAGTGAAATGTAATGAGTAATTTTGTTAATGCTTTTAATCAGACAGCTAATCTTGGTCGTACCGAAAACGGCGCACTGAGTCACAAGACGACATCGTTAACCAATCCTTTGGTAGCTGCATTGTATACCGCTAGCCAGTATCGCGATAAGACGAACGCAAATCGAGAGGAAACCGTTAATCAGTTTCAGCTAGCTTTGCAGGACGATTCTCTTCGTGAGTATTGCATTCGTTTTGCGTTAATGGTTCGTGATATTGAACGGGGGATGGGTGAGCGTGAGCTCGGCCGTGTATTGTTCCAGCGTTTGTTTGAAGAAGTTGCACTGACTGAACGACAGGTTCATACGATAATTGACCGCCTGGTCGATCAAAAGTATGGTCGATGGGATGATGTAATCTTTCTTGCTGAAAAGTGCAAAGACAGTTTTGTTCGGAAGATTCTCGTTGGCCGTATTGTCACTCAATTGGTGACGGACGTTAATGCTAAACAAGATCAACCGGTATCACTTCTTGGCAAGTGGATGCCTTCGATCAATGCTGGTAAGATGTCTCGTCGATCTGCAATTAAGTGGTCAAAGGTTTTGAAGCTTTCTCATTCTCAGTACCGCAAGATGCTTGTAGATCTACGAAAGCGAATCGATATTGTTGAAGCTCGAATTTCAGCAAATCAGTATGATCAAATTGATTATGGTCATGTCCCGTCGCTTGCGTTTATTCGACACATGAAGACATTCTTCAAGCATGACGGTATTCGATTTAATGAATTCTTGGAAAGCGTTAATCGTGGAGAATCTAGTATTCACACATCGACATCGTCGGTACCCGAATTGGTTGCTCAGTATCGTCAAAACAAATACAACGCCAGTGTTGTCGACACAGTAAACACAATGTGGAACGATTGGAATTTGCAATCGTACGAACGCAACGTGTTGCCGATCTGTGACGTTAGTGGATCAATGATGACAAAGGTTGGTAAGCTGGAGTGTATTGATGTTAGCTTGGGTCTGACAATTTACGCAGCTGCTGCCAATAAGGGAATCTTTCATAATAAGGTGATTGCTTTCAGTCATCAGTCGGAAATCATTAGTCTTGATGACGAAATGACGTTAGTTGAAAGAGTTCAAACGCTTTGCCAGCATGAAGGATATAACACCAATGTTGAAAACGTTCTGAGTAACGTTTTGGCAATTGCTGAAAAGGGGAACTGCCAACGAGACGAGATTCCAACGCTGGTATTCTTTAGTGACATGGAATTCGATGCTGCAATGATTCGTTCCACCAATTCTATTTGGAATGCAAGGACATTGAATCGTGATCAAATCACTGCCTTGTTTGATCTTTGGCGTGAACGATACAATGCTGCTGGATTTGATTTTCCAAAGGTTGTGTTTTGGAACATTAACAATCGTTCAGGCACGGTACCAATGATCGATAATGATACTGGGTTGATTCTTGTATCTGGATACAACGAAAATCTCGTACGAATGGTTTTTGACGATTCAATGGATCCTTGGGAGGCTCTGAAGGTAATTCTTGATGATCCTCGTTATGATGTTGGAGAATAATAATGAGCTTTGATGCGTTCATCACCGCTTGTACTATCGATGAATTCAGGCAGCATAGTACAACATATCCTGATGACTTTGATGATGAGGATTGTTGTGTTTCATATTTGAATGATGATACAGGCTTTTCACAAGCGTATTTTCGAAAATACTATTGGTTGCATTCAATGATCGCTAAGCGGGTAGCTGGGTGTCAAAAAGGTTATCGTGCTTATTCGCTCGAGCACATTGAATATCACAGGCTTTTGAATCTTAGTGGGTTTGTTTGGGAACTGACCAGACTGCAACTAGATGATATTGTTAATGAGCTAGAATATCATCTCCAAAACTACAAAGATGAAACACAGTACCTTTATCATTACATCTGTGATGATTTTGAACGTTTCTATCCGCTTGATCAACACGAGCAAGACGTCAAAGTTGATGAAGATCCAGATTATCCAGGCGATGTGTGTGGTTTCACGCTGTGGTGGATTGTTGATGAAGTTAAACGAGCATTAGAAGAATTAAAAACGTTCTTAGCTGAGAACCCCAATAATCAAACGTTTGTATATTCTGGTAGTTGGTAATTGTAAGCCCCCATTTGGGGGCTTTTCTTTCACCTGTTGTCTTTTTGTCTTCTGTTAGGTACAATTTCATTAAAGACAACTTTTAGGAGCTAGAGATGGAAGAAACAGCATATATGGACGAAACAAACAGTGAAATTCGAACTCAGTTCATGGAGTACATTAACACAGAGCCTGACGGTGATGGTGATGTGAAGGTCGAGCATGTTAATGTATTCATCAACAAAATCTTCAACTCGAATTACCTTCATTTTGAAACCAAGTATGATGATGGTTCGCTAGTTAAGGTTACGTGTGAAGGATTGGTCGATGAAGGAATCATTACATGGTATGGTGATGTGATCATTCAAAATGATCCTCATAACCCAATAGACGTTGTTCATCTACCAAGGGCAGAATTGAATATAGGGAACACGATTCTTGCTTTGATGATCGTTGGTGTAATCGACAACCGTAATCGTCGTTTGGTTTGTTTTGATGATTGCAAACTAAAGGTTTCTGCTAATGATATTCTTACACCAACGATCACTGTCCGCACGATTCGAACACGTAAGGATCTTTCACTTGTAACAATCAAAAGCCTTATTGAGTCAAAGACTATTGATGAGGTTGTGTTTAGTGATCGTGAAAATCTAACTAGTGAACAGATGCAGAAAATCTTCGAATGGGCAAAGGATCGTTTCAGTTACTATAAGGTCACTAATGCAGAAGTTGCTCTATACCTATGGGACGGTTGGTGCTACGAAAAGATTCGCAAAGGACGTTTAATCCCAAATGAAATTCAATGATTTGAGTTGGCAGCAACGCAGGCAGCTTGCATATCGTTTATACAGTGGGTTGTTTAATGATGTTAATCTTCCATATACGGTGATTGAAAATCAGACCGACGAACAATTGGCCGAACAGGTAATCGACTTTTTCAAGCATGGTAGCGAACTTGTATATCCTGCGAAGTACATCTTCTGTAACATTGTTTATAGCTACTATCTCCACAAGTACTTTCAATGCAATTTTAACGCACAATTAAACGATTTAAACACGTTATACGACAGTCCCTGTCCAGTTCTATACAACGACCGGCCGAACGTGTATAAACGTGTTCTAGACGCGATTAACCCCAATATTGAGGTGTATCAAAGTACAACAAAAACTCGAAAATATTTCAAGATGGAGTTCCTGATCAACGACGAAGATCTCAGCGAAGTTTGTCCTGTCAATTTTTTCAAAAAGGATTGTTGACTTTTTGAAATCATGATGTACAATGATAATTGTCAGTTAAACAAGGAGTAATGGAATGTCTAGCATCATTGACAAAGTTTTCAATAATGTCAAGTCGGTCTGCAACCTTTCTGGTGAAGTTAAAGCGCATACAGAAAGTGGCTTTGCTATTCATTACGTTATTGAAGAAGGATTGGTTCACGATTGGGTTCTTTCGATTCAAAACACATTGAAAAATCGAGTTAAGCAGACGATGAGTGTTGAGCCAACTTATGAAGTGGCTAATACAGTGGAATTTAAAATTGACGAGAAAACGTATGTGTTTTCTACTCTAGATTACTTCACTGGAGAAGAACGTGTAATATCAATCACGGGGGTTGTGATCTAAAAGAAAAGGCAGGAATTAATTCCTGCCTTTGTTGTTTAAAGTTCGCCCATATCGTAAGGGTGATCAATTTCGTATTGAGTCAACGCTGCCGTGATCTTTGTGTCGGCTAGTTTTTGGGCCCATCCCGTCGTTGCTATTTGAGTGCCGTTATCGTTGGCTGGTGGAACTGGAGCTGATGTAGACACATGCCGACCGTCTTTGCTAATTGTTACTGAGATTATTGCTTTAATAGCATCTTCGTCACGTTCAGTTTCGGCCCAGTTAATTGCTGCAATTTCAGCAGTTGATTGTCCTTGACTATTAACAGTTCCCCAGAAACGAGCGCCAGCTTTTTTGACCATCGCTTCGGTGCTATTATCAATAACCAAGAATCCATTTGATTCAGAACCTCTACTTGCAGTCGCGGCGGTACCTTTGGTTAAGGGAAGTGCAGCAGCTACAGGACCATTAAGCACTATTACGCTATCATTAAAGGAACCTTCACCAGCATCGATGCTACCATTAACTGTAAGGTCCTGTTCAATGATCACATCGCCCGTAATCACACCCCCAGCACCACTAAAGCTGTTAGATTCTTCAATCTTCGCGGTGATACGATCATCAACCCAACCAGTCGTAGCAATTAAATTGTCGTTGCCATCATCTTGTGGGGTTGGAGCATATGTGTATGGTCGATATGCTGAGTTGTTGGAATTCATTTTCCAACCTACCCGAATTTCGGCGATTTCATCAGCGTTGGTGTTTGCTGGATTAACAGCTTGTAGAGCAACTCCACTAAAAGACGTGTTGTCTTGTAACAACCCCGTAAACCCAAGGCGCGTTGATGGTGTAGGTCCTTTTAACGCATAATAGGTAAATCCGTCCTGAGATGGTGATGATGGATATCCCCCATTACCTGGACGAATAGCTTTTTGACTGATAATATTGTTATTGCCCGTGAATGTAGATGGAACTTTGATTGTTAAAGCTCCAGTCATAATATCACCAGCTTTCTTTACACATTTATCGATCTCAGCTTGCAGCACTGAGATATTGGTATCCATTTGTGTGTTGTTTGCAAACGTCTGCCAAGCGTTCCAAGTGTTTTCGCCTTGTTTAGTACGATAATAAAGGATTTGACTATTATCATCAGCAACCCCTGCAGTTAGCTGAATGGCAGTAACAGCATCGACGCCACCAGTGCTGCTCTGCACGTGCATCAACACACTTTCATCAACACCGGCTGGAACATTAGATGTTTCGTTTAATCGATAGAAACCTGTGTGGGTCACCGAATTGACATTGTTTGTGCCAAAAATATCAGCTAACGATTTTTGACTATCATGAGCAGATACAGAGAGTCCATACTTTTCATGAAGACCAACTAGTTCATCGTTGATTGCTTTGAAGTTAGCATCAACATGATACATTGTTAGTGGTACCCCAAGTGTAATATGCTTCTGTGTCTTTTGAGCTTCAGTTACGCTATTGTCACTGTGTCTAAACGTTAAAAATGCCATTTGTGATCGTACAAAACAAGGTGTGCAGGGTTGCAATATTTTTATTTAACCCAACTAATCTAGATCGCTGGAAGAAGTAATTTAATTCGCGATCCAAGGGCTGTCTACGAGTACGATACCACAGATGCTAAGCATCTGTGGTAGTTCATTTAACAATGGTTGTTGCTGTTGCCTTTTCACACTATTTGCAGTAATATATCAGGGTCACAAACAAAGGAGATTTGATATGAACGAAACCAAGACCTATGTTGAATGGAACGACACGATTGAAAACGCTCTTAAGGAACGTGTGGTTCATATTACTTTTGAAAAGCGTGATGGTAGTGAACGCAAGATGACGTGCACGCTTAACCCTGCTCGAATCCCGACTGAAAAGCATCCATCCGGTGCTCGTGTGTACGATCATAGTGTTGTTCGTCGTGTGTATGATCTGAATAAGGAAGACTGGCGCTCGATTAATAAGAATCGTGTGATCAAGTGGGAAATTGCATAGGATCCAATATGACCCCAATGTAAATAATTGCTTTTTGGAAAGGAGGTGTAAAGATGTATAGTTATTTTGCAGCACGTTGGTCTGCGGCATTTTATGCAATTATTACAGTGATGATGTTCGTTAGCTGTTTTTATGCAGTTCCTCTTCATCTTAGTAATGGTGAGATGTTTGCATTAATGATTGCTTATCTCGTTGGCCATGTAGCGATTTATCATTGGGTTGATAACGTATGCTTCCAGATGTGGCTTTGTGCTCCTGAGCACGACACCAATCATCAAAAGCATCTTGCTCTGTATAGTAGAGTGCGTGCACAAATTGATTCGCTTGGTTGGGCAGTAACGCTGATCAATGGTTGTATCGTTGCCGGGTTTATTTGTCAGATTGCTACTGGAGTAGGTAATGTCGTTCTTCTCACTGGTATCGTTAGTCTTGTTGGTTGTGGGTACCTTGCTAATTGTGTGGTGGAGCACAAAGAAAAATGGTTCCGTCAGCAAGACCAAAAAATCAGCATGGCATAATTCGCGCAACGATTTTTTCGAAAAATTAAATCGGTGCCAAACACTATATCAATTGAACAGTGTCTGTCATGATGAATTCTTAAATGCACAATATGGAAGCCAATGGCAAAATGACGTTGGTTTCATTGGAAAGATGACTGAACACTTCATTGCATTGAATTATGATCAACAACGACAACAACAGTTAATTGAAGATTGTAAGACGTACCTGAGAGATTCACAAGGGTTGATCACAACGATTCGATCAAAATGCTTTTAGAAACAAAGAGCCAGGAGTTTGTTTCCTGGCTCTTTTTGTATCAATCACTTTGTAAGACCTAATTCTTTCTCAGTGATGATGATGAATTTCCATCCACGTTTTGCACAATATTCACGACAATACTTCCACTTTGCTTGATTGATAAGAAACGTGTTCGCTTCTTCAACGAGTGTTGATTGTTTCTTACGTTTGGACATTACAGGCGGTTGAGTCTGTGCGTATGGTTTGACCTCAACAAGGTATGTGATGATGTTACCCTGTTTGTCTTTAATCTTCATCCAATAATCGACAAAATATCGATGTACTCGGCCGTCTGTTGGCTTGATGTAATTGATCACCACCGTTTCTGACGACCACTGAATCACATTTGGATTCAAATCACACCACGATGAATATTTTAGCTCCCAAGAGGAACGAAACACGATGTCGGTTGGATCTCCGACGTATTTTTGTGGGTTTCTTGGTTTGAATTTTCCTTGTGTGTATTGTCGAGCCACAGCGTTAAGTAATTTCACCGCATTGTATTCATACTTAATTTCGCTGATGGCTATTAACCCTTATGCATTTATCAAGAGCAATGGGTTGTATACATTCTATAAGAATGGGCAACCAGTAGTTCATGATATCATTGATCCAACTATTGATAAACAAGTGTATACCGATTCTGAAGGGGTCAAGCACACTGTGTTTTTGTATACCGATCATGATTTGTATCAATACATGAAACTGGAGTCAAAAGGATCCAAAGAAACTCAAAAAAATAACACCTCGCGTGAAGCAGTTGCTTCTCCTTATCCTTTGGAACCTACTGAAGAAGTGTCTGTAAAAAAGAACGAACAAGCGAAGCATAGTAGTGAACAAGCAACAAGTGGCGTGATGCAAACTCCCCAGCAGGGCTATGGCAACGTTCCAGATCGTAACAAAGTTAATGAGCTGACACAAAATACAGGGATGTATGGTGGTGGAGTTACTAATCTTGTTTACCCGAGCGATTTGATTACTAACAAGTATGGTTACAATGGCTGTTACACGGTTTTCTTTATCACAGAACACGAAGAAGCAACAATCGCGAAAGCACACCAAAATACAGACAAAAAATATATCGAATCAGCAGAAACAAGTGATGTTTTACAATTAGTTCAAAACAACAAAGAATTTGCAGATTGGGTGATGAAAGGAGTTGGTCTTGTTGCTGGTGCTGGCGTCGGTGGCTTGGGTCTGGTTCAAAGTTTCGTTACTACAATTGGAAAAGGTGTGGGTGCTGCAAAGTTTTTCAGTTTGAACGCGGTAGGTGCTAGTGCAGCTGTTGGAGCAACTAGTGCGATTGCGGAAGCTAACAGCGATCTCAAACAAATGAAGGTTGCAATCGCGTTACCTACTCCAGTTCTCACAGATAGTCATAGGATGGTGTGGGATTCACAAAGCGCAATGTTTGGAGCTGGGCTTATGCAGGTTGGTGCTGAGATGTTTGGTGCCGCTAAAGGCTGGTCACAGGATGGTGCTCAAGCAGCCACAGGCGATGCTAATTCGTCTGCAGGTCGTGCTTTTGAAATGGCTATGTCCGGTTTTGAGGCGTCGGCATTACACGGGATGTCACAGTCTGGTTTAGGATCCACATTCACCCGTATGGTTGGTAAAACTGCGAACACACGTAAAGAAGCGATCTTCCAAGATGTCGATATGAGGGAGTTTCAGATGAGTTTTCAGATGGCTGCTCGTAGTACCGAAGATATGAAAAATATTGAGTCGATTATTCGTGTGTTAAAGTACCATGCATATCCAGAATTAACAGCCAATAACTTCATGTGGATCTACCCTGCGTTATTCGATATTGTTCATTACTATCGCGATGATATCAACTATCATATGCCTCGTCATGCGACCAGTGTTCTCAAGAGCATTACTGTTGATTATTCTAATGGAAATGGCGCCGTCAGCGTTCACCACGATGGTAGCCCTGTATTGATCAAACTTGATCTTTCGTTTATGGAAATCACACAACTCAATCGTGGCAGTATTGCGAAGGGGTATTAATCATGTCAACAATTTTTGAATTATATCCAACATTGTATTATCCGCTTGACGTTAATGGTAAAACGGTATACAAAAATGTCAGTGATATTACATCCAATATTAGATTGACACAAAAGACGATTGATACCGCATTGAACTATGATCAACGTGTATTGGGTGACGGGGAGACGTTTGACATCACTGCAAATGAAGTTTACGAGGATCCCCAAAATCACATCTTGGTGATGCTGGCGAATGATCGTTTCGATTGGCGCAATGATACACCACTGTCAAGTGTTGAGTTTCAGAGTATGATCAACGAAAAATATAGTGACCCTTATGGGATTCATCATTATGAAGATGTTGATGGCAATATTGTTGATAACGTGTGGGATGATGATGCGGATCATGAATTTGCTTATCCACAAAACATTATTCCAATCACCAACTATGAATACGAGACGCGAATCAATGAAGCAAAGCGTCACATCAAAGTGATCAAACAAGAATATAGTAGTGTCGTTAACAAACTACTGAAGGATAAATTAACCGAAAATGAGTGAAAAGCTAAAAAGAGCTGGTGATGTAATCATTGGGGAAATCATTCTTACCAGTAGCAACGGGATGCAACTTGATATCGCTCCACAAGTGGTGTCGATTGAAATCACGGAGAATTTATTTGAGCCATTTACTAGTGGTGTGTTGACAATTATTGATGGCCAGAACCTGTCAAACTTATTCCCATTGGTCGGCAACGAATTCGTTTCAGTTTCATTTCACACCCCAACCGTTGGTGACGATCAGTATTATTACAAGAAGTTCTTTATCTACGCGATCAGTGATAAAATCAAACTGACAGAACGTACCAGTGGTTATCAACTTCGATTGATCAGTGTTGAAGCTACTATAGATCGTACTACGAGAGTATCAAGAACGTTTAGAGGACATCCGGATGAGATTGTCTCTAGCATTGTACGTTTGAATGGATTGATGACATCGACCCCATTGATCGTTGAGCCTGCATTGAACGATTTGGTTTTCATTAGCAATATGTGGAAGCCGACGAAATGCATCGATTATGTTTGTCGTCATGCGATCAACGCGAACAACTCTCCAACGTATTTGTTCTTCGAGCAGCGTAATCGATTTATCTTTGCAACATTAGAATATTTGAGCAGTTGGGATCCAATTCAAGCTTTTGCAGTTAATAATTGGACCAAACAAGCAGCTGTTGATAGTGTAAACACATCAACAGTAGTCGATATTGCAAAGGATTATCAGACTATCAAACAAATCCAATATAGCACCGGATTTAATCACTTTAAGCGAATTGATAGCGGGTATTACGGAAGTGAAACGATTGGTCTGGATATTGCGACCCAACAATACATTCATATTAGAAACAAGAGTGATTTCAGTAAAGAAAAGCACCTAAACAAATATAGTCCAATCCCCCATACGGTTCCAGTTGACTCCAGTGCTTTTATTCATTATGTTCCTTTTGTCACTCAGAACTTTGAGGGGCAAAATCAAGGGATCACTGACACCGACTTTGAATATCGAGGGATCCGTCAACAATTGATCTCGCGATTGCAAGCAACACATTTAACGATCAAAGTGTGGGGACGCTCAGATTATACAGTTGGTTCAACAATTGATTTGTCGATCCCAAAAGATCAGCAAATCACGAAAAAGGATGATCCTGAAGACAAACTGTTGTCTGGCAAATATTTGATCACATCACTAAAGCATGTTGTCACCCCAACAGAACACAATTGTAATATCCAGATCATGAAAGATAGTTTTGCATCTGATATCAATTATAGTTTGTTGGCGACAAAAGCAAACACAGGAAAAACAGACATTATTGCATCATGAACTACCACGATGCTAAACCATCAGTGGTTTTCTTGCTTGAACTCATATAAAGGAAGCCCCCTTAGATTTCTAAGGGGGCTTATTGTTGCTCATCGGCTAACGGCACTTAACTACTTCGTTTTTGCTGTTGGCCAATCAACATATGTATAACCATGATCACGCTTGGTGTGTTTGGAAATATAATCACGAGATTCTAGCTGGAACTTAATATCTTCAACAGTCTTTGGGTTCTTCAGCATTGCAAGAAGCTCTTCAACCTTCTTCTCACGATCATTGTAACGAACTTTGCGCAACATTTCGTCAACCCAATGAATGATATGCTTGCCTTCTGCCTTTTTGGAGGTAGGCTTAAGGGGAACAAACATCACCACATCTTCAATGGATTTGAGAGCCTTTTCGGCGATTTTAAAAGCACGTTCATCATTGTAAACTGCAGAGTTTCCAGACAACTTGTTGTATTCTGCAGTATAAATCGTCCAAAGGTCCCCATGTGATGCTTTGAGTTCATAATCAAAGTCGATCGTATACACGGTACCAAGGTCACTGATAACGATCATTTTATAAAAGCGACCATCATCTTCTTTCTTAGCGATCTTACGATTAACACGATACCCGCTAACAACGATATCCTTTTCACCGTATTTTTTGTCGATAAGAGAACGACGACCTGCACGTTTGATAGGTTCGCCTTCAGACTTGCCAGGAACGTATTTAATAACAAAATCCCGACCAAGAGTGGTGTCTTTATACACAATCATGTACTTGTGATTTTTGTGAGTGACAATGTCACCAACATTTGCGTTCTTGAAAACGTCACCAGACAATTCAGCCATAATATTTTGAATATATTCAATAATGTTATTTAAGATTCAAGCAAGAAAACCGCAGATGCTTCAGCATCGTGGTACTTCACTTAAGATTACGCTGCCAACCAAACGCCGTTCATCAACAGTGATTCGCAAATGATAGAATCATTTTTAATCTTTGCCACTGCTTCGCGAACTGGCTGAGGGATCACCGAATAACCACTGATTTCTTGGGTTCCGTTATTGTTTTCAATTCGACTAACAGCCTGTACAACCCAATTTTCGTCAAGATGTGCAATCGCAGTGTTTCCAGTCTCAGTTGTCATTACGACATCATAACCAGTATCGGTAATTGAAACTGATACAATCTTCTCAATCTTCATTGTTAGGCAGCTCCTTATTATAGTGCTTCAAAATTTGACTGGCAAGCTCAATCGCCTGTTGTCGATCAACTACGTATTCAGTTCTACTTGGATTGCCATATTTGTCACAATGTTGGATCACCAGTTTGTCAGAATACAACACATTACTACAAACTCTAATTGTTCGATGATCGACATTGTTCAGCAATACGTTCAATTGAAATTCCACCGTCTCACTCCTTAAAATTGTTACGATTATTATCCATCAATGATACCAAGAAGACAACAAAAGAAAATGGCCCATATGGGCCATTTGAGCATTACTCATCAGCTGTTCGAACCAACTGATTCCAGCTATTAATGATTTGAATTGCTGTGTTCATTGTTGACATTTTTCGTAGCCATGATCCAACCTCTTTCATTGTTTGCTTGTTCAATGGCACTCCAGCAACGTTATTGTTTCGAATCTTTGTTTGAGATCGAGAAGCGAACTTCAATTTCGTGTTGATTCCACTGTAACCATAAACGCCTGTTCGATCTGCAACTTGAATTAACGCTACTGCACAATCTAGTTTGTTGTTATTCTTACCAACAATCTGGCCAACATTGTAACCAAATGATCTTGGGCCATAATACAGACCTTTGTCCACACGTTGAACTATCAATGTGATCTGTGGGCGACCAATCTTACCAAACGTGAACTTGACTGAGGTTCCATTGTCCTCTACACGCTGAACAAACAACACATCACGAAGATTAGTGATCACATGAACAAGATTATTAAGCTCAGGATTTCCTCCTCCTCGCAATCGAATCATTGCTGATGCGCTTCCTATTGCAACACTGATAGTACTTTGTACAGCTTCAGAAAGAACTTGCTCGTTCAATTTTGCTAGGATCGATTGAATATTAGTCTGCCACTGATCATCATCAAGTTCGCGGCCAAAAACAATCACTTTATGCCCGTCAACACTAGTTGTTGTTTTGTTGCTCTCAACGTCTAAGATCGACAGTGCCTTTTCACATGCTTTAATAACGTTAGAGCTTTTTGTTGAAACAAAAACGTTGTTTACCTTTTGTGTAACCTGTGTGATTGAAGATGGCAGCAACACGATCGTTGCAACTACGTTTTTACGGTCCTTGCTATTGAAGCATTGAACAGTAATACACTTTTTGCCGTTGATCTTTGTTTCAGGAATTGCTAATGGACCCAGAAAGGTTCCACTGACACGTTTAAAGATTCCCAAGAATTTAACGACGTCTTTTCCACCGTTATGTTCATGAAATAATAGAAAAATAATTGATTTCATGTACTCGATGCTTCTTTCAAGCATAATGCTTGTTTTTCGTGCCCACTTTCCAGAACGTTTCGATTACTGTAATCGTGTTTGTATAGCACTCCACATCATTCTAGGGCAGTAACGATGCCCCATATACCATAGTTCTCTTCAGAGTGAGTTACTATAGTTCATTAAATTAATTGCCGCATTATAGTCACGATCAATTACAAACCCACAGTCAGGGCAAATAAAGATTCGATCACTTAATTTCAAACCTTTATTAATGCAGCCACAATGTGAGCATGTCTTTGATGAAGGATAAAAACGACCGGCTTTGATTAGCTCAATTCCAAGCTGTTCACACTTGTATTCTAGGATCCTGACAAAATCGTAGAAACCCATTTCACCAATTGCTTTGGCTAGATGTCGATTCTTCATCATTCCCTTTACGTTTAGATCCTCAACGACAATTCTTTCAGGATGCAGATCAACCAATTCCCTTGTGATTAGATGTCGTTGATTTAAACGAATGCATGCGATTTTGTGATAGATTCGCTTTAACAAAGCTTCATACTTCAATATCTGATTCGACTTTTCCTTAGGACCTTTACCGTTTTTCTTCGCCGCCTCATACTTCCTTGAAAGGATTCTTTGAACATGGATTAGCTTTCGGTTTAAGTTCCTAACGACTTTTGTCTTATTGATATTAATGTATTCTCGCTTTGTTCCTTCGTACGCAACTACCGCTAATCTTCCAACCCCTAGATCAATCCCAATCGATCCACACTTCTCTTCATCTTTGAGCACTTGGTTCTCATACTCAACTGCGAAGCTTAGAATCCATTTGCCATTAACAAAGCTAATTCGAACACTGCGAAAAGCTTTTACTTTTTCAAGATCCAGATTAGGATAATCTGCTTTGTATTTCAGCTTCCCAACCTTTGGAACTTGAACTAAACCATCCTTGAAATAAAATATGTGTTTATCACAAGACACAGGAAAGCTAGGTTTTGCTTTTCGTTTACTTTTAAATTTCGGTCTTTTTGAGGTTCCTTTGAACAACCTATCGTATGCAGTATCAAGATCTTTGCAAATATTTTGTAAAGAGTGAATTGATACTTCAGCTAGCCAAGGCAGTTCTTTCTTCAAGCTGGTGATCAAACTAGTCATTCCCGAAAATTTGAGTCTTGGCTCTTTGTTTTCAAAACGCTTAATTTGAGTTTCCAGCATGTAGTTCCAAATAAACCTACAATGCCCAATATGCTTGTTTAATGATTGGATTTGATCTTTAGTTGGATAGATTCTAATCCTGTAACCTTTGTACACTTTATTAGAAACCTTTCCAAATACACATCATTATGTATTGTACTGGGTTTGATTTCAAAAAGCAACAAGTTTTTTTCGTTACTATCAATTAAATTCTATTAAATGGTACGTAACACCATCATGGAGCCTCGTTGGGCTCTCCTCTAACTTTCATTAGAGCGCAGACTATATCTTCAACCCTTTGGGTTGGTGACCACTGTCCTCACGATTTCGAGGCTACCTAGTCGTTGAACGTTCCCCTTTTCGGGGCTTCGCTGCTGATTACCGATTGTTTCGAAGTTTAGGATTTAACCTTGCTTGATCCCAATCAATTTTTTCTACTTTCGTAACCTTCAAGCTTGAGCTTATTTCATCTCTACTTTGTGGTTGATTGGGCTTTACGGCTTTCCAGCATTTCAATCACTATTTTTTCATACCGATTACTCGATACGGTGACTATTCATTATGTTTAATCACTGCCTCGTTCAGTAACTGCTCGTATAGATAATCTACTGCTGTCTTCATTTGAACCTCCTCACAAAATCGTCCAACAACCGAATCGACTTTGTCTGATTAACTGAACGTATAACCTTATCGAAGCTATTGATCATATCATCAGCTGCATGACCAACAACATCAATAGTACCAATGTAGTAGTTGGTGATATTGTGCTCAAATGTCACACGATTACCTTCAATGATGAATTCAATTTTGATCATTGGGTTAACATCAATCATCACCACATACGTTGAGCCAACGTATTTGTAAGATCCTGTAAAGTTCAACAGGATTTGATCAATGAAAGTGTTTTGAAGATACGAAATGTTGAGAGATGAATCGGTAGATGGTTGATCCTGTTTAAGACGATAACACACCTTCCAAAGATCCTCAGCGCACTTGACGCCAGATAACGATTGACAAACACGCCACAGGTTGTAATTGGTCAAATGAAACGTTTCTTTGTAAAGCGTTCCATTAGCAAACACATCATACTTTCCGGCGTTTTGTGTAATCAGCGAGACTCGAAAATCTCCATCATTATCAAGTGTCAAAACAGCCTTGTTCATTTGAATATCTGAACCAGCAGAAAGTGCGCTAATTCGTCGTATAAACGTTTCGCCAATGTCTTTGGTGTCCTTAATCATAGACTCAGTCAGGGGCGTGTTATACGTCGTTCTAGCGCGTTCTATCGTGTGTTTAATATCGTCAATCGTCTTACAATGACGACAATCTGCTACAATTCTATTATTGGCATTATCAATGATCAAGCCTTGTGTTGATTTCCACGAATCTGGATAATCAGCAAATTGGCGAAGATAATCGTCACCGCTATATTTGAATGTGATTACGGGGATCTTGCTTGCATGATTAGCTAATGCTGCCAAAGCGCGATGTCGGCCATCCTGGTTACCAAACACGTAGTTCAACATTGGAAGAGGAAACTTTTCGCCTTTTTTCATTAGCTGTGCATAATGATCAATCTTGCCAGGGTTGACACAAGCATGTTCGTTTTCTGGAAGCGATGGACGATGTCCTCGAACAACACTACATTGTTCAAGATACTGTTCACTTGTCATTGGTTCTACATCAACAACAATACCTTGTGTCAATAATAGTTGTTGTTTCCCTGAATGTAAAATATCCTTGATATTGCCGTAATCAATGTTTGTATCGGCAATGTTGTGGAAATATTTGGATCCATCACAAGATGGATAGTTGTTCTGCGGCCATTTTACAAAAGATCTCATTTTGATGTTACTGGTGAACTACCACGATACTTAAGCATCGGTGGCTTCGTGCTTCATAGACAACCCTTGGATTACCAGATGAATTACTTCTTCTAGTGATCTAGAGGGGTTTGTCTCTGCACGCTTTTCAATATCGATTAAGAGCTTCTTAATCCTCTTTGGATCCCTACATTCCATAGGTACCATCGTAATCAGTTTATAGAAAGCAATCATGTTTTGAGCTGCATGAATATCACGATCGGTGATACAACCGCAGTTAGGACATATGAATTCACGTTCCCACACTTTAAGGTTTTCATTTTTATGAAAACAATCAAAGCAATATTTTGAGGTGGGCAATGAACGATCCAAAATGAATGTGTTTGGAAGGGCCTTTAAAATCGCTTTAACGCGTCCCAAGATCCCTTTTTCGATTTTCTTACCGTGTCCAGATGCCTGCCAATTTGATAACATCTCATCCTGGAACACAACGGTTTCAAATTGTTTTAACCAAAAGATTACTTTGTTAGTTGCGTCTTTCTTTTGGTTACTTCGTTTTTGTTTTTGCTTTCTAAGGTGTTTTGTTAATCGTAAACCCTTATTCGTCCTGTTAGAGAACTTCTTTGAATGCCTACGAGACAACTTACGTTGTGTTCGCTTTTCGTTCTCACTTTGTTCAAAACAATAGTTTAATTTACGACTTTCCTCGGTTTCTTCTACAAAGGTTGTGAAACTAGTTTCACAACCAAAATCAATCCCAATCGTTTGATAGTTATGTTTACGTTGCTGTTTGGGAACATAGCATGTGATTTGAATATACCAACCGGTTGGCTTTTGTACCAAACGAGCGTTGGCAAATTCAATCCCCTCAACACTAAGCTGCTCTAAACCAAACACTTTCAATGGCTTTTTCAATCCCGCTAGTTTGATTTTGGTGCCATCAAATTTCCAACTATTACCAAATTGTCTAAAAGATACACTGTTTACTTCGCTTACGAATGAAAGTCCTTTAGTATGCTTGATATTGCCCGCTTTGATATTAGATTTGATGCTCTTGCAGGCGATTCCTATTTGCTTGTTGATCTCTTGACGTGATGCAGCACCTAAACAGGCATATTCACTAACGATTGGATTTTTGTCCTTGTCATAGTGAACGACCGTTTTATTTTTACAGTCGTTTTTATAGGGCTTGTTTCCATCGATCTTTCCAAATGCAATGCAGCTATTATAGTACCACTTTGCTTCTAAAAAGATGTTGTATAGGAATTGTTTTTGAGTTTGATTGAGATGATTCGCTTGAATCTTTAATTCGAATACTTTTACATCCATCAAAGATGCACGTCGAGCAGCATTTTCAGCTTTCGTGACAAATGTAGCTTTGTAGTCTCGTTTGGTGTTATTTGATGGATAAGTATTATCTGACATGATTCAACCTGGAATTGAATTGTGTTTAACAGAGGGAAAGAATTGCCGTTCTTTCCCTCTTTTGCTTTATTTATACTTTACTTTTTTCAAGCAATTCATCCACGATGCTGAAGCATCTGTGGTTTTCTTACTTGGATTTTGGTAAAATATCTTTGAAAGACTGTTGCTTTAAAGCCTTTTCAAACAGTTCAAACAAACTTGCAATTTTCGACTCTGTTACTTGGAATTTTTCCGTCACTTGACGTCCATCAGACGTTTCGATACTGGCTGCCCACATCTGCTTTTTGAAAAACCCCAATTTAAAAACGCAACCGCGAATCTTGGTTTCAAAAATATTGCCAGATTCTAACTGTTTGCTGTATTTGTATGTTTCGAAAAATGTGACAATAAAAGCACGATCTGATGGTTGTAGGTCGTTTTCTTTGAAACGACTTGTAAACTGAACTCGATGAAGATCAATCAACTTTTGCCAACGAGCTTCGGGGCCATCTTGGCTGTTTGTAGATTGAGTTGTTCCTTGGTCTTCATGAAGCCATTGGCTAAACGTTTTCATGATAATAAAATGAAATTGGTACGAAAAATACTTAAAAAGAAAGGGTGGCTCTTCTGGCCACCCTTTTTGTTACATTAACTGTTCAATTGTCTAAAACTTATTGTCCCAAACAACTTGTTCAACAACATGCTTTGGAAGGAAAGCGCTCAATGTGTGACGCAACCATTTAATATTGTGAAAATATTGAGTGTGCACGTCACGATACATCTTGATTGTCTTGTGAAACTTTGTACGTTCAGTTCGTGTCATAAAGACTCCTTTGTATGAACAGTTTGCAATAGTATCTAGTTACTTGTTAGATTGAACATAGTTGCGGATTTGTTCAATCGCACGATTAGCGATTCGAGGTTGAATCATATTATCACGCTTGAACTCGGCATCAAGCAAGTTGCCAATCATTCCACTAACGCGACCATTGTAAGAGTTGTCCCAGGCACAAATAATTGCAAAGCGGACCGCTTTAGAAAATTGATCAGCAAAAGCAATAACTTCATTCTTTTCAAAGCGGATTTCGTTGATGTTCATTTGTGTGCTCCTGTTTGTTCCTTCAGTATGGATATAATACTACAATCCAAACGAAAAGGCAACTAGTATCGACCGTAGTAATCTTGCTCCATTTGCATGAAATTATCATCTTCGTCCACAATGCCTATCATAATCCACTTCGCTCTTCGAGCTCCGTATTTTCGAATATATTTTTTAAAATTGTGGACGGTGTTGGTGTACTTCAGGGAATATATTGTGTGCGCATATGCGGCATGATAACATATAGCACAACCTCTCAGATACCACCGTTTAATAGCTGCTTTTCTCATCGGATATACTGCTTAACGGACATGCAACCGAATGCGTTGTAATCATTAACAGCAATAATGGTCTGTTTGATAATTGTATCACTAAGCCCATTCAAAGGGATCACTACATCAAATCGACGAATCGCTCGACCAGGGCAAATATATTGCTTTTCAAACATCGTCTTGATTACAGAGTCAGTGACCCCTACCTGATGTGCAGCTGCTGAGATTAGGTAACACAACATCCGTACCTGATGTGCATCAACAATTCCATCATTATGGCCACGAAAATCAAAGAACACAACCCCATTAGACGTATTCTTGATCGCATTGACCATCTTTTCCTGAGTTTCGTATTCAACCAGTTCAATATTGCACATTTCAGTTGCTCCTTTTCTAACCGACAAAAACATTATACCAAACGTCAGTTAGAAAGGCAACAAGATTATTTTACTGGTAGCTTGTTAATTTCAATTTCACTAAGAATTTGTGCAACCTCTGCAGAACCTTGCATTGCTGATACAATATCCTTAAAAGCTTCACCAATCACAACTGCGCTGGATCGATATTTGTCGACGTCGGTCGTCGTGATTCCGAGAAAACTTTTGGCTTTTGTAAAAAGATTAGAGGTGTCTAAAGTCTTCAAAAAAGACTTGGGCGTCAATGTTTGACATCTAAACGCCAACTTACCATTCTTTGCAATGGGTTCGTTAAAATCGACAAAAGCAAGGCCAATGTCATATTTTCCCGCTTTGACTTGAACATGAGGTTTCCCATCGTTCTTACTGACGTAACACGCCATTAATTGATAATCAGGAATTTTTGCGACTCTGTCACGAAATGGGTTGACATATTCTCCCAGATCTACAGAACCACTCTTAACTTTGTCTGTTGAATCTGTGGCAGATTTTTGATTCTGATTTTGTGTTTGCTGATCCTGTTTTTGTTCAGCGCCAAACGATGTTACTACTAAAAAGCGTTCCCACTGTTTTAATTCTTCTTTAACATTCTTTTCCAAAATAGACTTAGTTTGGGCTCGATTGCTTCCGGGTACAGGAATTAATTTGTACAATGCAGTGTTGCCACGAGTTGGAGGAATTTTGTATACAGCACAGTGTCTGTTTTGTTTATCTTCTCCTGTATAGAGTGTTTTTGGAAGTCCGACCACATAAACATTCTTAGTTGTCACTCCATAAGACACACGATTGGTCAAGATCTTGGCAAAATCGATATCTTCATTTTCACGTCGATTTAGAATATTAAACTGAGCGTCTTGAAATGGAAACCCAATATTTTTTAAGGCTTGACGAGCTGGAATAAGAAACTTTTTATCCTTAACACGTGTAACTAATAAACCTTCGATAAGGAATTGTTCAAAAGACAGCATTTTAACGGTTAAACATATATTAATTATTACTTAACAAATGTGGTGTGTTTAACCGTTAAAATGTCTATGAATGAAGATTTTGTCCGTTATAATCGTCGTGTGCGTTATTTGACAGAATGTACGTTGAAGGAAAATGGAATTACTGTCGATAATCGATTTTGTTACAATATTGACCACATTTTCCCAATTAAACGAGGATATGAGTTGGGGATTCCAGAACGCTTAATAGCGTCTTTGGATAATCTTCAAATTATGGATTGGAAATTGAATAGAAAAAAGGGATCCCATATTACTGAGATCCCCGAAAATATTTTGGAGTTTATGGTCGAACATGACGTCTTTGTGTAAAGTATCACACCCATGCCAACAAGTTTGCTCGATGTATTTGTGATAGCTTACCAGTGAACTGAATCAGGAACGTAACTGTTCAACTTGTCTCCAATTTCCTTCTGAATCTTTTCAATCGATTCAAAAGGATGACCAGCCTTCTTAATCTGATAGCATGTGTATCTGTTAATGACAGGCACACCCTTACTAGTGATGGTCACATCACTGTCGGCACCCCTCATGTTGAAGATGATATAAACGTCTCCGTCGATCACCGAACGATCATTGCTTTCGACCAATTCACGTAGCGTCTTACTAACACCCCGGTGTGACTGTTGCATGATCGATGTGGGTACTCGACGAGCTCGTGTTTGGTTGTTCTTTGTGGCTTCGTTAAAATTAGTCAAAACCCACACAACATGACGATTAGTCTTCTTGTATCCACCAATATCGCATAAGTTACCAATTGTCTTGATTTTGGTTGCGTTCTTCAACGTCACATTAAAGATGACGTTGTCTTTGTGACTTCTTTGAGCAGCAGCCAGAAAGAACGCACGTTGGACCTTCGTATCCCAACCCTTTTCAGAAACAAAGTCATGCAGCGCCGCCGTCTCTTCTGGATCGAACAAATCAAGATGATTTAAATGAAAACCATACTTTTTATAGAACTGATCAATAACCTGTTGAGACGACATATGAATTGCATATCGCTTAATATCATCAACATTGAACTCTTTGCCAGTGAAGTTAATCATATTGTTTAATACGAAATCTTTGCCGCTTCCAGCACCTCCAGCAATAATTAATACATTATCAAAACGTGGATATGCAACTGAACGATTACCAATATTCAATGCACGTTCAGAAAGGTCGCATGGGGTGTTTCGTTTAATCCAATCAGCAAATCCCAACATTGAATTCATACCAATTAACTCCAGTAATTAAGCAATACTTATTGAATTGACTTGTTGGTTAAACCACTCGCTCTCTCAACACTGTTATAATACCACAAACATAACAAAAAGGCAACCGCATATGCGGTTGCCTAGCTCATAATTATGTTGAGTATGTGAACTACCACGATGGTAAACCATCAGTGGCTTCGTGTTTCGTAGACAGCCCTTGGATCACGAGTTGAATTACTTCTTCTAGTGGTCTAGAGGGGTTTATCTCCACACGCTTTTTAATATCGATTAAGGAAACCTTAATCCTCTTTGGATCCCTACATTCCATAGGTACCATCACCAGAATCTACTTTCACACAGAAAAACTTGAAAGATGTTTACCTGTAGCGGAAACTGTTTCTTTAAGAACAATAAATTGAGGCTTTGAACCCTTGCTACGAAGCTGCAGTTTGATCCCCTTACCATCAACAGTGAGAGCAAAAATTACATTCGTATCACCATTCAAAGGAACAATAATCTTGTTCAATTTGACGTCACTAGCTTGATCATGATCGATCAAAACGATCTTTGTTCCGTCAGCTTTATAATGAGGACAAGATAGTGGATGTTTTGATACGGCAGTCAAGTATGCCATCGTAATGACATCATTAGCATGCTGTACATCAGCACAAATTCTTGTTAAAAACTCAATCGCTGGAGGAAAACTCTTATTGAAGTTGTCACTCTTGGGATTGAGCTGATCAATTGCTTGTTTAAGATTATATTCGGAGCACTTTGTAATTTCAACAAGATTTGCGATCGCGCTATGGTGAACCTTTTTAAGATTGTTGTAGATTGACTGTTTGTTCTTCTCTAAACTTGTTGATGTAGTTAAAGGCTGGCCAAGAGATTGCATCGCAACAACATTATCGAGCGAAATTGCTCCATGAGCTGCATCAGTATCGCCCTTCTTAAGACTAACACCAATTACTTCATCAAACTCAGCCAAATATTGATTAATCTGCACAACATTTTCCATCTGTTTGATTTTGCTCAATACATCAACACCCTTCTTAATAAGAAAGATGTCAGACGGATTCCATTTATCCGATGATACACGCTTCAGACCTGTTAGTTTCAAACCCTTATTCTTAATTGTGTTGAATAAAACAGACCCTCGATGGAATTCATATTGTTGATAATTTGGCACCTTCTTGGCGATTTGTCGGGCAGTGTTCAAACAAATATCATTCCAGTTATTGACATTACGTTCTAAAAATGCCAATGTTTCTTCAACAATAGTGTTTGATTCCCGTTCATCTTTACCAACATGCAATCTGGCTGTTGGTTTGTAATTTTCAAGAGGCTTAAGATCATTGTCGAGATAAAGCAACACCCCAAATTCCTGCCATGCAGTTTGAGTGGATCCGGTTGCTTCCAGATCTGTCGAACCTGTCTTGACGACCTTGATCAAATAGCCAGGATGATTTTCAGTGCGGCCAACCAGATGATAAAAACCAGGGTGATCTTTGTCAACGTTGATCACTTTGGTGTCAAACAATTTCGCTAGGCGCTCAACGTTTTCCATTGACATCTTGAGAATCGTTGCACTTTTCTTGTACCCGTTGTAATGCATGAAAACGCTTTTATTTTCAAGCTTGACTTCGGAGCCGGGTTCAACTGCATCGAGGATCTTTTCTAACGTTGATTGAAGATCCTTAGGAGCTTTATTGACTGCATCTTTGAGCGAAGTGTACTTCAATTGTAAAGCCTCTGTCAAAAAATCTAAAAAGTTGTGTGTAGAAACCATGCTATAATCTTTAAAATCCTCGCTTTAACGTTCACAAAACGACAATAATATACTTACTGAAGTTGATATAAAATTCCATGTTACTTAAACATTACTACCATTGAATCATTTGTACAAGACTTGCCCACACATATCCAATACTGCCAGCAATGAATAGAACAAGGGCATCGAGAATACAAACAATTGTTATATCTAGCCACGTTCTCTTTTTGTGCTTCATTATTTCAATTGAGTTGATCACTTGTGCAACACATACGACAATTCCTGCAATAGTAGCTAATGTAATTGCGGCAAACCATACCCAAAACATGATGATTATTTCCTCTTCTTAAAACGCGCACACAAACGTTTTCTGGCTTCAGCTCGTTGCAAATATGCCTGATGTTCACGAACAAAATAGTCACGCATAGCGATTAATGCATTGACAATTGACTTAACATTATCAATCGAGACCGTAATTGATACCTTAGTTGGGCGACAATTGTTACTACCAATCATTCCCCTTCCTTCAATTGTTACCGTGTCGTCATCACTGAGGATGATGGTGATAACATCTACCCCACCATAACCATACTTGACAATTGTCTGTGTACATTTGTGATCAACAATCTTGCTCAATGCGGTACACAAACGAGTCGCTTGATTAGCGTTGATTCGATAATACACTGTATGTTTCGAACAATCAGTCATCCATACCTCAATCCCCTGTGAAGGGATTCGATGATCGAGTGTATTGACGTCTATGAATTGGTTGTTAATACATTGAACCCTTGTTCCTCGTACACCCATCACACAAACCCCATTTTAATACCAATCTGTTTAAGAACTACTGGATTATTCTCCCCACGAATATCAATCAATGCTTTTAATGCGATTGAAGGAACAAGTAGACGGTCAGCAAAATCATACAATCGTTTTTCTTGCTGCGATTGATATGACCACAAATCTTCGGTTAGATGTTGTTTGCGAAATGGGGGAATGTTCAAAACGTGCCTTCCAATCTCCTTCGCGATTGTATAACGTTGAGTAGTAAGATCATCATTTGAATTGATCGTTATTGTATTGCCATCAAGCTCCCCATGATCAATTGATCCTAAATCACGATACTCTACCTTCAAACCTACATGTGAAGCAATATGTTCCACATTCACTGGTATTCTGCCATCCCAGCACTTTTCAATCAAACGACTTTCGATCATCACTTAACCTTCATCACACATGTGGGTGAAATGTTATCCTTTCCATTTCCATACCACCAACTAGGGTTACAATACCATAACAATTCAAATATTGCAACAGCTAACACAAAAGAAAAAGCCCCATGAGGGGCTTTGAAAATCACTTAATCGGTTTCAGACTACACAAACGTTCTTTGATGTTCGTTTCTGAAAAGTCGTATTCAGTGCCATCACCATCAAAACCGTAATAGTCGGTTTTACTATCATTGAGACGAGCAATCACGTAATTCGACACACGTGTATCGTGTGGGTCACCGATCTCAGCAATGAAATATTGATACTTGTCATCATACTCAACCGCTTCGTAGTTGTCAATGTTGTCACGTTCAATCGTGTTGAATCTCTTGACAAGTCCATCAATATTTGCAAATGCTTTCAACCATTTAACCTTATCAGCAGCAACCCTATTAAACTTGATTGTGTGCGTTTTGTGTTCAACCGATTCCGCCAAATACTCACCAAAAGTCTTCATTTTCATTTACCCTGTAGAACTAACAACATATTTGAATTAGCCAAAAATCTCAGCAAACGTGTACACTTGTTCGTCCATATCGGTACCAAAGCAGATTACTCGAGGCGTGTGCACTCGCTGACGCTTAAAATCAACAATGATTGTCATCTTACCAAAATAGCGACCAAACGTGGCCATCTGCAGCTTCTTTGACATATGGCCACTGACTTCATTGATATCAATGTTCATCGTGTCGAAGTCAGAAGTGACAATTGGAAGAGAGTTGAAATTGCACTGTTCAGCCTCATCAGGCAACAACTGACCAAACATGATGTCATATTCAACCCCATTGACAAGCTTCGTCAGACGTTCACACATCTTGTTGGAGTCGAATTCCGTCACAACAACGAGATTACCATCAATCGTCGTAAGCATCGACTTCTTACCAAATTCGTTCTTAAGCTCACGAACAAGCTCGGTACCGTGGTTAACAGACTTGACGCAACGGAAATACAACATTGGTAAACTCCTTTGTTCATTTGTTCCTTCAATACCGTTATAATACCACACATGAACGAAAAAGACAACAAAAACCCCACCATTGGTGGGTTTACGCGATTACTTGGTCTTTTCAATGTTCGTGAGAATCTGCTTGGCCTCATCGAATTTTTCAAAATCGTACTTGTAGAAGATTTCGAACGCCTTCTTAGCAATCTTCAGGTTTTCAACAGCCTGTTCATTGCTATCGATAATCACATCGAACGCTTCTTGGTATTCTTTCAAACTGTTCTTAGCATTTAAATCGTGACGCATAATAAGTTCAGCATTATCACGATAACGACTGAAAGAAATATCGGCGATCATATGATATTTGCCGTCCTGGCACTTAACAATATCACCACCATAAAGGATTCGGTTCAATCCTTCTGGGAGACGGTCGTAATGAAGCTGAACGTTGATTTGATCCTTATTGCTCCAAGCACTACTATAATCCTTGAATTCAATCTTGGACAAACTAATACCAAGCGGGCGAAGCTTCTTATTGAGATCTTGAACCATTAAACGACCAAGAACCTCAGCATGCTTCTTAAGAAGGGGATCTTCCTTACGAGCGCTAGCGCGATCAGCCTGCTGGGTTTCAATTCGATCCTGTGGATTTACGACGAAAAAGCTATCGTAGTTGTTTTTCAACTCAACTCGAGAAACGGTATAGTCGTAATAATAATTCTGCTCAGCCTTTTCTTTGTCTACAGCTTCACCGTCTTTAAAAATATAGAATGCATTTGTTGAACTTTCAATCTTAACCACAGCAACATTATCATTTTTTGTGTTGGCACAAACGACAAAACCATAATCGGCGTTCAAAACTTCAAGGCAACGCTTAAATGTGAAATCACGCTTGGAGATCTGGGTGAATTCACTATTTCGCACGCCAATACCATGCTTGCTGAGCACGCGACCAATCTTCGTCAGAATTTTAGAATTGATCTTCTGCTTCATGACGTTGCTATATGCTTCAATTAGAAATTGATTAAACTGCTTCAATTTAGATAACAATTAAATTAATCTATGCATATATAGCGAACAGACAGCAAACGAATCACGACAATCGACGCAAGCTCTTTAACCACATTATCGACCTATTGCAACAAATTCGTTTTCACTACCATCTTCATTCTTGAATGCATCGGCATCAACATCATTAGCTTCTACAAGCTCAACGTAACGAACCGGTTCACAACATTCATACGAACCACCATAGTACGTAGCAACCTCAACATCCCCAGCTTGCTTCTTCAGTGCTTCCAGCTGCTCAATCATTTCACTAATCTTCATATTGTTCTCCTTTGTTCCTTCAGTATGGTTATAATACCATACGCGAACGAAAAAGTCAACAAAAATCTCTGGGGATTAACCAGAGATCATAAGACTAACGTATTGTTTTTGCCAACTGAATCGCTGTGACTGTTAACGGAATTACGATCCACACGATTTCCAACCCACATTCAATGACAATTGTTGCTGATCCAAAAGCAACAAGAACCAAAATCATCAGATTGATGATTATCGACACAAGAATGTTCAACATATTATCGACCTATTGCAACAAATTCATTTTGATTGTTCCTTCAGTATGGTTATAATACCATACGCGAACGAAAAAGTCAACAAGACTTGTGAATTTAGTCTTGATGACGATATTGCTCCAACATTATTGGTTACTACTTCGACAAACTGATCGACAATCTCTTGCTCGTCCATTTTAATACTTCACCTTCAGGTTGCCACAGTCGTAGAGTTTAATCCACCCATTAGCAATCATGTTCTCATACTCAGATTTCGATGCATCAAAGTTTGAAAGAAGTTTTGCTAATCGATGCTTCTGACATGCTACTCGAGTGAGAATTTGATCACCCTTACGGTACACGTAATTCGGCTTTGTTGATGGCAACTCAGTGAACCCACTACGCATATACCCAGCCCCCGTAAAATGTGCATAATCGATGTAGCTGACGAAATGTTCAACCCCACTATGTTTGATTAGCTTGGTGAACCCGCCTCTAACCAATACTCCAGCCTTTACACAATAACGATACAATTCATAGCCGGACTTGTCATAACGACTTTTTCCCAACCCAATCACTGCAACCAATTGATCTTTATAAAACAACCCAAATCGTACACTAGATGATACTGATTTGTGAAGGTGATATTGGTTTGTGAAATTCGTGTATACACTGCTTTCAATTGGAAACACCCAACAATCACGAGCATTAATAATTTGCGCAAACAGCCCTAATTGAGTACGAATCAGATTGATTATGTGCTGTTGTTTTAATTCCCATTCCCACTGATAAATGACAATTGTCTTAAACCCGGCTCCTCGACTAGCAATAATATCATTAACGATCCCCAAGTTATTTTCATCATCAGGAACATAACGAAAAGCCACTTTACTATCAAAATCAACCCACAACCTGTCTTTAATGATAATTGCATGATTCGTGCTGCTTTGTTCCATTAACTGATTAATGTAATCAATTGGGTTTTGAATTGACTGTGATTGTTCAACTTCGATTACTTCATCATATAGTTGCCAACCACATCCCTGACATCTAATCCCTCTTCGAACAGCAGCTGCAATTGAGTTGCGGTTAATTCCAGTTAATCTGCTCGCTTCTGTAATGCTTTGATATATTTGTCCTGTTGTTGTATTGATAATTTGCTGCATTATTGATTCACCTCAACATAATCATCATATAACATCCACTGATAACCACCACATTTAAACACAACATCTCCAACTTTTTTAGCTTTATACAAATTGCTTGACATGGTTGTGTGATTAAATCCTAACGAAATACAAGCCTCAACACATGAGTTAAACACTTGTTTAGTTTGTAGATTAATAACCTTTTTGTTATTATTTGGTGCTCGACCTTTTAAAGATTCACTAATTCTACGTTTTGATTCTTCCGTATGTTTCTTGCCTTTAAACCGCGACGATTGCTGAGGAACAATTGATTCACTTTCCCCTTTCACGTAAACATCGTAATATTCCCACTGCTGACCTTTTACACGATATCTGCCCCAAATACCGTTGGTTACTGTGGTAATTGGATATCCATATGCTTTATCGGCTTCTCGAGCAGTTGGAAATACTTCCATTGTTGCCAAATTAATCACCGCCCGCTTGTGGCTAGAATTCGCACCAACACATTTCCCTTTTAACGAATCACTAATCTTTTGACGAATCTCTGGATTCGCCATCTTCGCTTTTTGAATCTCTCCCTGCAGTGGTCGTGCTTGCTCACAAAGCAGTTGATATTGCTGAACGGTAAGGTTGTATTTGATTTCGTTGTTATGAAAGATGTTGGCCATGCTGTAGAATGCCAGTACCATCTTTGGATCTTCAGTGTAATACAGCAAATGATGAGCAATAATATGCTCTTTGTATGTCAATTTAACTAAGTTTGTTTTTGCGTTAGTTCCACCCCAACTGCGAGGAACAATATGATGAATATGTCCTTCAACATCTCCTCTAGTTTTGTTTAACTCAATTCTGGAAGTAATGAACTTAACATATCGGTCCAAATAACGACGAGCTTTGCTTTGATTTGCAAACGAATGTTGATATAATTTTTCGTACATTGATTATATGATTAAAAATTATAATCATATTATACACCATTTTGAAATATATAACAACACGTAGGGACTAATTTTATCGGTTTAGCCCTTAATTAGAGATTTAGGGACTATTTTGCTTTAATACATAACTTAGGTGCACTGTCTTAGCCCCCATATCAATTTTCATCATTTTAGACAAAAAGAAAAGGCCTTATGAAATTAATTTCATAAGGCCTTAATTTTAAAACCCTTCAAAAGGGGATCGTTTTATAATCCCCTGTAAGACAGGCGTTTATCAGAGAGAGTTGACGATAAACTTGCGATAGTAGTAGTTAGCGCCAGCCATATCCTTGATGGAAACATCACCACCAACACCCTTCTTAGCATCGATCTGAACCTGTGGGTTAAATGCGATACCATAACGCGTTTTGAACCCGATTTTCGGTTGGAAAGTATTAGGATCCTGAGCGCGGATAAGTTGAAGTGGAACATATGGGCAGTAGAACATACCAGCGTCATAGGCAGACGTGCCCTTATAACCAACTACGCAATACTGGGCTTCAGACTGATTGGCGGTATATGGGTCGATAAACACCTTATACTTGCCATTAAGGATACCAGCGAAGGTAGACTGGGCTTCATCAATCTTGAGAGCGTTCTGAACAGCAGGAGCGTAATCAAGCATACCAGCCATCTGAAGAGCAGAAGCAACGTCAGAAGAGCAGATGATGAAGTTACCACGACCACGACGAGTCTTCTGAGCGATTGCATTAGCTTCACGTTCAATGCGATACATTAGACCCTTGTACTTTTCAGCAGACCAACGGCCGTCAGAGTCGATATCGAGGTCAAAGATGCCCTTACGAGCGGTACCGTTCTGGCAACCCCATTCAGCAGTAACGTAGATGTCACGAATAACTTCGCGGTTGATTTCAGCGAGAATTTCCGTAGCAAGAATGTTAGAAAGTTCAGCTTCAGCATCGAGACCATGAACAGACTTAAGGTCTTGAGCAAGTTCGAGTGTGTATTCAGCCTTAAGGATACGGGACTTAGCAACGACAGATGTCTTTTCGATAGAGAAAGCCATTTCGTTCCACTGATTTTCAGCTTCAGAACCACGAGCTTCAGCTTCAGCTGTGGTCATACCAAAACCAGTGCTGTACTTTTCAAGATCAAGAACTGGATTCTGAGTTTTTGGATCAACTTCATCCTTAAGAGCTTCAGCCCAGTTAGAACCCGCATGTTTGCCTTCGCCAGCAAAACCTGTCCAAGCTTCGTTGTAGAGAGCTTCCTGACCACCTTGCTTACGATACTTGGACTTCATGGCGAAGATCAAGCCGGTTGGCTGGGTCATTGGCTGAACACCACAGACGTCAAAAGCGATCATCTGAGGCATTGCACGGCGAACGAGGTTAATAAGAACTGGATCGTAGCCAGCCATGTGTGGGTTACCATTGGAACCGTCAGCGTTAACGGCACCATAAACGTCACCCTGGATACCACTGTTATTGACAGGAGCGGCTTCAGAGAGCATCTTAGGAGCGCCATTCATGGCATCAGACTTCATGGAAGCGAGCTGGTTTTCAAGGAGAGTAGCAGTTACAGCGCGACGATGAGCGTCAGCAATCTTTGGGGCAGATTCGAGATCAAGTACCTTAGCCCACTTTTCGGTAAGAATATGAGTATTTTCCATTTTGGAATATGTTTCCTTCAAACGAAGTAGTTAATTTTCAATAGTTACTTATATTTACGTACCAACAAACAGGTTAGTACTTTGATTTATTAGCTTCAAGAGCAGCAAGGAAGAACGCGACATCTGGATCAACAGATTCTTCGATCTTCTTTTCTACTGGCTTTTCAGCAGGTTCTTCTGGAACAGATTCAGTGATAATATTTTCAACACCAAGGTCAAGAGCATCATCACCAAGTTCGCGAAGAGATTCGGCAAGAATACGAGCACGTTCAGAGAACTGTTCGACAGAGCCAGTATCACCTTCCATAAGTTCAACGAGCTTGGAACGTTCAGTATCAGACATACCTTCAGAGATCACAGCAAGAGCTGTGGCCTTCTTGGATTCTTCAATCTGATGTTCAAGATCGAACTTAGCTTCAACAGCTTCAGCAAGCTGAGCAAAAGCATCATCACGTTCGCGAGAGATTTCAGCGAGCTTAGATTCGAAATGTTCATGAGCTTCAACTGGAGCAAAGCCAAACTTAGCAAACGTTGAACGAACGCTATCGAGGATTCCTTCAGCAAGGAATACCTTGGCAGATTCTTCAATCTGCTGTTCGTGAGACTCAACATACTGCTCGGCGATGTAGTCAGCATAACTAACTAAACGATCAGTTAGTTCGTCAAGCTTTTCAGAAGCGAGCTGAGCTGCAGCTTCGTTGAGCTTTTCTTCGTGCTCTTTTTCAGCCTGTTCGCACTTTTCCTTTTCTTCTTCAATCTCACCTTCTAGTTCGGCGATCTTTTCAGACATCTTTTCCATCTCAGCAAGATATTCGCCCTTGATGGATTCAGCAATTACCTTTTTCTGTTCTTCGATCTGTTCTTCAAGCAGTTCAGCATGATGGTTAGCCATTTCCTCGGCAATGGCTTCACGATGCTGTTCAAGCTGTTCGGCGAGCATTGTTTCTACCTTAGCATCAACGGCGCTCTCAAACATCTTTGAAGCTTCAGACTTAAACTGTTCAGTAAGCCCTTCACTAGACTCGAGCAACTGAGCAAATTCAGCATTAGACATTTATAAATGTTCTCCGTAAGAGATAATAAAATATTTTATGTGAATTATTTAACGCATGCTAGATTGCACGAAACATATACGTTTTTGACGAATGAAGTCAACATATTAAAATGGTTGTAAACAATCTATCGTCACGTTTCAAATTCAAACTATACTTACAAAATTTTTCAATGCGCATTTAGACGCACTGTCAATGTTACTTAGTTAAAGAATTAAGCAACTTTTCAAAAGACATCACCTGAAGCTCAGTCTTTTGTTGTTCAGTTAAACCTTTCTTGGGAACGAATTCATTATTAGTTTCGTCCCATTCCCAATCCTGAGTGCTTTCGACAAGAAGAGATACGTTTTCGGCAGTTTGGGCACTGGATAAGAAAACCAAGTCACCAGCAGTAACAAGGCGGAAGTCATTTTGGACGATATCAGCACCATTCTTACGAACAACACTACCACCAGCACGACTAGAAACGCCTAAATGGCCACCTTCTTTAAGAATCGCCTTTGCAATTCGACCACAGGGTGTATCAAGTAACTTAGCCTTAGCACGCCAAAGTCGATTATCGTTAGGGTCCTGGTAGATATCAGTGATCAAATGACTGATTCGATCAAGATTAATGCTAAGATTTTGCGGATGTTCCCATTCTCCGTATGCGCGCATCTTATCAACGTAATCGCGCTTGTACACTTCAACGGCACGTGCCATCACATCTCGGGGATAAATTCGCCCATTACGATTCTTGATCTCTGACTGAAGAAAGACCCCTTCGATATAATATTCAGGTTCTTTTCCTTCATCAGCTGATTCTGTCAGGATCTCTAACTTATTAGTTTGTTCTGATAAAAACTTCATTTTGTTATTTTGCGCGTTGTGCGCTTCTTGGTTGTTTTCTTTACTACTGGAGGATCGATGAGCATGCGATCGTTTTGTTGCTGTGGTTCACCATTGTCGTAACCATCTTTAGGGCCCCGCTTTGTATCATCCTCATACACACCATAAGAAGCATATTCAGCACTATAGTTAGCAAAATTACGTTTGCGAATTCGCAGCCACAATGACATTTCACCCTCAAGAACGAACTTGATATCTTCTTTGCGATACTCGCATTCTGGTACTGCATCCTGGCCTTGCATATCAAGCTGACATGTATCGCCAACGCAGAATGCCATAATTTGATGTTCTAAATCATCACCACCTCGGAACATACGACCATGACCATCTTGATTAAATCCAGACCAGTGCATATCAGTTACCAGCATATAACTGCGATCGGTAATATCTTGGAATTTATATCCAACGCCTGGAGCACAAGACTCATCATCAGGTTTGTAGCACAACATCTCTTTCGTAATAATTGCTTCACCACCTGACGAGTCGCTTTTTACCTTAATCGCAGCATCAAGCTCTGTATTTTTAAGAATTTTTACAATTGTGGCCATTATTACTTGTCCTGTTCTAAACGCTTAAAACCACAACGTTCGAATACATCATTGCGCCGTTGACGAATTTTTTCAACAATTCGCTGATCAATCATGTCTTTCATTGTTGCCTGAAATTGTTGAATATCGCTATTAATTACAGCCTTTGCTAATTTGATTTTTTCGCTGGTCATCACTGTCCCTCTTTTTAGATTCTTGTTCTGCCACAAATTGACGAAGCAGTTCAATGTCTTCTTCTTTGACAGCATCTATTAGTTGCTGGATTTCCATCACTCAATAATATCGGCAGAAATTACACATCTTATTAATGTTATTTAAACAAAGAAAAAGCCCCACAAACGGGGGCTTTCTTTGATTACATCGTGGCTTTTAGACCTGGGGTTGCTGGGCGATCGAAGTCATCCTCTCCTGGATTGGGTTCGGCGGTATCATCAATTGTGTCAGTAGTATCACCTTCCTGATCAACCTCTTCAGGAGCACTATCGTTCCCACTAACAAAATCATTATATCCATCATCACCTTCACCCTCAGAAGAGTCTTGACCAAATTGATCATCACTCTCTTGATCTCCAGCATTCGCATTTTCCAACTCTGAAGCTTCACGAGCTTCATCGATTTTTTCTTGCTTCATTTGCTGCTGGATCTCCTCCCACTCTTCCTGTGTCATTTCAAGAATGTTACGAACAATGTATTCTTTGCTAAAATAAATTCCCTTAAAGCCGTCAGCAGTTTGAAGCTGCGTCATTCGCTCATTGAATACCTCAATTCGCTTCAACTCCTCAAAATAATTGTCATGTTGGTACTCAAAATAAATGCAGTTACGAATTTTTTCCCAATCACTTTGACGAATGCAATTAGTTGTGATTAGTTGAATACGCAATGCTTCTTTAAACAAAACATTGAATCGATTGCGAAGACGCTGAATAAATTTTGCAAATGCGAGTTCTTCACGAGTAACCTCATTTGGGTTACCAATCGACATTACATTGTCGTTCAAAAGACGCTGACGAGGAACATTAAGACTTTGATATAGTTTCTTTTGGAAGTACTCTACATCAGCTAATTCATTCAAAGACTGGCCGCCGGGCAATGTCTGAATTTCAGTAGCTTTACCACCTTCACGTCGTGGTAAGAAGAAATCTTCACATACTGACATGTAATTACGGTTGTTCTTCACTTCCCCCGTTTCAGCGTCATAAACCACTTTATTGCGGAACTTATTCATTACATTATTGACATATTGTTCCGCCTTTAAACCTGGTAGGTTACCGACGTCAACATAAAATACGCGACGTTCAGGTGCACGTGTAATTCGATAAATCACCAATGCATCTTCCATCATCTTCAACTGGTTTGCCGGTTTAATTCCTTTAAACAAATGACTGATCACTTCACCGGTGTTCGCATCAACAAGACCACTGCGAACATTAATGATACTATCCGTAGAAAGCTTAACCCCCAATGCAGCACTTTGTAATCCAGCATCATTAAAAATATAATAGCTCTTTTGACCGACAATAACATCAATACCATTACGATTTTCACGCTGGTATTCAATCACCTTTCGAATCTTACGAGGATCAATGTATTTTAAATCAACAATCCCTTTTTTTGGATTCTTTGGATCAATCATCACATAATAGTACAATCGACCATCAATATACCATCGCTTGAAAATATCATGGCAATTATCATTAAAATTCAATACATTCAACACATGATCAAAATGCTCGCGAATAGTATCTCGTAATGGATGATATTGTTTTGGAAGACCATCCAAATTCAAACTTACAGGATCACGACCTTGTTCAATAATGACAGCATCGTTAACAATTGCTTCGATTGCACCATCAACTTCTGGAAAACAAGCGATTGTACGATATTGATTGATCATCTGCGATTCGTTACGAACCACACCATCTAAATCGAATTGATACCCATAATATCCAGCGGCAGCACCATAGCTCCCACTATCAGATGAGTATACAATGCTCGCACCATCGTCACGAGGCGTAACCGGCGTGACTACAGCAGCTTGAGGAGCCTTGTCCTTTTTCTTGGAAATCTCGTAACCAAATATTTCAAATGCCATCTTCTAAAACAATTATCAATGTATATGGGCACAAAACCGACACCCTAGTAATGATTACTTAAGACATACAAAAAGAGGAAGACGCAAGCCTTCCTCACAATAGTCGTTGTCATTTAATTGGAAAATCTGACTCTAGCGCATCATCAAGCAAACGTCTGATCTTAACACGATCATTCAGATTAATCCTTTTTGCTACCAACGCATCATGAATGAATGCAATTGTCATACACAATGCACTATCTTTTGGCAGAACTTGAAGAGCAACTAGCTTCTCATGTTCATATTCATCGTCAGTAATACAAAAACCAATACGCTGAACAAAAATCTCACCAAGTTCACGATCATATACCATATGCATTTGCTCCATTCTTCTATTGTTTGTTAACCATATTATACTCAAACACCCTCAAACATACAACTGGTTGTTCAATACAGCACAAAATGATGTCCTTATGTTTTATATGAGTTCAAGCAAGAAAACCACAGATGCTTAAGCATCTGTGATGCTCACAACAATAGTTTAAAACTAATGATTGTTTAATATCTTCTTTCATACACAATATTATACTCCACAAAAGAAAAGAGCCACAAATTTGTGGCTCTAAATTTAGGTGAACTACCATGATGCTAAAGCATCTGTGGGTTGCACTCACAATTGTTTTGTATCAATTCAGTTCGTTGATTCTTCAAGAAGGTCCTTACCGCCAACTTTAAAATAATCGAAAACGAAGGCTGGTTGGAACTGCTCAATCTGTTGACCTTGTTCGAAAGCTAACTCAATGGTACCCGTTTGAACTGGATAAGCACCATACAACTTATAAACACGGAGCGTGTTGTCGTTGCGATCCAGTTGTTCAATAACAATGTTAGTTTTGTACTTTGAAGGATCTGTAATACCAGCAACAACCTCAGGATCGTGGATCGCACTGACCCATTCTTCTAGAGCGGTACGAATCGCAAAATCGCTAGAGTTATAGATTGTACATGTCCACTGTTCATATTGTTTTTCGCCAGCTTCGTGAATTTGTCGACCACGATACCACACTGGAATATCTTCAGTCGTATAAGAAGGAAGGCTAGCTTGACTGGTCAAAAATGTTGCAGCTGTTTTAGCAACGACACCATTAGAAACAAGACCAGCTGGAAAGTTAATATGCACACGGAACTGGTTAGCACGTGCACTAGCATTAAGCTGTGCGGCAAAATCGTAAATTGTAGTCATTTATATTTGCAAATAAATCACAACTAATTGAAATCTGTATTGGCTACTTCTTCGGCCGAGCGAGCATCCAAAGATTCAACAAGTCGTTTTGTTTAACATACATTTATAGTTTTATTTAATACTCAAGCAAGAAAACCGTAGATGCTTCAGCATCGTGGTACTTCACTTAATACATTCCCAACAAATTACAATTTAATATGGCCACCATTTGGGTGCGCCTTTTGATGTAGGGGTGCATACCATCCATATAGCAATTGTTTTGCCAATGTTTTGGCCGAAATAATCATGCACCCTTGAGTCAACTACCGTTTTAGAAGATGCTAATGCATTGGGCGTGGGGATGCACTTAAAAGCAAAATAATTCAAGTCAGGCAAACAAATCCACGTTGTGTATGGTTCGGGGTAGTTAATATTAGCATCACTATACTCGATCATCATGAAAAATGGATTGCCTACAATTGTCAATGATCGAGCACAGTAAAAATAACAAAACGGTTGTGTTGTTAAAAAGTTTTGAGCATACGATGGAGCTCCATCGTATGCTTTTTTATAACCGTAACGCATATCACGACTAGTTGATGCACCAAAATCAGCAATTGTTAGTCGATAAGCTTCGTTTAATGGCGGAGGGTCTGGTGGAAATTTCTTATGCACACCAAACAAGGTTATAATGTTTTTCACTACAGCATTTAGGTGTTTCGATGAGGATTACTTTAAGTAATCCTCACTTTTCTTTCCTAAAAAACGGCACATATCATTGAGACAAAACAACAAAACGTCAAATATTTTCCCCAATAAACGTTTTGATCAATCATCAACGAATTCACTACAAGTTGTTGCAGCGATCGCCGTGTAAATGATCTCTTCACTATTATCGACATCGTCGTCTAAGATCACACACGCACCCTGCTTGTTCGCCCATGCAGCGACCTCTGCAATGTTATCTTCCAGCAGCATCATATACACAATTTCAAGATCGCTCACTTTAAGGATCCTCACACAATTATAAATCATCGAATTTTTCTTCCAAAAAATGCTTCATCTTCATTATAATCATCAATGTCCATCACCCCATAAAAACGAAGCAACTTTGCTGATAATTGTTCTTCAAACATTCTTGATGCAGCAGATCTTACACCATCAGGGGCAATGAAGTCAAGATGATCGCGCCAAAATCCAGTCAGTAAATCAAACTGAATTTGCTGGATCCATTGATCACGTGAACGAATAGTTCCTGCATCATCGTAATATAATGCAACTTCACGAACAATTCTCATACGTGGCATCTTTGTTTGCTCCCTTTGTTAACTGATGAGAAAACTATACACAAATAAAAGTGAAAAGACAACAGACAAAGGAAAAGCCCCACAAGGGGGCTTTTAAGGGACACTAGCCAATCTGGAAACAGCCAACTGGATACAAACTTTGAAGTTGCTGCTCCAATTTATCAATCTCTTGAATAGCTTCTTGATACATTTCAGAACCATTCAGTGTAATTCCGCCTGGAAGTTGTACACCTTGATACTTCTTGAGATTTTGGGCATATTGTTTTTTTGCTAGTGCTAGTGCATAACCTTTAAACCACGGCTCCATCCACATCTTGGTTGCTGTTTTAGGATCAAGAGCTCGATAGCAATCAAAAATCATATAATCGCCAACACTGAGATCATATTCCCAATTACATTGTGGGTACACATACCCTTCGTATTGATTGAACTCAAAATTTGGTTTAGCTGTTAACTCCCAATTCAACAAACTAATATGTTCCATTGCTTGTTCATAATAAATCAAACTCTGACTGGTCAGGTTTTGGAAATCATTCAATCGAATTTGAAACTGAAGATCGAATAAGTTTTGGCTACTCATTGCCTGACTGAATGGAATAATTCGAACCACTCCAAGAATCCAATCTGGCATCTTGATTCGCTGCTCATCGACGATCCCCTTAATTTGATAATCTGGTCCTGATTGTAGCGTATATTGCTTACCATCAATATCAACAGTTTCACCAGCAATAAAACCACGATCACGAATTCCAGCACAACAAATAATCCCACCACCCGATTGTGTACGACCATCTAGATGATAATTTGTACAAATTCTAGCCGTAGCACCACTAGTCAGACCTTTAATATTACCGCCACAATCAAAAGTTGCCTTAGGATCAGTAATTTTTAACATTGAAGGCGTGATGATTTGTTTAAGGAACATTCGCATACTACCTTCAAAGTGATAATTGCTCCAGTAAGCCAAAGCATCATCAATACAGCTTTCAAGTTGACTGTCCGTAATATTAACCTTGACTAAAGGTTCACCTAAATGCTCAAGGATATATCTTTTAAATTGTTCACGTGAACGAATAATTGCCATTGGTTACTACGAGATCCCTATTAAAATCGCATCAATACTTAAACAATATGCGTTCTCTTAAGTATTAAGACATATAAGATAACCATACACAATGACACAAATTCTAATCAAGCGAACAGGTACAGCGGGACAAGTTCCTGAAGCAAGTAAGTTGGTACAAGGCGAGCTGTGCTTAAATTATGGTGACGGCCGAGTGTTTTTCAAAAATGGATCCAATACAGTTCAAGATATTGGTTATATTAAAACAAAAGGTGATGTTGGTAAAATTAACCCATATTCAACAACTCATAATGTAACCTCATTGACAGTTGATCAAAATACTCCAGATGAGTGTGTTGCTAGTGGTGCATTAACTGTTAGTAATGGACCGACCGGTAAAAGCTACACAAAAGTGATTAAATGTACTGCAGCAAGTCCATCGGTAACGTTAGGCACCAACTGGAAGTGGCAAAATGGGTCGGCACCAGAATTGAAACAGAATGGTTTCTTGGTCGTGTGTTGGGTCGATAATTCAGGTTTAGCAATCTTTAATAATGTTCAATAATTTCACCGACTTCCTTTGCGAAGCAATCAAATTTGCCAAAGGAAAAGATAACGATTACTTCTTTCATAACTATGCAATCATCACGTTCAATAAAGGCGATGTGTCAAAATACAAAGTCGAAGGCAAGACTGCAGGGTTGTGGGGCCATGCTTGCAAGCATTTAAACCAGATCGATTGGCCATTCGTACAAAATGTCGTTAAGCAAGTCAAACAAACATTGATTCAATATGTTAAAGAAGATAATCATCCTCGCACGTATGAATTCAATATGTTTGATCGTAATAAGAAAAAGGTTGATGGTGATCCCAAAAAGCTAATTGCTAAAGCTCCTTACAGCAGCATCATCAATTTTCTTGATATGATCAACGATAAAGTGATGCTGAAGAAACCACTCGCTCCAATTGAAGAAAAATGCGTTAAGTTTTTAGAAGCATTAGGTGATCGTTATGGCCAGTTTATTGAAGATGTGGTAAAAAAGGGCATTGATGTCGATCAAATCGAACGAGATGAAGATAAGATCAAGGCATTAGAAACTGAAAATTATATTTGCTTTAATGCACGTAATGATAATTCAGACATCTACAACAAGATCTATCTCGATATTAAAAACAATATCATGGTGATCAAAACCGGGCCTATGGTTAACACTTGCTATCAGCTTGGTCGAGGTGGATTATCACGAAAACAATTCTTCAAACATGTTATTGAAATTCCAATGCGCGAACGTGGGTTCCTAAAACCGGCAACTGCATGTGCAATGCATGAGGTCGCAGGAATTGAAGATTAAAGAAAAGGGAAGGATTTAACGTCCTTCCCTTTTTAGTCACTGTAGATTTTGCTTGATCTTGTTAATCGCTAGCTGCAAATGATGTCTGAGGTTACAAAGCCCATCGACACCAAAAACAGGATTTTCAATACATTCCCAATCGCCATAATTGATAACTGAACATACGCGGAACCAATTTCGTCCCGTCTTTTGAATTGTATGTGCTTCGATTGAAAGATAACGCAATGGAACACTTTCTTCAAACACGTAGATGTCTACGTTATTCTTTCCCTTGAAAGCTAATGCTTCATCGATCTTTTTAATGATGTTCTCAGTCTGCTCAATCGTGTATGTTGGGGTGCCAACATCTCCTTCTCTCGCATCACCTTCATAACACAAGAACCCAACTTTATCATCATATATTGATACACCAATGTAGCTATGTTTGGTATCAACAGGGCACCATAGATTTTCGTACATGTATTTGTTCCTTCAAGCGAATAACCTCATTATACTATAGTTTAATTCCTACGGCAACAGTTGGGCAATGTTGAATGACATCAAGCTGTAGACGATCGTTTTTGTGTAGTTGCGATTCTTTGCAAACGACAAGAATCGTTTCGTCTTCCCATTCAGTGTAGCCAACATTGATCGTTTTAATGGTGTGAAGATGAAGACCAAGTTTTTGCAGCGCATCAAGTTGCCATTGTTTCAAACCACAAAAATCACGAGGCCATTTATCTTGAAATGACTGATCAACCTCAGCAACGGTATACCATCCTCGATGAATCTTGCTGAATAGTGCTTGAAAAATAATTCTTAAAAATGTGAACATAGAAACAGGAAAAGGCCCCAGCATGGGGGCCTTTGTTTAGTTTAGAAAAGCTTATTTAGCTTTTCTTGCTCAACCAGCTTACATCATTGATGGGCAAGTCGAGCAAGAGGAAGGAGCAGCAGAGCCGTTATTCTTTTCAGGCTTTTCTGCGATTACACAATCAGTGGTAAGGATCAGAGAAGCAACACTACCAGCGTTCTGAAGTGCACAACGGGTGACCTTAGTAGGATCAAGAACACCCATCATAATCATATCACCAAATTCACCAGTCTGAGCATTGAAACCAAACTTTTCTTGTTCGCTTTCAACCACCTTAGTAACGATTACAGATGGTTCGTAACCGGCGTTCTTAACGATCTGACGAAGTGGTTCTTCCATTGCACGGAGGACGATTTTGATACCAGCATCCTGTTCATCATCTTCACCCTTCATCGCTTCAATTGCCTTACGAGCACGGATGAGAGCAACACCGCCGCCAGGAACGATGCCTTCCTCTACGGCAGCTCGAGTAGCATGAAGAGCATCATCAACTCGATCCTTACGTTCCTTCATCTCGACCTCAGTTGCAGCACCAACCTTAATCACACCAACACCTGCAGCGAGTCGAGCAATGCGTTCCTGAAGCTTTTCACGATCGTAATCAGAAGTCGTTTCCTTAAGAACAGCCTGAAGACCCTCCACACGTTCGTCAATATCCTTACGGTCACCCTTACCATTGATGATCGTCGTCTTATCCTTAGTGATCTCAACCTTACCGGCAGAACCAAGCTGTTCAATCTTAACATCTTCGAGCTTCATGCCAAGAGAAGAAGTAATCATTTCACCGCCAGTAAGAACTGCGATATCTTGAAGCATTGCAGCCTTACGATCACCAAATGCTGGAGCCTTAACAGCACAAACGTTAAGAACACCACGCATCTTGTTAACGACGAGAGTAGCAAGTGCCTCGCCATCAACATCATCAGCAATAATCATTAGTGGTCGACCAGCCTTTGCTGTCCCTTCGAGAACAGGGATCATATCACGAATCGTACTGATCTTGGAATCGGTGATAAGAATCAGCGGATTTTCGAGAACCGCCATTTGCTTATCCGGATCGGTGACAAAATACGGAGAAAGGAACCCACGATCAAACTGCATCCCTTCAACAACATCAAGTTCATCAGTAAGGCCGGAACCATCTTCAATGGTGATCACACCTTCCTTACCAACCTTCTCCATTGCTTCTGCAATAATCTTACCGATCTGCTTGTCATTGTTAGCAGAAATTGTACCTACCTGTGCAACTTCTTCATTGGTCTCAATTGGCTTACTAATCTTCTGAATTTCAGAAACTGCAGCTTCGATTGCCTTGTCGATACCGCGCTTAATCCCAATTGGGTTCATCCCAGCAGCAACATACTTCAGGCCTTCATTGACGATCGACTGAGCAAGAACAGTTGCGGTTGTTGTACCATCACCAGCAACATCATTCGTCTTAGAAGCGACCTCACGAACCATCTGAGCACCCTGATTCGCAACAGAATCTTCTACTTCAACAGCCTTTGCAACCGTAACACCATCCTTCGTGATCGTTGGGGTGCCATAAGACTGATCAATTACAACATTACGACCCTTCGGACCAAGAGTAACCTTAACAGCGTTAGCGAGAACATTGACGCCTTCAACAAGACGATTACGACCGGCTTCACCAAAAACAACCTGCTTCATACTAATTCACAATTCCTTTTAAAATAATGTTCAAATATAGTTGAGATTTTTAATTATTATTATTCGCCGATAACAGCGAGAATGTTTTCAGATGGAATGATAAGAAGTTCTTCACCATCAACAGTGAATGTCGTACCAGCATACTTCTTATAAAACACCTTTTCACCAGCCTTGATGCCGACTGGAACCGCGGAGCCATTGACGATCTTACCAGGGCCAACCGCAACCACAACACCAGTATCAGGCTTTTCCTTAGAAGTGAGAATAATACCACCAGCAGTCTTTTCATCACCCTCGATTGGGCGAATAATTACATTATCATGAAGAGGACGAATAGCCGTCATTTATTTGTTCCTTTAAATTTGTACAAACGTGTTTGAAACGAGAATTAAATTATACTACTTCTTAAGCCGTTGTAGCAACAAGCATTTCTGGTTTTTCACATGCTTGCTTAACACTATTAATTACATGACGATGAAGCTTCCAACGAACAAGACTCCAACCGTTCTTGGGGATTACTGTATTCTTCGGTGTTACGACATTAACATCGACGTGTACGTCACCTTCTTCAGTACAACCAATCACCTCAAAGTTACCAAGCCATTCTTGGCCAAGACGACTACGAAGCTTCCAAACAATCTTCTGATCATCAGTAACATCAACGAATTCAAACTTATACTTGTTGCTCATATTATCTTCCTTTAATTTTGTTTAGTTTAGCTTCATGGGATCAGTGGGAACCTCGGATTCGTCAAAAACATCATCTAGATCTTCACCCTCAACTTCTTCATCATCTTCCATCATTTTTCGTTGAAAGTTAACACATGCTTCTGCTTGTGCTACAACGTCATCATAATCCATACCAAACGAAAGAAGGATCCCATCATCGTCCAGTGCAATATACCAATGCATTTGGTGATCAATTGCTTCAAACACATGATAGCCAAAACCATGATCAACAACAGAACGAACACAACCAGTATCAGGATCAACTTTATCTAATAGATTATCAATCAGATCCTGAAGAATTGTTTTCTCAGAATGTGTGTGTTTAACTCTTTTCATATTACTCACCTGCTACCTTCCACATAATGTCTTTAAAAGCGTTTTCAAAATAATGTTCATTAAACAATGATTGATACGTCATCTTGCAATTATCGTCAAGATTACCCTTCTTAACATCTTGATCAAGAATCTGCATTGCCTCAATAATTGTTTTGATTTCATCAGAATTGAAATCATGGTAGATCTGATTGATTGTCTCGTAATTGGGACGCAGAGCACTAAATTCAAAACAGAACATATCAATGACTGCATTGAACTTCAACCACGCATCCACAATATCACGACTGCATGTCGTAGCAACATGCATATTGCGACTATCAATTAGATCAAGAGCTTTAATAATAATTTGCTTTTGTTGTTCTGTGTGTTTAGTCATCACACATCCTCATTTAACTTGAAATATATTATACACCAACAAACTTCAAACTAGCAACGACTTTTTCAGCATCTTTTGCAGCCATCTTGAATGCTGAATAACGAACATTAGGTTCAAATGCAACCAACCACCCAAAAAGATATGAAAGATGCCTATTTGTATCAGTTTTGATCCCAATCTTCTTGCAAATAATAGCACTGGTCAGCTCAGCAACCAACTCTTCATATGCATACTTTTCACAACCAAACTCGGGAAAATTACCACTACGATAACGCTTGAACTTCTTAAAACGAATATAATGACCAACTTCATGCATCAACACTGAGTAGTATTCATTAGGGCTATGAAACTGCTGAATGTTCGGCATCGCGATATAGTACTTCTTGCCGTCAAAATACTCTAAACGAGCAATGTTAGATTGATGCTTAACATTAATTCGATTATCTTTCAACCATTTAACAATTCGTTCTTCAACGATTGCATCATTATAGGTGCGCACTTTTCGCATCCCTTTGATACAATCAATTGACTGCAGCTGATCAAGATTATACAAATATACAGTGTGGTAACCACAAACTGGATGAGTACCCTTAGGATCGTTAAACGTCATATCGGTGACAATATAAGGTTTCTGGCCGCGGCGAACTTTTAAACCATAGCTTTTAACCACATGCTGTGGGATCCAATAGTTCGTCGAGTAGTTGTTCACCTCACGAACCATACCGTAATCCCCATAATAAGTTCCCTTGCTGTTGATCTCAACAAAGTCTTTACGAATCTTCTTACGACTTGCAATTGAAGGATTGGTCAACACATATGGTGTATTTTGAACGTTAACCCATACAGGAGCACTATGATCAGAACAATACTTGTACCGATTGTTCTGGCTAAGAAACAGTCGATCTTCAATCATTTCAACTTCACTGTTCATTGAAACTCCTTCAATCAATTAACGTGATGAAAGGAATTATACACAATTGTATGGAAAAAGAAAAGGGCCCAAACAGGCCCTTTGTAGAATTAGATGTTGAGTTCAATCACCATGATCGTTGACCATTGGTTACCATAGCGCTCGATCGTTGCTTTGATTCGAGACCCTACATCATGATCATCTAGATAATCATACTCTACACCCATATCATCTTCATATGTCGGCTGATCGACAGTGTTTCGATTCCAAGCGGTAGTCCAGCCTGGAATTGTAGCGTGAAAAGTAGTAGAACAAGAATCGTCAATCTTTTTGATTGAACTCGCCTTGCAAGCGATTAAAAGACGCTTGAGGTCATTGAGATGATCAGGATTACCATTGTAATCAGCAGCCATAGCTTGCCACTGAGGTTCTACTTTGCTATTAAACATTTTCCTTAGTACAAAAATGGTTGAAGAAAATTATTCTTTATTCTTAAAGTATAGATGAATGATGAAAAGAGCAGCAACGATTAGTGCTGGAATCAACAATGTGATCAATGCAAATATTTGCAGCCATACTTGATTAGTTGAGAGTAACCACGGAACTCCCCACGTATAGTAACCCATGGTTACCAAAAGGACAACCGCTGATTTCAACAGAAAGATATCATTGTTCACTTGATGTTCTCACTACTGTCAGCAACGTCCTTGTCTTCACGAATTTCAACGAAGCGAGGAAGGAATAAGCTATCAACATCTGGACGATTTTTATCTTTGATTCTCAAATTATACGTCACTGTGACGATTTTGCCAACAATATCTTCTTTCTTAATTGTTGATCGTTGTTCTTCAGTAAAACCAGTTCCCACTTTAACAACGACCTTACCATCACGAGATTGACAGACAATCGCTCCAAGCATCCCTTCAAAACGCTTTGAACCAGGCTCCCAATCCGTACAGAGCAGATCAACATCGTTCTCCGCTTTGAGCTTCAAGGTGTCAGTCGCACGAACATTCTTCCAAATGTTGTTCGGGGATTTGATGATCACCCCCTCACGACCATGCTCAACCATTTCAATGAATAGTTTATTGGCTTCGAGTTTATTTGTGATCATCCATGTCAACACCGGAAATACGCGATTGAGATTCTTACCTTTGAGACGTTCGATCAATGAAGTAAAACGATCATGATACTTTTTCGTCGACTTTCCTACTCGGAATTCGTTCAATGGAATCTCGTCCCAAAGCACTGCAGTCACTCGAGCAGCATCATCAGCATCCATCGTTCCACGAACAGCTTTATTGAGGATCCCATTCCCCGTGGAACGCTCAATTGCATCGCCATCTGCGGTACCATCGATCAATAGTTCACCGTCGAACACCATATCTTCACTGCCAGCTAGATGTCGGAAGATTTCAACGAAACGGTCATCAGGAATTTCAATTGGTTTTCCACTGCGACCATAAAACCCAACGTTGCCGTTAGATTCAACCACAGCATTGAAACGCATTCCATCACACTTTTGTTGACAAAACAGCTGCTCACCATCCTTCAGTGCAAACAATTTGTCAGCTTTCTTCTGATCGTAAGCACTGGTCAGCATGCAAGGATAATCGAAGATCTTTTCATAAGTTGTGTTATATTTTTTATTGCACAACTCAATTGCTTTGTTGATCGTTGCAACCTGAACGCCACAACGAAGATCTTTCATTAAAATTCGCTTAACAACCTCTCGCTCGGAAGGAGCGCAATGATTATACAACATTGCAATATCATCAATCAATTGTTGACTGTGATTCATTCCTGAAAGCCGCTCAATCATTGATAACGTATCGTCAAAATCAACAGTAATATATTCGACTTCTTCAAATGAAGGCCAATTGCGAATACCAAATCGAATCAGACTATCTAGTGCAAGACGGCAAGTATTATAAAACGTTGACGAACCTTCTAAACACTCAACAAGCATATTGATTTTATCATTACGCCCACTAGTAGCTTCTAGTCGATTCAACATTTCAATAATCATCAAAGTTCCTTTCATTAAAGATCTTTAAAATACTTCACAACAATACGTCCAAAATTAGTGAACAAGCTGTGAAGATCTTGACAGGTGATACTGTTGCTATTATAGATTCGCAGCTCAATGACAGGCCACTTAGACACAGTGGCACAAAACACCCACTTCGGAGAACGATTCCAACTTTCAGTCGGTTTTGAACATTCCACTACAATTTCAGTATTATCCGGAATGTGTTCAAAATCTTCCTCTTTAATTTCGGTCCATCTGCTCAAATCAAGAACCTTTACCCTTTCAATTTGATCACCAGAAATTAATGTTTCATGGGCATAAACTTTATTAGAGAGTGAACTGGTAACATAGTTGCCATGTTGTACAATAAAATTCACGACATCACAGTTGGCATCACAGTTTTCACACGCTTTTTGTAATGCAGCACTAAAATTACATCCAGGAATATTTGGATCGGTCAAAGCATTTAATGTTTGCTCATATGTCTTATTTTTAAGTTTGAAAATATATGACATTTTAACTCCTTTGAATGAAGTCACTATACAACATCATACAGTATAAGACAACAATTGAGAAGCTTATTATTTTTCCTTTTGGGTTACATCCAGGGAGCGTAGCGACCTGGATGGTTCAATCTGAACGTTAGTGAAGATTGAACGGTTTGGGGATTTTCCAGCATCTTTGGAAATTTAAAGATTTTTGATATCAATTTTATATTGATTTGTTATCTTTTGATCTTTTATGCCTTTAATAATAGGGGATTATACACTATTTTGGAGTAAAAGTCAACGGCATTTTAGCG